TGAGTTCTTGGAAACTTGCATATGCTGGAACGCATCAAGTTTTTGATCGATTCTCTGACCGATATTATCGAGGACAGCACCGATCGCACATACAATAGATTTTGTATTTGCAGAAGGGTTCTTCTTATCGGGTGCAAGGATCGTATCACCTTGCACCCTGATAGAACTCAGTCTGTCATCAACAATAATATTCTCGGAAGGAATGTTATACATTGCCGCAACGCATTCCAATGCCTGAATCAAGCTATCCGATTCAGCAATGGCTTTCTCAACCTGTTCTTTGATTGAGAGTTTATTTGCCATTATTTATTCACTCCTTTCTCAGCTTCCGGGGGTAGATGTTGCATTATTTTCTCCTGCAGGTGGTACCGCAGGTGCTCCATCATTACTCGCGGGTTGTTCTGCAGGTTTCTGGGGTTGAGCAGCCTGCTCATTTGGGTTGTTCGTTGTCTGATTGCCGCGTTCGGACTTATACTTATCCATGATTTGCTTGTAGACATCGTAATACACCATGAACATTTCTCTGGTGAAGAAGCTGTTCAGCGCTTTTGTCTGGTAGAGATCATTGATCTTACGATTGATATCAAACAGCTGCTTTGCACGATCTTCTGGATTGGATGCATTACCTGACTGCGGAGCCTGTGTACTTTGAGCCTGACCTGTTTGTCCTGCTGCAGGAGCCGGTGTTGATGGTGCTGCTGGGGTTTCACCGTCCTCTTGAACAATGCTGTTACCACCGACTTCAATCACATCACTGTGTTGCTGCATCTGAGCTTGCTTCTTCGAATAACTGTCAAGAAGCTTGTCAATTGCGGTGTTACTATCTTTCGCTGCCTTAGTGAATTCATCCAGAAGTTTTTGTGTTCCGGTCAGCGTTTGAATGATGTCATTCCACCAAGCAGTATCCATTTGTACAGGATTCGGATCAGCCCCACGAGTAACTGCATCAGCGTTTGGATTGTTGAACAACAGTACATTTTTAATGCGAGCATCAATGTCTTTGTCCGAGGGTTTCCCATTCAGGAAATTACGCCAATCATCAGCATTGCCTGGGAATATATTAGCACGAATATCGATTTCAGCCTTATCATCAATAGGATTTTTACTGAACTGACCATCGATGTACTTTTTATATACATCCGGTGCAGCTTGAGCATTCTTGACAATAGACTGAACATCAATCTTGAACTTCGGAATTCCTGTTAGCTTTACAATAAACTGATTCGGACCACTAGCCGACATTGCAGCTCCAATCTCTTTTTGGATATCCTGAACATTCTTGCTGTTCAGATGTGCTGCAATGGCCTTATTTCTGGCAGCAAATAGTGTTGGGAACTTTGCAAAAGAATTCGTAAGCCATGTCTCAAACTGACGAATGAGCGATGATACCTTGGATAATGCGCCAGTCTTCTGAGCAACATTGCTAAGTTTATCACCGAAGCCGGCCTGAATATTCGGTTTCACAGACTGTTCACCATCTTCCTGGTATACGAACTGTTCGATGTACATATAACCCGGAACCACGGTATCTTCCATGGTGTCATCATGAACAATCAGAACTGTGTTGTTGTGATACAGACGGATTGCATTACGAGTGAAGCAGTCGCCGAGAACAGCAAGAATGTCTCTGGTGAGATCGCGATTTTCAACGGACCACGAATCACAAATAACTGCATGCATTGCTCCAGCAATCTTGAGCAGATTATTCGAGATTTCCTCGTTGCTCTTCAGACCACAACCACAATACATCATATGCAGCATCGCAAGTGTCTGTGTAATCGGATGACGTGCTTCGTGACCAAGCGCATCCAATCGATAGTTTCCATCGAGGAATTGATTTCCATAAGCGATCTCATCAAGCCAGTTGAGATCTGTATCGAATGACATCTTACGATACTGATCAACGACAGGATCGTATCCGCGATTGAAGTATGGTCTGAACAGATTCAACGTTGGACCAACTTCAACAGCATTTGCCAGACGTTTACAGGTAGCATACTTCATCAGGAGATTGTGAATCGGTGAACGCTCATCTTTCAACATGAAGTGAAGAGCGGTCTTGGTTTCCTTAAATCCATTTGTGACATCCTGAAGAACGATGTTCTTCATATTGATATCGAACGGAATCTTGGAACGAATGCGGATATCGTCAGTGTCGACGAGGCAGCATTCAGTATAGTATTCAACGAACGGCTTGGAGATCTCTTTCTTTTCAAATTTATGTAGTTTCACGTCAACCTTGTCAACATCGTAATTATTAGAGATACCGTCAAATACAAGAACGCACTTGTCCGGAGACGCTTCAGCACCTTTTGCCATTTGTGCGGGAGAAGGAACACCCTTATCAGAGACACCCTTGCCACACAACTTGATCATGTCGTTGACAAAAGAGGAACAGATCTTCTTCATATCATTCTTCGATCCAGCTGTGTTATCATTGAATGCTTTCTTCAGCAGCAATGCAAAATCGTAGATCGTCTTATCACGTTCAGCATACATCCTTTCACAAGTCTCTCGCATCTTATTATACGATTCATTTGTGACATACAATGCATAGACCGCAATATTCATACCTTTGATATTGGGTGCTTCCAGTCCCTCACGTTTCAGTGAGAACTTATTTGGATGCTTTGGATCATCTTGCAAACGTGCACCATATGAATACATCGATGACATATCCGAATCGAAAGACAAAGAACAATGCGTCCAGTCAGAACGTGTGAAATGTTTGATCAACGGGTCCCACAATGCTTTGCCAGAAGTAACAATAACGAAGACGGGCTTGTATCCAGTAGAATCGATGACACCTCTGTCAACAGAAGCTTCGTAGAATGCTCTGGAAAGCTCTTTGTCTTCGAACTTCTTAAGCCGCTTCTCGATTCTGTTCACGTCATAGTTATCAGCAATTCCGTCGAACACTTTGACACATTTGTCAGGCATTGCTTCGGCACTGTTAGCCATTTGCGCTGGTGAAGGAACATACTTGGATGAAAGACCCTTACCGCACATACGAAGCATATCATTAACGAAAGAAGAACAGAACTTCTTCATCTCGTTCTTTGATCCAACCGTATTGTCGTTTAGCGCCTTCTTAAATAGAAGGCCGAAGTCGTAGATCGTCTTGTCACGTGCTTCATACTGCTTTTCACATGCTTCACGCATCTTATTGTAAGATTCGTTGGAGATGTAGAGCGCATAAACAGCAACGGTTGTACCTTTATAATTCGGATCACCGAAGTTTTCTTTGACCATACCGAACTTCAGTTTCTTATCATCAAAGAGACGTGATGCATATGAATAGATCTTCTCAAGATCCGGATCAAACGACAATGAGCAGTGTGTCCACTGGGACTTTGTTACACCCTTAATCAGCGGATCCCAAGGTGCTTCGCCGGAGGAAACGATAACAAACACCGGTTTGTAGTTTGAGGTATCAATCACACCACGGTTCACTGTAGCTTCCTGAATAGTACCAGGTTTATCCTTTCTGACAAATGTAGTGCGCGGTGCAATATAACCAATCATCTGTTCGATGGTACATGCATTCAGTGATACCACAAACAGAATGAATGTCTGGATATATTGCATCAGCATATCGATATTCGGACAGCAGCAACCGAAACCAGGTTCCTGCAATTGCTGTTGAATGATACCCGGAAGCGCTTTCACAACTGCATTGAGAGAAACACCGAGACGCATTCCTTTCATGCTGTCAAAGTCTTTCTTCATATCAGCTGCACGATGCTTCAGTTCATAGGTGCTGTATACCGAACGATCAAAGAAGGTATTCTCTGTCTGCACAAGAATATCCATCAAGGTCTGTGTGCGGACATCAACATACGTGGATGTTGCAAACAGATTGTCTGCTGCAAGTTTTGGACCACCGTTCTCCAGTACGAATTGTTTTGCCATTTCGACCGAGAACTTTTCCAGATCGTCGGGGGATGGTTCGATCAGACGGAATGCAATCGCTCTGAACAGATTGGATACGTAAGTTGAAACATCTTTCGGTGTAATCTGAATCAACTGGTAACGAGTGTTGCAGACACCGTATCCTTCATCGAACGATTTTCCGCCGACTAGATCCTGAAGCTTATCCAATGCACCGTCATATATTTTCAAAGATGCATTCAACATGCGTTCAAAATCCATGCTGAATTGGATCTTGTTGTCCTTAGGATTCATGACTCATTCTCCTTTTCATTAAATTTTGGAAGTAGAAAAAACCTCATAGGTTTAACATCGAGTTTTCAAACTATACAATTTTCTTGTTTCAAAAAAAAAAATGATTTTTGAAACATATAATATTCACTTGTAGTGAATCAATAACTTCGTCATTGATTCAAAGTTAATGAACATCCTCATCGCTTCGCTCTTTTGATGTTCTATTAACTTCAATCGTTCACGAAATTGGGAAATTTTTTCAAATAATGATCCTGAGATTTGTTCCTGATAGGAAGAAACCGCTTCTTAAAAATTCACCACTGGAGGTGTTTGAATTGCGTAACACGAGATGTTTGTTTTGTCCGAAAATATTCAATGACAAACACAAATACTGTCATCATGTAGCATCTCAGCATAACGATCAAATTCCAGAGGACCAGGAGCCTCTGGAATTTGCATATTCTCTGTTGGTTCATAAACCAGTCGGAAGACTTTGTGTTATTTGTAAAAAGAATTCTGTCAATTTCAATCGAGAGAGTTTAAAATACGACAGACTTTGTTCAAATCCCCAATGCAAAGAAGAATATGTCAAAATCATGAAAGCCCGTATGGTAAAAGTTTACGGGCAGGAACATCTGCTAAATGATGCTGATCAACAACGGAAAATGATTTCGAATCATCCCAATGCGAGAGACTTTGTATGGGATGCTCAACACAAATTCCGTATCATAGGTACATATGAAGAAGATTTCCTTAGAAAGCTGAAATCGATAGGTTGGAGTCCGAACGATATTATCGCTCCATCTCCAAATAACTATTGGTACAAATGGAAAGACGGAACTCTTCATTTGTATATCCCGGATTTCTACATCCCATCTCTCTCATTGGAAGTTGAAATCAAGGAATCCGATAACCAACATCCAAGAATGGAACATTCCAGAGAGATTGAATATCTCAAAGACGCGCGAATGAAAGCTGAGACCCAGAAATCATCTATCAACTACATCAAGATCGTTGACAAGAACTATGACGAATTCATGAGAGACTACGTCAAGTCGGACCAGAACCAACCTGAGGGGTGATCAATATGTTGGATGAAAAAGGTATCACACTTGCTGAAGTCGAACATAAATATCCCAGAGTATTTCAAGCGTTGGGATATGATGTATTAATGGATACAGATTCATTCAACAAACCACGTGTTATTTCCACATTTGAAATGTGTGTCAACGCGGTTCTTTGTTTGTTGAAGATGAAGCCTGGTCAATATCCATCGATTCCTGAATTGGGTCTGGATGTCGAACAATACTTGCATGAGTATTCTGATGACAAGACCATACCAGCGACACTAAAAACAAAACTCTACAATCAGTTGAACATGTTGGAGTTGACTGGAATCGAAATCGAAATCATGTTTGACAGAACTGATGATGGACACGATGCATTACTCATTCAAATTACGGGTAATGACAAGCTTGAATATGGCGAGAAACTGTCACCCGTAATCATAGGAATTACATATGATGAACTAAATCGTTTGTATTCCAAAGTTTCATATGCCAAAGATAGGAGTTGAATGTAATGGCAAAGATGCGCAGAACCGAAGATCCGGAAAAGGTTATCGAAGCAATCAATCCGGATATGGATGAAGAAACCTCGAACGGTCGAGGTGATGATGAGAAAGAGGAGGAGAAACCGTCATGAGTAACTTTACGAACTCACCGCTAGCAACGTATACACGCATCTCACCAAATAAGAATTCCCCAAGAACTGAAGACAAGATCACAAAGATCATCGTTCATCATATGGCCGGTGTTGCATCTGTTGAATCATTTGGTGAACTCGTTTCAAGACCTGAAAGACAAATGTCTGCAAACTATGCAATCGGCAATGATGGACGTATCGGTCTATACTGTGAAGAGAAGGATCGTTGCTGGTGTTCATCTTCCAGATGGGCGGACAATCGCGGTATCGCGATTGAAGTATCCAACTCAAAGCTGGGAGAACCATGGCCAGTGTCTACCAAAGCATGGAATTCTTTGGTGAATCTGTGTGCTGACATCTGCAAGAGAAACGGAATTCCGAAGATGACATATACCGGTGATACAAACGGTGTGTTGATGTTCCACCGTTGGTTTGCTGCAACTGGATGTGTTCCGATTGATACTACCGAGGTTTTGACACGTGAAGGATGGATCCCGATTCGTGATGTCAAAATCGGTGATGTGATTGCAACAGTATCTCCGAAGGATACTTCAATCCGGTTCGATCGTGTTGAGAACATGACTCCTGTCCATAAGGATACCGTGTTTACAACAAATGGCATGTCTATCACACGGGAACACAGAGTTCTGTACTCTGATCCGCATAAAATGGGACTCAGTATTGATGAGTACCAAAAGATCTGCAATCAACAGTTCGCGGTTCTGAATGCTGGAACATACAATGCCTCCGGCATGCCAATCTCTTCATCAGAGATGGTGTTCCTGCTTGAGATGCAGCGTGTTGGTACATATAATGAAGCTGACAAGTGTCTGGAATTCACATACATCATGGAATCCCGTGTTCAGTATTTCTACGGCTTGCTGACAAATCTCGGATACAAGTTTACCAAGGTTCAGGATGATCTCGGTCCGGTCAGATTCACAATCTATGATGATAATGCTTGGAGTCTGTGTCAGACATATCTGTCCGGCAAGGACTTCAATTGGAAATGGCTGGAGATGAATCCGACACAATTCTCATATTTCATCTACAAAGCAACTTCTCATGTCGATACCGGTTGGGATCGGAAATACATTTCTGAATCAATGGTGAACATCAATGTGATCCAGGCGCTATGCGCATTCAATGAGCGTGGATCCAAATATGTGGAATCTGAGAATGCATTGTATGTCGAGCAAGGTTTCCGAATGATTAATCCGCGTGATGTTGTCACAACAGATGATGTTGAAGTCGCATGTGTCACTGTCAAATCCGGATGCTTCTTGATGAGACAGCACGGCGTGACCACACTCACTGGAAACTGTCCCGGAGAATATTTGTTCTCTCGTGCACAACAGCTGTGTGATGAAGTCAATGCAAAGCTCGGTACTCCTAAAGATCCTGTAAAGCCGAAACCGAGTGATGAACCCGTCCCAGTTGAACTGGCTCCCGGAGTGTTGGTATCAATTCAGTCTGGAGCAACATACTACGATGGTGGATCAATTCCAACATGGGTGATCAATCAGAGATGGTATGTTGATTCTGTATCTGGTGACAGAGTTGTCATCAATCAGAATGAGTCCAGGAATGCTGCAATCGAATCACCGATCAATGCAAAGTACCTGACGGTTGTTCAGAATGCTGGTGCTCCGATTGAAAAATCTTTCGAACCATACATCATACCGTTGTCAGCTGGTACACAAATCTATCAGCTTGTCGGTGATAAGCTGTATGCAAAAGAAAAAATCAAAGTATCCAGCAGATACACCATTGTCCAGGAGACTGCGGCAGGAAGCGCCAAAGTTGGTCTACTGAAGTCCGGTGTTGGCTGGGTGAAACTCGGTGCATCTAATGACACTGACACTACAATCAATCCAGGAGACACCGTTGAAGTTCTGAAGAATGAACTGTATGGTGGCGGAACCTTCACGGTCTATGAGACGGAATATAAGGTTCTTCGTGTAAACGGAGATCGTGTTGTTATCTCTTCTGATGGAAAGAACGTGACTGCAGCTGTGAAAGCATCCAATCTGCGGAAAAAATAAAAAAAAAAGAATGGGGGCGCGAAAGCGCCCCCATTTCTCTTGCATACCTTTCGTTTAATTTTTATACTGGACCCAACTCCAGTTGTTGTATCCACCATCACAATACGTGCGGATTTTAATTGTTACAGCTCCATGCATATTGTCAAATTGCGTGAACCACCCGAGAAGTATTGCATCCATTTCGGTATGGTCGATCAGCTGGTCAATTTTTCCTGTCCGGAAATGCCAGCCATCATTGAGCAGTATGATTTTCTCAATGTTACCCATCCGATTGAATACCACCAGGTCCCCTTTCAGGGTGAATGCGCATCCCAACAGTGCAAGCGGGATGTATTCGAATTTTTTCTCTTTCATATTTGATGTTCTCCTTTCAAAAAAGAACCGCACATTCATGCGGTTCTTTCTTTGTTTAGCGCCAGCTATCCGGCAGTGGACTGTAGTCCATACCGCTACCGAGACCAGCAAGCGACGTGCTGTTGTCGCAGCGACTGCTTCCGCAGTGATCGTGAATCACCATAATAGCTGCTGTAACGCATACGGCCGTTACTGCAACCGCTGTAATACCGCCGACGATCGCGACGGCTTTAGCACCTTTGTAGAATTTTTGCAGATCATCTGCTTCCGGCCACATTTCACCGGTGTTCTCATTACTGTACATAAGTACTCCTTTCCGTCCTTACGGACTATAAATAGTGGATTCAGCGCTGAATACCGTAAGATTTTACCGCTGGTATTCACATTAATAATATATAGATAGAATCCTGAAATAGTAGGTAAAGATAATCAAATTTGAGCGCATATATTATTTCCACGAAGACGGGAGGACTTCATATCAAAAAATTTTTCAAGGAGGATACAAGATGGAAGTTGAAAAAGGTAAAATCGTCTCTCGACCACCGAAGCCATTGCATTATTCAAAAGATGCAATGTTATTCGACGTTCGATATTCCAGGAAACCTGAATGTTTTGAAGTTATCTATTGGAATCCAACGACTCGTCAGCTTGAGGTTGAGTATGAGGAACCCATCATCGACATCTGGTTCTTGAAGAAAGAGGAACGAACCAACGAACGACAGATCGCGGAAGTTGAAATGGACCGATGCTATCAGTTCTGGTGTAAACCGTCTCAAGTATCAGCAGTCATTGCACAAGAAATCGGTGGTGAGTGGGCTGAATTCTATGAGGCTAATAAGGACCAGATGTCACGAAATGACATGTCCAAAAAGATGTGTGAATGCCCTTGGGTGTTCGTTGCAGACTTTGATCCGGTCGTACATTTCAGATTGAGATGGATTGAAGAATATGGTACCAACATTGATCTGACGAAAGTAACTGAGGCCCAACTTGATATTGAGTGTGACGTCATTGACAAACCTGCGAATGCAAGTGACATCGAGGATTCTTCAAACCCAATCAATGTTGTGTCATTGATATTGGATCATGTCAAGATCTGCGCATTATTTGTGTTGGCGCCACGGCCTAGACATAAACTAGACAAGAAGTTCTGGGACTATTTGGATATGCAAACAAAAGAGTTTGACTGGCTAGTCAGTCACCAGGAAGAATTCAAAGAACGAATTCGGAACTATGATGAGGACAACATCAAGTATCTGAAAGACTTCGATATTCGGATTCATATCTTCGACTTTGACGATGAGCATAAAATGATCAAGACAGTGTATGATTACATCAACAAGTATCGTCCGATGTTCTGTGAATCATGGAATGCGAAATTTGACCATCCAAGATTATGGCATCGACTCGAGTATCTTGGCTATGATGCAAAGTCTGTTATCATTCCGAGAGCATTCAAGACCGATCAGGTGTATTATAAGGAAGACACATCTGGTACATTCCAGATGAAGAACTCAAAGGATTGGTTCTATACCTCAACATATACCGTGTGGATCTGTCAAATGAAACTGTTTGCGGCTATTCGTAAGTCTCAGCAGGAACGTCGTTCATATTCTTTGTCGTCAGTCGGTAAGGACATGTGTGGAATTGACAAGTTGACTGATACGAAGAGTGGAACATTCCGTACATTTGCATATACAGACTTCTTGAATTTCCTACTATATAACGTCCGTGATACCGTTGTTCAATATGCAATTGCATTGAAGACGCGTGATGCTCAGACACTCGTATCTCGATCATTCAAGTTCCTGACACCATATCCGAAGTGTTTCCAGGAGACACATATCGTTCGAAACTCCCGTGAATACTATTATCGCAAATTCTCGAACATTGTACAAGCATGCAAACTGTTGTATGATACAACGATGGATACTGCGTTCAAAGGAGCATATGTTGCGCCTCCTGAAAAGAATGCTCCAACTGGATTGGTGTTAAATGGAAAGCGACACAACAACATTATTTATGGATCCTTAGATGCTGATGCTGCATCATATTATCCTTCTACCAAGATGGGTATGAATATGGATCCGATGACATTAATATATAAACTGCGGATCAATAACGCAGTATTCAAATCCCATGAAGCATCGAATCGATCGTTAAACCAAAACTATTATTGGTATGATTCAAAGAATCGTCCACATGAGGAAGACATGGCCGGACCGTTGATCAACACATTCAAGAATGGAAATGTCTGTTCGTTGATGCATGACTGGTTTGGCCTACCTTCTGTGACAGAATACTTTGACTATCTCGATTCAATGGGATGAAAGGAGTTATAATGGAAGATTATATCGAAAACTATGGTATCATGCCATTGGCTGATACAGCACAGCACTACATGGAATTGTATGGAATCAATATCATTCTGGCACGTGCAATTCCGATGTTGACTGATGGATTGAAACCGATTCATCGTAGAATCATCTGGACTATGTATCGCATGAATCGTGATAAGCCGATCAAGGTTGCGACTATTGCAGGTGACACGATGAAGTTCTCACCTCACTCGGATCTTGGTACGAGATTCGTTGTTGCTGGATTGTCTCAGCCGTTCTCAAACAATGTTCCATTGTTGACGGCGACATCTGGATATGGTACATTGACACATGGTGATGATGTTGCTCAGGTTCGTTATTGGTCAGCTGCAATCTCGAAGTTTGCAATGGAAGTGTTCTTCTCAGAGTTTGATGGTAAGGTCAACATGAAGGAAAATCATGATGGTACAGCAATGGAACCAATTACATTTCCCGCAAAGTTCCCGGTTATCATGCTGAATGGCTCGCATGGTATTGCTCTGGGTATGTCATCTGATGTACTTCCGTACAACTTGAACGAAGTTGCGGACGCAACAGTAAAGCTGTTGAAGAATCCAAAAGCTGATGTCCACCTGATTCCTGATTCCCCGACGGGATGTGACGTAATCAAACGTGATGATCAGACGTTTGTGTTCCAATCTTCATATGAGATTGATACTGTGAACTACGTCATCGTGATTAAGAATACGCCTGTTGGTGAATATATCTCGGATATACATAAGAAGCTTTGTGCGATTCAGGACGGTCCTAACCCGATCAAAGAACTGCTGTCTGCTGATTATGAGGGTAACAAGCAACTCCTCAAAGAAGGTAAAATTCGGTATGTAATAAGATGCAAACCGTGTAATCTGTATCAGGTTCTCGAGACTCTGTTCAAACGTGTTCCCGGATTTCGCATCACAGTGTCGACAAAGAATGCGTCAGTCATCGATGCGCATCTTCGGACGCAATACTACAATGAGCGTCAGATTCTGTTAGCATGGATCCAGAACAGATTGAGTGAGAAGAGAGCATGGTTCTTACGTCAGCTTGTTGAGAAGACAACCAAGAAGAACATGTTGCTCGGAAAGAAGTTCATGTTGTCTCCTGAGAATCTGAATAAGACCATCAAGATATTCAGAGCATGTGAACATGAATCTGAAATCATTCAGGCACTCGTTGATGCTTACAAGGGTAAAGTCACAACATCGCAGGCAAACTATATCTCTGACACAAAGCTTTCGAAATTGACGCATGGCGAATACCTGAAGACCCTAGCAGAGATCGAGGAACTAAGTGTTGCGATTGATGAGTTGCATGATATTGTGTCTTCACCTGAGAAGATCCGTGATAAGATCATCGAAGAAGTTATGCAGATCCGTAAAGACTTTGGGCAAACCCGCAGAAGCAAAGTCTTGAATAATAATCTGGGTGAAGCTGTGAATATCGGCATCTGTCAGATACTAACAGACGGATCTATTCTATTCTCCGAGACTGAAAATCCGGATCACTTCTCATCAGATGTATATCCGATATCTGGTGATGAAGTATGTCTGATTGACGAGGCTGGGCGATTCCTGTGGGTGAATACAAAAAAGGTTCCATACGACAAACCAATGACATTGACATCAATTGGTAAACAGCAGATGGGTAACTGTATTGGTGTTGTGTCGAATCGGGAACATCAAATCATTATGCTCACAAACAAGGGTCGTATCAAGTACATGCCGGTTGACCGCATCCCATCGAATGCATCTAGAAAACAGCTGATTCCAATCGATTCTGATGAGCATATCGTTTCGATATTGGAAGTTTCTGATAATTCACAAGACCTGTTAATGTATACGAAAGACGGTCTTGGGAAGCGGTTCTCTATTAATGATTTGAATCTGGTTATGTCTCCTGACGCACAAGGACAGTTCATTGTCAAGGATTGTCAAGCTTGCGGAATCTTCACTGTAAACTCCTCTAAGCCGCTGATTTTCTATGTTACACGGCTTGGAAGAGTCCGTGTCAACCAATCGAAGTTCCTGGTCGCTGGAAAGAAGTTTGGTGGTCTGAAACCCATTATCAAACTGACACCGCAGGATGATCTTGTTGCAGTATTCTGTGTCGATAAGGACCAATCTGTGACGATGTATCATGCAGATGGTCGTGTATCAACTGTGAACGTCGATTCGTTGACTCCAACCACAATGGCTACACCGCCGACGAAACCGAAACATGTTCCCGCAATCAAATTGATCAGGGCGACTGTTTCATGATTGGAGAAAGGATGTTCAAAAATGTTCAAGCTCAGGATGTTAAAGCCGGATCAGATTCGTACAAACGAAAAGGGAAAGGAAGTCCTCACAAAAACTGAGGACTTCCAACTGTATGCAATACGAAATAATGACGACGAAATTCTCGGCACAATATTATTGACGGATGCGCAGGTACAAATTCTCAATGGTTCTGTAAATAAAGCAGGCATCAAATTTACGAAACAATGAGGTGATAGCTTGTTTCAAGTAACAATTCGAGCCACAAGCATTATTGTTACACCCGGCCAAGAGGCATTAACACCATTAGCGCCATTACTCCAACTGCATGAATATGAAGATGAGTTTCAGGAAGTGGTTAAAACACTTGGATTCATGTATGATGAGAAGCACGATCGTATATTCCTTCACAAGGGAATTGACATAAACTATCTGAGAAGATTACTCGGTGAGTGTGAAATCAAATACGATAAGTATCATCCGTATAAGGAAATGAACTTTGAGTTTGAAGAGATCTTTCCGCCGAAAAACGATGATCAACGAGACTGTATTGATTTCATCGCTGGTGAGAAAGCACATGCACAAAACATCAATGATTCTCAGATATTCCTAGTAAAAGAACCTGGATTCGGAAAGACGTTCTGTACAGGTTATGGTATCGGAGTATACGGTTCCAAGGCACTGATCATTATGCACCAAGATACACTACGGTCACAGTGGCGAGATTCACTGTATAACATGAATGGATATACATCGCATGACGTTTACGAGCTTACATCATCTGCAGAACTCGAGCAGATTGCAAACGGCAATTTGAAACTCGATTACGATATATATCTGATGACACATGCAACGTTCCTTGCTGCATGTAACCGCATTCAGGATACAGAAAAGATTGGTATGATCTCCCGGAATCTATCGATCGGAATCAAAGTCATTGATGAAGCTCATCTTCATTTCAGAAACACACTCGTGATCGACTTCTTGTTTAACGTGCGACGTAATCTGTATTTAACAGCAACAGATGGCCGCTCGTCCAAAGACGAAAACGCTATCTTCAGACATGTATTTTCCAACGCGACATTCTACCGGAAACAAACGGTTGTAGATGATACACACCCATCCAAGTGGGTTGAATATGTGACTGTAAATATTAATACACATGTCAATCCAAATATATACCGGTATCGAATCAATGGCGGTAGAGGAATGTCTGCGATTACATATGGCAAATGGGTTATCGCAAAAGATAAGCAACAGCGACATTTCAAAGTCTGTCGCGATCTGCTAAAAGAGATCTATGCAAACGTGGCTACCGCGAAAGTAATCATATTCTTACCATTGATTGAATTATGTACAGATTGTGCATGTTTCTTGACAATGGAATTGGACAATGATCCAACTTTCGACTACTCATTATCAATCAAAACTGTAAACTCTCATAACTCAAAAGCTGAGAATGAGTACAACAAACGTGCTGACGTCATTGTCACGACAATCCAATCAATTGGAACTGGTCAAGACATCAAGGGTGTTACTGATATCATATGTTGTTCGCCATTTGTATCAAAGATTACATCTAAACAGGTATTCGGCCGTATCAGATATATCAATAAGCAATGTCACTATTATGACATTATTGACCATTCTGTACCTGCTGACTTATACTGGTGGAAATCTAGATCAAGAACGATGAAGGCTCTAGCAATGAAATATGTAAATATCTCATGGGAGGAAGATACCGATGATTCCAGCAAAGCTAACACGTAATCTGATCAAGTCATTCAGGCGACTTTTGTTAGCGAGTGTTATGAACGAATTAATGATCGCGATAATAGTCCGAAACATCTATAAGCATAATGACAATACAGTTCTCGTTGCTGTAGGCTGTGTCTTGCTGGGTGTTGTGTTTGTCATAACCATAATCCCATGGCTCCGTTATATCAATACGGCTGAGAGAGTATTGGATGACAAAATCTCTGAAGAGACATACGAGATAGTGACACTGCTGCGCGACAACCAGATCTTCGAGAATACGGAGATCGATTGGAAGAAGGTTTCTGAAGCTGCTGAAAAGCTACAACAAGACAAAAAATGATATGCATGGAGGGGCCAACGCCCCTCCATGTTATTTCATATCAATTTGAATTCGATGTATCAGCGGTGAGATCATCGTCATCGTCATCAAATACATCCGGTGGTGGCATATGCTCCTGGAACACAATATCAGGATCGTATTCTTTCAATCTTTCTTCAAGCCAGGTTTGATATTTGTGGTTGTCAACGACAATCCAGTTCATCAGCGTCATCAGCTTCTTGTTGAGTTTGTCAACCTTCCGCTGTAAACGCTTATTTGATTCACGCAGTTCTTCCATATCAGACTTATACATCTCTTGAAGGTGTATCAGCTGATTGGTCACATACGTCATTTCTTCTTGTTGATTATGAATGATGGTGGTCTTGTTTTTTGCATCAACAGTTTCAGCTTCTGCTTTATATTTCTTCCGTTGGAAGATTGTTGTAAGCAGAGTTGAAATACCAGCAGAACCACCACATGCAACAATAATGGTTGCTAAGGTTGCGGCGTCCATATGAATAACCTCATTTCTTTAGAATTGGTCTGGTGATATATGTCATCATTACAGATCAGTTTTGGTTAAAATACAACTGTCCAAAACAGTTAAATACATATTACCTGTAAGAAATACAGGATGATTGGAGGATGATAAAGAATGAAAAAGGGCGTTAAGTTAATGGAAGTTCTCATTGAGAACGGAAAGGTTACCGGCTTCGGTGTATCCAAAAGCGGTGATGTTGTTGACTTCCCTCTTACACATTCACAACGGGCTGTATTCACCAAGTATTATAAAACACCGAAGTTCCAAGCAATGATTCAACGTGAGTTTGGTTCAAACATTCTCGCAGATGGATTCTTTGTCACAAACAAAGATGAAATAATATCCTTCCGAGAAAAGTAATCGAAGCGAGGGGGCTCAAGGCCCCCTCGATCTTCTTATGTGTCTGCTTCATCGGAGTCGTCGAGTTCAACGTCTGTTTCATCAACCTCGACGTCTTCATCTGACAGCTCTTCATCTTCGGATGGATCGATGTCATCGTACTCTTTCTTAGAGAGTTGCTTGTAAACTTGATGACAACCCGTCGATGCAGCGCCGGCGGACAAGCCGATGAAAATGGCCTCTACAAGATTATTGCCCATTGTAACGTTCGGTGTAAAGTATCCAATGATACCGAGAGCAACACCATACACCAATGAGAAAATCGGGATCAGACGATTAATCTTGTATCCGAAAGTTTTTGCGATCATTTTTGTGACTTCGTTCAAAGCCGCGACGAACGCAGAGATGGTTACGATAGAAAACTCCATTTTATCAACTCCCTGTGCATATATAATTAATATGAATACTGGGTAGCGATCCAACATTCCAGTATTAATATTTCGTGAGGAGGATCTTTATGGGACAGAGAAACAACCCCAACCTGCTGGCGCATATTAATAAAGCCGTCGCCAACAGAGAACATCCGCAAAGAATCCGGGTGTACGGACAGAATCAGATCGGAAAGATCATCGACGGAAAACCGATGGATGATCTGAAAGATATCCCTAATCAATTCAAGGAGGAAAACAGTAATGGCAAATGAACCCAATATCGATGTCACTGAAGAACGTGATGTCACCGAAGCAACGATTGAGCATGAGCTCGAGAATGCGGATCCTGTGGTTGAGACGAGTGTTCCGACACAAGCATCTCCGCTTGAGGAGTTTATGTCCGACGAAGAGGTCTTGTTCCACTCGATGGACAATCAGGTGTATAGTGCACCGAAGAAATGGTTTGACTGGGATGCAACATCCAGTGATGAGAACATGCAGAATTTACAGAACAACGCGTACATTGTTCGTCACTTCATGCGTGAGCTTCTGAGTCGTGATAACAATGATGAAGGCAAACAGGAAATCATTGATGCGACGATGAATGTTGTTGTCCCGATCATGTCCAAGTTCGGTTATGAACCGAAATTCAATGAGGTATTTCCTGATGCAGATGCCGGCACAATTGCACTGCTGTGGTGCATTGATACGCTGGAATTCCTGAACAAGATCATGTTCGCATGTGCTCTTCATATGGAGCTCAAACCCTATAAAACAACAACAGATACTGAGGAGGAATCTACAAATGAAGTACATTGATATCACAACCCTTGACAAGGCTACAACCGAGCTTGATGACAATCTCCAGAAGTTCGGTGACTTCATGGCTATTGGCGAAGAGCCGACTGAAGACAATCAAACCTGCACGGCATTTTATCTGCTGCCACACCAGGACAAAATCTACAAAGTCCGGGTGCAGTTCGATAAGCCTTATTCCAAGATGTCTGCGGTATTTGACGACATTCTCCGCGATGCTCTGTCTGAGAATGATGTCGAAGGTATGATTGACGGCGATCCGGAGTTCATCAAGGTGCTGCACATCGTTGCGGCACAGCTTGCAGTGAATGATATCAACATCACTGCGAACGATCCGTCTCGCATCACATTCCTGATGGTGTCTGGTGAGACATTCTTTGCTGACAGAAAAGAAATCGACTGGGAAGCGAACTTCAAAGATCTGGACAAGATGTCTGCTGGAACGGCTCAGATCAAGAACGCGATCTATTTGTTGGCTACATGGACCGGCGAAGAATTCGAGAAGAACAAGGAACCGATGATGAAATTCATCGAAAACTTCTATGAATCTCGCAAGATTACCCCGAACTATGATTATCTCGAGGGTCTTGATGAGCGTCAAGCATTGACAATCAAGTTGGTTGATATGCTGTCAACCATCTATGAGATGCTTTGCGTGACTATCGATCAGCGGGCTATGATGTTCCTTCAGCAGGCGATGACGCAGTCACATAATGAAATGATTCAGCCTGCAAATGCCGATGACGCAGTTCCGATGGATCCTGCTGATGTCGAACAGATTGATCCCGAGCCGACAACATCCGAAGAATGAAAGTAGGTGACAGAAATGTCACGACTTGCAGTAGCATTACTCATGACATGTACAATTGGATTCATTTGCTGCAAAGTGATCGATTATTTCGATTCGCGTAAAGAGAAACGTTTACGCGAATCAGAGATGATGCGACACGCCGCAATGTGTCCTGATTATGTCGAAAAGAAATCTTAAGAACGGTGGGGTCCGAAAGGACCCCTCGTTTATTTTATTATGAAAGGAAAGTTAAAATGAGCCTTCTTGTTACACACATAGATGATGATGGTAAAGCATCAGCAGCCATCGCGTTGAGAGAAATGTTTCCCTTTGATGTCAGACCAGAAGCAGCTGACATCGTCTACTATAACTATTGGCATACACCGATTGCACCTGATCATGAATTCCATGAGCATGAAAAAGTGGTTATCGTGGATCTGTCTCTTGACGATTGGGTCTTCAATCTGATTAAGCGTGCTGTTGAAGCAGGTTGCCAAGTCGTTCATGTTGATCATCATGTGACAACACAAGAGTATATCAACGCGATGACACCGGATGACAAAGCTATATATGATAAGGTGTATGCAGTGTATCATACGAAGTTCAGTGCAACAATGTTGTGTTGGATCTGGTCATGTGCACATCAGGACGAACGCGATTCCATCAAAGATACAATTGTGAACATTATCGATTTCTCCGAAGACTGGAAGCTTCTCGTGTTCTATCCTGGTCAAGGTGAAAAAGAGCGCATATATAAGATTCCGGATGTTGTTCGTTATGTTGACGACTGGGATATTTGGCGATTCGACATTCAGCAAACTAAAGCGTTCCATTACGGCTTCAACACGGAACTTGAAAAGAATCCGGATGCCAAGCTCTGGGATGAGCTGATATACAACTACAATGCCCCTATCATAGTCCAGAAGAAATATCTTGAACCTGGTCAGGCGATCGAAAAGAATCTGGAATCGGAATATGCAATTTTGCGGAAGATGGCTTTTGAAACAATGATTCCGCTTCCGAGATTCGAAGCAATCAGCTGCATTGCAATCAACGGTATATCAAATTCGTTTGCATTCGGTGATCTGCTGAATACATATGATGTCGCAGTGCTGTTCCATTATGATGGACCGCAAGGCAACTGGAAGTATTCTATCTACTCCAGGAATACACCGGATGGCATTGACGTCTCTAAGATTGCTGAAGCATTTGACGGTGGTGGACATCCACATGCTGCAGGCTTCAGAACAAAAAAGAATATATTCGATATATAAGAACGGTATGGAGTGGGGCTTTCGCCCCACTCCACACTGCTCTTTGTAAGGATCTTATTAACCGGCTTAAGTAATATTTTACTTCGTATCAAACACGTTGATCAGGCGTATTTGACACAACGGTTATCGCTGACCAGTTTTTTTTTTTTGATTAGGCTCCTCTGGTATATGAAAACCTGCACGGATAGACACATCCACAATCAAATCTTCTATCACTGAGGTGGGTAGTAATAGTATCAATCGGCTCACATGTGTGCAGCGAAGCGGCCGACAGATTCAAATTCATGAATATGTTGGCATCATATACCAGTGACGTCCAGGATTCACGATTCCAAATCGAAGAAACATTCCGGAACCAAAGTTCGCTCAAAGTCTAACCGACTGGGTTGTTCCCAATGTTAGTTGTCAATGAAACCGCTAACCAAACCAAAGAAGTTGAAACTGAGTCAACTTACATTTTGGTCAGCATATGTCAGGCTTTAATAACCATCTCGAGTGGAGTCTCTTCAGGTTTCACACCGTTCAATGTCTGTTGTAGACCAACATTGATTGCAGATGAGATATCTTCGAACAGAATACCCTGAAGGATACCAGCTTTTTGGACAGCTTCTCTGTACCGAAGTTTATCATATGACATCGGGTCAACACCTGGTGCTTTACCAAATACGAATGCGAACGGTTTTCCATTCTTCTGACACATTCTGCGTGCAAGCAGCTCATATACAATTGACGGTCCATCGAAGTCGGTACCGTTGATTTCAAGACTGCGGAACATCATATCTGTCATAAGATTATACGGTAGCTGCGGGCTCTTGCTATGCAGATAGATTTGATTCAAGAACATCTCGCAGTTTGCGTATGTCTTTTGTATTGCAGCGGAACAGATCTTTGAACCAGGATTATATGACAAGATATAGTAGTTCGCATCTTCCTGAATATCCTCATAAATGTTGAATGTTAACATAGCAGGGATCGTCATTCGTGCCGACAATACTTCCTTGCCTTCTTTATTAAAGAACTTCACTGGAAGCACTCCAAAACAGGAGGCTTGAGTTGCTTCAATATAGAAATTGGAGAACTCTTCAAACATCTTCGGAATATAGATCTTAGCAGGGATCTTATTGATGATACAACCATCCTGAATATCATAATAACTGTTCGGTTCCTCAAAGATGAATTTTTTGTCGATGATACCAGCTTTTTGTGACAGGTCATGTTTGGATTTCAGTTTGAGGTTCAGCAGCTTATGTGTAATAGATGTCGTCAACAGGCCGACTTGCGTGACACCGAGATTATGATACAATCTTCCAGCACACTTACCACATATGGCTTTACGCAAACAACACTGTGGTGAATAGAGCTGAATCGTTTTTCCGACATAATTTGAAATGTTCTCCATAGTCGTCAGAACTTTCTTACCACCGTCATTGATGTATCTGTAGATTACATACTTCTTATTGGAATCTGTCACGGTAAACGGAATCGTTACAGCCGTGCCACAATCAGAGTTCGGATCCGGATCAATGTGTTCAGACTGCAACAATGCCAGGATAATTTTGGATGTATAACCAGCTTCAGCAGTACCGATTGCAGACGGGTATGCTGCAGCAACGTTTGAATTGGAAAAAGCTGGAATGTCGTATTTTGTTATACCATCCATCAATGATGCACCAACAATATCAAACTTCTTAGTGATATCATTGAATACAGGACCTCTCATGACATTGATCGTCTTATAGTTGTTATCCAGATTTCCATCACCAGATGCATATAGATCATAACCATAATCACCTTTCAGATTCTGACGAACCATCTTCATGAGTTCTGCTTCGATCTTGTTCGTTGCCATGATCTGACGTGTTGGATCGGATGAATTAATATCATCTGCATATTCTTGCATGAGCTCCAGCTTACGTTGCTTTACATCATGCATTGGACGGATGAGTGATGCGGATATGGATGTTGCCAAGAACGGAGCGGCTTGGAAACCAAGCTGATCACGACGATCGATAAAGTGACCAAATGTTTTCGTATCAATGATATCGGAAACCATTAATTCGTTGATAGTGACATTCAGTTTTCCAAGACCTTTCTTATCAAGCTGAATGTTCCAGTAGCCGGTATGCTCGATAATTCCAGTATACTCTAGAATGAAACGATTCATAAATAACATTCCAAGCGTTGTCTCGGTATCCTCTTTGACATACTTGTATTCAGCTTTTGTCAGTTTGATTTTGGTTGTTGATGCGAACGGTGCGGGTTTTGAAGTGTTAGTTTGTTTATCGTAATATGAAGCGAACAGGCTCTCCAACATATCCTTGTTGAATTCTTTTATATCAGCAGACAGAATACGCTGCTTGCCAACATTACCATTCGCAGGGATTGCATTCTTGTCAGGCATGAATAACCCTCCTTATATAATGAATATTAACGTTCGGTTTGAATTTTTCAAGTTCATACCTATATATCATTAAAGTGTAACATACGTACGGTATGCTTACAAATCTATTTTATTAAAGGAGAACACAACCATGGAAGACAAAATCATCCAAAAGATCGTGGAGGGAAACCTCGGGATGCTGTTCGCACCAACCGATTTTACGGTGAAGATCGAGCATCCAACCGATGATGAGAAGATCAGAATAATCATGATCACTCCCACCGGAAAAGACAGAACTGCTATGACAACAAAGATGGAAATCAACGAAGTAAACAAGAAAAACAAAAAGATCTCCATCGGAACCGCATTCTACACAGAGAGCGTGAATGACGAGTTCACCGACCTGGTTACATGCTGCAAGGCGATTGAACGCAGATTGGATCAGCTGAGCTGGGTCAAAAACATTTATCTCGAAACCGATGAATTTGTCGTCGTCGGCTTCACTGAGATCGGTATCAACAGAGCGGATGGAAAGCGTGATCTTCTCGTGTCGAGAGGTAAGTTATATTCACTTGTCACATTCAACAAAGGTGGGAGCGCAGTCACGAAGCCTCTTACTGAAAAAGATGTAACAGTGACTTTGAATAACGCAATTAATTCCGGATATGATGTCGATTTCTGCGGGTCTGACGTGATCTATTTTGTCGACCTTGCAGAATATGAAGGCGATGACGATTGATACATATAGTGATGGTGGGGGCTTTCGCCCCCACCTCACACCATATTTTTTTTTTACTTGAAGACCTTTCCGAATATCTTGTATCGCGGTTCCTCACCGTCAAACCAGATATTTCGAATAACATCATCCAGGAAGATTCCGATTCCTGATAGCAGAAACCAGAGACATGAATTCAACAGACAGATTTGTCCATAAAAGTTGAATGGTCTGTCAGAATAATCCCAGATGTTCCACCCCAGTTTGATGTTCAAGATGTATCCTGATATCAACTCAAGAGCTGTAATCACAAATGCACCATATAACATCTGCAGAAACAATGGGATGTCCCATGAATACCACTCATTCAGTAGACCGATGATCACAAAGCATAGTCCGCCGACAATGAACATTGACCAATGTGTGAATCCACGTAGACCGATCTCAATACCAGCATAGATGAAGCCGCCGATAATGAATAGAATTGTTTCAACAATCAGAAACGATTTCCATTTAGGTGTCGTTTTCATGATACATCATCCTGTCCAGATGAATTCGTTTGCTTCACAGCCTCAAAGATTGCTGCAAACAGATCGACAACATATCTATGATCAACGATGTTGCTGACATTGTTGATGGATTCATGAATCTGACGAGTTGAATGGATTGTCATGGAAGCGATTCGCGCATCTCCTTGGTCAATTGTTTGATTGAGTCCGACTGTGATAACACCGTCTGTCAAAGACTCGTCCAGTACGATTGTAATCGACCATGCACCGTCCGTTCCGGAATACATACCAGCTGTCTGTGGGAGCATCTCGATAGACAGTGTTGTTTCAACCGTCGTGATGACATCGTCGAAGATTGTGTTCTGGGATCGGATTTCGTCAATACGAGTTTCCATATTAGCTTGAATATCAGGCTTCATAATAGAAGACCTCCTTTCATAATATTAATTTTTTGTCAAACGGGATTAATGTCATCTGGTGTCGGAATATAAAATCCACTTCGGTATGGATCTCGTTCAGGATACAGGATCGTATCATAGTCGAACGGGTCAACAATGATCTCGCCGAATATGATATGTGTTGTTTCAAGAATTGCATCAAGTTGTTCCTGCAATTCATCCGACAACCGATCTCCGTATTTGAAATTACGGATTGTAGTGAAGTCATGCAGAGACTTGATATATGCTTTCGCGAAATTGTTGTACGTGGTATGATATGTCACCCAAGCAACTGCAATTTGTGAGATATTCAAAATCTCTTCAGGTGTATATTGACGACACAGTTTACCATCTGCATGATAGAAAATTGGCAGTGAAGGCATCATAGCTGCTTGTGTTGCCAACTTTGACAAATTGATCTGGTCAGCATATGACAGTGAATAATGTTCATCATTTATGTCAATACCACGTTCGATGAGTGACTTGCATGTTGACGAAAGGAACGCTATTTTCACCTCCTTTGCTGTTGCAGTATGTTTGTCATCAGTATCCGGTTTTCTGACGAACTGACCATCGATGTACTTGTATGAAAATATATCATCAGCAACATCCGACGGAATGGAATCGACTGCATAGCAGTCAGGTGTTCCAGGGTGATCACCAACCTCAATCACCTGGATGATATTGTTGTCTGTATCAACTCGAATGATCATTTATAAATCCTCCTTAACATATGCCATAGATTTTGACTGTTCCAATAGGACCACCACCACCACCTCGTGACAGACTGAAAGTGCTGTCATCTTTGTATCCGACTGCAAGATACTGATCTGCAGTGGTATTTCCTGGGTTATATCCTATTGGGATATGATATTGGTCTGCAATAGCAGAAACAACTCCAATCGATCTAACCAAAGAAAGTGGTATCAATCCAGCTCCACTGTGTGGATTTGTACCTGACGTACCGTAACTTGCTCCCATGAATTCCATCCATAACAATGTCCAGTTACTGAACACACTTCCGATGACAATCTCAGCATATCCGTATCCAACCGATGACGTTGATGAATATAACAACTGCTGAACAGCTTTATTCATATTCACAGTCCAAATCGGATTATAACTGGAACCGTTACAGTGATAAACTGCCGTTGTGTTAGCTGGGAATCTGACATATCCAGATGTCGGTGTGTCTGAAAGAACTGCTGGTGCAGATGTTATCGTAAATGTGAATTCACCGGTATTGTATGACGTTGCTAAACCTTTGAATTCAATAATAACACCTGCAAGTGACATTTCATAGTTTACACCGTTTGCATTGAATTGTAATATGTCATTGTTTGCATAAGCCCATGTTGTCTTGATTATAATATCTTCGGTTGTACCAGAAGGTATGTATTGCTTCGTTGTGATCAACCATGTCATCAAGGTCTGTAATGTGATTTTTGTCTTCTTTGAAGATCCAGTCTGTACTGCAATTGCAGATTTGATATGTTTTGAACGGATATAGCTATATAATGCCGATACTGGTCGACGATAGTAGGTTGTTGTCGTTGTACCACCACCTGCATACTGTGCAACGTAATAATCAGCATCAACTGGAGCACTTGATCCAGTAGATAGCGCATTGATCATTGTATTCAATGATGTCGCGTCTTGTAATGCAACATTCACGCCATCCAATATGAGTATATTTTTTCCAATATACAAACCCACGTTTTTACCCCACGGGGCAGCATTATGATAATATGGCCTCAGAATGATAGCACCTTTATCAGTGGAATCTCCACCCGTATTATGGAATGATATGCCTGGTCGATACGTTGTTGAAGCAGCTCCATCAACATCCCATTGTGCAAGAGTTACGCAATTGGACGCACTTCTAACACTCTGTTGAATCATTGTGTGTTGTAAATCCAGAGTATCAGCTATAAACCCGGGTGTTATCAATTGACCAGTTGTTTGAAACTTCCAAACAACGTGATCATTATTTGAATATGTCGCGAGGTTTTGAGCATTCGCGATGATCTGAACTTCACTATCCGCACCAAGATACAGTTTCTCATGTTCAGTTGTGGCAATGTTGTCATATCCAACTTGAGTTTCACCGGTTGAATCTTTTCTTGTATATGCAGCCGCAGCGAATTCACCACCACCAATAACCATGTTACCACCGCATTGGAACAACATTGTTTGTCCACTTGTTGACAAAGGATAACTTACAATACCTAACGCAGTGTATGATTTATCGGTTGCAGTCGTTTTGAATCTGATCTGATTATATCCAGCCGTATTCAATGTTAAAACATTATTAGTATCAGCTGATGAAAGCATAATTTCTTTCGTACCAACAGCTTCGAGACGATAATCAAAGTTGTTTGTCGATGCAGCTGTTGCATGAAAATCGATATATTTACCAATCTCAAGAACACCGGCTGTTGATATTTGTGGCACAATTGCATTTGATGTACTCCACCATGCACCGGAAGCCGGTGTAGAACATGCTGTTGGTGTTCCGGATGAAAAATAAATCGGAATACCTTTACCACCAACATTGCCAACATTCAATGAACTATGTGTATGAGAAGATGCTGCAGCACCAACTTCGGAATATGTTGGCGGATTTGCAGTATCGTAAATTTTTCTCCAACTTCCCCATGCTGAATTCGTATTACTTGTTCTGACATACAGTGGAGTTGTTCTTTGATCAACATTTTGAGACGGACCTGCGAGTTCCCATGATGAATACGCGTCATCCCATCCACGGACATTCAAAACTCCCCACCAATAGTTATTTGTTCCATCACATGTATATTGATGGAAATAGAAATTTGCAGATTTCCCTACAGCGACATCTGGAGTTACCGTTAAATTCCGAACGTCGTGAACATGAATACCTCCGGTCGGGTATGATGATTGAGATGATGTTCCGACAAAGCATTTTCCAGCCATATACAGATTACCTGTTGACGGTTGTGCATATAGATTTGCAGTAGCGTATACGGTATTCGTGACAGTTGTTGTTAAATTAGATGGTGTTGTTGAATCATTATAACCTAACATCAACGCTCGATAGTTTCCTGTTGTTGTACTTGATTGTGTAACATAGTTGTTTGTATTTATGTTATAATCCGAATGTGTCCAACGCGCATCTGTTGTTGCTGTTCCACCAACACTGATTGCACCTGCTTCAAAGTATGTCAATATGATTGTTGATCCAGCACCATAGTGCGTTGTCATTCTAGAGGCGCCGGTAAAATATACGTTAATTGCACCAGTTGTTGCTCCAGTAGACAATGTCAGATTCAGTGTAACACTCGTGGAAGCCGCAGATGCATATGGTAAATAATATGCAATCGTTAAACCGTTATGCAGTTTTGATGCAGGAATCGTACCGGTCCATGCTGCTGTTGATGCGGTTTGTGTACCGATAACATAGTAGAAACCAGTTCCAGGAGCAGTGATATCTCTCGGAATATCTAAACTGGAAACAATCGCCAATGAATCATCAACAACTGCACCATCTCCCCATGTAATAACTGAAGAACTGAATCCATCATTATTGTTGGCAGGATCAATCAATGCACAAAATACAGACACAGTGTTTGATGTTGTTGAATTATAATAGATATCAACATATAATGTTTTTCCATCAGAAGATTTTGTCATTCTTACTTTTGTCATCAATTGGGTTGCTGCAGTATTTGATTTCGAATACAAGATTTCAAAACCTTCTGTAGCATTATATAATCCGATCAGACGTACAGAGAATGTTTCCGGTTGTGCATTGTTGTATGTTCTGGCTGCGGTCAATTCAAGTGTTCGAATAATTTTACCGGATGCTGTTGAAGAACATGGTAATGATAAGACACGATGCCATCCAACAGTATTCCATGCTACGAATGTATGAGAAATATTCATCGCATTGTCATGCTGCAATTTTTCATAGATATAATTATAAAGCTTGGAAACCGGTCTTCTGTAGTAATTTGTATTGGTCGTTCCACCATTTGCATATTGTGCAATATAATAATCAGCATCGACAGGATCGTCATTACCAATAGAGAGTAAATTGATTGCAGCATTCACACCAGCAGCTGTATTCGGAACGTAATCCAAAGCAGGAATATCCGCTTTCACAACTGCTGTAGAACCAGTGATATGTCCTTGTGCGTCATATTTTAATTTCAAAAATGAATTCGATGTTACTGCAGTAACAGAGTTTGAGTGATTAATTGTGACTGTTTGTACTGCTGGTGATGTTCCATTTACCGTAGCACTCAGACCAGTTCCAGCAGTTATATCAGCCGGAGTCAGTAATGTCATCCAGTTTGTCCATGAGGTACTCCAAGTGCTTGATGAAGTTGCAGAATCATTTTGACGGAATATAAGTCGTGATGTATGTGCTTGAATCTGGAATGTGTCATTACTACCACCAACTTGAAGACCAACCCAGTCCGTGCCGGACCATGATCCTCCTGCACCACCATAGGCAAATGTACCAGTTTTTGTATCCGGATCTGTTCCTGACTCAAATGCGTGCATTCCAAGATTTCCATTAAACGTCGTTGCATATATGGCACCACTCGACGGTTGACAATAAATTGCCTGTGTTGTAAACGTCGTATCTGTCACAGTTGATGGTGAAAATCCAGCAGTTGCACTATTGGATGCACCAATCACAAGTGGGCGATAATTCGTATAAGTCGATCCAACTGCAGTTTGTGTAACCTTCGTATCGGTATTGGTATTCGTCTGACAATAGATATCTGTTGACGTACCGTTGATTGTAATTGTACCAATCTTTGTTCCAGATGTGAGTACTTGTGTGAATGAAGTTGTTCCAGTATTCAGAACTGTTCCTGTTGTTGCCGGAAATGTTTGAATGATTTCAGAATTCGTTGATGAAACTTTGAATGTATGGTATGATGTTCCAGGAGAATATAAACGGATCAAACCCTCTTCATTGTTAGCTGTTCCTGAAGCTGTTGAATTACCTAATATCAACCGCGAATTACCGACTGCTGATGTTGTACCTTTGGTATGATTGAACTTAATTGATGCCATGATATTAACACCAGCAGTGCCTGCACCAGTTACAAACGTCGGCATGTAAGACGCGTCAGCAGTTGATGCAGGTAATAGTGTCACAGTAACCTTCGTATCGGTATTCGTCTGACAGTAAAGATCCGTTGCAGTACCGTCGATCGTGATCGTACCGATCTTTGTACCAGATGTCAAATCGCGTGATATCGAAACTGTAGAAAATGAGGATCCTTTCGTCAATGTCAGCTTTCCATTTGATGTACTCCATGATGCTGATGTGATCGCATTGCCGGACCCGGTAACTTCAACAGTCGGTGCTGTGAATGCAGACCATGCAAAATCATCATACCATTTCTTGATTTTACCAAGCTGAACCGCAAGATCTTCAGATGATGTTGACAGATTTGCACGGGTTGTTGTTGTTTTCAATGTCAAATTAATTTTGACATTATTGAACGTTTTCGCTCCCATCGAGAATAACTCCTTTCATTATAATACGCGGGATTACATTCTCGTTTTTCAATAAACTATAATAAGGGAGTGGGGCAATGCCCCACTCCTCATTGATTAGCTTCCAGCAATAACGTTTAGTGTGAGAATATCTTCTTCAATAACAGGTGCATTGCTCCATGTTGCAGCACCTGTTAAAAAGTATGCTGTTGTTTGTGCTGCAGCTGCTGGTGGAACAAATCCTGCAACGCCTGCAGCAGATGCTGTTGCACCCTGATAATTGGAATGTGAATGTGATGGGACTGCACCCCATGAAGCTGTACCGGATGAACCACCGTATACAAGCACTTGACCTGAAGAACCACCACTCGGAATGTGCTTATTTCCAGCAGTTGTCGGGTGTGTGTAGACCGTGACGTCTGCGGCAGCTGTTCCATCTGTGAATGTTTTTGTAATAACACCATTTGATTTTTGTGTGACATTTGCAACTGCTGAAATCGTTGGTGATTTCATTGATGCATATGCAGATCCGCCCCAACGATATGGTTCAGCCGGTTCAACGCCGAGATCCAAATAGATCTTACCGGTTTCACCAGTGATCTCACCCGAATATGTATAATTTGGTGAAGTTCCAGAGCGAGTCGTATAGAACTTTCCATCATGGTAATAACCTTCGATGACATCATCAACATACGACGGAAGGTACTTAGAATTGACGATATTATCTGATCCAAGGAATGATGTACTTCCGTCAGGTTTGGCTGGGACGAATGCGGATGTCGGTTGATATGCTGCGGTGTCCAAACCGTGAACTGTTACCGATTGAGCAGAACCACCTGCTGGTGTAACAGTAAACTTACCATTCGTTGAACCTTCAGCAAATGTATAAGTCGTATCTGTAAACACAGCATCTGAAGGAACGGCTTTTGCAACATTACCAGAAATTGTGTATCCGTTAATGGTACCGGCAAAGTTTGTTGCTGTAATCGTGCCTGTTGATGGGTTTGCATAAATTGAATTTGAACGGTTTGCCGTCTGCGCAGTTGTTGTTGATGAGCTCGATTCATAGTATGACAACAGAAGCGGATAGTTCTTGTTGTCACTCTTGATAGACTGTGTTACTTTCGTATCACTGATTGCAGCAGGTAATGTGACTGTTTTCGTATTGATTTTTGTAACGTGACCATTTGAATCACGAGTCACAGAATCAACTGTTGTGAATGTACCACCAGCACTAGGAGAAGCTGTCGATGTTGTATCAGTATCAACAGTGATTGCAGGGTGCTCGGTCAGGAATGTACTACCAAGTGTATATGTCAAAGTACCACTTGAAACATTCAATGCTGTGATTGCATTACCAGAACCGGATGATTCAATACTCTTGATATATTGCGTTGCAGATGTCAAGAATGTTGTTCCCTTTGTAACTGTCAATGCACCATTTGCGTCTGCCGTTACTGCAGTAACAGCGTTACCAGAACCAGAAGTGGTTGCTGATGTGATATGGTCTGTGAACACTGCATTTGATGGAACGTTTACTGCGACGGTCTTTCCATTTACAGTTGCAGCATCACCGGTCCAAACAACGGCATGCCAGTTGTCATACCAGTTTTGGATTTTACCCAAAGCGAGAGCCAAATCTTGTGCGGTTGGGCTACCGCTAATATTGGACGCATGATTATTGCCACCAGACACAGTTACATCAGATGTCGCTTTTGTAAATGTGACATTAATCTTTACGTCATTAAACGTTTTATTCGCCATAATATCAACTCCTTATTTATTCCTCAACATTCAAAACAAGCCGGTGATAATCCGGAATGGTTACAACACCGTTTGTCACATCAAGATCTTGTCCAAATGTTAGCAGTGTATTTGTTGAGCCATTCTCAACATAAATCACAGATCCATCATCAGTTAATCCGACATGTGTCACGCCTGTATTTGTCACGACATATTTTCCAATCTCGATTGGCCATGAGATCTCGCATGCTTTTAAAGCATTTTCATCAATTTCTGTTTCAGATTCTTTTCTCAATAATATTACAACATATTTTGCATTATCGGGACGGACCACTTCATCTGACAATGTCTGCCATGTTGTTGCCATTGAAATAAATTCTGAATTTGAATCGTAGAATGATGCTTCCCATCGCATATCATTGTCAGATGTATCTTGTGCGGATACATTCAACATATTTGTCAGGCCGACTTCAATCATCGGAGAACGGATAACCGTCATTGTTAAATCATCCGGTTCACCATTAACTGGATTGATTGATCCTTGTTCCCATTGTAAATCGGTAATGTCAGTTGATTCTGCTGAACCCTGGTTGATTGTGATCCCATCACCAGCAACATATTCAACACCGACATTTGCAGTCAATGTACCATCAGATGTTACTGATAATCCGGGACCAACTTTGACACCGCCGATATCAGTTGTTGTCGCAGGTGTCACGTTAATTGTATTATCAGATGAATCGATTGTCAAACCATCACGGACATTTGCATCGATAAATGTTCCTTGACTTGCCGAATCCGTGATGATAAGTTTTAATTCGGTGAATGATGCTGCGGACACTACATCAGAAGACGTCCAATGCGTATCATTGATTCGAATGAATATGTCTAATGAGTTTCTGTCTGCAGGCATTGTGTATACCGTTGATTGATCAACTTCAAAACCATCTACAGGTCCTGTTTGACCGATGATTGAAATACCACCACTGCCATCAGAATTTGATGGATAGCTGTCGAATCCGTAGTATATAATATCGGTTGGATTTGTTGGTACAAATTTCACTTTGAAGTGTGTGCCTGCTGCAAGCGAATATCTTTGCAACAAATATGTTCGATCCGTTGAAATTGTATATCGACTACCACCGCCTGTAGGTGATTCATTAACCCAATGCTCTGATGATATATCAACCGGTGTATTGTGTTCCTCACTACGTTCTGTGATAGAAATACCTTCGCCTGCGAGATACTCTTTCGATCCACCGCCTATTGCGGAGAGAACACCATCTTGATCGATTGATAAATTCTCACCGACTTTGATACCACCTAACGTATTAGCTGATGCAATAGGAAGCGTGTAATGATCCAATGATAAAGTTGTATCGCCATTTATTTTTGATACAACCAAGTCGCCATTGTTGTCTTTTGTGACATCTAATACACCGGTATTCTCAATGATGTTTTCAGTGTGGGACTCTGTATGCATTGTGTCCAACAATGAGCAAATATAATCAACTAAATCGGACTCGTCATAAACGACTCCTGTCAAATCGTCAACTTTGATGTTGGTTGAAATGGAACTGTTTTGATACCAATATCCATTGTCAGATCTATACCATGTCTCATTGTTATATGTGAATGCTACTGGATTGCTAGTATAGCCTCTAGTATTATATTTAACTGCTTCCGGATTTTTTGAGAATAATACAGGACCATTCCAGTTATTGTTGTAATGTGATGCAACAAACGCATATTTTGGTAGAGCAGCACGTTCACTCGTCAAAGTAAAACTTCTACCAATATAGCCTAAATCTGTTTCATCAATAGAGTAATACTCACTTGAAGTATCGTAATCTGAATCAATTGATTCAGTTCGAATGTTGATACCGTTACCAGCAGTATAACCAGCACCGCCTGTTGCGCTCAGCACACCGTTTTGATCAATCGAAAGATTATCACCTATTTTCACACCACCAAGCGTATTGGATGATGCTGTTGGCAGCGTATAGTTTTCCAGCCCAGCTAGTTTGGTTTGTTCCTCTGTCGTATAAGATGCAGTCGTGTTATCTAACACACTTTTGTTTGTGTGAGTATGTGAACTTTCTTCCAGGGTCGTTACACGTCCTGACAATGCGGTATCATCATAATTCTCTAAACCGGCAAGTTTGGTCTTTTCTACGGATGTATATGAAGCCGTCGTTGCATCTAATATAGCTTTATTGGCATGCGTATGAGCAACATTTTCCAAGTTTGAAATGCGGCGTTTGACTTCAGTATCATCATACGGCGGTACAATAATACCACTTGTATCGACTGACACTCTTCCGTTAGAATCAATTAATAGACCTTCACCGATAATGATGCCACCAAGCGAATGTCTTGTTGCAATGGGTAACACATATTTGTTTGCATTTGGTTCAATACCAGATAATTTTACAGCAAGTTCCGTTGTGAATGGAGCTGTGATCGAATCAATAATTGATTTATTCAGGTGAATGTGTTTTGCTTGTTCCAGCAGCGTGACACGTTTTGCTAACTCATTCGCAGTTTTCTGAACAGCAGCAAGTTCTTCCTTTGTCGCAAATTTCGATACGTCAATATCAATTGCAGATGACAACGGATCCCAACGATTATTGAACCAAACATATTCAATATATGCTTTTCCATCCGGAGTCACCTTCGCCATTTTAACAAAGCGGATATCACCATCTTTGTTACCAGTCTTTGGTAATGCTGATGCGGATGGGAGAATCGGACCTAATACACGAACATACGGTTGTTTGTCCATATAAGCAATTACGGTTGCTTCAGACGTATCTTCGACAAGTTTCTTTACTTCTTCTTTTGTAAAGTATTTCGAAATATCGATGTTTGCACCGATGTAAGGAAGTTGTGAATAATACTTATTACCTTCACCAATTTTGATTCGAGTATTTCCATCTGGAGTTAATTCAACGCACAGAACACCACGTGGAACAACGTAACTTTGAACAGCACGTTCTTTCCATTGGTCTGTTCGTTTTACAATATGAATATTCGAATCATCCATGTCAATCTCTCCTTTCATAGGATTTAATGAAGCGTTTTCAGTAAATGGGCGGGGCATTTGCCCCACCCACTACTATTATCATTTCATCAACGCTTCACGAGTTTCGAGATTACATGTTGCTGTCAGTTTCAGTTTCTGATCCCATTGGAATCCGAGGACTGCAGACATCGTCTTCTTCCCGAAGTCACCGTCATCTTCACCCTTCGTGAGATATCCCTTTGCGATCAGCTGTTGCTGGAGCCACTTCACATCATCACCGTTGTCACCACGTTTCAGCTCTTTGACATCCTCAGTCAAGAGCACCCAACCAACACCGGACTTCAGCTTACCGTATTTCAGTGAACCGATTGTGGTTTCTTGTACGATCGTGTAGATACTCTCGACAGAAATCATGCTGACCTGTTCGACCTTGTTGTCATCGATACGGAAGATTTTGGTACCGAACGGAAGCCGCTTCGTATATGGCTTGAAAGGTTCGGGTTCTGGACCATTCGGTTGTAAAACAAATCCGAGGAACATGTAACCTGAACCTGCTCCCCAGTTTCCGTCACTGCCCTTCTTTCTGTTTGTCGTCCAGAATGCATTTGGACAATCGTATCCAGACTCGGATGTCACAATGGATCCGTCAGCATTAATCTGTTCGACGATGGCGACATGTCCTGCGCCATCTTTGTAGCTGAGTGTGGGGCCTGCTTGCCATACAATGATGGCACCAAGCTGTGGATTCTGTGAAGTTTTCAATCCGTGCTGAATGCCGTTTGCATACATATTCTCTGCGTTGATTGGATCAATCAGTGAGAATTTTGTATCACCAGCAATCTCATGGAAACGTCCACAAGCATATCCAACACAATTGTGAAGTACATTGCAATCCGGATCTGTTGGACTACCCAAGATCGCAGTACTGTATCCACCGCTGTCTTTGCGGATATAGTACTTGTTACCCTTTTCAGGTCTCGTGAGTCTCGGTTTAAATGCCATGGTAACCATCCTTTCTATTTGAATATAATCAATCAGTTGCTGTGCTGATCGCAAGATATCCATCCGTGATGTATTCAACACCATCGAGTGTGAATGTTCCGAAGTTCAATGCATATGCTGTATCACGAATGATCATGAACGCTTTTGGTGTAACACTCTTGGTACCAAGATTTGCATTTGTAGCAAACGCCTGTAAAACGGTTTGTGTACCAACTTCGGATGTGACCGGTGTAGTTGTATTAAATGATGGATTATCCCCATACGCTATGTGACGAAACGGTTTGGTGAAACTGGCACTACCCTGCGCGAAATCTACTCCGATGTATGCCGGCACGCCATTGTTTGTTTTGGTTATCATGAAATGCATCTGATAAGCATATCCGTTAGAGGTTGTAGCAGTTCCTTGGACAATAATACCATTTTCGCAACCGATATAATTTGTCACATTCTGTTCGCTGGAATGTATAAGCAGATTAACTTCGGCTAAAGTCACATAATCATTCGGACTTCGGTAGACCCTGTAATAGCCTGGAGTTGACGAACCGTCTGGTCTGTCGGAAAATTCCATCATGATATGCCTATCGGCATCCAAGCACATGATTTGATTATTCGGACCCAGTTCAACCGATGCAAAAATACTTGGAACCAATGTATCTAATAACTGTTTGAACTGGTTTGCGTTTTTCAGTACTCCTCGAACAATTGCCATTATTATCACTCACTTTCTGTATTCGTACGATGACCTGCGAGAGTAACTTCGGCAGAGCCATATTTTGATTTTGGAGCATATCCGGCGGTGTAACCATCACCGGTACCACCGCCTCCACCTCCTCCTCCGCCACCGCCACCACTGTGTGGATCTTCATCCGGAAAGTATTCATAAATGTTTTCACCATTTACGATCTTTCCTGTGTTAGAGTCGGTGATCAGATACTGAGGAAAATTGATGAGAAATGATATCTGTTCGTAGGTCGCAACGTATCCTTTCACAGGATTCGGTTGGTTGATGATTGCAATATTGATCGCACGCATTGAAGGAACCGAAATATCAGTTACATCAATCTTCAAAGTTTCATCAGCCATTATCAATCACCAACTTCCGCATCAACTGGTTGGATGAATGTAAGCGGAATCAGTTTGCCGAGTGCAATATCAGCATTGAATGCCTGTTCAACAGTGACAGACTCGTCATCCGTTGTGGTATATGCTTCAGTGGTCTGATATACAGTACCAGGTTCGAGCCATGTGATAACTCCCTTATGGAAGTAATGGCTCTTCACATATTCCTCGGAAGTGTAGTAGATGTTCTCAACACGGTGAGCTAGTGCCTCGATGGTAGCATCCTGTTCCTCGATACGTGCGGTCAATGCAGTAATCGTTTCGGACATCGAAGTGATTGCATTCCGCATTGTCTCGATTACATCTTCCATCGGCTCATACAGCGCGGACCATACGTCATATACATTACCAGCAATGATCATGTTGGAAGTGTATACATTGAACGAAATCTTGAGACGTGTTGTGATATTTGCCTGGAAGGTTGTAGACCAGTTCAGATTTGAAGCAGCCACCAAGACGACTTCATCTTCCTGTGTTGCATTAATTGTGTCAACTTGCTGACTGATCTTGGTGTCGTTCTGTGTGAATGCATAGAACGGATTCAGTCCTTCCGTAATATGATTCTTTGTGATGATCTTTCTACCGTATACTTCGATACGATCCAGACGCAGGATATACATACCAGCATAATCCATCGCCGGAATATTCGTCACCATCATATTTGAGATGGACTCGACGAAATAATCCATGACGTCTGTGTAGTGGAACTTACCGATCGTATTGCTGGACTGAACGGAGTTGGTATATACAACACCACCCTGTTCGTCCAGAACTGTGAACAAGATCTTCACTTGGAAGCCACTCTTCAGAATGGAAAGAACATGATCATTGGTCTCAAACTGAGAACCGATTTTATTGCAGAGGAATGAATACAACGAGTCATTTGTGATGATGTTGCCTTCAGTCAGATCGAATGTACCAATGAGATTGATACAAGACATATCACTGCGTCTTGTTACCTGAGTGCGGACATTCTCAGAGACGCTGATCTTTGTACCGTACTCAAACAGATCACGCTGAATCAGAAGCGGATCGTTGTTTACGATCGTGAACAGACTGCCGTTGATCATTCCCGCAGTCGGAATCTTCGAGTTGTCCGGATTCGGTTGATACATCTGATGGCAGCAATCACATGCATAGTTTCCATTCATCATAAATGGATAGGTACGCGGAACCGGAACGCGTCCACCGCATCCGCAGCCAATTGTCATTTCGTTCATGGGATACCCTCCTTATTTGATTTTGAGTGTTTGTTTGATAATATAGATGATAATCGGTGTCCACAAGAAGACTTCCTTCGACATCGAGTTATCAAATAATTGATCGCCGGTGTACAATGACAAATCATGAATCGAACGGATCTTTCCATGAATGAAATCGTGAATCATTGACACGTAGTCATACCGTCTGAGTTTGAAATGTCTGATACATGTGTCGCGGAATTTGCAACACTGACAGTCACATGTTTGACAATGTCTGGTGTCATTTTCAGCTTCCAGAATTTGATAGACTTCTTCTGGAAAATAGAACTCACAATCCGGTGCTTGACACCAAGTATCACCAGGCATCATAACCGAAACATCGTCTCCATAGTTATAGAAAGATGAATTCGGGAATGCCAATGATGTCATGAGTTTATACTTAAATCGATCAAGATAACGAATCGGTGCATCTCGTTCGATCCATTTATAAACCGATCTCTGATAATAGTAATCAGCCGTATTGGAGTTCATTTTGTTCTCATTCAACACGATATTTCCATGAGCATTGTCACGGATCATGATGCCGTGTTTTGCCATGAATGTGTTCCCACACATATCAAACAGAGTCATGCCGTTCAGATGCAGGACGAAACAGTTATGTGTATGATCGTAATAGTTGGAAATGTAGTTTTCAACCATATCATCAACCATACGAATCAAACGACTCCGAAGCTCGTAATCTTCTTTACCGATAACAGGTGTCAGATCTTCTGCACCAACAGTCTGTAGATCACATTTATAATGACCAACAACCTGACGACGGAGTTGTTCGATTTCACTCGGTTGTGTTGTGAACAACGAATATGAGATTCGATAAGAACCATCTGTGTTCAGACCATCTTGTGTGACTTCCGTAACACGAATCAGATGTGTCATCTTCAGATGATTCACGATGAAGAAATCGTTTTCTTTTGGCATTACCGTTCCAGGAATGATGAATGCATCTCCAGAAAGATTGTAATTGCGGACTGTTGTTGACGGAGTTGTTCCATTCTCCGGATTCAACGGTGACATTCCGAGAAGTGGGAAGTCTTCAATCTCGTTCCATCTGATAGGAGAATCGATTCCGAGAATCTGATATGCGTCGTTCAGTCCCAGAGAATCTGTTGTATTCTGATCATCGATTGAGAAGTATGTAACAATTGTTCGCCCAGCTCCAGTATACTTATTGATTCTGGAATGAAGCCATTTATCATATTTATACATCTGACCGTTGACCAATGAATTTTCGTCATAAATCAATTGCGGCATTTTTCTCACCACACTTTCTTGATGATAATTTTGTAAACATGTCGGACTGTTATATCCCGACAGTTACAATGCGGTTTCAATTTATTTTTCTTCTTCTACGTGCATATATCATTCAAGTGAATACAGGGAAACCATATCAAAGCTTGTATTCAGAAAGGAAGTGCTATCATGATTCGAATCAGAATCAATCAGAAAAAGGTGTCAGACGTGACATCTATGAACGCTAAAGGTTGGCGTGTGTCAATATACCGGGATGCAAATCCATTGAATGAAATGGCTACTGTTGAGAAGGACGCCATCAAATTCATGCTCAGTATCATGCATCCGGCCGTCCTTCAAAATGGAACCAGCGCCCATACGGTGAATGCGGTACAGATCAAGAAGTATGTACATGGGTATTTCACAGACTCCAAAATCTTCATGGATACTGGATCTGGAATCAACGGCACTATATGTATCTCCGAAGGAAAATGTGTTGAGACAACATATGCATTCTTCAGATCCGAAGAGCTGCAAAAAATAATTGACGATTATGGACTGAAAAGGGTATCATTCCCAAAAGACATCTCAGGTTATTCGTTTGACAAAATCGTCCCATCACCGGCAAACCTGCCTGAAACAAAAGCATCATTGCCACCGTTCCATACAGATGGGTCGTATGAGAAATATAAGACTGAAGATGGTAATGTTGCATGGCGGATCCATGGCGCATCGTATGTATACGAATATAATACGTGCACATTGACGATCCCATGGGAATACAACATACTCCGTGTGAGAGAATTCATGGATGCGCTAACATCATAAGGAGGAATGATCGCAATGGCCGATCAAATCAAATATAACTATCCCGTTGCACAATTGGATGAAATCATTCAAAAGATAAACGACGGGATTCAACCAATGATGACACCGGATCTTGAAGCCGAAGTGCGTCTTCGTATACGTGAGCTGCAACATCAGATCGATGATGATGGTGATTGGGATGACGAATTTCAGGAAGCGATATCTCAGCATAAGAAAGTTATGAACAAAATCGAAGATGAGCGTCGAAAGGCTCGATCGAGAAATGTCATTGAACTTGAGCTGACAGAAGAAGAGCTTTCAGAAATTCGCGATGGATGTTCCGTGATGTATGTCCGTAATGATCCGAATTCCAAGTATAACATATCCGAAGATAAGCTTGCATCGTCTGCGGAAGAAGCTGAAATTCGCAGACGTTTGGAATCTCTGGGTAAGGTGTATTATCATGCAGAAGATTTCAAGAATGCAATGAAAATCATCACGGATGCAATTGAATATTCATTGAAACATGAGTATCCGTGGATGAGTTATCAGGAGGCTGTCGAAGCCTTCAAAGCTGGACGTATTAAATATAGCTTCGGTGATCTCCCGACATTGTTCATCGGATTTGATAAACAGATTACGGATCCGAAAACACTTGCCGGCATTGTAAGTGGAGAAATAAAGTTGGTTGATGAAGATGAAGTTAAGCCGAAGAAGAAGAAACGTAAGAAAGCTGAAGAGATGGAAGGTGTATATGTCGATATCGATATTATCGGTGATGCCGAGCATAAAATGTATGTCGATATGCATAACGCTGGCTGGGATACTCCGATCTCACTCATGCTAAAAGCTTCGTCTACGCTTTATAATAGATATGTCATGCCTCCATCTGCAACATGGTTTGGTGATAAGAAACCGCAGAAGCCGATCGAAATTGATTGGGCTGCTCCTGGCGCAGGTGAACAATATTATGACATGCTTCATGACATCAAGCATAATCAGACAAATGAAATTGTGGCCGCATTACAGGATGCAAATGGTCGCCAGTTGAATCAAGTAATCGGTGATTCGTTACGGCAATTCCCTGTATTGTGGAAGGGTGGACCTGAACCTGAGAAGTTTGTTCTGTCGACCAGTCTCGAGGAGAATCAGCAGGCTGTTGCAATTGAACAGAATATCTTAAATCGTATCAGGCAAAACAACCCTAATTTATAAAATGCCGACCCCACGTTCGAGTAGGTCGGGTGGTTCAGTCACCACGTCTTCAACAAACATACCTCGAACGTGACGCTCTTGGACTTAACTCCTTGGACAAGGGCACATACCCGGGTGGGATCCCAACTCCTGCCCGGGAACTTGATATTTCCAGAACCCGTACTGAGTTTCGCGATCTCTCAGTATTGGGGCTTGCCATAGAATCGGGGGCGGTGACTGAACCACCGCCCCGACTCTTCTTTTTTTTTACCCTAAAATAAGCATAATACACGTATGCCTAGGGCTCTACAGAGCAGAGTCCGAATTTCTTCATCATTATAGAAAAGGGGTGGGGCTTTCGCCCCACCCTCCCTTTCTATCATTTTATTTGAACTGGTGTTGTACCTGGAACTGTTGAGATGACCCAGAGATTTTCGAACTCCGGTGCAAGAATCACGTGTGTACCAGCACGAAGCATCGGCATGATACGAACAGTTGTTGTTGCATTCTGAATCTTTCCGGTTTTTGTTGTGGACAGATACAACGTAAACGGACGATCGAATGTTCCGGATGTGTAGATCTCGAAGTGATCATCGCGACGAATCACATGTAAGAATTGTGTTGCGTCAGACTGCGTCTTCAACTTTCCGTTATGTGTGATTGGAATCACACCATTCAGGATTTCCTTCTTCCATGTACGATCTAATATGTCGATCACTTGTTTGTTCGTTATTTCAATCAAGCCGAGGGTTTGTGTAGTTGCATGGAATATCGTTTGTCCATTGATGGTCGGAATATGATATAGCTCTTCATAGCTTGTCGGTTCTTCCTCATCAATTTGAACATATGATAGGATATCTGGTTCATAATCTCTGTTACCAGATGCACGTACATCTGATGCAAGATAATCGTCCAGATTTGTCTTGGTCGATTGATTGAATTGATACTTGATGGATTGATCAATGATATTTGCTTTGTATACAAGCATCGAATGATATGATCCATAAGTGTTTCCATTCAGATCAACATACACAGGACCCTTTGGCATCAGTTCCGTATCTGAAATGTCATCCACCAGTTCGATGACTTCCAGATTGTGCAGTGATGTCATGTTTCTGAGTTGGAATGACGTTGGTGAGAGGATAATGATATCCGGATCATCGACATATTTACCATTCACCCAGAACTCATATCTGTCACGAGTCAATGGTGTCGGAATATATCCGGTAAGATCGATGATACCATCCTGAGGAATGACATGTGATGCATAACGACACACGGAGATGTGATTCGAACGAATCGTGGACACATCTGTTGACGTTTCTGTATCAATGACAAGTCTCTCCGAAGCACGATTCTTCAACACGTTTCCAATCGGATAGCGGACATCATGTTTCTTATCATAGTAATACGTGAATGGTGCATCCAATGTATCACTCTTGATATCATCCGAACCATCCGAATCCAACACATACTGATTTTTCAGACGAACCTCTGAAATGTTCAGCACATCGAATGTTGGATCTTTTGGAACGAGAATGACCTGTTTGGGGATAATTTTGTATGCTACATCGCGGTGTTCCTGGTCGTGATACAGATTCACCCAATTTGTTGAACGATACTCTTCAATGGGCTGAATCGCAAGTTCTGACACATTTAGTGTCAAGCCGCTTGCAGCCGATCCATCAACAACGACAGTCGAAATTGATTCACCAGACCAAGTTTGCGTAGCTTCGTAATCGATCGTCACCATAGCTCCATCAGGACCAAGTGGATATTCACCTGGGGTGTATCCGTCAGCAAACAAGTTCCTGACACCGAGCACGTGTCCTTCACCATCACTGATGGTTTTGAACACTTCTCTTGACAATGTAGAATCCTGAAGCATCAACCGAACATAGTTTTCACCGTATCCAGTACCGCTGTTTGCGGGAGAAGCGTTTCGTATCATGTATTTGATATCCACAAGAGGAGATGGCTGTTTGATTTCGGTTACGACAACAGATACCAAACCACCAGACATTGGTGATGTTCCATCAGGTACAACAGTACATGTGAAGGTTCCCGTTACACCTATCGGAAGTGTTGAGGATGTGATCGTGATAACAGGATTACCTTCGTTCATAGCTGTGATACCTTCGAACATAATATTCGATGATACACCATTAAATCCTGAGACATCGTCGTTCTTAACTGATACCAGAAGAACATGGTGATTCTCTTCGAAACCATCGATTGCAACAGGGATCGACACGTTGTAATCTTTATCAATATGATACATCGGGATCTCAACTGAATTCATTGGATTTCGTACGTAGATGTCAAAATCTTCATAGGTCATTTCAGTACCGTTTGCAAGAATGCGCATATCGCAGAATCGAATTGGTGATCCATACTTATACTTTCCTGAACGATCAGGTCTGACAAGAAGAAAACCATTCTGTCTCGGAAAATCACTTGGTGTCGGGAATAGGTTAATCAAACGATAAGTCTCAGATTCATCGTAGTGCTTTCTTACACGGATTTTGCTGTAAAGATCTTGCGTTAAAGGTTCCTGATTTACATGCATAACCGGTTTAAACACAACCTTACATTCCATCGGACCTGGTTCGATTTCCGACCACGGAGTATTATTATCGTATACAAGATACACAAGGATCTTCTTTGAGTTAAACGTTGGGTCCGTGAATAGAATATTCAATGTACTCTTGACACGCGGTGACAGATAATCATCGTAAACGTCATGCGCATTATCATATCCTATAACCGAATAGATGTAATCTCTTGGGGATAACCAACGTTTATTTTCCCAATCATATAGTCTAATCTGTGCTTGCCCGATAATAACATCTCGCAATGCAGTTTTTCGAACAGGAATCATCCGAGCACGACCATTATCGATGTATATCATTGCAGCATCGTATGAATTCACATTATACCATTTCGTCGGAGTTTCCAGCTCTGTATTGTACAACTCCATGCGTTTGATAAATGCTTCCCAATATTCGATATCACGTTCAATGGCTTCGATGTGAAGTTTCAGCGCACGTTCTTTCTTTCTGTATTCACGTTGAATCTGTGTAACTGAATTAGCGGGGAGTATATATGGCGGATCGAAGTAGCTGGGATATGCGCGTCCATCATTATATACCGACGGATTCTCTTCGTCTTGTACAACATGCTTCAGATATTTAATTTCGATAGAACCACTGGCGGTTGATGTCTGATACAGTGCTTCAATGTCAACAACCGCGTCGCTTTTAATACGGAAAACTGTCCACACACATTCCAAAGCCCATGATGGAACCGGTACGTCATTTTCCCAACATGAACCCGGTTTAATGAAAACAGTATCACCAATCTCAGGCAACGTGTCGTCAGTATGTGACAATCTAACTCTGATTGGATCATAAAGCACCTCATCAACAATCCATACGCGTTGACAGTCTTCGATCGAAATGTATTGATCACCAACCATTGTGCCAGGTTTGATCATAACCGTCGAGTCTTTTTCAAGCACCGGATGTATCAGAAGATTAAGTTTTTCTTGTTGTGCAGCGAGTTCCTCTTTGAGTTCTGCAATTTTCAAGTTTGCATTGCCGATATTCTTTTGGAATGTAAGATGTTCTTGCTTCCAAACAGAATGATCGTCAGGCTCTTCTCGCAGAACAGGATACATTTCCGGAGTCGTGTAAGAATTGAAGTCATGATACAGCAAATTGATATTGGCCGAACGAGCTACATCATTAACAGCGACATCTCCGAGATACAAGAAATGATACATCGGGTTGATGGTTCCATCGATTCTGTTTGGAATCTCATCATGGAACATCCAATTCAATCTGGTGTATACATACTCTGAATTATTCACGACATAAATCGGATCACCAGGAAGTGTGTACACATCATTCCACTCGGAAGGAATCTCGACTGTCGACGACATCTGTGGAATTGGATAATATGGTCCTTCATATTCCGTGTATTCATCCATGAAGTTCCGAATGTTATCATCAACAATCGTGCATGTGATCGGTTCTGTCATATTGAGGTATTTTTGAATAACTGAGATGTCTGATGTGCGGAACCATGGTGCATTAAACTCATCAACCTTTGCTTCAACAAAGCCATGTTCTGTCGAATGATCTACTGCGGTAATGATCAACGGAAATACACACAATCCATCATCGGTACATGCGTATATCGTTTGTCCCTCAAAGTAACCACTACCGAGGGAATTCATATACCCGTTTTCAATATCGAGATGCATCACTTGACATGGTTTAAAGAACCATGTTGTTTGTGGTCTTCCACCCATATCAGTTGTTACATAACGATTCAGTTGGTCACACTTTAGGAACAGTTTGTCATGTGGACCGGAATGTGCATTTACAACAAACTCTGAATCAGAATCCAATGGTGCAAACTTATTTCCGGCAAGAAGTTCATAGTGAAGCTTTGCGTGCTTATCATTCAGGATTGATCCATCCGGGAGAACATCGAATGTCTCATGAATATTCTGAACTTCAAGTGGAATGGTTTGGCAACCAATGTATTGTTCGAACTGATTCATGATATCTGAAGATGTTGACACCTTCTTGAATCTGATCACGAGTCCTGTGTCAATGACGTTATTCGCTTCAGAACCGTCCTTGAAATAGAATTTCATCGTAACCGTAGTTCCATCAACTGTCAAATCATTTCCATTAAAGAACGCATAATTGCACACAGGATGCAGCGTAACGATATCACCATTGTCGTAGATCGGTCTGAATATCAATGTGACATTGGTTGAGGGAATCGCTTGCTGAGATGGGACAACAACATGCGGATCTGTTTTCGGAATTGTCAATACTGCAAATGTTGGAGTCTCAGCACCAACGTCGACAGATCCGAAATACAACGGAAGCTCCATGTCATCGATAGCATACATGTCAAACATGAAGTTGTTGATTAACGTATCGAAGTATGTTTTGATCAATGGGATGAATTCATTCCACCATGCATCAAACTCGTACAGTGTTTTCAGAGTCTGTACGGTTTGTGACAATGCTGTTGGCAAATTCGGATTGAAAACACACTGTTTGAGTTCATTCAAAACAATTGCGAATTTGAAACGTTCAGTGTCATCTTTCAGGATTGGTGAAGTCATATTTGGTATCAGCATTCCATCAAAGGTGAATGTAGGACTGTTGCCTTGATCGAAGTTCCGAAGTGTTTGTGCCCAGTTACCAGCGACTTTCAAAGACATTGGTTCATCAATGTCCTTCAAATGGATATAGACAGCTCTTGCATATCGAGTTCTGTCATAGTCATATCCGATGTTTTTATGAACATACTGAATTTCTGTTAAAGCGTCTTGTGCATATTTCTCAAGTGGAATTGAACTCGATGAAACTTTACGAGCCGCATCAATCACATTTTTGATGTCTGTGAACAATTTCATCAGACCTGTCGAAGATGTTTTCTTAAACCAGTTGATGAACAGTTGTTCGGTTCCGATTGTTGAGAGGGTATTCAGCATCTTGAATTGCATATCACCATTGTTGATATAGCTTTCAATTCTATCAGACCATTTTTCAATAATCTGAATCGCGGAATTAACCGCAAATGTCTGATCCCAAGTGATCTTATAATTCGTCTGAATGTGACTGATAATACCAGCCAACTCCGAAATGCACAATGACATCATCGAAGCTACCTGTGGATCATCGTAATAATGAATGTGTTCAATGCCATTTGTCGTAAGGTTCACAAATGAAACATAGTAATCCTTGTCAATGCCGGTATCAGAAACTAACGGAAGCGGGATGCCATCATAATATTGATTGAACATGTAGAGATATTCATTATCCGATGTCATGTGATGGATGTTATGTGCTCCATCTAATACATACGGAAATCCATTATACACAGCGAAGTCATTTCCGTCAGGGAAGACTGATATATTCTGGTCACCTGTTGAGAATATTGATGGTCCCTTTGTGATAACCGAATAATTGATGCGCTCGCTTGAGAGCTGTGGATCGATTTTGTCAACGGTTAAATCAGCATAACGAGGATGGAACTGTCGACCTGTCAATTGTCTTAGGAAGTATGCTTGCAGTTGATCTTTGTTGTCATAAAGCTGAGAAACTGTATAGAACATGAAATTCAATGCGAATGGTGCACGGATCTCATATTCCCCAGCACCGACATTGTCGGATGAAACATTTGACATTTCATAGTTGATGATAGAAGGATATTCCTCCAGCCAATCGCTGTCCATCTTATGATCCAGAATTCTTGACAGGATTGAAATTTGCGTTTTCACGTCATTCATCCCATACATCATCTTTGAAAGTTTCATCAGACGTGATTCAACATTCCAATATTTAATGTATCCGAGATGTTCCTCCACTTCATCCATGAACTTATCAAAATCCATCAGCTGATTATCATCGAAATATCCAATGGTCTTTTCAGCAGTATTTTCCGTATCAGTATACAGAATCAGGAACTTAAAGGTTCGACCACTTTCTTTCTTATCCCGAATATAGAAAGTATTCGAAATACCTTTGAAATGATTGATTGCCGGACATGTGAACTTCCAGCATGCTTCATCGCTATCGTATCGAAATGCAATGAAGCATTGTTCAGATATTGGTCGATTGATGCGATCTTTCAACATCGTATCTCTGGATCGATCGCTGTGATAACGCTCGGATGCATATGGATCAAAGAAGAATCCGACACCCGGGTTACCGCCTAATGCAGCTTTGAGTCTAACGATAGTAGGCTCACTCTTAAAGGGTGCTGTAACAACATTGACAAAGTTGCTGCGATATACATCTGGATTTGCAGTGATCAATTGCGGGAAGCTGTTGCAAATATCATTGTAGATAGCTTCATTGTACATAGCTGGTGCAGCCATAATCTTTTCGTGATATTCGCTCAATTGCTCCATAAAGTCATCGAACGCATTCTTTGACGCATTGTCGACAAAATTTGTCGTAATACATATATTCAGATATTGAGCATAAATGCTTGCAATCTTATAGTATGCATTATCAGCAGCTTCCTTCGCTTTATCGATCATTGTAGCATATGTATCACTGTACAATTGAAAATAGGTATCGAACATTTTCTCAAAATCAGACCACAGCGCATTCAAGTTGTCTTCCATATATATTGCATCGATGAAAGGAGCCATGAGTTTGTCATCAGTTCGATCAACAGAAATTGGTGGAGTACAGTCATTTCCAGATGAATCATTTGCCACATTGTATTCCGTGACGATATAATTTCCGTCTGGATTCGTGATGTGATTGTATTTGCCGTCATAGATATGCTTTCTTGCAATAACACTGTAGAAGTTGATCATCGGATATAAATCAGGAATCTCGAATAGATATTTTAGTGCATATATCCTGAAACGAACAGTGTTAGAACCACCAGCGTCCATATCAGTTTTGATGCGTTCTTGAACAAATGTTACATCAAGTCCATTTGATTTCATGATACCGAAGTTTGGTGTCATTTTCACAGAATTCTTGACGGAGTTATCACATAGATGGAAAATGCATCTAGAACCAAAAAGTTCAGGATGGTCACCCAGCTTGAGCCATGACATACTGAGGTACTTTGTTTCCATCATTGATGTGATTTCTTCTTTTGGTATATCGACATCTGCGACAAATGTATTATCGAGTTTATAGATTATGAAATCAGCCTTGTCGACATATGTCCATCCAATTTTGAACTTGAAACCCTTCTCGTCAATTGCAACCTTCCAGTCATTCGTGATAAAACCATTGACTGTGCAGAGTAACGTGAATCCAAGAATGTCAGAAATGTAACTCGACAAGAATCTGTCTGAATCCATGAAATAACCGTTTTCAGTTTCATGGAATTCATGGAGCCGTTGACGAACAAACTCGTCTCTATCTCCAAAATGCAACTGATTGAATGGTACATCGATGATATAGTAATGATCCGTTGCACCATGGAATACATGTTTTTTATCAGACGAAGAATAATGTGCAATAACCGCATGTGTATTCACAACCATGGAACTCATCGCATTCTGGAGAGACATCTTATATGTCTTGATCAGAGACTGATCCATGTCTTCGAATGTATAATTGGATTTCTCCAGCAAGTCCATTAGACGTTTGAACGCCGTGTAGTTACCGACGACATTATACGGCTGATACTTGATCAGTTCAGAGTTCAGCCCAATCAACGTTTCTAGACGTTTGTTCATCGTAACCCATTTGGTGTCGTTGTATGTCGTAACACCATCGCGGGTTCCCGTCAGATAATGATGGGACTTTAGAAACCAATCATGATAGTTGATTTGCATATAATCTTCTCCTTTCGTAAGAGATTACAGAACCGTTTCTTACGATTTTTTCAGAATCCTATCTATATATTATTAATGTGAATAGAGATAAAGCATTTCACCCCAATGCAATCTTCTATTCCGGGTATCAAATTTTGTATGCTGCCTGACGATGATGGTACCGGCTACCGATAAAGATCGGAGAACACGGAGGCTTATTATGACTACCACCACAAATTCTTTCATGGAAAAACTGCAGCAAATGATGACAGAGCGGAACATCAGCACCGCTGCGACCTTCAACACAACAGCTCGCAACATCAATCCCGAGACCCCAACATTCGGGGTCACTTCCATCCTGGATGATGGCACCATCACAATGACTGCCGTCGACGACGAGTTTGGTCAGTACTTCGAAGAAATGAATAAGAAGTATTTGATCAACTGTAACGTCATATCCATGTGCATGCTGTATATGGATAGAAAGACCCATCAGGGTGCAAAGCGGCGCATTCTGGCAGCCATGGGTCTTTTCAGCGATGTTCCTACCACAGGTTATTTCGGTAGGAAACATGACAACTCTCGCACCCATCAGAAATTCCTGTCAAATTATACGAATGGCATCCGTGACAGCAGATTTGCAGGAAAAATGCTTACCGATGCGGAATGGGATCTCCGTCACGCTCGTAATGATGGTGAGCGTGCAAAAGCAGCGTGGGAGTGTGTATTCTGGAAATGGATCCAGCAGCATGGCGACATGGAGCCCCAGCTGGACATCATCTCTGATGCACGGGCTCAGCACATCATCGACAATTGGAAAATACTGATATCACATTGAGGAGGATAATGAAAATGACCAGACTCGAAGTATTGGAAAAGGAACTCTCGACGCTTCAAGAAAGTTCCAAAAGAATTTCAAACATGTTCGGGGCACAGTATGTCCCGCAGGAGATCTTATCAGAGATCGATAAAGTAAACACCTCTATTGCAGCCGCAAGAAAAGAAGCTGAAGACGCCGCAAAAATAAACCATATTCTGAATAATGTCATGACGGCAAGCGGCATGGAAAGCCGTAAAAATTCCATATGGAATCCCGCACACTATAATGACGTCGATTTCTACTATGGAACATCGACATCAGGTACATACCAGACAGCTAGTATAAAGCTTGTATGGGATCTCGATGATGAGATCCATCAGGCTTATACGGTGACCGCATTCAAGATCAACGTCACCGAAAAAACATACGATCTCGGTGACATTGATACCATACTTAAAGCCGTTGCCGATCAGCTCAGCTCGGATCAGGATGCCAAGTGGTATAACACAGCTGCGATAAAATACAGTGTTGATACGATCGAGGCGGTTCTGAATAAGCAGGGATACAAACGGCGAGAGGCCGAAAGCCGGCAGATCACTGTCAGCTAATTGACATCTTCGGGGATTAGGGGAGAAAAAGGGGGAGGCTGTTGAGAGCGCTTGACCGGCTCTATACCTCCCCCGCCTCCGTAATGTCCCCTTACAAAAATCTGAAATAACATGTGCCCGTAAGGGTAAGAAAGGTAAGGTACAATTATGAAAAATGCAAATATAGAACAGCGTCTCGATACCCTGCGTGAGCTTTCGCAGAAAGCCATCCAGGAGATGGTTGCAATCGAGCTGGAACTGTCAGCAATTCAAAACGAAATGCTGAGATCTGTCATCGATAACGACGAGCAGCGACAGATGGAGCTCATCGATCAGATTCGTGAGTATGGTCTGTGTGATCCGCAGGCGACCACGCAGGAATGCATGGACATACTCGCGGACATCATCAAAGATTTTTCCGACCTGGTTATCGACGCTTCCGCGGAGATCCCACAGTTCTTCAACCTCCGCACGTTGGTTGGTGCTAAAAAGCGCTGTCCGTCGTGTGGATCGGAATTGCTCGACACTGACGAGTACTGCCATGAATGTGGCAGCCATGTGGGTGCTGAGCGGCCGTATGTTGAGGGACCCACAATTCACTGCAATAAGTGTCACAGCTGTGGTCATACCTATAATGCTGAGTATAAGCATTGCCCGCAGTGTGGGACAGCCGCAAGTGATCAGCCTTCCAGTCTGGCAGCTCACTACAAGAGCGAGCTCGATGCGTATAAGCATCCTGATAAACAGGACGGCTTCCATGATTACGACTCATAATGATGAAATGAGAGGGGCGCGCAATGCGCGCCCCTTTCCTCTTCCGATTTTTTTTTATTTTTCCCAGATATCGCGGACCTGTTTCTTCAGTTCCAGAAGAACCTTATTAGCAGCACCTGTAATAAGTACTGATGGTATCATTCGTTTTAAAATACTACTCGGGGCTACAAACATTGAGATCTCTTCATCGGGTGTGGATTCTGCATACGGCTCCAATCCTTCAGGAATGACCTCGGATATAACCTGCTTAGATGCAGCGTACACAACACACTTATCACCGACAGACACTTCATCATCATGTTCGATGTACACTTCAATCATGACGTCACAATTGATACCCTTGATCGACGAACCCTTCAGAGGTTGAGTTGGCAGTGTATACAGTGTGTCAAGCTTATATACAGAATTGCTCTTGTCATGCTTATCAAGAATTTTTCTTTTCCTGATATTTTCTTTGAAATGATTATCTAGTAGATCGAACAATGATGGCGAAAGTTTATCCATCGACTTGATTGTGTACATTCTGACATCAACAACACGTCCCGCATGTTTTGAACGAACGACACGTTTTGCGGTATCAGCAAGATTCGTTCCTGCTTTCTGGAACGCTTGTAGGAATGCATCGACTGCTTTGTCACCAGTGTCACCAAGACCAAAGATGATCAACGGATCACCGATTTCAACCTCGTCACCGACTTTGACAACGAACTCCACATCATCTGTTGCTTCCAACTTGGATGCTTGTTTCATTGTAATGCTGGTAGCAAGCTTCTTGGACATTTTCTCTGTAATTAATCCAGCATCTTCGTATGTCGAATACAAACCACAGAATGCGACTTTTGCAAGTGGTCCAATATTCATACGAACCATACCAGAAGAATCCTTCGTGAAGAACTTCTCATGATATGCCAGAATGTCATTTTGCTTGAAGGAATCATTCACTTCGAAGTTTGTTTTCAGTTTGTTGTCAACATAGAAACCGGAACCAGTATTGAATGAATATCTGTCCATAACAGGAATAGCCTGTTTGGTACCAGACTTATACTGGACGATCATGTATCCGTCACTGATCTCGAGAACTTTACCATCCTCTTTTGCCATAACAGCAAATTCATCAGACAGATAGGATGCCGCAATTTCATCAACACCATTCGAGATCAGAACAGGTTCTGCTTCAGCAGTCGATACGATATGAGATGTTTGTGATGTTGCAATCGCATTACGAATAGCATCATCACGAGATACCGTACCCGGTGTCAACAGCTCGGAGAAAGATGCAAGTTGTAAATCATTGTAGTCCGCATCAGGTCCCTGTGTAGATGTGTAACCGCGAACAGATTCGATCTTTGGATCAACGGTTAACTGACGATTGATGCCAACACCTGCGGAGTTCGGTGAAGACATTGCCATCTTACCGATCATAGAGTCTTCATAGGAACGCTTCGTACGAGTGAATGCGCGTTCATTGTTAACGCCACGATATCCTTTCAAAGAAATGGTTTCCTGCTGGTGTAACTCGACCATTGGATTCAGTGCGTTGGTCGTTGCAACGGTTTCAATATTACGAAGCTCATTGATCAGATCATTCGGGTTGACAACAAGCTTATTGTCTTTTTTCTTACTACCGACACGGTTGTTGTATTTTGAAATTTCTCGTGCCAGAATATAATGAATGATAGCAGGAACGATTTCAGATGAACGAATACGATACAACGCTGAGTTTGTTTCTCTGGTAAAATTGTTATCAGCTAACATGTTCGCAGCATACAAAAGTAACCCAGCAACCTCATTTGGAACATGATAGTGATTGCATACATCCGCAGTGATTGCATCCATGAAGAAATAATACATCGTGATGAATGTTGTCAACTGTGAGTATTGACGGAAGAACATGCTGTTGCAGATATCAACAAACACGGAGTTCGAATCCATGATTGGTGTATCAAACTCATCAAAGTTGTAATCCTTCGTATTGATACGATAGAATCCGTTGAAGATCAACTGATTGACGAGTGTGTTTTTAACTGCGAGCGATTTATCTTTGAACTTGAATACCAGATATCCATTCGTATCTTCACGACCGTTGATGAACTTATATTGTGCATTCGACTTCTTTAACAGTGATGAGATTCCTTCCCATGCAGCAATCGCAACACCTAACGGAATCAATACACCGATCTTGATTTCAGCATACATTGAGATCTTCGTCGGTTTGATTTTGTCGAATACCTTTCTAATTTCCTCCGGAAGAACTGTCAAAAGAATCTGTGTAATCGAGCGTTCATTTCTGTCAAGACCTGTTTCTGTATTCAGAACAATTGGAACCTGATTAATCATACCGATACAGAATTCATTTTCATCGACTGTGACAAAGCCGAATTCGCGCAAGCATTGTTCACGGTTGAAGATGATCTTACAGTCAGCTTCCGGATTTTCGAAAGAATACCAACGTTTTGCATATTCATCATATTCAATCGTCGATACAAATCGAGAGTTTGTCACAGAAGAAGAACCGGTCTTGACATATGGGTTTGTTCCATCCGGTTTTGATACGGAATTCACAGCCTTCATCATCTGTGTCAAATCAACCAACGATTTCGTATCATAACGCATGACAGAAATCTTGTTGTAGTTGGAAGTCAACATTACAAGTTTCTGGTTAATCTTCATGACCGGGATTGGGAAGTCCTGCTTGGTAATGGTATACCATGTTCCATTATGATAGAACTTACCATTTTTCATGATCGGGACATACATATTGATGTGAGACTGTGAACCAGTACGCTTGTTCTTCAGATTGATTCGCCAGTTATTCATCAGAGATACCGGTGATGACATGTCAGTTACTTCAACACCAGTTACGGTGAATCCTTCTGGTAACTTGCCGAGATTCATAAATGTTGCAACGATATCTTGATCCATAACATTATCTTCATAGATCTTAGAGATATTCGGGAACGATGAACCCCGCATTGCACCAGTGTTCGTCGTTGTAATACGTAATGGATGAGTTGGTGGTGGAATTGGAATATCAGTGACGCTACTGAGCGCGGTCATATCCAGTTTATCCAATTGGATTTTACCAACACCCTGACGCAATTTCAACTCACGTGCATTGGAAGTTGCATTCATTGCTGTTGTAGAATTCGCAGCAGCTCTACTACCACTCAATTCCTTAGAAGCTCTGTCAACGATAGCGTTTTCAACAGGATGATCACCACCGGTTGTCAACTGTGCAGAAATGTGTTTGTAATCATCCAATTTCGATGTATCCGGTGACAAACGGTGTAACAACTGTGCATTGATCTCAAATGTCTTTGCATCATTCATTGAATCGCGTGTCGTGTTATCCGTTTTGATATCAAATCTCGCTTTCAGCGCCGCAATCGATTGGTTCAAAGACTTTGAATTCTTCGGTTCATCATCGCCGTCACCTTCAGATTTCAGATCAGCAAGCATTGCATCGATATCCTCGTCGGATGTCAAAGGCGTTCTATTTTGAGACTTGAAAGGAACACCGATCTTTTCACACATCTGACGAACACCTTCCGAATCAGAAATATCTGACCGAAGATCCATCTTATAATCCATATTTCCTGAACGGAAAATGAAGGTCGTGTCATGCGAGATTCTGGACTTTGTTCCATTGATTGCAGCCATCAGAACACCATTGATCAAATCCGAACCAACCGCATCGACGTTCTCACCGTCATAGATTTTGAATCGGTTTGAATCGATAACCCAAATCTTTTTCTTTGTATTTGGGAATAGCTGCATGAACTGAGACATCATGTTCAGAACATTCTGTTCCACATAATCATTAGACATACCGCGGACGACTTGATTCAGTTGACGGAATACATCCGATACAGGAACATATGTATTCGTCTGATCCGTCTTGGAAAAGTTTGGTTTTGATACAACCAGCTGTGGAATCATCTTCTGTTTCTGCAAATACTTCACACGTTCATTGTACTTAGAACTATCGATACCATATTTGAAATCAGCAGTTCCAATTCTTCCCATTAAAGAATACGGGATGATAATGTTCCGATAGTTGGTTCTTGGTGGCGGCATATGCTTGATCAGTTCCAGATCATATTCATACGAGCCTGACAGAAGAAAGACGGTAACACCATCCTTTTGATCAGGCATGCTGTATATCGGAACTTGCGTCAGGTTCTTTCCAGAAGAAAGGTCTGTTGTTTCCTGATAGAACCGTGCCATTTATATTCACTCCTTATCAACGAAATTAAAAGGGAGGTGACGAGATGTCTGAACATCCGTACTATCACACATGTCCCAAATGTGGGGCAAATCTAGACCCCGGTGAAAGTTGTGATTGTCAGAAAGATTCTGATATTTCATCAACAGTTACCGAAAAGTCCAAGCCTACTAATATAAAGGAGAAACCAAATGAGAAAACTAGGAATTCATGATGTACTCGGGTTCATATGTCTCGAGGATATCACAAACATGCGTGAAGAAATGAATGTTGTCATTTACAACTTTGAATTGAATCCTGCTGAACGTGTCAGTGAGTTCAAACGTATTATGGAAGAACGATATTCTCATAAATTTACAAAGGAAGAACTTGACGCAACACTCGAATATACACCTGGCACGGCACCGGAATTGATCAAATTAATCAGAACATATATTTTTGGTCATGACTGACAAAATAGTAATTCCAGCGGCCGTTGCTTTCCATCAGTTACCCATTCTGATGGGCCTCCTTTCTTTATGAAGTCTAGTCAACAACACCGGAACGATAGCCGATGTTGAGCGTGTCACGGGCAAAAGCACGCTGCCGATTCGACCGCTGGAAGATCTAAAAAAAAAATATTGAGGGGGCCTTGAGCCCCCTCGTAGATTTATTTTTCGTAAAACTCCGCGAGCAGGATGTCACCCGTCATGTTTACAAGGCGCTGAATTGTCGTAACAGAAATCACCATCTTAACACGTTCTTCATTGGATGATTTCTTCCACTTCGACACAAGCTGAGAAACGTTATTCACGATTGTCGGTTTCAATGTCTCAGTCATACGTTTGCGGATTTCAGTCGGCGTGATGTCATAACTCTGAACAACCCAATCGAACATCGGTAAGAATGACACATCACCTTCGAATTCCCATTCATGTTTCGGCATCATGTCCGAATCATATAACGTAACACAACATACCAATGTTGGTTGATGCACACGTAACGATTCAAGAATATCCGATAGCTTTGTTTGAGAAATCGTATTGGTCTCTGAGTTCAGCAACTTAACCAATCGCTCATTCATAGACCCGGGTTTAATAACGCCATCAGCAACAGCTTTGCATAATGCCGTCATCAAAATATCATTATTCACCTTATGTGAAAAATCGATGTCAGGTTTCACAGTTGTTATGTCATGAAGATTGTCCAGGTTTTCCTTCGTAATCATAGACATGGCTTCTTCAAGTGTCAACATGTGTTACCACCTCCTTTCACGAAAATAATATATGTATAAAATAGCAAGAATATGGTGGGGCCGAAGCCCCACCATATATCTCATTTATTTGAAGTAATCGAAGAATCCTTCCTGGATTGGACGCGGTTGCTGCCACTTATCGATACGAGTCGCAGTGGGATCCATCTTGAACAGATAATCCATTTCGGTCAGACAGAACTCGACGATTGCAAGCTCCATGCTCTGCTCCTGTGTGATCGGAATCTTTTGTACGGCAGCTTCTGTCATGATCGTCTGATGAATGTTCATTATGACGGATTCAGACTGGACATCCTCACCTGCAACATCACCGCCCTCAGCATTTGCATCCTGAGTTTCAGTGCTCTTTGCAGTGAGTTTCTCATCCAGATCATCGAATACCGGAGCATCGTTTGACTGGGTGATCTCCTTAGCGACATCATCAACAACCTTACGAGAAACGATGTCACGAAGCTTCTTACGAAGTGTTTCGTAATTATCGATTTCCGGGAGTTCTTTCTTCATGTTTGCAATGTCGTTTGTGAATGCATCATCCTGAACTTCAGAGACCTTGGTCGTAACCTTTTCAGTCTTGTCATCGATCTCCTGGATGATGTTATTCAGCAATGGAGACTTCAGTTTGTCACAGGACTTACAGAGATAATCATAGCATCCACAGCCGTATTCGTCACGAATGTGCTGCATAATGGAATGATCGATCATTCCATCAAGATCCTTTGTTTCATCATGCATCATAGCCGAGATCAAGTCTCTCAGAACATACATAGAAAGCTTCTCACGAAACTTTCCAGCATCGAATGTCTGCGGCTGTTTGACACCCATGTTCTGATGCATGGTAGAATTGACGGTATTCGGGAATTTGTTATTCGCACCGTCAATGATATTATCGAGCATGCTCTTAATATCGGGCATTATGATTCACTCCTTTCAATTTGATTTGAATTTCGACACTAGGTCTTTTGCAAAGTCTGCAATTGTTTGAGCAGCTCTCATAATTGCAATACCCTTTTTCTTATGAATCAGATCCGGAGCACCATTCACAACTGGAGTTGCTTCAACATTTGTGCCTTGTGCAGAAACCTTAATGGCAAGCTCAGGTTTTTCTTTTGATTTCATCGTGAATGTTGGAATCATTGATCCACCAATGAAATCAAATGCATCAGACAACATATTTCTCAACTGGTTTTGAACATTGAGAAGTGCTGCCGATGTTGCCGCCTCTTGTACAAGTGCTGACTCTTGAACGGAATCATCGCTGGATAGCTTCTTTTTGAAGTCATCAAAAGTTTTTGCAATAAAGATGAGACGTTTGCCCTCAGGATTATCATGAATATTTATGAACATGCGCTCATCGGACTTGGATGAATTACCCATGAGGATTTCATTACCAAAGCCATCATTTGCGAGTGCAATGAACTTACCACCATTGCCATCATAATCAAACGGATTTTCGATACTTCTCTCAATCTGTTTGGGTCCATAGAATTCGAAAGAACCGTGACGACTGTTTTTGTCATGTTTGACAGTAAAAGTCCCGGACTCTTCGTTGACGAATTTCTTATAACTATCAGGGAGTTTCCGTCCGAGTTTATTTTCAACTGTGGTGAAGTCCAGACTCCTCGGTGCCGCAGCTTCTTGAACAGGTTTACCAGGATGATTCTTTTCAACCAGTTTCGCAACACCGGTTGCTTGTTGGACAAATGCTCGGATGAGACGCTTCGTTGCGTCAACACCGCTCTTATCCTGATCTGTACGCATGACCGCCATCAGATCAGATAGAAGCGCATTCAATTTCAGGAGCTGTTTGGTCTCTTCCTCATTGAAGACATCTTTCATTTTGGAAGCCTTGTGAACAACACGGTTCAGCTGTTTACCTTCCTTGCGGAATTCAGCACACAGCATTTCGATTTCCATGTCGCTGTCATTTAGGATTCCGAGCGTTTTTCTGAGGTGAATATCAAGCTCCTTACCGATATTACCTCGCGTCAGAAAAAAAGCTTCCTGAACTCCTTCGTCACCAGCTGGAAGTTCCGGAGCATTACCGTCAGGAGAATTCATGAAATCCTTTAGCTGCTGAACAGTCATCTTCTTCAGCTTTTCCTGACCTTGGGCAAGAAGCTCTTCGATTGTCATATTGTCGACATCAACATCGGATGTTGCAGCTGCTTCATCACCGGCTGTATCCTCGCTGTTTGCATCAGCATCACCGATATCAGCATTGACATCATCTTCAGTTGGCATGTCGGTAGAATCGATTGCGGAATCAGCGTCATTAGAACCATCATCGATACCATCGACATTCAGGCCCTCGTCTTCAGCCGCAGCATTCTTGGTTTCGTCAGAAACCTTTTCAGCAATCTCATCGGAAACGTTGTTTGGATCAGCAATTTCTTTCGGAGCAGCGTCACCTTCAGCAGGTGGTGCAGCATTCTCAGCTTCAGGAGCAGCTGCATTCGCATCAGGTTGTGTATTTTCATCACCGAATGAAACACTGCCGCCAGCAGATTCTGGAGTAGGCGCGGCATTCGGATCACCGAAGTCAATGGCTTCCTGAATATAATCGAATCTGTTACGTGAGAAACGATTTCTGACAACCGGCTCAGCTTGTGCAGCTTCCATCGCCATCTGTTCTTTGATGATCTGACGAGCTTTCTTTGGGGTGATTGCCTTTAGGCTTTCGATCTTACCAGGATTGATCTGCTTAAACTGATTATCGGAAGCATTGGTGAGTTTTCCATCACCCTTCTTTCCCTTCTTGATAACCATCTCCCAGCTCAAGAACTTCTTATCATCAACACCGTCAATCTCGAATTCGATCGCGATACAATAGCGATCAATCGGATCAACAGGAACGATGAGGGCTGTTGGAGTGACCTTGTCCCAGATCTCCTCAACGGACTTGCAGCCGCACATACCACCCCACGCATCAAATGCAACTTCCTGGCATGCGATTGTACGAGACTGATCGGACATGAAGATCTGGATTGCTTCAAGCTGCTTATGAGTGATACGGTTCTTCCTATCGACCTGATATGCAACTGAGAGTTTCACATAATGGTGATCATTGCCCTTGTAGCTTCCGAAATCCATTGTAACAGAAGACGGTACACGTTTATCATCGATCGGAATCTTGTCGAAGCCGAAGAGTCCTTCCTGAATCAGATAATCACGATACTTCTGATACTCGGCTTCAGCATATGTCTTACACCGTGACTCAAAGACGCCTTGAGTTTCACGCCCGAACGGCACAAGCGTATCACATGCTTCCTGATAGAAGTCGTCAAACGTCTTCATCAGGCCGAGATCTACGGATTCCTGAACAGTCGCATCCATTGGAACATCAACAACACGACCGTCCAACAGGTTCAACTCGACGGATGTGATTTCCGGATTGTCTTCAAGCGGAATATCAACATTCGCGAATTGACGTGGACCGTTTGTTGCAGTTCCTTCAAGCGACAAGTCGTCAAACTCTTGGAAGAGATGTGCGCAATCCAGAATAGCTTGGTCCATCAGCTGCTCCTGAACTGCTTCTTGCTGTGGTGCAGGGTTCATTTCTTGCAGCTGTTGCTTAATGTAATCAAGCATTTACTATCGCTCCTTTTCATTAAAATTTTTATGAATGAAAACATACATTGTTTTCAAGAACGGCGAGGATATACGATTTATAAGATGACACCGAATACTTCCAGAAAGATCTCTGAAACCATGTCTGGAGTTAACTCTGTAATACCGATGTCTTCCAATTCCATTCCCTCTTCCAAGGTTACACCATTGATCGAGGGTTTGTTTTCGAGATCTTCGTAATTCACACTTATCACCTCTTGAAAGGAGCAAATTTCATGAATCCATATCATGCATATTTAAACTCCATATTTGAAATGTATATGCAGACACATCCGAATGCGAATCCAGATAAAGTAAAGCAGCATATACAAGATCTGACTGATCAGCATTTTAAAGACATACCGTGTAATCTACACAACAACCTTACAGATGAACGTGTTGACACGACTGTCTGCAATGTATTTGACTGGATAGATCAACGACAACCGATCATTTCTGGTAATGCAACATTCTTCAAACAACATGAAGAGCAGTTGGCTCCGATTGTTGTTATGCTGGAAACTCTTCAGAAGGAAAGAAAATCCGTCAAGAAAGAAATGTACAAATACGACAAAAAGTCAGTTGAGTATGCTTTGTTGAATACTGAGCAGGGTTCAATCAAGGTCATTATGAATGCTGACTACGGCGGGTCTGGAACGACGTTGTCTGCATTCTATTCGTGCTATATACCACCGGCAACAACCGGATCGGCACGTGTAATGACCACGACCTTAATCTGCTGTTTGGAAATGCTCTCAGGAAACAAGAATAAATGGGCAAAGATCCAAACGATTAATGGATTATACGATTTCATCAATATCGTATTAACAGACACCGAAGAACGAGCCTTGATCAATGATGTTTATTCTGTCGACGAGGTTGTAGCACAACTGATGTCATTTGTACAGCAATATACTATTAGAGATATTGACGTATTGAAGATGTATATTGCGACATTGACGAATGAACAGCGAACAAAGCTGATGCTGGCGTTTAATGTCAAGCTTGTTCTGACGAAATATGTTGCAAATGAAGTTGCTGATGTTATGAAATATTTGAAGTCACATAAGCTGGATCTAAATAACATCACAGAAGAGACTTTAAAGATTTCTGGATTCGGTTTGGAGATCCCACCGGAAATCAAAGCACCTGTTGAAGTCATAAACAAGCTCGTTGCAGACAACTGTTGCTATCCATTTATCCTGAACGATAATGAGATTCGTGCCGCTGAAATGGAACGTCTGATTGTGTGTGTTACAGATACCGATTCACTGATGGTACACTTTGCACATTATCTCGATGAGTTCCAAGCACATGTTCCAAACTTCCGTGACAGTTGTCTGATTGCAACAGCATTGGGTATGCGTTTGTTTGTCGAAACAATCATTCCTCGGATGGTTGTATACTTAACCAGAGGATGCAATATCAAAGACAAATATTATTCAGACAAGTTCGTGTTCAAGAATGAGTTCGGCTTCCTGGCAATGGCATTAATTGCAAAGAAAATGTATGCGTCATCAATGTTTGTTCAGGAAGGAAACCCGAGAGATATTCACGATATCGCTGTATCAGGTTTGTCATTTAAGAAACGAGATTCTGCTGAGTTCTTGGAGCCTGTTATGGTAAATCTTTATGACAAATATGTGTTGACAAACGATCATGTTCGTCCAGATGGAATTTTGGATGAATATGATGCACTGCGACATAAAATCTTGGGTGAATTGGATCAACACACAGGATATTATCAGGTACAGAGTATCAAAGATGTTTCTGCATATTCTGCTGATAAAGTTCTCCCTGAACAGATGCGTGGTGCATTGGTCTGGAATGCAGTCATGCCTGACGAACAGCTTCTTCCGATGGACCGTGTTATCGTGGTACGTCTATCATTTGATTTGATGCGAAAGTATGCCTCTAGTAATCCGAAGATTGCGGAAGTATTGCGATTGTCATTAATTAATAATGAGAAAGAAAAGTATGATCCGTTTATCTGTTTACCGGAGAACTACAAGGAACTGCCCGACTGGATTAAGCCAATCATTGATAAAGAAGGAACGACTGATCGTTTGCTGACACCGTGCAAACAGCTGTTGAGTTTGTTCGATATCATGGTTGCTGAAACCAGAGCTGGAGTTGTTTCGTCCAGAATGATCTATTTATAAGGAAAGGAGGTGTACATTATGGATGAAGAGCTGTACACCTGGCTGGAGTCATTTTCAGGTGCATCGTATGATCTCACGAGCACAATCTATTCGATTGAAGCCACATTACCATTCATATCTCCGTTTGACTGGAGAACTTCGATTGACAATGTTCTCGAACAGATGGATGAGGCTTGTGCGGTTATTGAGAAATACGGTAAGAGTCTTCCGGACAATCTTCCCAATAAGCAGGAAGCAAAGCGTCAGTATGTAATGACCGTGCTCGGTATGCTTGTGGATAATGTCCGTGCCGTATGCCGACAACTGAATATCGATATCGATGATATCACGACGGTTGATAAGTTGAAAGACATCGTATTGGCTTTGTCTGAGCTGATTGATATGTTCATCAACAATGATATCGACACGATCAAAAAAGATGGATTGTATGATCAGCATGAGGATGATAATGACGACTCATTCAGAGAAATCCTGAATGTTGATGAACGTGATCTTGTGCAACTTTCGTACAATGTATCACAGATCAGATCCACATATTTCATGACCCTTGATGATGATTCCGAATAACAATAATAGTATTTCGTGAATTAACATCACTATACCACACTTTATGCGAGGAGGAAATAACAATGCCTTTCCAGAATTCCAATTTCGGAGGAAACTCCAACAACCAGCAGCAAGACGGTGAGAAGAAGAAAACAAATTATCGTCTTGGACGTTTCTACGGATCCGATGCAATCCTTGAGGTGTCCGTTTGGATCTCGAACTCTTCGGTCAACACGATTCTCCAGATCAAGTCTGCAGTCGGTAAAGACCCGAGCACTGGACAGAACGTGTACGAGAACAAGGGTCCGATGGAAATCCCGCGTGTGTTCTTGAAGCCGGATCAGCTCCGGTTATTCACCGACTATATCAAGACACATGATTCAATCGACTGGTCGCCAAGTGATAATTCCCACATCACAATTACCGGCATCAACAATGGTGACATCAAGATTACCATTGCTGAGAAGAAACATCCACAACCGCGCACAATCACGTTCCCAGCAATTCCTGTCAGCAACGGTAATGTCCAGAATGGAAACTGGGAGAACATTCTGACAATTCTGGACATCGCACTCGACAGAGCACTGTTGATCAAGCTGAATCCGGATGCTTTCTCCGACGCAAACCCGACGGCAACCGATGATCTCCCGATCTGAGATACTGGACTGGTCTTTCATTGGAAAAGAAGGGTTGATCATCCAATTCGAAGACCTAGTATCGTTTATCGGCTGGAACGCCTCTGAGTATATCAATAATGCTCAGGGGCGTCCTGTCTCTAAAACAAAGGATGAACGTCTGGTAGATTACATTAATCGATTGGACTATGATATTCCTGCGTTTGTCAAAGAGACAACTGGTGTTGATATCACCATGGAACAATTGATCAACTCGAAACACGCAACACCACCAAACGTATTATATGCGTTCAGAATGTTCAAGGCTTCCGTGGACAACGGATTGACAAACCTGATGATTCATTCAAATGTATATTCTCCGTTGTTGGAATCGTATATTAAAGAGGCTGTCAAAGAGGCCAAATATGTACACGGGGATATTGTCCCCGTGTTAAAAGACAATCCTAACTGCACGTATACGACTTCCGATCCCGCAAACATACGAAAGTGTGTAAATGTCGGAGTGCCGTTCGCTTTAACAATTTGCGACGACTTCATGTACGTTGCAGACGTCGTGACTGACGACAAATTGCTGAATCAACTCAAAGAACAGAATGTGTTTGTTCAATATACAAGCATAATGGGAAGTGGATTGATTCGGTAGCATATCACTCGCACGAAAGGGAGGAACAATGTGAAAGAACCGGTAAACAAGACTATGTTGTACTTGTATGATCCAGAAGCCGAATACACGTACAACGCTGCACATGGTACTGTATATGAGTACAATGGTTTCCCAACTGGATGGAACGGTCGAAAATACAAGAAGACTCGATTCATTGGATGGGAACCGATCCCTGAGGATATCATTATTCGTCATGCAGGTTCACAAATCTTTGTGAACTTCTCGGCATTGTTCCCTGATAATGTTATCGATCCTGCGATTCAATTGTTTCAGATGAGAACGAGAAGACTCGATCTTCAGAATCTGATTTGTGAACAGATCAATTTCTTCACGGCTTTATACGATGATGACAATGACCTGATCACAAGTATGTTGATTGCAAAGTATCTGACGGACTCTCAAACATACACCATCGTGACGTTTGATGAGTTCCAGAAGCAGCTGTTTGAGATTCTGTTCCCTGAAAGAACAATTGCAAAGATCAGAAAGATGGTTGAAGAGAATGACGTTGGTGACGATGTCAAAGGTTTGTTCCCGGAAGATATGCCACGTGATATCTTCATTGTATCTTTCATGATCAAAGTTATGCACATCTTTATCGAACACTTCATCATTTCCACAGGCAATTCTCCGAAGGATTTGTATGAGCTGTTTGCCACTGCATTTACCAATATCATGAATCACATTAACCCGAACATCTACGTGTTGTTGTATGATTACGTGTACAACTCTGTCGTTCAAAGCTGTTCATCGAACTCGAATATCTATGATATGCAGGCGATCGATGGCGTCACAATTCCGACAACAACGCAGTATGTTATGCGTAAGAGTCTGCTGTGCGATGGTCTGATTAAACTGACATTTGCATCTGTTTGGGATAAAATAAACAAGCGTCCAACATATTCCTGTGTTGGTTTGATCAAAGCGATCATCACTCAGGCATCATTCGTAACCAGAAAGGTTCAGCTTCGGTATTCGCTCGTTAATGTGGATGATGTGTCACAGCTCCTCTCCGATCAGATTTCAGCCAACTCCCCGATCTCCATGATTCGTTCGTTCAATCCTGGTGAATATTGCTGTATGTTCATTGATCTAAATACGATCATTGCAAGAATCGCGATGGAAACGAATCTCGAACCACTGGATTTCTATCTGCAGAATCTTCCACAGATGAATGATCTCTCTAAGATTCTGATTGAGTTCGTGTTGTATAACAAGTTTCACTCGTCATTGTCTATCAATACATTGTCGATGAAACAGAAGTACATTCTGTTGTTGTATGTAAGAAGCGTTGTCATGCAACTTTATATGTTGGACGAGCAGTCTACAACGACAAACGCGATCGTCAATATGCTTACAGCAAAGACAGTGAATCATGCAACCAAGACGCTGACTCAAAAGGATTTGAATTCCATCAAGAAATATGTGAAACTTAACAACCTGAAACAGCATCTCCTCTCCGATAATAACGTGAATGCTTTTGTCGAATCGATTATGCATACGATTCTGTCATCATATACTATCGTCAATCATAACGATCCCGATCTTCTCGATGTATCGTTACAGTATGATGCAAATGCAATGACAATCGATCTGTTGGATTTGTGTGTACGGTTGTTTGATTACATTGCCCAACCCCAAGCAGTATAAAGAAAGGAGCGTGATGCTATATGCGAGCTGAACGAATCAATATGAATATCGAGTATCTCGCAGACTTGGCAACACATAATGGGTTTCGCATCGAGAATGAAGACCAGTATTCTCCTACAAATGTTGATGCATGGGTAAACTCTCAGAAGTTTACGGATGTTGAATACAGATGTGATTGTGGTGCGTTTACTGGTCAGGAATTTATCGGCCAAACATGCCCGAGATGCCATACAGAAATCATCCTGCATTCTCTGAATTTCGGCTATACTGGATGGATTCCACTGAATGGTCATCGCGTTATCACGCCGGTATATTATGTCATGCTGAAGCGTGTTCTGGGTACACAAATGCTGCGGTATATCCTTGGTGATTACAAGGAAAAACAGACAATCAAATACAACGAAAATGACAATGGTGAAATTGCTGAAGAAAAGAAACAAAAACGTGCAGGAAGAATCGCAGCCGATGACATCAGAGCAATCGAAGCTAAGATTCCGAAATCCAAGCGGATGTACAAAGGTCTCGGTCATGACGGATTCTATGAAAGATTCGAAGAAGTCATAAGAGCATGTGCGCCTAAAAATGATGAAGAGGCCGAGACATTGATTCGTGAAAAGGATGCTGTGTTCACAACTCAGATTCCGGTATATTCTACTGCATTTCGTCCGGTGTCAAAAACTTCAGAAACCAAGTTCTATCCAAAGATCAACAAGCCGATTGCAATGATGATATCAGTTGCTTGTAAGATGGAGAACATGCAACTCCAGCTGGAGTATATTCAGGCATTGAATTACATTCAGTCATGTTGGATGGACGCAGTTGAGCATTTGATCAAGAATGAAATCTCCAAAAAAGAAGGTTTCGTTCGTTCTGAAATTGTTGGCGGTGGATTCCTGTTTTCAGCTCGGTGTGTTATCACGTTCGATAACACACTGAATGTTGACGAAGTTGATCTTCCGTATTCGATGGTACTGACAGCATATCAGTTCAGAATCACGAGAATGCTTGCAACGCGTTATAATATGACGCTGGAACAGGCATATTTGTTCGTCAATACCAATGAACAGAATGAACTTGTGAAGTCTCTGCTGGATGAGATATTGTCAACACCACAATGGATCATCTATCTACGTGAGCCAACAAATAATATCGCATCGATCGTTCTGGCAAAAATTCGTCGTTACAAGATGAACGATGATACTATGTCCGTTCCGCCTGAGCCTCTGCGTGGTTTGAATGCAGACTTCGATGGTGATGCTTTGGACATCTTGTTCCTGACTGATCAGCTGGTCCCGATGTTTATGTCGTTCCACTATTCATGTATGATTGATTACGTCAATGAGCGTATTCGTCTGGAAATGAAAGAATGGAATGATATTGCTATTGGAAGAATGACTGAATAAGAAGTAGTGGGAGGGCAAACGCCCTCCCATATAACTTCATTTTTTTTTTATTGTGCGATTGTGATGTCGTACGGCTTTCCAACATTGCGTTGTTTATAATTCAATTCATCGCCGACTTTCAAGACACCCCAAATATCAGATGATATTTCAACATACTTAAGCTCGGTGTCATTCGAATTGACCAGTTGTCCGATTGCAGTATATATCCGAGAACGATATGATTCGCGTTCTGCACCAATTCCATCAGATCGATCTGACGTTTTTAATGTGAATTCTCCGAAGTATGGTTCATGATCGTATCCTTGTGTTGGAACACGTCGAGTCACATGCCATTCGTTTCTGTCATAATCATACCGAGTCACATAGTATGTTTCCGTACGGCTCTTTCCATCTTGATCCACGACAGTTCTAGTTTTTCGTTTTCTATACGAATGAACATTATACGCATCTGATGGATAGTCACTCTCGTCAGTATGATGGATCACTTGATATTCTTCAATATTCACAGTATATTCCCATTGAATATTCTTAACCTGCATGGTATAATCATGTGGTTTCAGCAGATAGGCAAAGAGAAATATTACACCCAGAATAGCACCAATGATGACGCCATAATGAATCCAATCATCATGGATTCGAATGCTTTTGTTCTGGGTAATTTTGAGCTCATGATAAACGTCCATCTGCACCACCCTTATATCTGTCAGCGTTAATTCTGTCGAGTATAACAATCTCTTCATTAGCAAGTTCATCCGGACGAATCACAAGTTCTTGACGAACATTCTTCCAGGAGTCATCTTTGGCGTAATATACAATACGTGCTTCGTGATGCACATCGGTATCTGTGTGAACGGGAAATACATCAACACAAATTCCACAGATGATGTCTTCATTAAACACGGTCCTATTGTTTAATACGTACAGATCACCAACACGAAAGAAATCCGTGTCGATATCATGCAATGTTATTGTACGTAACCCATTCATATTTGAAACTCCTTTCGGTAAGAAAAGAATACCCCGCGTTTGCGGGGTATTCCATATATGATTAATCAATTTTTTTCAGCTCTTCATCGATAACAAAGGAAATGTCATCATATGCTTCTTGGAATTTTTCAGGAATGAATTCATCACATCCGCCATTCCAAAGATCCGAAATGAATTTGAGGACGAGGTTGTTTTCATCAGTACGAATCACCTCGTATCTTTCATAATCATTCCTATATTTTCTGTCACCAAATTTGTCTCTGTTTTCTTTTCTATCAAGAATCTCATCCGGATATTTCTTTATGAACACAACTCTTGAAGATGCACATGAAGCACCAACGAGTATATCCATCGGGTCAGTTGCATCTTTATTGATTTTTGTTATCCATGCTTCGATCTTAAAAGCAATGTCATACTTTTCACAGTCACGCTGATCAGCCGGATGCTCGAACTCGATCACGCTATCAAGATTATCAATGTCACCATAACGTCTGATTGTGATATTAACCCATGGCTCGTTTTTGATATACGTGTCGTCAAGGCCCTTTTCAATATCAGCAGCTGAGCCAAGATTGATTGAGATTCCGATATAATCAGTGTCATTAGCATCGGACGGCTCCGGGTACGGGGTTACACGAGCTCCGAGTTCATTTTGAGCAAACGTGGCACATTTGTCAAGTATTCTAGCAAATGTCATCACGGTCTCGTTGACACATGCTGCTTGAGCAGCAGCCTCATCCATTTTGTCTTTGAAAATGTCGGTGTAAATCATACTAAACTTCCTTTCAGTTTGAAATATTAAATCACCCCGCGTTTGCGGGGTGATTTTTAACATGATTAAGCCGCTTCTTTCAGGTCATCAACAATCTTCGTGGTGAGATCATCGATGATATCATCCATGTCAAACCGCTTTGCACCAGACTCATCAAGCGGCGCTTTTGCGATAAGCTTCTCCAGCTCTTCTCGAGCAGTTTGCATGAAAATTTTGTATGTTGCGATGTTGTTCTTGAAGTCATCGTAGCATGTCTTCCAAGTGAACTTCTCAGAGATCGGTTCACCATTCTCATCGGTAACTCTCCACCCAGCCTTGTTGCCTTTCAGGCGGCCTTTCTGTTTGAGGTACTCGATGAGTGTACGGATGTTGTCAACACCTTCCTTGCGTTTGTCAATGATGATGTTGAAGCCGAGCCCTGTCTTGACATTACCAGACTCATTTGTCGAACACTTGGTCGGCTCAAAGAGAACTGTATTGCCCTCGAAACCATCAGAGTCTTCATGGTAACGAGAATCCTCGGATACCAGACCAGACAGATTGAGAACAGTTGATGCATTGAACTCGACAGAAGAACCGCCGGAAATTCTCTCATCGTTTGCACCATACTGGAACTGCTTCTTGACACCAGCAAATGGATTCAGCGCCATGTTCGCAGTCTTGTGTGCGATCGCGATCAGAATGATGTTTGCCTCGTGAAGCATCGGAAGGATATCTGTCAGAAGACCACGAATTGTCTTTGCAGTCTGAGCACCGTACATATTACCACGGAGCTCTTTCGAATCTTCAACCCATTTCTTGTCATTGACATTGTACTCGTTCTCAATGACATTCTGAATGGAATCGAGAAAGACAACTGTTGGAGGCATCAGCTTGATCGGACGATTCTGATCATCTACTTCACCAGTGTCCTTCAACAGATACTGCTTGTTCTGCATCTTGTTTGCATAGATCTCTGCGATGTCATTCTGAAGTGTGTCATAACCGATTGCACCAGACCGCAATGCATATCTCGGATAATCTCCAGAGAACCAGTGTGAATCCAGCTTCGATAGAGTCTTGACACGTTGCAGAACCAGACGCTGTTCGGCATCATAGTGTACGATGTTTCCACCATACTTCTCCGCGATTGCGGAAATGATCTGAATACAGATTGTTGTTTTATATGACTGCGTACGGCCAGTGACAACGTTGAACGATCCTGCCTGCAAACCTTTGCAGACACGCTTCTTGATGAACTTATCTCCATCAAACACATTGACTTCATATCCCAGCGCATAGTCGATGATGGGAATACCTGTGCTGTAGGAATAGTCAACCAGCGTGTTCTTGGAGAATACACGGGATGTTCCATGACCGGATACGAATGACATGAAGTCCAACTTACCCAGGTCTTCCTCCAATGGAGTCTGTGTTTTTGTCCGTTTAATCGTTGGCATTTGGGTTCCACCTTTCATGATTTTTTGGTATGAATAGGTTTCTGATATTCTTCGATATATCGACCTACTTCGTCCAAATGATGTATATGTCAAATTAAATTAATCTTCCAAATCAGAAGAATCTTTGACATAATCCGTCACAAGATCATGATATAACGGATCCGCTAATGCAGCTGGATGTGGTTCTGGTTTCGCAATATCCCGATGGAACTTATCTGCAGCAAATTGACGAAGTGCACGAACACGATGACATTCTGATATCTTGATCAAATGTTTCATTTCATTCAATCTGGAGATCCGATCGTCAATGTGTTTCGCATCAATGTCAAATCTTTCAATCCGCACTTTCAGTTCACTTTCATGAACGCGGATGCTATGAACAACTGGAGCTTTGTCAGTACACCTTGGATCATTGGCTATCTGGCACATCTTTTCAATCTGAGTGTTATGATAATCAGACCACGTCTTTAACTCATCTTTCAGCTTATCAAGTTCATATTGTGCCTCGATGATGTCATCTTCAAGTTGAACCATATTCTGGCATTTTCGAAGATTATAGATGCGACGAATTTCATCAAGTGTTAATTCTTCCAGAACAAGCCGACCCTTTTCATCAGTGGTTATCATAATGATCACCCCATTCTCAATTATTCGACAATCATCAGCCGATCGATATAAATGTCAAAGTCGCCATGATGATAATCACCATTCGCATAGTCTCTTGCATTAATTCGAAGCTGATCCGGTGATGTTGCTCTGAGATTATGTCCGCCAGCAGCTTCGATCCCATATGTTTCGAACACTGCAATCGTCTGGTTTTCTTCAAATCCGAGGAAGATTGCAACAACACCTTTATCCATGACGTCAAGCACCTTTACTTTCATCATGGAACCTGTTCTGGTTGATGATATGTCATCCCACTTATCACAATCGATGGAATGGCGTACAGCGCTTTCAGTTTTCAACTGGAGTCTGTATGCTTCACCGGGGATGAAAGCATCTTTTACAAACCCAGTCACTTGTGTAATATACGGACGCATATATTTCACCTCACTTTACACGAATGATTTCAATCTTTTCAGATGTAACATCCTTCACAGAGAATGTTACATTTGTTGCTTTCCGGTCTCCATCACGATGATCGATTACGACTACTTTCAGATTGGTATTGTGGTCGGTTTGCTCGAGCACAAACGCATTATAGAAATATCCCTTCTTAAACATCAGCGGCGGCTGTTTGAGAGCGCTGTCATCTTTGATATAGATTTGGATGAGTGCACCCGGTTCGAGGAATTGCGGATCAAATATCGGCCGTGAGATAATACCGTTGTATTTCGTGTGTTTCATAGTCTCATCGATCTTCTGAGACACAACCCATTTATCTCGCATTGCCTCTTGGATCGGACTGTAAAGCCGAGACATGAAATCCCAGAGATATCTGTATCCGGATGCTTTCAGTTCATTCTCATCCCAGTAATTCAATTTGGGATAGTCATTCTCTCGGATACAAATGCCTTTGTAACGATCTTGTACTTCACCGTTTCTGTGCAGCATGTTAATGTTTAACATGTTTGCATTTGCACCGCCTGCATACACATATTCGAGTTGACACACATAGAATCCATCATTTTGTATATCAATTGTGAATCCGTTCTGTGCGTAATCGATATTGAATGTTATATCTGTATTGAAATCATCTTCGTTAAGATTGCCAGTTTGTACATTGAAGAACTTTCGCCAGAACATCCGAAGCTGGTCGAGTTCAGTAATCAATACGTTGAGCAGCTCATTCGTGCTCAACGCTTTCATACCATCACCGTATTCTTTTTTATCAGGCATTTTGTTTATCCTCCTTAGAAAACTCTGATGATTTGACAGGTTTTACAGTATACTCATATTTCCCGGGTTGATCGGTTAATGGAGCAAGATCAATTTCAATCAACATTGGTTCTGGGAATTGAGCAATCAGTGCTTCAGCATCTGTCATTCGGTGGCCACGAATAACGTCATTCACGACAACACCCCTCATCTTCAGTTTGGATTAAAGTCTCATTCATCAGAACTCGTTTGACAGTTATCAATCCACTCTCAATTTCGTCTGCATGAACCGGGATTCTGAGTAAGTCATCACGTCCCTCAATTCCTCCGAGCATGAAATCGATTACTGTCGAACAAACATCTTCACAGATTGCATATACCCACCGAGGGACTTTAATGGGTGTCGTTGAAATCCTACTCCAGTCATATACAGGATCGATTTCCAACAGATAGATGTCACCGATCACAAAATAACTTGTGTCGAGTACAAACACCTCTTTTGTCATGAGACCCACTGGTGCTGTAATCGCGGTATCTTGAAACTGGGGCAAACTATGATACAGTTCGTAATTCAATGTATTGCGAAGAATATTCACAAACGGTTTGAACACTTTGTCCACATTCAAACCATCAGCAGCATATTCAAAACAGTACATGTCGGGATTTTTGTATAGAATATTGAATCCATGTTCATAACAAAATCCGGTATCAGATGAATTATATCGGATTATGAATTCATGTTGCCCATACATATCCGGTTGACATGTGAAACTACAAAGTGGAATAGTATTGATAATAGAATCACCATATACAATTTTTGCCACTACCTGGTTTGGAGTTACATCAATCGCATAACCCAACATGTTCTTGACCTGGGTCGGTGATAAATCAGGGGCATCAGCAATATATTTTGCTCTAAGCCTCGTCAATTCATTGACTGCATCCCGGTCGACTATCATGATTCGTACAGCTTTGATCATGCAATCCTGGATATCATGAACTGATAATGTTTTTGACACGTCGTCCATATTCACACTCACTTCCTCTTCATCATATGACGGATTCGTAAATCTATTCACAGTGGTCGCAATATTATCTGTCAAGTCATTGAAACAGCCTTTTCCGAATATGTCGAACCACTCATCATAACCACCAGTATCATCCGAAATTGTGACATCCACTTTTCCGTCATAAATTTCACAGAACGGATCATATTCAGTATATACCCCGTCTTTCATCTTTTTCAACGAGATTTGGATATAATCCGTTCCATCTTCATAGTCAAGTGAAATGAATATAGACGAATAGTTATTCGAATCTTTCATTCTACTATATCTCCACTCGACATAATCTTTGTATGTAACGGAATCATTATTTATTCTTGATCTTGTGTAATAGCCTCTTGCAAAATCAGTCTTCTCAACCCACCATTTGTCGATTGTTCTGATGACATGCGCGAGTAAACTTATCACGTCATCGGCTGACATTTTTCGTTCCATTATTATCACCTTTCTTCATGCAAGATATCCATCTAAGATGGAAGCATTTCGTTCAGCTGCTTCGGTACCGATCAGGCTGTCATCAAGAAGTTTATGAATGTATTCTCGCTGCCAGTCTGTACCAGATGTTTGCCATATATTCAGTTCATTATGTGTCAGCAATACATCGTACACATGGCAATCGTAAAATATGCGAATGACATGTGGTGATACAGGGACGACGATGCATTGTTTTCCCCGGAAGATGAACGGTCGAATGAGTTTCTTATGAGACACCAGTTCCATATGGAAAACCTCCTTCATTATATAATACAAATTCACCACAGTTGAATCTCACAATCACTTGTTCATCATTGAGTGTCATATATCCGTATGATGCGCCATATCCGATTTGAATACGATTGATGTCTTTTGTCGGGTAATCAATACCATCAATTCTGATATAATCGTGTGCAAATATGTCGGTCATAAGTTCATCTTCTATTGATGTTGAATTATTTTCACACGTCCATACCACAAGTGCAGACACACCTGCGATTATCAGTATAGCCAACATCAAAGGAGTTATCTTTTTCAAAAACTTTTTCAAGGTTCTGTTCAAGTCTCTTCACCACCATTCATTTCTTGACTTTTCCTGATCAGTTCATCTTTCCACAGTTCTGTATTTACTTGCACGATTCGTGCATATATTTTGAATAGGGTATTGACCCATTCTTCATCTAATGCAAAACGTGCGAAGTAATCCGTGTTGTACCTGAAGTCAATTGAATCTGATGATATCTTAATGATGTAATTGTCTATACACCACTTCCGAAGATCTTCGATTTCAGCTTCTTTACAACCAATTGCACGAATTCTGGAAGTAATTACGAAACCGGTATTATCATACATTTCGGCGAGAACCAAATATGGATACGTATGAATTGTCCATAAGGAATGGGCTTTTTCTATATGAAGCTTTGTTACTTCGCATAGCATATTTCGTAGATAATCACTGTGAAATTGGTCAATGATCTCACATACGATATCTTTCGTAATATACACTTTCATGATTTGACACCTTCATTATCGAACTGCATAAAGAACGTGTTCAAGCATGAATGACGGAACATGACCATATACACTTCCGAAACAATCTTCTGTCGGACCATTCACTGTATATGTTGGAATCCGCGTAATACAGATATGATCGTCTCGAGACGTTTCACCAAGCGTTCCATCATCTTGTAATCCAATTGATCGAGCCAGGACATCTGCTCTGATTGTGAACCGCATCGGTTTCTTTTCTTTTGCGTCATAATAGATGAAAATCGCACGTGTATCATCCGTGTCGAATCCATCACAGATTATGGTTGTTCGAAATCTGTCTGAACCGTCACCGTATTCATTTGTAAACGTGGGTCCAATACCATTCCGTGTCAACCGATTATACAAAGCGGAACCTTGTGCCAGAATCAGTTCATATGGCATACCCTGACGAAAATAATCACCGACACGGAATTTGTATTTAACTTTAACATTCTTATTCATGACTTTCGCATCTCCAAATACAATATGATTTTCGTCAATATACTTTTCGATTGCTTCTCTCATAGAATCATCGAAACGTTTATCGAGTTTATGCTGGGTGTCATCATGAAATGAGATCAATTCATCAATCGAAACTCTGAACCAGTAATCCCGATAGTATACCCATTTCACGGTGTTATCCGATGGACAAATGGTTGCAATATGACCTCGAACTTCAACTGTCCAAGGTTCGCACTGGAAATGATTTGTCACATGCATTCGGTGTTTTACTTCCGAAACAACTGTCCCACCATGCATCATATTATCAGTCCCTCCTGTATTTTAAATGATAATGTTCGATGATCTTATTCAAATCATTCGCGAACAATTTCTGAATATCGGTCATCCATGGATGATTATCACAAATGATTCCTTTCTTTTGGTCGACTTTATTCTCAGAAGGATCAGCCACGCTCAAGTATCGGTTATAATCAAAGAACAATCTGATGATACGATCATCCACATCAATCAGTTTATCTGGATTCTTAAATATGACTGTGCAGCTGCCTGTTGAATCCATGAAAATGATATCAATGTTTGCTTCCGCAGAATAACACCTTTCCTCTGTATTGGTGTCAATATGAAGCTGATGCCATTTGATTCGATCAACAAATGCTTTCTGAACAGAATTTTTCAGAGCTTTATATAACAAATCTTGTTTCGGAAAACGGACATAACATGACCGTTCACGATACGTCTCTTCCTTCATTAATACATAATCTGGATTATCGTAAACAGTTGAATGTACCGCATAACTCTGCATGTTTTTATCTATTTTCGAATCCAATACGACGATTGCACGAACTTTCGGATTCCCCATGATCAAATTCAGGATGTTAATGATGTCATATTCTGTATCTTCTTCTTCGAATTGAATACCGACAATAATTTCATCCGTGAACAGAAAATCAGAAATACCATACAGAAGTTCATATCGTAATACAACGTCACAATAGAATGTTGATTTACGATGTTGACTCTTTTCATCATAAACATTCTTCAAAAATGGCTGAATTCGAATGTTTTTCATTATTGAACATCCTTTCAAAAAATTGTATATGGGGCGGTTTCCCGCCCCATATTTTTTATCAGTTTATTTCAGTCTTCCTTCAGAATGCTTCACGAGGTCCGGATACACAAGTTCCAACAACTCTTTGAACTGCGGGTGAGGAGCTCCGGTCGTTCCATGCATTCTCAGATTCAGCTTGTGCTGCCACTGAGATTCGAAACAAGCATTCCAGATATCAGCTTTGATGTCATGTGGGAGTCTTCCACGAGCAGCCTGTGCAGAAATACCATGCTTGACGAACCACATATACGATTCTTCGTCAGCTTTGGTGTCTTTCAACCATCTCTCATATGCTTCCGGATTATCACGGATCTCCTTCATCGGCTCAATGATCGTGAGTTCTCCACCGAACTTCTTGACATCATACTTGCAGTAGCGAGTGCTCTCCATCGCATAAGACTCCTCTTCACGATGTCTGACAAGCTCATGGGTGATACCACGGTTTGTGGTGAACATGACAATGTGTGGGATGATGTCACTCAGATACATGTCGAAGTATCCGTGAGACTTGTAGTCCTGAATCAGCTCTTCTCTTGTGAAGAACATGAACGGGGACTTGACATCATCCGGATTATTTGTTTCAGAATCGTCATACTCCGGTTCATACTTCTGGTGGAGTTTGTTATAGAGATCCCCATATACTTCCGGATACTTTCGAGCCAGGCACCAGACGAGATCCATGAACCCGTCAAAATAATCCTGGTCAAACATGAACTCACCACGAAGCCATTGTGTAAACCAGTCATAGTATGCGCGGAAGTTGCCGACAGCATATTCACCGGACATATGAATGAAATGCGGTTTGGTAGCCTGGAAGAATTCGAGGAAATCGATATCGGTAATCTTCAGATAGACATAACCGAATTCGATCATTGCAAGGTGACACCTTCTCACAAGAGCTGCAACAAACTTTGTTGCGGATTCCTCAGTGATTTTGTCTTCAGACTTGTAGCAGGTTCTTCCAACTTTCTCGATGATTTGATACTGTGTCATGCCTGTGGTGTCAAGCAGATGTGCTTCTTGCTTAATGATTTTCATTTTGATTTGTCCTCCTTATTATTCAATTCATTCAGTTTAGTTTCCTTCAGAGCAAGTAGTTCTTCTAACCATCGAACCCTCTGCCAATCCAGTTCGCTATTCTCAAAACTGAAACCTAGAACCATTTTATCATTTTCGATTGTTCTTTTCAGTTCATCAATGTCTTCAATGAGACGATTGGCATCTTGTAAAATACCTTCTGTTGTGATCATTATCTGATCATGTTTACTGGAAGCGATGTACTTGATCCAGACTTCTTCGTTTTTGATATCCTTATCCATAATACGAAGTTGAATAATCGGTGCTCGTTCACCCAAGACATTGAAATCCCAGAATAAAGGTTCACCATTTTTCGAATATACGCATTGCTCAAGTATAGCAGCATAACTTTGCCTAAGGACAATCTCGCTGAGATCAATACCTTCTGTCTGTAAAACCTGACAGCGCAATCGGTTATCCAAGAACTTTATGAGATAAAAATCTCCTCGTTTTGATTCAGTCATGATTCGCTATTCTCCATTGATTCTTCACAGGCTTCATCAAATTCTTCCTCTTCGGATTTGGATGTCAACTCTCCGACACATTCGACGGCGACTTTATATGCATTCTCGAAGTTTGCATCTGTACCGATCGACTCGTCTTTATACCTAGAACTCATGTCTGCAAACCGAACGGTCCAACCATTCGGACCAGCATCAATACGCACGGACAATCCATACTTATCCACGAAATGTTCAGTCCGTTCAATTTCAGATACCGGCATCATGCCGAAAAATCTTTTCATTATGATTTATCCTCCTTAGTTTTTATATGGTTTTGTCAAACCCCTGCGTGTAAAGAGCCTGTGGAAATCATTGATACTGATCTTCATTTCACCAATACGGATATACTCAATTTTTAGTTCCCTGAGATATTTGTTTGTATACGGAAACCAACAACAGGGATATGCCTCATTCAGTGCGATATCAGCGATCCAATAGAAATCATCTTCTGTGAGTGGATGATCTCCATCAGCTTCCCAGTCCTTGTAATTGTTTCGCATATCCATCCAACCAATCTCGAGAGCACCTTCCAGCAGTGTTGGAACATATCTCACTCGATCAATCAATTGCATCCAATGTGGAAACAATATGATCCTCCTGCACTTCGGACATGTCACGAATGGATATCGATGATATGGGAAATGATTGAGTAACCTGGCATTCAGTGTTTGATACATATCGATACTGTTCAATTTGTCGCGAAGATCAGTATAACTGATCGGCGAAGTCTGATGACAGTAGATACACTTCATTGTGAACCGATGCCTTTCGAATGGCGTCATATATCTGACATAGGGAGGATACCTGACCGGATCACGACCAGGTATTACTTTCTTACGAAGATCCTCAATGTCCAAATACACCATAATTTTGAAGTCATCTTCTTTTGAAAATTCTTTAAACGGATTTGTGAGGTATGGAATGACGAATGTCCTGTTTGGGCTAAGTCCGTACTCATCGTTCATTTTGACCTTTTCTATAGGAACGTCACTCTTCGGAATCGGAGTTGCCATTGTCATCCTCCTTTTCAAATAATGTGGCATGATGTTCAAGAATATCACCAGATCCTGTCACAAACTGTCGATCGTTTGATATCGGGTTATTCTTTTCAGCATGATCGACCGCGTTGAAATACGTGTTGAGTGTTTCGACTTCCTCAAACGATTGCATCGGTTTTGTAAGACCGATATCGAGATTAAGCGGTTCAATCTCTTCAGCAAGAGTCTCGTGATATTCAAAGACCGCTTCGTCTTCTGTCATTTCAATCTTGTCAAAATTGAAGAAGTGTGGTGGAAGTGAATTAATAAAATCCGCTGCAGCTTGTTCAAGGGTAACACCCAGCGGAAGTTCACTCCGTTTGATTACATGTGTAATTTTGTCCACTCTTATCACCTTCATCAAAGTCGAGTTTAACATATCCATTATCGATTTCACTCTTCAACACACGGATATACTTCCGTGTGTTCGATAGCTTGATGTCGAATGCCCATACAGACATGTCAGGACACGGTACCGTTGACATGAGTTCACACGGATACCACACACCTGTCGTCAATCCATAGTTCTGCATGATAGCAACATATTTGTCTTCATATGGATTGTGATCAGGTGTCGGAATCTCGTGATATGTATCTCTATCACATATCATGAATCGCACATTGTGTGTATCATGTTTTGCAGATATCAAATCCATAAAATTTAACATCTCCTTTTGGTGATATACCGATTCTGGCTTCGGTTGTTACATCGGGATGTTGAGCAATATCAACATGTGCCTGTGTAGGATGGTCAATTTCACCTAACCATTTTCCTTCTTTGATCAATCGATCATGACGCTTTTCGAAGTCAGCAATGGCATCTGATATAAATTCCGGAGAATATATGCGCCCATTCCGGTTCTTATATCTGATAACTTTCTTGCGAATGAATCTTTTGTATTCGTAGCCATGGATGAGTCCATGTCTTTTCGCAAGTCTATTAAGTTTCTTACGTTTCCGCCAATTCATTCAAGCACCCCCTTCTCTCACAGAACTCTTTCAATTTTGGAAGCAGTGTCGAATTGATGTAGTCCTCGCGCAGATCATACCAATCATTGTATTTTGACTCAAAGTACTTTGCCTCCTCGAAATCATTCATGAAGTCAGTATTATCTTCTGCAAATCGATACATCAGATATCTCTGTTTTAACGTCATCTCTCTCAGATGCTCCATCAGAGCTCCAACAAGATGACGTTCAATGCGATCCTTGTTCTCCGGTTTTCCACAATCCGCAAGCGTCGCATTGATACATGCAATATCCAAGTTTTCTTCATCAACAACGACATGTGCAAGACCACCAGACGAACATCCATCCAGTGTATAAATCGTCCATGTTAACATGAGACAAATTGGCATGTTGGGATGACACGGTACACGTTCAATATTTGCATTCATTTTTATTCATCCTCCATGTATTTCGATTCTATGATGAGAATCATCAATTTCGGTTTTATAACCTTCATCAAGATCTAAACATCTTTCATCCAGATGTGCACCATGAGGATGATATATTTCATCACACACGAATTCCAGATCATAGTCCCCATACCCTTTTTCAATAAGCCCTTGCATGAGCTCAACGATTTTCCGAACTCTCATTCTTCATTTTTCGTCCTTTCTGTTGTAGTGGTTATTGATGTTCGCCATCATCAGATACTCGTTGATCTTCAACTTAAGTACATCATACCATCTGTCAGTTGGAAGATGCTCACAGTCGACCGCGTTGTATATCATCGGATACGGTAAACGTACAAAAGTTCTTGGATCAAGTTGAAGAATATCCGTCTGATGACTCGTGTGTGGTATATCGATACGAATCAGACCATTATCGAAACATGTCAACCACATACTTGCTGGGTTATATGCTCCACTACAAGTCCACGTTCGTCCCCAGTATACTTCGAACTCATCTTTGGCGAATGTACTGAAAAATGATTTGATTCCATTAGTCTGACCAATAACGGTCGGAAGATAACGTTTGTCAAGTTCTGCAGCCATAACATTGAGAATCTGAATCAGACCAATTGAAAACAAATACCGTCCATTCAGCATAGCTTCTTTCTTCATTCGTTCACCGGAATCATCCATCATTTCACCGATGAGATATGGTGGCCAGATATCCATCTCTTTCTCAATGTCTTTGACATAGTCAGTGATCATCTTATCTCTTTGCTCTTCTCTCGAGCAATTGTAATTATTCCGTCCAAGCTCGAATTCAATTTCGTTTTTGATATCGAAATATGTGTGGAACGGTTGATCTTTGTCAAGCTCTTTGAGCATTTCAGACTTCTTGAATCCCATACACTGTTCAACCCAATCCGGATCAGCACAGCTCAGATGATATATCCGTTCGTTGAGCATGAGCATTTCCATCGCTTTCGGATCAATGATACATAAACCCTGGTTGTATGATAGATACACGAACAGAATCTGAATGTCAGGATTGTCCGGATCTGCAGGTTTCGGGTCGAGTCTCCGGAATCTAATCAGCGTGTATGGATCCCAGTAGTGGGCTGGATAATCATGAACATACGACGCATTATACCTCTTTTCACAGAGATACTTATACAACGCGCAAAAGTATAGACGATTCATTCGTCATCCTCCTTCTCATTATCCCATGGACGGCATACTGTCAAATTCACAGCCCCATAGTAATTCATATGATCAGCTGTGTCGATGTCGATATCCTTGACCCATTCAAGGAATCTCGGATAAGTGTCGTCCTCATCGTTGTTGCTCACGTTCAGAAAATGTGCAGACCAAGTTTCTGAGAAAGCAAACCATAGTTTCTCGAGTGTCATCAAATCACAGTTGATCTTGATATGATCGGCTTCGAGAAAGTTGACAAGCTTTTTCATGTCAGCCGGAAATTCGAAGTTACACTCTTCAAACGGTGTTGGTGGAAATTCAAGACATTTCATTTCTGAATACCTCCTAACCATTCCTGATATCTGTTATACACTTCCTGAAATACGTCGGTTGTACATTCACCATTGTGAAAGTCCGCTGTGAAACTCAGTGTGATATTCGATGCATCATCAGATGATGTCATTGCTGATGGATAACACCCCTGTGCAATCTGCATATGCTTGATAGCTTTTCCAGATTTGCTAGTTGTGATAAGCAACATGTCAACTCCAGTTCCAGCTTTATGTGCTTCGGAACGATGTTTGCCTTCGACAAACCATTCGTAGAACGTTTGCCCACCGTGCTTCATACCGAAATCAAGAATCCGTTTCCATTCCTTGAATTTGGAATATCTGAAGTATCCACGGCGTTTTTCAAGTTTCTTCTTTTGGCGTCTGTTCATTTTTCAAATCCTCCGGTGTAGGAAATAACCCATTCCATTCAGGTTTGAGTTTTGTAATCCCCATGTAGTCAACAAATCCAAGTTGTTCTTTCCGTGTTCGATCACACATTTCACTTACCGCTGATTCAATCTTTTTACCGATCAATACTCGCCAAGCTTCACTTCGTTTCTCTTTGCAATATGTCATATATAGGTCGAGATGACATAGCCCATAAATTACACTTCTCCATTCATAATAATGGGATTTTCCATGCGCATGTGCGATTTTACGAAGCTTCTTACGTTTTCTCCAGTTCATTATAACCCCTCCAAGAGTATCAATCAAAATTGTGTTTGACGATAATATTTGTTGGTTTGTCAATTTTGATTGATTGAGATGTGGATTCGTCATTTGTAAATTGAACGATCATCTCGTTCTGTTGTTCAAGATCGTCAACGTTCTTCATAACTTTTGCATACCATTCTTCCTGAGTCATACAATACTCAGGAAGTCCGGCTTTGCAAAACATTTGATTCATTCTGGGAAGAACCTCTGACCAGTGAATCAAACAGTTCTTGAGTGCATACTCGAATGCGGCGTAATGAATACAAAACTTCAGATTACGTTTGTATTCCCAGTAATGGGTGTATCCATAATGATGAGCGATTCTACGCTGTTTCTTACGTTTCCGCCAATGCACTCAATCCACCTCCATTCCCATCGCTTCACATGAATTACCGGCAAATCGTTTGCGTCGATCAATAAGATCATCAAGATGTTCCTCAATACGTTCACCATCAGTAGGACCCAGATCGATCGGACCGAGATGAATCGGTTCGGACGGAGTCTCTTCAACACCTTTGATGGACATGTTACCATATCGACCGACAACTTTACGTAAATCAATCGTAGCACTTGAAGGATACTCAATCGCAGAACCACCCAGGATATGCTCATCAGCCATAATCTGCCTACGCATGCGATCTGTATCACCATGCTCAATTGTCAGCTTAGCTGACACCATTTCAGGCATCTCACGAATAGCTGACAGTTTGGCTGATGTCATCGATTTATGACCGTCAAGCGGACCCTTTGGAAGCGGTACTGCAAGCTCATCTGGTTTGTATCCGTTCTTGAAAGAATCCTCATCGATGGAGAATGAATGGATTTTATCACCGACCATTCGCATGCTCATTGATGGAATCACGTCAGGTTTCACAATATCAGCATATCTACCGAAACTGGAAACGACACAATTTTCCAATTCCGGCATTCCGTACCGTCTATATTTCCTGTTGAAAATCTTTGTCGGAGCTTTCGTGAATAAAACGGTTTTTGCATAATTAAACATATACTGCTTAAAAGCATACGGACCGTCGTTATTGACAACAGGTCCAAAGATATCGTACAGAATCTTCACCCGCAATTTATAATCGCGATAATGAAAGAATCCTGCACGATTCTCAAGTTTCTTCTTTTGACGCTTGTTCATTTGCCTTTCCTCCATTCAGTATATTTCTGATCTCATCTTTCAAATGTCCTGCAGCCCAGTTGTCATCAACAAACGAATCGATCAACGCATTAATTTTTTCGATCATCACATCGGTTTTCGGAATATTGATACCGATTTTCTTAGCAGTCGCCTCGGTAATCACTTTTTCCAGATTTGGATCGTATTGCTTACAAATCCGCAACCATTCACCGGAAAGTTGATGATCCATAAATATTGAACTGAATTTACTTGCTCCCGGATAATTGTTTCTTATATAATGCAACATGATATCGTTGACGATATCTTGGTTCGGTATTCCAAATACACAAGCGGTAACTTCTCCTTTATAAGCGTCAATCCAGCATGGGTGCTCATTCAAAGACTCAAAGTCAATCTTGTTCCATTCCTCTGTACTGTAATCTTTGAAGTTGATACGCTGTGTGCGGTTTTTGTCAACAAACAATTCAAATGTGTCATGCCACATCACAACCCGAAGTTTTACTCGAGTAGGGGAAACCCTTTCAAGGAATGTTACAAATGATATTGCCATGAGTTTCTCCTTTCAGAATTGATGGAATGTGACGGTTTCATTCGATGGATCCACATTAATGTTGTCTGTGCAAATTGTTGTTTTACACGGATACATTCCATTGTTAGTCATATAACTGTTGGATTTGAACTCATAGTTTCTGTCGGAAAAGTCAAATACACGAAACGGGAGCACAACGGCTCCCGTCCCATCCATGTTTGTTTCACGTTTTGCTTCACAACAAAACTTAATTTGATAATTGCCAGCACCCGTTGTCTCAAGTGATTCAAGAATTGCTTTCAATTGACTCACTGTCATGTTCTTCAGCCTCCTTTATCACCGCTGCTTTCCAGTGAAAATAGTCCTTCCATCCTGGACCAAATGCCACATCCATCAGCCGTTCAAACATCTTTGGATTATGTTCTGCTATTTCTCTGAGTGTGCTTTTCTCAGTAATAACAAACTCTTCTTTCCGCTTAACAGGTTTCGGTTTTTCAACAGGTTCGATGATTATGCGAAACTTCTGACTCTTCGGAAATTTCTCCATGAATCGATACAGACGACCCTGAAGAGAATTGATAAATGACGGTTTGAAAATCGTCGTTTTGTCAATCGTTGCAATTTCAATACGTTTATCCATTTAAACCTCCATTGGGACTTTTACAAAGATTTGTCCCGTGTTGAGATCTGTATATGGAATCAGTGTCTCAATAAGTTGATCTGCTTCATCAAAGAATACAACACTAAGAGTCTTTTCGTCACAGTTCTTGATGAGACAATGATACCATGTTCGCGGTTTGATATTCCATGTTTCCGGAATATCTTTTACGAACGCAAGTGTGACATAATTGCGATAACAGAACTCTGCAAACCCAAGTGGTGCTTTAACCATCATTGTCTTCATCCTCCGATTCAAATGACTTAATTGTCACTGGACGATCAATAGTCGTTCTGAGGAAATCCCTACATGTTGTGAGCACAATATCCGTGAACAATTTTATGTCCCCATCTGCGTCATGTTGGTTGATTGGATTCCCATCATAATCGTAAACATCCATTGCAAGTTTCCATTCACGATCCACAATATTGATTCTGACGATAACATGCGTTTTGATTGGTTTAAATGATATGACGATGTTGAACCTGTCAGGGTCGTCAGCATTCTCTTGCAATGACAATGACGCGATTGTGCCATCATCGTTGAACCCAACATAGGTATCACCGTGTTCATCGGTGACATCATCTTTTACACTAGCAACCATACGGCAACCGTCGATCAGATTCCAGGTGTTACCCTCTGCACCAACCAGATCTCCAGTATGAACAATGAACAGCTCTCGCTTACCAGCGTCAGCCTCTTTGATGTTGTCAGCCAGGTCGAACATGATCTTATGATATAGCATGTTTGACAGTGAAAAACCTGTCGCAAAAGAATTGGTAGATTTCATTATTTCCTCCTTATTCCAATCCGCATAATACGAATTCTGTGATTCGAACAATCTTTTGATTTTTTGCCGTCAATCAACATATGGGGTTTGATACCAAAGATGCTTTTGTTCTCATCGGTGATACCAAGATGCTGTTGAACGGGAACAACCGAAGCATCGTTCGAACGTACAGATGTCACGAATCCTACACAGTTATGCATGTCAGGAATCATGTTGTCACTGGGTGTACGCATGACAGGAATACCTTTTCCATGTGTCATGATTTCCTGAAACACCGCATCATTTTCAATATACTCAGTAAACATCCCGCTGTAAGTTTGTGATACTCGCAGCGGGATAGAATATGTTAACTGAGCAATGTTTCCTTCACTCATTTGTTTTCCTTTCCGGAACAATACATTTCCGAATCCAAATTTTGTCACTCATCAGCTGTTCAATTGTGATCTTGTAACCGGTCGAACCAAAGACATCACCGATAACCCAGATGCCGTCCGAAACGACTGAATCGATCATTGCATATGACTCAGTGCCCTTGATGTCTGGTAATGTACCTTCGATCCACTCGATGAAAATCGGAGTTCCCTGTTTGAAATAATCCTCATCGACAACCAGTTTTGTCTGGAAAAGGATACCTTTGTATTGATCGGCATCTTTCGTGACACCTTTCACAATGTCTTTGAACCATTTCTCATTATCGAGATTTATGATTCGCAAACCTGATAGATTTCGGCATTTCTCCTCGAAGGCTCTTTCCATCGGTAACGTTACAGTTCCATCGATGTCAACAGATTTTTTGGTTAGATCGAGAAGTTCATCAGCTTCTTTTTTCATATCCATCATATATCGAGAGAATGTCTCTTTATCGATTTTGGTGTTTGATGGAACATCCATGATGTCATATTGGAGTACGAGTCTGGTCGCACAACTCCAGCAAAGTGGTATTCCCATGAAGAGATGAATCTCATCGTCGGGCCACCAAGGTGAATGTGATTTCCGATGGCATCCACATACGAAACAATCATGTCGATTGATTGTCTTTGGATATGATAATTCTTTCGGCATTGTCAATCCTCCTCAATTGAATTATTCTTTGACGGTGTCCACCAGATATTGTACGCACGCAGAATCTCGATACCTATAGACAGCTTGCGATATTCCCAATTGACTTGTGACGATCTGATATTGCTTCCAACAAGTTCATGAATTTTCTCATATAGTTCGTCACAGATTTTCTGGATTTGCTCAGGACTTCTTCCACGATAGAAATCATGAAGTTTCTCATCTTCAGCAGTGAATTTCTTCATCCGAAAATAGAAGTCCATATCAATCGGCTCTGTTGCTGATCCGTCATAAAGTTTAATATGCTCGAGAAGTGTGTCACGATCAATGTCATCATTCGTAACGAATGAGACTTCTGTCCTAACAGGATTATCGAGCATTCCTGTCGATGATTGGTTGATACACCAGAGTTCAATTTTCATTGTAGATCTCCTCCCATAATGATTTAAGATTCTGATACAGTTCCTCGGAAGGTTTGATAGGTTCCTGAGGAACACTCAGTCGATATCCATGAAACGGATAATATGTTATTGTATCTCCGTCACGTTCGCATTTGGCCTGTGAACTGTCAATGTATTCCAATCGTTCATTGACGCGTTCAATAGCGCGTTTGAATTCGTTGAGATATTGCGGATGGGTCATCTTGATATATACATCGTCAAAGCTTTTACAACCATAAAGCGTTTTGAATATATCCAGGATCCATGTATCGACCTCTCGTGCTGCAGCATTTGAAGCTTCAATCAATTGACTTTCAAGTTCGTGAGCAATCCCATAAACATGCTCGGATGCTTCGAAAGCTTCCTTTGCAGCCTTGAAATCTTCTGCAGTAAATTTCGGAAGTTTTGAACGTACAAATGTAAAGTCGCCAATCTTGATGTCTGGTAATGTGGCATCGTCTTTCGGTTCGGCTGTTGACAAAGCTTTTTCCAGTTCTTCCATTTTAAGCAAGACAGCCTTGAAACCATTGCCTTTATACGGTCTTGAATGAAACTCCATATCCGAAACAAAAAGTTTCAGATGTTGCCATGCGGATTCGTAATTAATTGGCATTTGATATTCCTCCTTGTTTTCACACAACACTGTGTGTTTTATCATGATAATAATATATTCGTAAAGAAAAAAAGAATCGCGGGGTAATCCCCGCGATCCCATATTATAGATGCCAGCTGTCACCGGGCATGCCGAGATACTCTTTCTCGATGTGATGAGCGATCTCGAGAGCTTCGTCGTCAGTGACATTACCAAATACCTTCCGAATATGATTCCAGCGGTCTTCAAAATATTTCTGACAGATCTCATCGGTGGACTCCGGCATGAATGATGCATTAACCGTAACCTTGATACAGTAGTCAATACGTGAATGCATCACATCAATGAGAAACTTCATTTCAACATCAGTCACAAGAATATCCTGTTTATGAAGATCTATGCGGGCATCCTCACTGGTAGTACCCCATATTTCATGAGGCGTCTTGGGTCCTAAAACGAATATCTCATGTGCCTTCATTGGAATATCCTGTTGACGATAAATCATGATGCTCCATTCGCGGGAGAAGGCTCGTCTGTACTCTTTAACGAACATTCAGGAATCTCCTTTCCGTCACGGCTAACGATAACGCCATCACCAGTGATCTTGAACGCAGTATCATTGTCGAGACCCATATGGGCCATATATTTGCACAATCCGTTCCAGTGTTCGGAATCATTGTGCAGAACATACAAAGCGCTACCACCCAGACCTAGTGCAAGCTGTACAAGAATCTTGAGTTTCGCGACTTCAGCTTCAAGCTGTTCAATCCGTTCTTTCTGGGTCATGATCGTTACCCTCCTTTGGTAAAATATCCAGGCCTTCAGGTGTCAGCTTAAAAGGAAAATCATCGACACCATGATTACGTGCCCATTCCCAAATACTCTGATACCATTTCTTCAAGACTTTGTCAGATGGCACCATGCCACCGCCATGATATTGCGATAGTACCGGTAATGACTGATTAGTCAGTGCCAGTGTTAAGCTCACAACTTCCTTCAGTTGTTCAAGTTCTTCCCGAAGGACAACGTTCTCCTGTTCCAGAGCAATTAACCGTTCAGCGAATTCCGTCAATTGAATTCCCGGTTGACTAATCGGGACTTTGATACAACGGGCTTCATTTGTTGTGATGTTTTCTTTCCAATAGTTTGGATCATTTGGATCATCACAGATTTTTTTAATTGTCACTGGTGTTGATGATGAGTCTGGAAACGGGGTATCCCGTTTGGTGGTATTGTTGAAATCGCAACCACCACCACTCAGACGGAATCCATCAATCTCAATCATACGATATCCCTCCTAAAAATGTTTGTATGGAATGGTGGGCCGAAGCCCACCATTCATATTTTTCAATCTTTTGACTTCCGATTCATCAACGACTCAAAGTCAATTGTGAGGGAACGGGTGTCCATCATCATCTTGATCGCTTTCATTTTGATATTTAAGTAATCATGGAACGGACGATGTTCAACAAGATACGTGATAGATGGAGAGACCGACATGTTTGATTTTTTGTAATACCGGGTTCTTCCATCATCCTCGTCTTCATATGCGGGAGGATCCCATATCGGCAAAGCTCTGTCAACGAGAATTCTTCTGACTTGCATTAGAATTTGTCCAAGACGGTTGTCACCGGTAAGCACAATTGTCTCGCTGTCTTTGACCGGGACTTTAGTCGGAATAGCACCCCAGTACTTGTCACCCCAGGTATTTCCCTCAACCAGTCGCATTCCAGATGTCTCGATCAGCTGCCGTGTCAGAAGACTGTTCTGAGAGAACTTCTGATACACAACATACCACATGACGTCGAATTTGATTTCTTCCCAGTCTGAACGAAGCTTGACCTTACGACCCGCAGCCTTTGCTTCTTTCGGTCCCATCTTAGCAAACTTTGCACGGATCTTTGGATCGGTAGTTTTGTAGGACTGGAACATCGCTTCAGCAGAGGTGAATTCATTTCCTTCATAATCCCGAATTTTGCATTTGTGAAAATTCGAAAGGAAAGCGTATTCATCTCTGAAGCGATTTACACATCCCCGTGAGTTGCTTAACAGCTCCTCAATCTGTTTGGTGTCATTCATGACAATTCCTCCTTAAGATTTATTAGCAATCAAACGTGTGAGTTCGACTCCTGCCCATGATACAATGCTAACAATCAACACGATTGTTCCGATGATTAGAATCCATTTTAGGATCTTATCACGTTTCACGTTCTGTATACGTTCTGCTTCAACTTCATGTTCAAGCTTTTCACGTATTTCACGTTTCTTTTCGTCTTCAGGATCTTTTTCCCATGGAGGGATGTAACGATCTTCATTCATCTTTTTTGACCTCCTTGTTGATCTGCGCTTCATATTCAGCCAGCTGATCATGTGCGTCCATACCATATTTGTCTTTGATGTATGAATCTAATAGAGAAACCGGAGCGACCGCTTCCATTTGTGCATCCATGACATCATCCACTGTTAACTGCAGATCATCTTCATCAACAGTTTCAGTCAACTTGAATTTTAGGTTCGGGTCTGATCTGTTTGTATTGATTATACCACGATATGTTTCCATATCCTTTGGAGCAGCTTCGATAATGAATCGTCGAGGATGATCACATTCTTGTGCTGTGATTTCTCGCAATTCTTCTGGGTTATGAATCTCAACCGTCTCATATTCAAGAGCGAGTGGATTCGGTTTCGTGAAGACTTTGAAGTTGTCGTCACAGAAGAAGAATACACGAGGTTCATCCTCACCATATTTCCACCGCAACCATGGTCCTGTGTAATATACACCATTTCCGAAATCAGTGTATCCGTGATAATGACCGAACACACATAACTTTGAGATGCTACCAAGCTGCTCCACAGAATGTATGATCTCATAATTAGCTGCTTTGCATGGACTCTTCGTCTTGGAAGCCATCGGTCCATGACCAACAATCAGATCATACTTCTTATTGAGAAGCTCATCATAGTTGTTCGTATATTCCTGTGGAAGGAACAATGCTTTGATACCACTTCCGATGATTGTTCCTTCACAGGCTTTATTGATCAACCAGACTTTTGCATTCGGAAGTTTATCGAGTGCTTGTGTGAAGATCTCATATTGGGATTGGTCATGGGAATCCGTACCGTGAATGAAATATACCGGTACATGCTCCATACCATTCTTTCCACAGAAATTACACACAAGATTCACCATGAAGAACATTGCGAATTTAGCATCTTCCACAGAAAGTCTACCATCAAACAAATCACCACAGACAAAAATCGCATGACACGGTTCTTTACACTCTTTGATGGTTTCAAGAAACATGTATAAAGAATCCATGAATTGTGATTTGGGTAATTTCACACCTATATGAATATCCGCCATAAATGCATACATTAATCAGCCACCGCCCTAGTTATGATAGATTGATCCATTCTTGATCCAAAGATATATCTGTCTGCCAGCATGAATGGTAACAGCAACATGTTATAGTTGACATTGATAATCCAGTCAACTCTTTTCAAAACATATTGTTCACCATCGATCTTTTCAAACACATACGTCCCGATCATATTCGGAAAACCCTGACAGTCGATCATGTACACATCGTATATATGTCCTGCATTCAACTTATGTACGATTTCACCATTCTCTTTGATAGTTCCGTCAGTTCCGTTTTCACTCAGAATGAATTCAATCGAACGGTTCATTTGCATATAATTTGCAAAATTTATTTGTGACATGGTTATCACCCCCAATAATATTTAGCACTTGCGGATAGATCTCCTTTGTATGAATCCGCGAGTTTTTGTTTCGGAGGCTTATGTTGTTCCTTCATTAGGTCTTCATATAATCGTTGAATTTTATATTGCACACATACCTCATGTTCAACTTTACAACCAGCAGATTTTTGCCATCCTGTTGCGAATACGCATACCGTTGCATCACGCATCATTGCAATGCTATCACCTAACATTGCAATTCGTCCACGACCGACGATTTCTTCAGACTTCGTGAAAGAATCAATGACATCAATATCCTGACCAGTATACCAGTCTCTAACTTTCTGGATAATCTCATTTCTTCTTTGCAGAATCTGCTCGTCAGTCAATCCAGCCATTGGCTGAGAGATGAATACTTTCATATTATACCTCCATACACTTCATTATATTGCAAGAACCATAAGGCTCTCTTTTGTGTTTCGTTCGCTTTTCCGGTGTACCCATTTTCCCATACGGATATACATCCGGTTTTATCACATAGCCACTCATTCGGATCCATACCCGAATAATCTTTCGTATATTCTTCGAAGATCTGATCCATCGATTTACCATAGATTGAAGCGAGTTTCGTCATATGGGATGGAACTGCGTATTCAACTGTTCCGTCTGGACGGATGATCACTTCGAGATAGTGAATGAATGTCTTTTTATGGACTCTGACATCGAACGGAGAATGAAGAACTTTTTGCTGTTCCTCATAAGATGGTAATTCCATAATATCACCTCAAAACATTGTATAGCGGGGTTTCCCCCGCTATACTATTTATTTCGACTCTTCATACATTTTCTTGGTAGCAAGACCGCCACGAATATGTTTCACAGACCAGTTATAGTCAAGCTGTTTCAGCAGCTTTTTGTACTTACGTTTTCCACCACCTTTTACAAATGGAAAATATTCGTGGATGAAAACATGTAAGGTTGATTTTGATAGTCCATATACATGTGCCGCTTGACGAATCGTACATTTCGTCCGAATGATAAACTCACATGCATTGATGAAACTATCCATGTATTTGTTGATGACGCTGTATCGAGGGCCCATTTGTATCACTCCTTAGTCTGGATATGGATCTACATAACACTCTTGTTCGAATTTATCCGGACACACCTTGACGGTTTTTGCATATGCTGGCTGTGCTTTGATTACCATATTGAGATCGATTGGGGTCTTACGTCCACCAACCGCAGCAACATCAATCTGATTTGTATAAGGGCACCAATATGTTTTATATCCATGAATGTGTCCGTGAATATTCAAACGGTTATTGTTTTCTTGTGGCATGTGAGAGAATAAAATATTATCGTATATGAATTTCGGAGTGATGTACTTGAATCCGATTGATGTGTAATAGTCATCCGGGTACAGATCATTGTTTCCGCGAACCAATACCTTTTTACCTTTCAATTGACTGATTACATCCGCAAGTTCTTTCTTACGTTCAACCTCTCCGTCTGTCAAATCACCAAGATTGATAACCAGATCATCGTCGGTTACAATGTCATTATATCGGTTGATGATTTGTTTGAAATCGGAACGTTGTGTCTTCTGTTTTGTTTTCTTGTCATACATCCAAAGATGCCAGTCCGTGCACAAGTAAACCTTGTGACCTTTGTTCAGTGTTGAACGAATCAACGCTACAATCGGTGAAGATTCTTTTGTCTTCGACTCTTTAATCTCCTTACCGATCTCCTCTTCATGACGTCTGGAATACTCCATCATCACCCTATCAAATTTGTCCATACATGTTCTCCTTTCCGGGATTAGTTATGAAATCGTTTTTCCACTAATCTCGGAATAATGATATATCGGTGTAAGAAAAAACATGGGGGCATATGCCCCCATGTAATTATTTCCGTTCTTTCAATTCTAAGATACAGTCACGCCGACGCTGAAGTGTCCGGCGTACTTTTCTCAGCTCCGTAGGATCTTTGATTTGTTGCATGTGGCGATCAGCCGCAGCATCAAATAACCTGATATCAACTCCGCGAAGAGAAACCGTATTCATGATCGCAATCCGTTTATTCAACGGAACTCCGATCGCCTCCAGCCAACGTTCAAAATTGTTCGGAAGATCAGGTATAAACACATTACCCGCTGCGAGCCATGCCATCAGGAACATGTGATTCGGTATATCATCAATCTTTGTACTGGAATTATCCTCATTATCAGCAACAGGATGAATAGGATGAGATGACGCAATCTCAATCCACCCACCACTTGGTGCAATATAACCTTTTTCTTCGAGAGATGTCCCGGTCAGAAAATATCCGAGTATTTGTGTATGACCTTTGTCACAGAGTATTGTTGTTTGTGGATTGAAATCCGGATCAGTGTTTGCAAGATATACACGACCACCAGCTGCATCACAAGCTTTCCACATTTCGTACACATACGATGTATCTTTCTCAACTTCTTCGAGACAATATGCATACAGCTGATCTCTCTCAGACGGATTGAAAAGATAACCGTCAATTGTTGCAAAATCTCCTGTAAACGTGTCATTGATTTTGACAGGAATTTTGATAACAATCGGAGTTCTTTCAGTTAGCATTATTATCACCTCCAATTCGCGTTGGACCAACCGAGAATTCATTTACAATTTCAACGATCTTGTCAATCCAATCATGGAACATCTTGACATTGCGTTCATCATTGAACAGCTCGGAAATCAATGCTTTGAAATCATCAATCGTATATTGTCCTGCAAGTTTACAAGTGTTTTCTCCAGGATACCGGGATTGTATGAAGTTCTCGATATAATCGGTTGCTGTCTCGAAATCAAATAGAATTTCTTTGCAAGTGTCCATCTTATCCATACCAAGGCGAATGTTTACCCAGAACTGGATAATTTCATCGCCAAGCTTCGGCGAATCCATCACATCAAAATTGTAGAACATTCCCAGCCGTAACCGATAAAGCTCCTCACCATTTGACGTGATTTCAGCTTCCCAAATCATATCCTCGTTGAAATCAGTTGATTCTTTGAGATTAATTGTGATCGGTTCCGGATGAATCGGAATACCATCACAAATGTTTGTCGTCTCGTCGTAGTACTCGAACATCTTGCGACCGACAAGAATATGAGTTGCTTCATCACATTTAGCCACAGTCTCCTGAATTTTGTCAGCGACATTGTTCATTTGCGTCAGGATACTCTTAAAGTTTCCATACCATAATTCATTCATAAAAATACTCCTTTCAATGGGTGGGGCGTTGGCCCCACCCCTCAACTTAAAATGGCTTGAACAGATTATCCGGAACTTCATCCGGTGTGTAGATAGGAATGTTCAGCTTCTTTGCTCTGGATACTTTATCGGACTGGAAATTCTTGTCCTTTACGATCAATGCTTTCAAATCGTTTGTGAAACCACCGACCTCATAACCGTTGTCAACAAGCTGTTTTTCAAGCTCCTTATCACGGAACCCTGTGAAGCATACACGTCCAGCATAATTGCCCCATGGTGTTGTTGGTTTCAGCTTCTCCGGAATCCAAGACATCAATGATTGAATCTCTTCTTTATTCCGAAGATATCCGTCAAAGATCTTTTGAATTTTGATCTTACCGACCGATGGAATGTAACCCGTATTCAGAATCATCTCGGGGAAACTTCCATCGATCATTGCACGAATAATCGGTTCATCACCCAGAACACGAATAACTGCAGACCAGGTTTTTTCATCCGTATCATTGAATGGCATTGCTCCAAGGAATCTTGCAAGGGTTGCTTCAGACAAAGCTTTATCAACCGACTTCACCATGTTGTCATATGATGTATACCCAAATCCTTCTGTTTGAGCAATGCAATCATCCCATTTTCGCAGATCATACAGATCTTCGATTTTAGTAACGAATTCATTGTCATACAACTTCGTCAGAACTCCTTCACCAAGTCCAACCATTCTCATCTTTTCAGCATGGCGAATAATGGCACCCAGCTTCAATCCTTTACATTCAGGATTCTTACATCTGACAATGACGCCTGAATTGTAATCCAGAGCTGCACCACATATCGGACAATTTGTCGGCAGCGGTATTGGATAATCACCATCGTGATACGATTCCAGAAAATATGGTACGATGTTATACATGATTCGTATCGTATCACCATGCCGAAGTTCCATAGATCTGACGCGATCGAGTGTCGACAACGTTGCATGATCAACCGATATTTTATCATCACAGAACTTCACGGTGTCGAATATTGCTACAGGTGTGATTCGACCCTGTTTACCAAACTGATAGTCGATCGACCGAAGCTTCGTTTCTTTGACATCGTTTAGAATCTTGATTGCAACTTCAAGTTCTGGATCGACAAATGTCGTAGATGGCTCTGTTGATGATTCGGAATTTATCGACGCAACAACACCATCAATCGAAAATGTCTGATCAAAGATTTTTGTCGTTGCAGATTCAGCCAATCGATCTTTGATGAATGCTCCGATTGAACTGAAATCGTCTGCAAACACATGCTCACAGATTTCATTCAATAATTTCGGGATATATTGTTTACCGCTAACGTATCCTCTTAACGGCACCAACGTGATGAATTGTGCCATTTCAATATTTCTGGATGTGATTGTTGCAGATACAACATCACGTGGACGTTTATATGTGAGATTCAATGCATAATGCAGAAACTGTTCATGAGACAAAATTGCCTCGAACTTCATTGCAGTTGTTCCAGGTTGTGCAAATGATTTGACTACTTCAAGATGGTGTTGGAATAATTCTGTCACGTCAACAGATTCACCATTATCATAGTCACCTCTGGTGAAGAATCGACCGGTTGTGAAATCAAGTGCAACTGAACATCCATCGAATTTCGGTTGCAATATGATTTTACATTGATCAAGTGCTGGATGTGACTTCATGTTTGTGTCAAGCCATTTCTTATAAGTCTTTTGACCCGGACGCCAAGGCTCTGTCACACCATATGCTTTCGGAAGTGTGCCAACTATATCATTTACATCCGATGATTGTTTCTGTCGATTGAACGGACGTGCGGATTCTCCACCGTTCTCTTTCAAATATTCTTCGAGTAATGTATCATACTCTTCATCAGAAATCAATGGATGACCCTGATCATAAGCTTTGATGTACTCGTCAAGTTGTTCTTTTGAAATCGCCATATGTTCCTCCAATAAAATAGATTAGGGTGGGGCATTCGCCCCACCCATATCATTAGATCAATTTAGAACCGAACAGTTCATTCGGACCAATTGGATGATCGGGTTCATGCATCAGATTCGTATTCTGCATGGCCCACGGAGACATGTTGCCTTCCATTCGCGAAGGACGTCCTTCGTTGTCGAATTCAACGGGAAACGGTTTTCCAGTGCCAACAGGTAACAGACCTCTCTCCATATCACTAAGGATTGCAGCGAAATCACTTGTTGACACATACACATGCGCCGGTGTCAATTCGCGAGTGTGGAATTGCGTTTCGTTTTTCGAATAGATTATTTCCATACGCATTCCCTCCTTTCACCTTAATGATATATGTCTTTGATTATAGATATTTATTATCATCTGAAGAAGCTTCGTTTCGCACTACCGGGGTTAACAGATGCATATTTACCGACTCTATCAGTATAATTCTGAGCACGTGCTGCAAGTTTAGGATCGTTCTTGATATCAGCTTGGTCAGCAGTTTCCGTCTCACTATATACTTTGTTACAAACATGAATGATCTCCTGGATGTCAGATGTGAAGCACTTGCAGAACTTCGAACAAGAATCAACACAAGCTTTCATACCTTTATAAGCAATATCATTCTTTGTAGCAAGTTTGTTGTATTGGCTTGCTGCTTGATTGCGCTGATCAGTAACGTTATTCAAGTTTGCCTGCATTTCAGCCATCATCTTCTTCCAGCTATCAGCAAGAGCAAACAACGTGTTGACGTAGTTACTACTTTTTGCAGCACCAGTCTTGTCTTCAGAGTATCCTGTCAAATTCGTAAACAGAATTTGCTTTTGCATTTCGTCTGCCGGTACTGGAATCTTGGTTCTCATCAAATCAAGTCTATCAAGAATGATAATACCTGATGGGATGTCTCGACTACATGTCTGAACCTGTGGATCATTCTTGTATACTTGATATTTTTGTGCTTGTTCACCGGATACATGTGTTACTTGGATCGGTTTCAATCCAGACATAGCCATGTTTCCTGGATCATTTTTGTTTACAAGTGTTCTCTTCTTGAGATCAGTGACACACTTATTATGCAATGACTCAATCAGAACCTGCCATTTGTATACTTCCGGTGTGACAGTATAACTACCTGTGTTCAGGTATGTTGGATTGAAGTACAGATGAATACCTTGTTGGAAGATTGCAGCCCATCCATTTTCCTTTACGAAGTTGGATGCTACGTTCATACGGTTTCTGAACTTATTGAACAACTTACGGAACTTGTTCACCGTGTTGAAAATGAAAGTGATTGCCTTTCCGAGCAGATTGCCGAGAAGTCTGAACGGGTTGATGGATGTTGCAATATTCCATGTACGTTCAGCAGTACCGAACTCTTCTTGGAAAATAGTAGACTCAAGAATCATTGAAATGGTTCCGTTCATTTCAGTTCTGTCGGAGGACTCGAGAATCATGTTGGTTGTAATCTCGATCAACTCGAATGTTTCCTGAAGATTCTTGATATCGGATTCGAGTTCCTTTGTAGCATCCTCAAAGCTCATATCATCGTCGTCCGTTGTCACACGAATATGACACTTATCAACCGCGGTTTGCATCGCAGTCTCTTCATCCATACCCATCTCAAGAAGTTCCTCATATTCCTTTTTAACCTCAGGATCTTTCGGAACATATTTCTCACCGGTCAGTTCAGACTTTGCAAAGAGTAGTTGCTCCATATGGAAACGTTCTTCATTACCGATATCAGCATACAGACGACGAAGAACATCTGTATTGGTTTCTTTGGCGGCATCCAGATATTCACCCAGTGCATCTGCTTCAGAAGCCATTAGCTTCATTAAAGTTTCAACATCCTTTGGATCATAATCATTTTGGACATCACCGGTATCCGAACCAAATTGACCGAGTTCCACATCATTTGGATCCATGTCTTCGGTTTCTTTAAACTTCTTCAGATCATCGTCGGACATGCGTCCTTCCAGGTATCCAGGAAGTTCATCGTTTTCGCTTGTAGGCTCCTTATCTTTGTCAAGATCGAGATCACCAACCTTGATTTCGAGATCCTTCGATGTCAACATGTCTTCTTCTTGATAGAATCCTGGACGACGGAAACGATTAAAATCACTCATACGTATTCCTCCTTTATTTACGTTGGGACTTCTCGAATTGCTCAATTCGTTGAAGTTTCCGTTTGGCTTTTGCAAGCTGATCTTTTGACAACTTGCCAGAATCAATCTGTTGTTTCAGTTGCTCCTTAGAAAGTTGACGTTGTTTCGTTGCATTTGCATCGAGTTGCTTTTGACGTTTTTCATATTGCTGTTGTGCATATTCACCACGCTTCTGATGCGCGAATACCATTTCATCTTCATCTCTAGGAACTAATTCAAGTTGTCCTCTGGCAGTACGAGCTTTATTTATCCGAGCAGCATCGCGTTGATTATTTTTTGCATCGCGTCTTAAATGACGAAGCTGTGTATCACCTTTTGCATATCTGTTATACAATTCACTATAAGCATCTGCGTCATATTCAGCGGGATCTAAATCATGGTCTGTCTCAATTTTGTCCCAAAAATCATCTGGCATATTATCAAGATATGATTTTGCTTCGTTACGCCGGCGCAGACCTTCCGAACCAGATTTCCAAAGCTCCTTACCACTTTCAAAATCATATACTTTATCTGGTGCTTGTGCAGCATGTCCTTCTTCATGCTTATATGTTGCATTTGCGTAAGCTGGCTTCTGTTGAATGCTTCTTGGTTGCATATTGATACTGTCCGTATCCACTTGTCCATATCGCTTCAGTTTACCATTAACCCTCATTTGATATGCTGCATCAACATGTTGGTTAGCTGCATGTGGATTGATTGTAAATGGCACACGTTTCTTTTGTCCGGGGTTATTCTTATCATTGATATCCGTGAGAATTGTTTCTGTTTTGGGGTCATATCCGTTTTCACGAAGGAATTTGTTCATACGGTTCCGTTCTTTGTTTGAGCCGATCTTTCCAGCGGATATGCGCTTGCCAGGACGATTCGGATCTTCGATAGTGTTAGTTTTAGGATCATACTTGTGTTTTTTCAAATATTCGTCATATGGACCATAAGCTGCTTCCTGAATAATGTCATCGTCATATGAGTCAAGCAGAATACCAAACTCGTTGATAGCTTCGTCATGTGCGTCAGGGTCATCGAATAACGCATTATGATATTCGGATACGTAGAACAAAGAGTCTCCAAGCTGAACAAACCAGTCACATTCTTCGAAGACTTCATCTTCTACGATGGTAGACTCTGCCTCAACGACAGAGTCCACCGGATAATCATAATGAGATTTACAAAATCTCTTTGGTATATCAGACATAATGTCCCTCCTTGTGATGGTATCCCGAGAATCTTGCTGGAATCACAAAACTCTCTTGTTTAACATTCTCAGCTTCTCCGTCGTAAATCATTTTACCAGACATAATTGTCTGCATGAATTCTTTGATGGGAGTACCGTAATCGATTTTTGTATCGGTGTAATCCCATACACCAAAGTTACCGGATTTCCCTTCATAATCAGCCATGCATTCTGCAACGTAATCAAAGATGTCATTGAGTTTGTCAAATGTCTTTTGACGTTCATAACCCCATTCATCAGTGACACGTTTGAATGCTTGTTCGATGTATATGTACTTTCCATTGAGTGAAACAACACAAATAGTATGGGTTCCGAGCATCTCGTTCTTTTTATCGGTGAATGACATGAAGTATTTTTTGTATGCTACACCGAAGGCTTCGAGGTATCCTGCTTCATATTCGACCATGTCGTAGCAGTTACCACCGCCAGCTTCATCGACTTCCTGACCAGTATGGAATACCCAGTACTTTTCATAATCTGATTCAGAAACGTCTCCGCTTTGCAATCTACCATTTCTGATCAGACCATACTTGAACTTCTTCAGATCGATACAAAGATCAGCAATGACATTTTCGGGAGAGTAATCGAACTTCGTTCCTTTTGCAAGGACCTTCGGTTTGACAACCCAGTGCCATTTGTATGTGAAGTAATTGCGGTCACCCTTTTCGCCTTTGGATGTTGGGACCACTGGCTTTCGTTTCACATTGGATACCTGATCGACACGAATAACACCGTACAGCTTCATGCGAACTGGTTCCATGATCCAAACTTCGCGCGTGACATTTGCATCATACACGAGCTTATCCTTAACCAGTTCTTTGTTGGTCTTATGCTTATACTGTTTCCACGGTTTCTCTGGAATGTATACATAAAGCTTGTCGAACTGATCTGGATTTTGTCTCGGAAGATTGACGGTGATTCCGTTCAGACAACCTTCGATAGATGTTGAGAAGCAGATGCGTGGAGTCGTGTTATCCTCAAATCCAGTTTCTTCCGGATTGTATGGATCCAGATAGTCAGGAACACGGGGTTTCCATACCTGACCGTCAGCATGTTTCTCCGGTGTTACATGAAATACCATCTTATCTGAATATGGATTAACACCATTCTTGAGATCCTGAAAGGCACCTTCTTGGGTGATCAGCGGTTTTTCTAACATCCTATCAGTTATAAGTAAGCCGCCTAGACCACCGCCCATTTCAGTTATTTCGATATTTTTGTTTATCAAGTATCCGAATCCATGCTCGTCATCATATTTGAATTCACACTCAACAAGGAAAAATGGTATTCCGGAATCAGTATAATCGAATATGATTAATGTTGGCTTAATGACATCCATGGCATCAGACATTTTTAAGCCTTCAATTTCCGAAATATTATCACCATCACATTCTTTGTCGTATGATATCATCAAAAGCTTTGCTTCTTCGAAACAAGCTTTATTGAAAATATCCTTGGATTTTGTGATGATATCAGGAATCATCTGACTGAGATCCTCGTATACAGTATCATGGTCAAAACTATCATTCAATGTTTCGACTGGTACAGTGACAGAATGTCCAAAATAGTTTAACGAAACCTGACCAATCGTCACAAATTGAGCATTCTCTTGTATTGTACCTTCTTGGAATGGAACGCAACCATATGTTTTACCGCATGATTCACATGTATAGATTGGCTCGCCTTTCATTGCGATTGATATATTACCACCACAATCACATTTCTTCATGACAGCCATACCATCGTCATTGAATCCAAGGACATCGTCTTTATATTTTGCGAAGTGACCCGATTCAAAAACATTCGTGGATTCTTGTGTCAGTTTAGAACGATCGTACTTCATCCAGTATTCTTCATGAGGCGGATCATACCATACACCTTTCTTATAGATCTCGAAACCATAATCGAGATACAGATGTACTGCCGGTTCATTATCACAACGAACTGTGAGATCTTCACCACCAAATCGGCGTACAGCATCATCAATCAGAATCCATCCATATCCTTGACGACGATAGCTTGGGGTGACTTCAATATTGAAAATGAATCCTTTATTCTTTTTGGTAGTATGCACAAATGCATGACCGATGGCTTCACCAGTTTCACGGTTAACAAGGAATTCACCATTGGTCGCTTTGTGCATGTCTTCCCAGTATTGACTCAATTCAGGATCTTCTTTCAGATACTTCAAACCTTCTTCAGATGGCACAAGCACACGTCTGAATCTGGGATCAGAATCATCTCCAGGAGCCAACATTCCATGGTCACGCATGTACGGAATGTCCAAGGAATTCTTCCATGGTATCACATTCGCAGGATTGTTGACATCGTTGAAAAGTTCCGTGTTAAACGGTCTTGTGTCCAGACGTACCATATATGAGTTCTTGAAGTTTATATCTCTGAAGTAGTTATGTGATGAATCTGATTCATCGATTTCTTTCAATAGATCAGCTTGTGCATCCATTATGTATGCATAATCATTGATGTTTACAACCAGAAATTCATGACCGCCTGTTGAATCTTTCCAGTTGACGTGTACATACCATCTTGAATCAACATTGCCACGAACCTTTTTGATGACATCTCTCTGAGACACGAAAGATTCCTTAATCGGATTCATAACAATATCTTCACCGTGGTGATGTCCGTTACCGGGTAATGCTGGATCACGGGGTGAATAGATCGGGCGTGGTAATGCATTGATTCCACGATACCGTGCTTCAGCACACCATGTACACAGTTCACAGTTCTGATTTCCTGTCGGTGGTTTGGAATCCTTTTCAACTTGAGCTGAGATTTCCTTCACGATCTTCTGGGCAAATAGAAATGGTTCCGCTTTCATATCCCGTTTACCGATCGCTTCTGCATGTGCAACACCAATTCTTTTGACACGAGATAACAACTCGTCATCTTCCTCAGTTGTCATGGAAACACCTGACGACATTTGACTGGAAGTTGCTGCAAGCTTTTGAGCAAGCTCCTCATTTGCTTCATCATAATATGGAGCCATTGTACGAGGTGGTGAATTACCAATACTCGTACCGTCACTCATCGGTGGTACTTGTTCGGTTACACCAGCAACTTTGTTAGCTGCGTGTAGTTTTGATGTATCCATACCCTCTTCCTCTGCACGATGACGAATTTTGCGTGCAAGCGCTTTTTTCTCTTCTGGTGTAATATCACCATTATTGATGAGATTGTTTGCAGATTTGATCTCATGAGGATTACGGAGAGGGTATTTATCTTTACCGGGAACACCCATTTCACTGTCAGGTATTTCCCGCCGTTCTTTTGCGGATATTGACATAACTACGCTCCTTTCCGGAATTAAAGTTACAGAAACGTTTTCGATTAACATACAAAGATCAGGCGGGGGCAAACGCCCCCGCCTCATCTTCCGTGTTAATTAGATCATCAAGATAGCATTAGTCGAAGAAACGACCCGGCTTCGGAGAGGTTGCCGGCTCCGGCTGCTTGTAGCCGAGTGCGAGATCAGATTCCTCGATCTCCATATCGAACTGGCCACTCTGCAGACCGTTGTTTCCACCGGAAACGATTGCATCAGGATTGAACTGGGTGAACTTCTCATTGAACAGATCAGAATAGCGAGAAGAAGATGCCATGTAGCTCTCCTGGGTGACTTCGCCTTGAGTCTCATCGAAGGTGGACTCAGGCACGTAATCAAACAGTTTTGCCATGATTATGATTCTCCTTTACTAGAATTTTGAGCTCTTACCGTGAAGATCAGCCAACAGCGTTTGGATATACAGTTGGTTCACAGTAATGATGAGCCGATATGTGTGAGCGTAATCAACGTTTTTGAATATCAATGTTCTGGTTTCCCAATCCATATAATATCCTTCGTCGATTATCGTTCGGTTTTCACGGAGATGAACATTGATGAACAATTCAGGATTCATCTTGTTCTGCAGGTGGTAATCAAGAACCTCATTCAATGTCTGTCCAAGACACGAATCGATATTGACCTCACGTTCGTCCCAATCGAGTTTGACAATTGGTTTTGCCCAGATCTTCCAGCCATACAATAGCGGAAAATCTTTCTCGTTGAAACAATCGGAGAATATCGGTATGGCGATTCCAGTCGACGGAGTCGTGACGTCCCTGAACGGTCCCGGATTCGGAACCGATAGATCGAACATTCCGATGGTGTTGAACTCAACACTGATCGTGAATGTAATTGGGCAATCCGTCTCTGTCTGTCCCACCTTATTTACAGCGTCATAGCGCAGATCATGAAACCTGCACAGAAGTGACGTCATGTAGTTTGCATAGAATCCATCACGATGTTTTCCAGATGAGAATCTGTACGAGATCGGATAGACACTATTCATATTGAGATAGTCAACAAACCTGGACACATCACCAGATTCTGTTTTGACAGGAATCTTAGCATACCTTGCAGTCTCATTCAAGAAACCGTCAGGAATGGCTAACTCCAATGCTGTGTCGATGTCGAATGGACGATTTTCATCCGTGGGAATCTTGTTGATCAGATAGGACGCCCAACGAATCTGTTCCGTAATAGAACGGAAAGCCAACACGAAATCGAAATACATGATAACGCGATTGATCTTTCCTCTCCATTCGATCCCATTCCGTTTGTCGAAGAATAACTTCTCCATCTCGGAGCGATTCTGAAACCGGTTTGAAGTGGTCGACCAAAGCGTTGTCGCATATGATCCCGCGGCCAGGCGATTATCCAGACCGGACAGAGATACTCTAGGATTTACAACACAGATTGGATACGGTTGTGTGCGGATTTGTTTTGGTGTATGTCGGAGTTGACGATGCGCAATCCTGGTGGAAGGTAGCGCAGTCTGGAACGTTTCCGACGGGAATTGATCCAGGATGAACTGTAACATGACAGCTGTTACATTTCCAACGGTGTGAGCCATATCGGTTCCTGACTGACAAGCTAAGGATAATGTGTATCCATGCTCTAAACCTCTACGGGAAAGTCCGTTGAATACGTAATTAATTCCTGGAGTTGTGATATTGCGATCGGTGATTCCCTCATTGAAGTTATTCTCACCTACTCTGTTAGGGTGTTCATCATTATAATGTGTCATCGCTGACACCTCACAATCAGAACTGCAAGAACAGTTGAGAATTTCTCGATATTGTAATATCGAATGAATGGAAAGTTGAATCGAGTAATCGTGGGACATCTATTCAGAATCATTAATGGGCGCCACATGTTTGTGGTGCCATATCTTTCATATGCACAGAGTTTTGGGTTCCGTGCATATTTCAGATCAAACTCTTCCAGAGTATACATGTCCGGATACGATTCGATGAGACGAAAATATTCAAGTGGAAGATATGACACAACAGCTTCCCACGTGTGGGAATTGAGCACATCATCGACAAGCTTCTCTTCGTCAAGACTCAATTGAACCTTCGTTGAGATGTTCCCAAGTGTGAACAGATCTGACCTGATATACTTCAGCAGTGAGGGAACCAACGTCTTCTCATCAGAGGTCATTTGTCACACTCCTCTCAGAGAATGTCATCGAACAGAAACGTGCATGTGAAATACATCGTTGTCTTGACATTCAAGAATGCCTTCCAACTGTCCGTCACCAACAATCTTGTGTTCCTCATTGTCAATATGGATCGGAACATCAAATGCTTCGGTCATGACAATAGAACCAGACTGGAAGTCGGTAGATGCAAACACAGGAGAGATCACGGATACCGTATCACCCTCATGTAGCTCGCCTTCTGTTTTGATGATACATGTTGACGATTGTGGGATTGTGACACTCATTTTTCTACTAGATAGCATCATGAATGATCACCCCAGCAAATATCAGTCGTCGAGATCAGCCGTTTCAGTTTCCTGAGTAGTATCAGTGGTCTGCTGAGTCTCTTCCTCTTCGGTTGCCTGCTCAGCATAAACAAAGACATCATCATGTGGATCCAGCTCATAGGACTCAACACAGTACTCGGTAACACCCTTGGTATTTCCGGTAGCGATGTTTCCGAGAGCTGCAGCAGCATCAGAGAACACCTTCACGATTGTGGTAGCAGAAGCATTAACAGAAGCGCACCAGCCCTTCGCCTTATCGTTGATAGCTGCAAGCTTCTTCATGTCGCCGGCTTCCTTACAGAGTTTGCTGAGGTAAGCCTCAACATTCTTGCCGTTGGTAGAACCACCAGCAACAGCGCCGGAGATCTGGTTGACAACGTAGAGATATGTGATAATATCAGCAAGTTCGCTGACAGAAGCAGAAGAGGAAGCACCAGTGTCGCCACCGAAGTCGGTCTTTGCGAACATGGTTCCCTTCATGATCTTCTTGTAGAGACCTGTGATATCAGTTGCCGGTTCACCGGTAACACCGTTGATGGAGAGCTGCTTCTTGACTGTCGGATCATTTGCAGCATCAGTCAGCTTGATACCGTAGACGATTGCAAGGCGTGCGATTGAGTTACCGTATGCCAGCATCAGATCGTGAGCCTTTCTTGCGGACGGGAATACACCCTTGACGAAAGAGATGGACTTGCCGACCTTGCCACCACCATATTGCTTAACCAAAGCCTGAGCCAGCGGTTTTGCAAAAGTGCCCGCAAAATCAGCACCAGCAGAAGATGCGGAAAGACCATTCTTTTTGCCGAGACCGATGATAATAGCCATATCGCGATCAGTCGCGGTCTTGACCTTCTTTGCATTTGAAACAACGACACCGTAGAAGCCAGCGAGCTGCTTCGTCACAGAATCTGTTGCGAGTTCAGCAGCACCGGATGCAGCCTTCGTCGGAAGACCTTCTTCGGTAGCCGCTTCCTGAACGACGCGATCAGATGCTTCTTCAGCTTCAGCCAGTTTCAGAGCATACTCAAAGTAGGTACTAGCCACATTGACCTGCTCCGTTGCTTCAGTCGCGAAGACATCATGAATATTGACATCACCATAGTTGACGTCAGTTACGAGATCATTGAAAAGCATCGTAGTATTTCCTTTCTTGTTGTATTATTCACACGGAGATCATGATAAGAGCCCCCTAATACCACAAGCTCGTGTAAATTACAATTTGGTTGGTGACTTAAACAACGGGAGTATCAGCTTCCCGAAGTTTCGTCTTGTACGCGGTGATAAGTTGATTTGCTTGGTTCTTGTATTTGTTGATCAGTCGAGTCTTAATTCCGCGGTGTGACATACCAGCACGCACAAGCGCCTCGTAGTCTGGATCGCGCTCCTGTTGAGCAAGTGTCAATGCCACGATAGCAACGACAATGTTATTGATGGTATCTTCCGTAAACTCAACGGTGTTCTTCACATCAAGTCCATTTGCTTTTGCAAGCTCCTGAAGCTTTTGATTTTGCTTCAGTTTTGTCATGACATCCCCAACACGAGAAAAAATAAGATCGTTTGTGCTGGAGCTCAGCTCCGACATAACCAACACCTCCTTTATGGGATATTATCATAACGTGTTTATATGGGTCCCAGAACGGGACCCATATACTATTAGAAAGGATACTCGGAATCTTCCAATTCCGGAAAATGATTTAAATCAGGATCTGGTTTGATAATCTCGTGTGCATTCATGATCAGATTCTGATACTGGCGATTTTTGAATTGAGTCGCATAATATTCTAGCTGCTGAAGAATCTTCTCTGTATCAGGATCATTCACGAAGATATGCTTCCGATACATCTTTACGAGATTCATCAATCCGTCACCGTATTCTTTCAGATCTTCTTCATATATGGTAACATGTTGACGATACTCAATTTCTCTTTTATTCGATAATATTTCCATCTTATACTTCTCCTTTCAATGAACCATTTCTAAACAGTCGCTAGCTGTTGTTATTCATAATAATCATATATCGATTCAGGAGGTATATTATGTTTATCAAAGAAGATCGTGATGATATCATTCAGAAGATCAATGCGAAACTGCCCAATGCATATCTGGTACCGATGTACGTGCGTAACTACAATGATACCTATCAGCTGGAAGAAATGGATGACATCACGAATTTCAATCCTGTTGGATTCCATGTTGGATTTGGTGTCAAGATCTCTATGTTCGAGAAAAAGAAGTTCCCCGCAAAACTGTTCGAGACCTTTGAATGTGTAACTGCATTCACCCAGCACTCTGATGAGGTCAATACAGATGTGAAGTATTATGTATTTGAGACAGGGGATCCTGGACTCATTACACACAAGGTCAACGATCCAGTGGAAAGTGAGATCTTTTCTCAGATGTCATACTATTTTATTATGCTGAAAGATCATCTGATGAAACGGTATGAAGAACTCCGCCAAGCTAGACTCAGAGAACTGTTTGAAGGATACAAGATTCGTGATGATTCTGACACAGATGATTCACTCTCTGATGATGACGATGAGTATTTTTCTTAATCATAATGATATATTATTGGGTTGACGTAGTCAAACCCACGAGTATAGTATTATAGATATACTGATTAGGGAAAATGAAAGAGGGTGATGAGTTGGATATTTTGGAATTCAAACGAAGATTACTTGATACAGGATTATTTAAGAAAGCTACAAATGGATGGTATCGAACAAAGACATGTCCGTATTGTGGCGATACAAAAGAACACATGTATTTGTGTATCAATCCAGGTAGTCCGAATCCAATTGGATACCATTGTTTCAAATGTCATAGCAAAGGACTATTGAAACAGGACTTTCTTGAGTATTACGGAATCAACATGAAAATCCCATATATAAAAGGACGCAATCGATTACAGCATGCTTCACCGAATGAACTGATCGGTGAATTGATTGATCCAGATAAACATATGGGTGTCATTTTGATGTGTCAGGAATACTTCGAAAAGAGACTGGGTGTTATCCCGAGCATCCAAGATTTGAAAGCATTCCAATTAATCGGTGATCCTGAGTCATTCGTTCGATCATATATCGGAGGTGATGCTTGGGGATTAAAAGACCGGTTATGGTTTATGATGAGCAATGGTGGAATGGCTGGACGAAGTATTGACGACAATGTATCTCTTCGTTGGAGAAAACGCACGCGTGAAGATATGAAGGGTGGCATGTATAGTATCAAAGTTCCCATTGCTACAGACAAACCTATTGTTGTTTGTGTCTGTGAAGGCATATTGGATGCAATTGGTCTATATTATCACTGCGATATTCCGAACGCAGCATACATTGCATGCATGGGTTCCGACTATGTCAACGGTATCAAATATGCTATCGATATGGGAGTCTTCGGTGATTCTGTATCCGTCCATATCTATAAAGATTCGGATGTGAATTTTGTGAAGATTCCAAAGAAGTATTCTCAATTGTTCAAGTCGGTTTCTGTTTATCGGAATTCAATGGCCAAGGATTTCGGTGTCAAAAAGGAACTGATTGAACTGGAGAAAACTCAAACAATTTAAGGAGGATGTATATGATTAATGATGAATGGGAAGCACTGCTGAGAGATCAGCGTGGACCGATATGCAATCATATGTTGGGATGCTATATTGGTAAAAAGATTCGTGAGCAGCGCGGAACGCTTGAGAAACATATCAAACAGCGTGACGACGTCGCATCACAGTTTGGTGATGAATACACTGATCGTCTGAATGATAAGATTAGAAGAACGATTTCCGAGATCGCGATGTTGAAAGCATTGGAATCTAGAGTTCGTGTGTTGGATGAATTCGTCACACATGAAATCATCGAAGGATTTCAATTGACCTTTATCGGTAATGGTGGAGGTATACTCAATGAGCCATGTCATGGACTGCTGGCCAATGAATATTCATCCGCATTCTGGAGACCGTCAACCAAGGTTGAAAAGTATGTCCCGCGGTTTAAAGAGGAAGCGAAAAAGCCGGACGAACGCGGTGTGTACATTACAATCGCAAGAAACGACTGGAGTTATGCACGTGACTACACCGGGAGACTTGAAGTTGAATTCTGTTTCTCGGATGCGTCACGTTTCACTTTGTTTGACGCTACGCTGAGTAAAAAGGGTTTTGAGTTCTCAGAGCGTGAAAATCCCACAGACTCGATTATGCCAATCAAGCGTGATGAGTATGAGATCGCGTTGTTCCTCTATATGCGGAAAACTATCCATGAGAAACTCACGAAGTTCTTTGAGAACATCGCGGATGACTGGTGGACGGTTTCTGATGATGAGTTCTATCACTGCAAAGACGACGTCATGATTGAATACAATATCAAACTTTGAGGAGAGATTGTATATGTTGAGACCTGATAAAGAACACTACTACCTTGATCTGGCATTGGATGTCGCAAAACGTTCCACATGCCTTCGCCGGAAATATGGTGCGGTTATCGTAAAAGATGACCGCATCGTTTCTACCGGATATAATGGTGCACCTCGTGGACGAGAGAACTGCTGCGATCGTGGTGTATGCCTGCGTGAAGAGCTAAAGGTTCCGTCTGGACAGAGATATGAATTGTGCCGTTCGGTTCATGCGGAAGCCAACGCAATCATCCATGCAAACTATACTGATATGATCGGTGGAACATTGTATCTTGCTGGATGTGACGCAATGTCCAATGTACCACTGCCGATTTCAGAACCTTGCTCTATGTGCAAGCGAATGATCATCAACGCTCAAATCGAGCGTGTTGTATCATGGAACAATAACAAAGGTATCATATCTGAGATCATGGTAAAAGATTGGACCACTCCCGGCAATGATGACTCCATCATTCTCCCAGAACAGTTCAAGGAGATCAAACCTACACTGGATGTATATGCGGAAACATCCAATACACAGAAGCTGCCCGATGTGATGAATGTGATGGAATCAAAAGATTTCGATCAGATTCGAAAAGAAGTAAATGATGAACGAGCTCTGGCACGGCTCATTATAACAGAATATTCGATTGAAGGGTTTTCAGCAAATCTTGATGGATCGAGAGATCAGGAAACGCGAGCAGACATCTGCAAACTCTTTGACCGTCCCAGTAAGGATCTGAAGATCCAGGTGCAGCATTTTGAAGAAGCTCGTCATCTTGTCAATGCTATTATCAAAATGCATTTCATGTGCTATAAAGATAACTTCACAGATGTTGATTTCGGAAAGTTCAGTCCGACAGTGAAAGAGGATATTCTCAGTATCATCGCAGAGAACCTTGCACGTTGTTCGGTTAAGGATATGAATGAGGTTCTATTCCATGAATTTGCTGAAAGTGTATCGAATAAAACTGCTCCGAAAAGTGACACCGATTTCCATCATGTCCTCAAATATGAGATGTTTGTCCACGATACCGAACGCTTCGGAGAACAAAAGTTACTGCTGTCAATTTCAGTGAAAAACGGCAATGATCATGTGACACTTATTATCGACGATGAGTTCGAGAAACGGTTACAACCGATCATTCGATTGTATTATGACCTGATCTTTCATGTCAATAATAAGTATGACAAACTCTTCAAGACAGATCGAACAATGTTCAGTTCAATTGTATCATTACTGGGATAATGCGTGTGGGGCTTCGGCCCCACACTCTTACTTTATTTTTTATTCAAATATATATTATTAATATGGCATAGTGGAATATACAAACACTATTGTTGAATGCCGAATGGTTCCTGCAGCCGATAAGTGCAGGAGAAACGGAGGAATCATTATGACTATCGAAGAAATCAAAGCAAAACAGAGTGAGCTTATGATCAAACATGCAAAGCTCGGATGCGAAATTCTTGGAAAGGAGGTATGTGCTGAAATTTCTCAATGGAGAGATGCTGGTATTGAACTTTCACAGAATATTTCTGACAGATCTCAGCAGCAGCTGATGTCGGTTATCAATGCTGATACGATTCTGAAGAACCTTTCAAGTATGGATGCATCCATTTTGGAAGGCGCTGTAGATCTTGATAAGGTTAGACAGAATGCAGATCAGCTGAAGAACAATATTGAGTCTGATCTCAACAATTGGGAACTCATTCTTCATGCACTTTTTGCGCTTTCATGTATCGATGAAAATGAGCCTGTTCAGAAGCCAGATCCTCAGCCAAAGCCGGCCAATGAATCGATCAATACCGATAAAAACGATTCACCGAAGGGTGATTTCATTGATCCAGAACTTGCCAAAGTTATATTGGATTCAATTGACAATATCGTTGATAATATGTCAAAAGGTAACGAGATGCCTGCTGGTTGGGAATGGCTTGATGTTTATCATATTAACCCAAAGCTGCAGCGCAACAGATACATTGTCAACAATGAAACTGAAGAGGTTGTCGACACGGTGACCGGCTATCAAGTTGAGTCAAAGGTGTTCAAAGATGGCGAGAAGCTTCTCTTCAAAACAATCGACAGAAATGTTGTTTATGTCCGTAAAAGCCTGATATTTACGGCTAAAGAAACCGAAACAAAACCGAGCAAACCAGCTTGTTCACTTGTATCATCCAAGATGCTCGACTGGAATTCTCGCATAGATAAAACCCGATATCGTATCTATGCGGATGGACGTATCGAGGATACCAAAACAGATACATTTCTGAAACCGATTGATGGATGTTCCGTAGCACTTGAAACCGTCAACCGAGGTAAAGGCATGTGGTTAATCCACGAACTGGTATGGGCTGCTTTCCATCCAGAGGATCTTCCCAACATTCGGAAAACCGGGAATGTATACCGTATAAATGGCCGAGTTGATGATAACAGACTGTCTAATCTGATCTTCAAAGTGAATGTGGTGTCTTCAACAATGACACACAACAAAATGAATACTCCAGCCGAAACAAAGACTGATGGTGATGATACTTTGAAAGAAGTACCGAAAGCCACAAAACAGTCTATCGAAGAAAAGAAACCGAAAATTGAATATAGATGCATTGACTGGATTCCTGGGATCGACGGCTCGAGATATTCGATCACGAGAGATGGTACAGTCGTTGACAATCGGTATAGAGCCAAGCCAGTTGTGCCGAAAATGCTCAACGGCAAACGTGTTGTCAAGCTGCTCGGAAAACGAAACAAGACCGCGACTTACACAATTGCTGACTTGTTAAATCGTGCATTCCCGGATCAGCCACAGGCGGTTCGTTCGTCTGGTAAATTCCGGATCGAGGATGTCACTAGACCCCTTGACCGCAAAACAGTTGCGTCAAAAGAAACATCTGAACGGATGATTCCTGTTGATTGGATTGACGGTATTCCTTCGACAAAATATTTGGTTTCGGAACAGGGATATGTCTTCAATACCATCAGCGGAAAAAGAATCATCCCGAATGCATCCGGAACAATCAACATGTCGGATTCAATCAACAGAGGATCACGCAAATTACGGATCCATATGAAAATGGAATCACTGATCTGGAAGGCATTCCATGTGGAAGATCGTCGGCTTGAGAAAGTTTACATCGATCATATTGATGGTGATGTAGCAAACTGTGCGATCGAAAATCTGCGCAAGAAAATTGTTGATAGAAAGAGCTGACGTTTCATCTGAGAACCCCGCGTAAACGGGGTTCTCTTTCTTTAAATTTAAGGAGGATAAATATGATCGCACTTGAGTTGATTAAAAAGCTGATGACAGAATCTGGTATCAAATATCAGATCCAATCACATCATGAATTATCCAAATTCGGGAGAATCCATCATGTGATTGTCACCAATAACCCAGATGCCGATGCAATGAAACTCGATGATTTTGTCGAAAGATCCGTCGATGAATATCACGAATACATCGCTGATGTCAAAGCTGCTGTAACCGCGGCTGTCCGAAGTGGTGGTTGGGTATCAAACCAGATCATTCTTTTCTCGGATACTGCATTATTGCAGCTTCGTGAACTGTCTGGCCTGGCGAAAACGCTGGACGACGATTATTTCATCATCTCGTTCGCTGAACAGACATCTGAAACGACCGGTTTGAGACAGTTCGTGCAGCCTGTGATATCCGTCATTGACATTTCGGAAGAAGAGCCGATCAACTTGATTGCCTTCGAAAATCTGAAATTCATTGTCAAAAATGTCGGATACAATTGTTACTATTCTGCATACGATATCCTGGATATGATGTCAATCGGCAACCAGGTAACGCTGACCAAAGAATCAAATTATTACTCACTATCCGACATAAAACAGGAATGTATGTCTAGCATTTATGAATATCAATGTCTGGAGTTCTGGTCGAATATCCGGATTGATCCGAAACTGGATATGCATGATATCGACCAGATTCTGATTGAGGCTAATCAGAAATTGTCTGAGCAGGAAATATTCACATGCAAGTCCTGTGGAAAACATTATACTATTTCAGAAGACGAACGGAAATGGTATGCCGATAGGAAGTTCAATCTCCCGAAGAAGTGTTCTTCATGTCGGTATGATGAACGCAGAAAACGTCGGGATGCCGAACGTGCTGCGGAGATGAAAGAGATGTATCAGGAACTTGGGTTCGGCGTTCTTGATTGACTCCACTGATTATAATTTGTCCATATGTACAACATGTATGTATGGGCAATATGCTGGTATGATGGAATTGGCAGACGTGACGGACTCAAAATCTGTTGTCTTCGGACGTGTGGGTTCAAGTCCCACTACCAGCACTCATCACAGGAGATGAGAGGTTCCAGCACCTCTTCGCGGTCCCTCAATGAAACTGCGTAGTTTAAGGGTAAAACCCCTGTGTTGATTCAAGGCGATGCATCGCCTCAGATATGTGTAGTTGAGACGGTTACAATACCGACAAGGGCGCCCCTTGAGTCGGAGGTCGCAGGTTCGAATCCTGTCACATATCTTCAAGATTGAGTTTCGTATATGCTGGATGGCAGAAGCAGCCGGTTGAACGTTCCCGGTGAGCCACATGAGGGCTTCGTAGGTTCGAATCCTACAACGAAACTCTGATCTTGAAATACGCGTAGCTGGGTTGGTTACAGCGCCCGGGCGCACCTGGGAGTACGTGGGTTCGAATCTCACCGCGTATTTTTTATTTGAAAGGAGGATCGATATGATCCGTGTACATGCATTGAAACATGGTGATTACAATAATCAGCTTCCCGCAACGGGATGGATCTATTTACATGGAGAACTTCAGGAAGAAGCCGGTTTCGATTTGTGTCATATCGATCAAGTTCCTGAAGAAGAAGGTATCTACGATTGTGAAGTAATCCTACCGAATCATGATACCAGACAATGTAAGCTATACTACTGGAAATCAAGGCGTAGGAAGATCGATCGTGGATTGATTGTATTGGCCAATCATCCAGGTGACAATAAGTTTGCTGAGATAAAATTCAGAATTCGTTCTGACGGATTGTAAAGGAGATGATGATATGTCAAGTGTATATGGTGGACCTGCAGATGCAAAGCTTGAAAACGAGCTTTCTGAACCGGAAGGCGACCTGGATTGTGGTACGTCGAAAACATCTGATGACTATCGAAAATTCCGCCAGATTCAGTTCCATATGTATTGGGATGCTAGAAGCAGAACCATTCAAGAACCTGACAATATCGACATGAAGATCTTGTATGATCTGAAACCTGAGGATCTTCTGGTTGTATATTTTGACACAAAAGATCATGGCGTCCCTGGGTTAAAACCAGATGTTATCCGCGAAGTTATGCACCAACTCAGTGAGAAGTACAAATGTAAGGTTGTTGCATTACCGTATGCAACGATGATTGCTCGGGAAGACAAAGAGACATTCACGAAGCGACTTCAAGAGCTTATTAAATATCTCGAAGAATAACAGTAAATTGAGAGCGGTTGGCTTCGGCGTGAACTGTGGATTTATTGTCATAATGGAACTAATTCGAGCGGGGAGTATCGACTGCCATGCTTTGATCCCTTGGAAATAGATGGATTGTCCGATATTAGATCCTTTGAAGTTATGGTGTAAATTCGTATTATTAATGTATGCAAGTGGTCATAAGCAACCCATGTAGGGTATGAGCTTCCACACAATGTTCCGGCCGGGACTTATGTAAAACTCGCAATTGCGAGCGGGGGCTACGCGGGTTCGAATCCCGCCATTAATAATAAGCTCGACAAAGTGAAATCAATCATGAAGGGTCCGACGCCTTCATGCATCGGATATATTGATATATCGGGATGTGGTGAAGTTTGGTATCACGCCACTTTTGGGAAGTGGAAGCCCAGGGTTCGAATCCCTGCATTCCGAGTAAAAGGCACGTACAGCAATTCTAACGAATGAATATGATCGTTTGTGCCTTGTAGGTGAAGTAGCTCAGGTGGTAGAGCGTCGGGAGTGTAACTCCTGCAGGGATGTCAGGTTCGAGACCTAACCTTCACCATCATTCCACATCAAAAGAGTAATTTCAAAAGCCGCATCCTGGAAGGGTCCAGGATGGGTAAGCTTTACCAAGGAAACCGTTGCAGTGCACAAGGATAAGAGTAATGTAGATATGCTGCAGTTCCTAGTATCGGACGGGTACGAAACCTTGGTTGCGTCATGGGCGCTAGTAAGACGCGCTCTGCCGAAATGAGCCTAAACGTAAAGCCATAGTCGAAAGGATTCATGTTTACTGCATATCTTGGACATGAATCGCAAAGTAGCTGGTAGGAAAAGGATGATACGGCATATTCCCCTAGTAGTGGCGAGCGAAAAGGGATCCACAAAAGAGCATGGGGAGCCATAGCTCCGAACACGTGCTTGCGAGTGGTTAAAAACGCCCTGGAACGGGTATGGACGGTTATGAAATTTTGATGTGAGATATGACAATGACTGTGAATTGTTCCAGACTATTTGGTTAGCGCGGGATCAGAAACGGGTTCACCAGAATAGTTCATGAGTCTAGATTGTTGTGTGAGCGGGAACGCACTGGCCACCTAGCGAGCCAGGTATACCGGAGGATTCCGGCGAACATAATTGAAGTGAGACGCATAAATTACACACAACAATTGGAGTCGAGACGTGATGACCGCAAGGTCAGGTGGTGTGGCGAAAGTGCGCATTCTCGTCGCACAGTGGGTTCGATTCCCACACGGCTCTTCAGTATGCTATACAGCATACAGAACCAGAGTCAGGAAGTTCTTTCCTTAACACTAGATCTGTCGACGTGCGTGAATGATGAGAAATACATCAATATATCGGCGGGATGGACTGACCACAACGTTGGGCTGGATTGAATGAAATGGCGTAGGTCGGACTCGGACATGGGATCCCTATACTGTGTCCGAGAGATCGGTTATAATCCGGGAAACCGGTTTACATATATGACTCGGTAGCCAAGCGGGAAGGCAGGGGTGTGCAAAACCCTGATACGTCTTGTTCGAATCAGACCCGAGTCTCCATTAATCAGTATGATCATAGAGGATAAGGAATGATTCCGTCCAGGTCATATGAAATCGCTGATGTAGTATGATGTTCGCGGTGCCAATTCGGGTGCACACGGTTGGTTTCTGCCGGATCTGTCGGTCAGGATCACGAGGTTAACTACGGCAGTCTATGAACTATACTGATTATCCGATCCATTAGCTCAGTCGGCAGAGCAAATGACTGTTAATCATTGGGTCGTAGGTTCAAGTCCTACAGCGGGAGCCAATAAATATTATGAATAAGGGGCGCTTCGGCGCCCCTTATTCTTTTTTTTTTATTATTCAAATCCTTTATCTATATATTATTAATACGGACAAGTGAAAAAGATACTTGTCTAGAATATGTGAAAGTCCGTAAGGACATAAAGGAAGGGATATTATGATTTTTACTAAGAATTTGGCGCCTGAAATCATTGCGGCAATACAGCCGTATATTAATGCACTACGAAGTCCGGCTACTGATCTTGTGAGTTTCAAAACTTCGGATGAGTTACTCGATTTCTGCAAACTCGTGCTACCGAAAGGTTGTTTCGAGAAGGTTACCCTTAACGGTGATGAACTTGCTGATTTCAGAGAAGATCTGAAAGAAACCAGTGATATCAAAAACGCTGATGATGCCCTGGTTGAAAAGGAAGTGTTCCAAGTGCCGAATGATATATTTGTGGCAAATACAATTCCGCTAAAACAGCTGGATCTCGAACTTCAGGATACTGACGACGGGTTCAGTGACTGCTTCAAAATGTGTATAAATAACATGGTAACAGTCCTGCATGTGACTGACGGTGCTCCTATGGATGAAGCGTTTACTATTGAAGCAATTATCCCGATCGATCAAATTCAGGGATATATAGCACACTATCCTGGGAACGTAACCGATTTGGACTTTGTAATCGGTGCAATCAGATATGTTGAGAAGTGCAGTATTGTAAAAAATGAAGCAACTGCATTGGTTATTATGAGAAATGACTATATGTACGTCGGTGACCCGTATTTCTCGGATATAAGCGTGACAGACCTTAGAACAGGTGAGCACGTATCTATTTCAGAGTATCTTGCTGATATTGATGGTAGGATTAACAATGGATCTCTTATTGAGTTCATGCTTAGATTACAAGATTCAATATCACGCTCTATTACAGCGTTTTACAGCGTCAATGCGGCATTGCTAAATCCAGTTATTGTTGATGTCTATAACAATAAAACGTCACGTATACCGGATAGATCCATTACTGCAAAGAAGTCATCAAAAAGGGGTAAGATCCGGTACATTAAACGGCATTTCATGACTGTTGATGATGTTGACAAAGCTTTCGAAAAGCGTGGCTTCGTTCGCAAAGCAATGATCTGGTACGTTACCGGACATTGGCGAGAGTACAGCAAAACTGGCAAACGAGTATTCATCCAGGGATACTGGAAGGGTGCTTTGCGAAATATGAAAGACACTGTCTTCCAGGATCTTGAGCCTCGCGAACGCGAACTTGTTACAAAGGAGGAACCTGAAAATGTTTGACATAAAAATTCATGTAAGACCGCATCGAGGTGAATACCCTGCTAACATGATCCTTGACATCTATGAGAATTCAAAGGTCCATTGGTTTGATAAAGAGGTATTCGATCTCAGTATCATGGCACCTATTGAAGAAATCGAAAAGGTGATAACAAATGTTGGGATTACCAATTCAAAATACCTCAGAAATGCCAATCGTGATTCGGCAATCTTCATAGAGCTGTACCATCATAACTCGATACATGACGCTGCTAAAGCGGTGGGATTAACCGCTGGACGTGTTCGAGAAATTGCTGTGATGATGTTTAAAAGGTTACAACATTATGAAAGAGCTTATCGTCTATTTCCCGGGTACTTCCCGGATGAAGATTCTGCACGAAAATTCGGTAGAAAATTCGATAGACTCAGCTCGATCGAATACTGGAAAAACTATGAAGCTGAACATGGTTATTTGTCCCACTTAGGACGTCAAATACTCAGTCAGTATTCTGAAGAGGATGGTGATGATGATGACCGTGATTGAATTTAGAAAAGTATTCCTAGACTGGTATCAGTTGCAGTTCGCATTTACCGCCAGTGAAGGAATGCTTATTGAGTCCGACGGTAATAGTGATTTCCTGTCAGGACAACTTGACATCTATGACGTACATCTTGCTGGGACTATGAAAGATAATTCATACACAATCTGTGATCAGTCCACTAATGAGTCGATTACAGCTATGCTCGATAAGTCTACATATGACTGGCGTTGTAATAAGGATTCGCTCATTGGTATTCCAATGTTTGATTCTAAGTTACTGCAATCGATTTATGAAGACATATTTCTTGTACATTTTGCCAAAGTATATAGAGGTCATAAGGAGGAAACTAACAATGGCATCAACTGACATCTTATTGAATGATGACGTACGGAAAGCACTCGTTGACGGAGTGTGTCCATACGTCCTGACAGGAGGTTTCAGAGCAGAACGCGAAGCCTCTGAAAGAACATGGGATATGCTCATGGAACGAGTGAAATCCAAAGAAAAACAGGAGGAAACTAAAAATGGTTGAGAAAATCCTGTTCACCGCAGTCCGTCAGCCCGGTATTATCGAACACAATATTGTTGGATGGTTGTTCAATCCAACAATAATTCCGCTCGAAAAGGCATTCGAGTACGTGCGAAAGTACAACGACATCGCTGAAGATGTAAATCTGTTTATCTACCGCACGGATGCGGAGATCATCGAAACGAATTCCGATGAGGACAACTTCGATCGAGAAATCAAAATGAGTAACATTTATATCGGTCCTGGCGAAAGCAAATATATCCTGATCACACAGTCATGCTTGACACTGATGTATCCGGTAGATCTGGACGGTGATACAATTCACGTTTCTAACGTGGAAGAGATTGTCACCGGTGATCCGGATCATTGGCCGTATTGGCGGTCATATACAGGTCGGGGAGCATACAATATTCGCAGCAAATGGCTCCAACCGATGAAACATCATGCGTTTGATCGTGATCAGCTGACAAAGCTGTTCAATGATCATATCGCATCAAACGAAAAAGCGTTCGAAACGCTTGAGGATGCGATCGCAGGAACTGACGATCACGAAGTGGGGGATTTCAGATGCTGGAAGGATTCTGATGAGGAATTTTATATCCTGCATGTGCCATCCGGAACCATCGTCGGTTGGTACAAGTTCTACCATTACGGCAGAGACAATTTTACCAACCGTGACATGACGATTGATGATCTCAAGGACTTCTTTGTACTGCTCCGGAATCAGCTCCTTGATGAGCCGGATGAACCTGATACACCGGATCCACCGAGAGTAAAAGTGACTGAGATGATTGATCAATTATGGGGTCATGTTGAAGACTGGGATGAAACCCCCAGTTATCCGGACGCACCGAAAAAGAAACCGTATAACATGGATGTTCCGGCAATCATGGAACGACTGCAGCGGAATAGTGTATACGGTATGCTTGCCGAAACTATCGGCGGTATTGACCTTGCGTCCATGTACCCGCATCATCCGGAGGAATCTCCGATCGAAGACGACGATGATTAAAGGAGGAAGAAAAATGAAAGACGAAATGAATGATATCATTCAGAAAAACATGATTTCAATGATCTCGGATATCGATATCAATCACGTTGATTACGATATCCGAATGTCGATGATTGACTCCATGGTTAAGCTGATCGTTGACACCGTTGGTGATAATAGTCCGTCGAAAGAAGTTGTCAAATTTCTCGATCCGACCAAAGAATTTGACATTATGAATATCGAAGCTGATATCAAAACCAGCAAGAGCAAACCTGAAAATGTAATCCTGAAGGAAGTATTGTGTTTGATGGAGCAGCTCGATCCCGCGCAACGAACTGTCGTAATGCACTACCTCAAAACAATGTTTGTATATGATGCTAGTTTGCTGAAGGATCGCAATAGCTTTACTAAGCAATACAAGCCTATTGTAAGGGGTCTTAAAAAGTTTAAATGGGACTCCCCGTTTGTATGCCGTAAATGTAGACGGCTCTTTGACCTCGAAAAAGAGGTCGACATCATGTTTGACCTTGACCGTCCAAGAAGATTCCCGGATTGTGATGAGACGTTGGTATATTCATTTATGTTTTCATTCACACCCATCAATCAATGGACGTGTGTCGAATGCTTTGATCCTCATGAAGGTGAAGATGATGAATGATAGATCTGTCCTTTACGTAATATCACTACTATCGATATCATTAGTTATCGCAATATTCATATGTGGCTGTGAATCAGCCCGGTGGAGACATCATGAGGAAAAGATAGCCACAACTACCACCACTACCGAGGAACCACTTGCAACGACAACTGAGGAAACGACAACAACAACAACAACTACAACCACTACCACAAAGAAAACCACGACTACAACCACAACGACGACAACTGAGGAAACGACAACGACCACCACAACCGATATGAAGGACTCGTTGACATATCTCGGGTCCTTCATTGGAACCTACTTCAAGGGGGAAACGAATCCCTGTAATGGAGGTTCCGGACGAATTCTGATTCCATGTGATATCAAAGATGATACTTACAAGGGATCAGTTGCCTCACAGTTCGTATTCAATCAATATGGTTACGAACGAAACGGAAAGACGATGATATACATTGAATTTCCCACCATCCCGGAAATGAATGGTTGGTACAGTGTTGATGATTATAACGCTGATCCATCCATAATTGATTTCTATTTCCCAGACTATTCTAAATGTCCGTGGGAAAATGATGGTGTCATTGCGTGTAACGCATGGATTGGTTAAGGAGGTAAAACATGAAGACATCAACTGATGATGAAATTCGCGAAGAGGCTAAAGAACTTCGAAACTCCAGACCGGAGTGCATGCCAACAAATGCTGAAATCGGCATGAACCTGATCAATCATCTGATTTCGCAAGGCGCACTGTCTACAAAACATCCGTTACCCCCGAAAAGCAAAAGGAGGCGAAAAAATTGATTGATTACGACAGGTATCGCGAGTTCGTTCGTACGAACTGTACAGCTTCCGATGTTGTTAGAAAACGGGCACGTGTCGGTGACATCATCGAACAGTTCGTACCGAAACTCGTTGAGAAGACAATCGAGTTCTACAATGCGACAGACGCTTACATGGAAGAAGACTGGAGTGATCCGGATTGTCTGATGTTCACCATCGTTGCCGTAGACCACTTCGAACAAAACGGATACAGTATCGATGTTCAGTCGGTTGATGGTGTTCTGTATGATGAGACCGAAACTGATCAGCTGATCAAACTATCATTCATTGAGATTGAAGATGCTGGGCCGCGAGACAACTGGCATGATCACGACCTGTTGGAATGTGAAGAAATCTATCTCGAGATCATGATTGAGGAAGATCGAATTTATGTGAATTCTTCCAACATCGGAGATGTGGATCCAAAAAAGTATCCGGCTATCACGAAAGATCTTAACCGTATTACACAATATTTTCAGATGATCACATCATTTGTGAATAGTAGTGTAATTATTATTACCGGAAAGGATTGATTTCATGAGATTGATATCATTTACACATACCCATTGTCTGAAATCGAAAGAAGGGTATGGTCATCAATATGCAATAGTATTTGACGCTGTAGCATATGCATATCGGCATCGGAGATTGCTGAACGTATAAAGGCGTACATACAGCGAAAGCTATAATTACAGCACCCGGGAACAATACAATATTCCCGGGTGACACGCTACTGTGGCGAAATTGGCATACGCGTCAGATTTAGGTTCTGGTGTCGAAAGACATAGGGGTTCGACTCCCCTCAGTAGCACCAATGGTCGAGTGCGGTTTTGACATTGCAAGGTGATGTCATGTAATTCCTGCAGGTCGGCCACTCAATTGCGGTGGTGATGTATGGCATTCCATCATTATCGTGATTGATTTCCTGGTGGTTTGGTTACGCTCCTTCCACCAGGAGTTTCGGGCTCTTAGCTCAGTCGGTTAGAGCAGTAGACTCATAATCTATTGGTCCAGGGTTCGAGTCCCTGAGGGCCCATTTAACATGAATATATTGTGAGGGGCTTAACGCCCCTCACAATATAATTTTTATGTATCTACATATTATTATTACGAAGAAACCGGGTAGCAACGGTAAATATTGCTACACGCTGCCCACTGCATAAGTGTTGGGAGAATAGGAGTTTAATTATGAAATTCACTGAAATTGTGGAAAAAGTTCTGCATGGCAGATCTGAATCGGTCAAATGGGATTATCAACGTAAACACGTCACCTCTTCATGGGAAATCATTCCCAACGTCGATGAGGTGATTGGTGTTCGCCTGGTTATCACCAATGTAGGCGGTATGGATGGCGCTCGTGTTGGAGCGCTGATAAAACCGTTCTCTGATCTCCTTATGGAGATTCCAGATGATAAAGACACCATGGCTCGTCGTATCACTAATGGAAGAACAACAGCGGCATTCTATAGTCCTGATCAAGATTGTATAGGTATGCTTCTTGATCCTATCAAGATTGTCACATCTTATATTAAAGCTCCGGATGGAGTTGACTTCACACGGTATTTCACCTGTGTGACAGAAAATGACAGCATCGTGATGTTGCCTTGGTATGTTGACAACGTCGACATCGATGAAGTCAAACGCGAAACCAAAGCGGCACTTAAACGCAACGGATATAAAGACATTCCTGATGATGCCAATATTTATGATGAGAAATTCATAAATGCATTCACCTCAACGATAGATGGATGTCTTGCATCTGGTATTATCGGTCATGAGGTGGATTCAAATATCACTCACAGCATCGAATTCAAAAATGAAAATACCGCGGTTGCAAAATGCAACGAGCATCCGTCTTCAGCAATCGATAACGCCGTCAAGCATGCAATGCTGTCTAACAGTTTGCTGCTTATCGATAACAATTGGGTTACATGGGCTGACGTTGATGAAGAGGTAAAAAGGTAAAGGGGGAAAATTATGGTAGGAAAACAGACTGATCGCGAACATCTGAATGAACGTATAGCAGATCTTGAAAAGGTCATCGACATTTTGATCGCGCTACGCGATCATCCCGAAATCGGGGAAAAGCAAATTTGTGATGAGAAAGGGATGTCTTTCACTCGCTATCGCAAATTGGCCTACGATACGGACTGGTTCGGTCCAACAAGATCGGTACATTCCGAAGAAACAACCGCAGAGAAGATGCGTAAGTTCAAGCCAACTCTGTCATGGTATCACAAGTTGTGGTGTGAAGTTATGGGTGTCGACTACCGTGATGTCACGGTATGTCCGACTGACATTGCTGAAACAATTGAATGGTTACTCGCTAACAAGCTCAATGAGCGCGAGGCAAAAGTGATTCGTCTCCGTTATGAAGACGGAATGATACTCATGGACATCGGCCATGAAATGGGAGTAACTGGAGACAGAATTGCACAGATTGAAGCCACAGCATTTCGCAAGCTTAGATGTGCTAATGCTTGGATGCGTTTCGGTAGAAACCATTGGATCCCGATCCTGACGATTCAGAAAAATATTGAAGCCGACGCTGAGATCTCCATAAAATATCGGGTTATGGCAGCATTGGATGACAGGATGCCTTCTCTGAGAAAGTATATCAGAGATGGTATTAAACTGGAAGAACAACAAAGAACACAGATCGATCCGGACCTGTCGATTGACGATATGGATTTGTCGGTCAGAACATACAATTCCCTGAAACGCGGAGGAGTTCAAACTCTCGACGACCTCAGGCACATGACTGCGAGTGACCTTATGAAGATCCGCTGTCTTGGTGCCGGTGGTGTTTGTGAAATAAAAAACAAACTCGATGAATATGGTTTCAGCTTGCTTCCTGATAATGAAGATGACGATGACGAATAATTATTATTACAATCACACAATATGATATATTGTGTGATATGGAGGTGTACTCAAGTCTGGCTGAAGAGTCTGGTCTTGAAAACCAGGAGGGCGTGAAAGCGTCGCAGGGGTTCGAATCCCTTCACCTCCGCCAATCTTTGTGGTGGTCTGTCTTGACGATATGTCGGTCCGTTTGCTCGAGCACGGGGTCTGATATATTCGTGACAAATTGAGGTAATAAACGATCGCTCGAGTGATCGCTAACATGGCAGTAGTCCTGACCATCACCAATCAGCTTATTGACAGCGTCAGTGTTGCCGGCTTTACATCTGGCGCTGATTAGATAAGGTGCTAGCATTCAGCATTGATGAGCGGGTTCCTATTGAGAGTTAAGTGTCTCCCGAATGGGATAAAGGCGCTTGGAGCTGGTTGGACTCAATTGTCCAATAAAAAGAAACTCCCCAAGATTCTAGAGTCGTAAGGATACCAGACTGCCCCGCTAAAGAATGTAAAAACGGTTCAATTTGCACGTGTAGTTCAATGGTAGAATACCAGCCTTCCAAGCTGGGTACGTGGGTTCGATTCCCATCACGTGCTTATGATAAACTTCCTTAATTGACCCAGTTCAGTTTGGACGGGGATTGCAGTTCTAATTACCGTCTGCAAGAAGTTTATCAGTTTCTTCAGGATAGGTGCGGCATAGTGTTGGTAACAGCACAGGCCAGTTTCTCGAGTTCTCTCTGCGTCTAATAAGACGCACGCTGCAGACTGGGTGTATGGGCTTTGAGAGCGTCGAAAGACGAAATGGACCCACATGCTCGAGAGCACCTATCCAGATACTGGGGTATCGCCAAGGGGCAAGGCATCAGACTTTGACTCTGACATCGTAGGTTCGAATCCTGCTACCCCAACCATCGTGGATATCCACGACTTCACCTTCTTATTGTAGTGGATTTGGGGCGCCTTTCGGCGCCCCTCTTCCCTCATTTTTTTTTTTGATTAGATCTCATCCCAGGTGTTCGTATTCGGATTAAATACTTTCAATTTAGAACGTCCATCTGCAGGTTGTTCAACAACAAGCGTTCTGTAAGAAACATTGTCACCAAGTTCATTTAGGATTGAACTTTGATCAACCGGGATATTTGTTCCTCTGATGACTTGCATTCTGACAGGTTTCATTGTAGAATTTGTTGATGCGTTTTTGAATGAGAACGAATGGACTTGTGGGAATACGAGTTCCCATGCACCAATAGGTCCTTTATCGACTGATGGAATTGACATCGATGAATCATTGTAGAAATACATGAAGTCTGGTTGTTGGTAAATCGGATTCTGATCTTCACCAGCACGCGCATATACTGGAGAATTTGTCAGAATATTCCAATTCAACATACCAGCTGATTCATTATACAATGGAGTCATGTCAGTCACACGATGATTGTTTGCATCAAGTATCTCAATATCGTTCCATTTGAATGGTGTCCTGACAACCTGTAGCTCACGAGTTTCTTCGTCGAGATAGTATGTCTCATGTACTGTTGCTAACGGATTGAAAGCCCACACCATAGGACCGATCAGTGGGGCATTCCACATGATCATTGTTCCAGAATTTGTGTGAACAAACTTCTTATTCACAAGATCATTATCTGGGAGATATGACAATGTGTCTGTCGTAAATAGATTGTTGAACGAACGTCTGATGATTCCGTATTTGAATGACTTGTTAGACGCAACATGCTCATTATCCCATTTCCAGAATATCGTCACATCGAAATAGTCTTTACCAGCCGCTTTCAATGCATCAATGACTCCCTGTTGCGATTTCGTTTCAGCAATCAGTGTGCCGAATTCACGACAATAGAGCTTATTGATATCGACTACTGTTCGTCCACCCAGATTATTTGCCGGAAGCATTGCTGGTGTTGCAGTTGTATCAATAATGTTGATACATGATCCTGTCTGAAGAACCTTCAGTTTTGTTTCAGGACGTTCTGCTGCATACTGTTGGACTTGCAATTCTCTGACGGATGGTATCAGCGTGTTAACGAACGCATCTCTGACTGAAATACCGGATTCCGATGTCACATCAGATTCATTTATCTCTGAGATTTGTTGCAGCGGTCGCCAGCCCAGATTATGAATTACATCATATTCATAGAACCAGATACCAGTCTTTTCTTTAACGAATGCATACAAACCTTCAATGATTTTACCACGTCTCGGAAGCAATTCCTGATAGTCGTTGATGAATAATTTCACCTTCAAACCAGTTCCAACAGTCGTATCATTTGGAGATGTTCCATAAGTCTTGGTGTATCCGTTTTGAGCCGGATCCATATCAAAGTTTGCAATTGACATAAGCTGATCAGGTGGTGCGAGACCGACATCCGTTACGCCGCCATTATCGTTCACAGAAATGACGTGATATTCGAATGCACATCCACCAACTATGATTTGTCCTGATGATCCAACCTCGTAATGTTCTCCCATACTCACAATACCATCCGAAGGAATGATCACATTTTCTGGATCAACCATTGCGTTCAGATTCTCGTAAGTTCTGAAATCATTGTACACGCTCATATCGACTGCCTTCAGATTTTCAACGGAGTCGAAAATGAATCTGTTTGATTGAACATATTTCGGTGTCAAACCTGGTTCCGTATAAATCGGGGTGTCAGTATTGTCACGATGGATCGGACGAACCCATCTGTCACGAACACCGTTGTACAGGCGATACAAATCATTTTCTGTGAATGGTGCTTCTGTGCGAACGTATTTCTTATCAACAACGGATACCGGTGCAATACCGTGGATGTTGGAAAGCTGAACGACAGATGTCGGGATGTCGCAAATACGTGCAATTGTACGAGCCGGTTTGGGTTGTTTCAATTTCGCATTATTACGATATTCCAGATCATCGTTTGAAAGAACATACACACGACCGATTTCTTCGGTCGGAATGTCTGCAGCTGAACGAGGTGGTGTCACTTCTTCGATGTAATCGAATTCGATACGAACTTTCAAACCGACACCTTTTGCATCTGTATAATGCGTGTATGGACTTGGATCAGGATTGTAACCACCATGATCTTCCATTCCAGCATCAGGATCGGCACTGTTGCGCGCTTCGACAAGAAGCCATTCCGGATATCTGTAGGTTACCCACGCCGTACTGAGTGATTCACCCATGAATTCCGTCGGATCCCATGATGGTTCGAACGGGTTTTCGATAAGTGCTGAACTGATATCATCAAACGAAATCACTCGATTCAATGTTTCAGTTTTATCTTCGTTTTTACCGATGTAAACCTTATCACCATACCAGACACCGTCACGTTCCTCATAAGTTATGTGATCAACGTACCACCGTTGTGCACGTACATTATCAGGAACAAGTTCTGATGAATAATCAGCATATGTCGCGTTCGACTTAATCGAAATCTCTCCACCATCAGTGGGATATGTTTGATAATATAGCCATACTGCAACAGGGTCGCCTTCGTCGCGATATAGTGGGTCTACTTCAAGAACTCCACCATTTTCATCGACACGCTTAATCGAGAGCATCACCGTAGACAAAAATCCGTTATTAAAACGAATTCTAACACGGCTGTATTTTCCTCCAGCAATGTCTTCAGCTATATATCCGCTACCTTTTTCAACAATGTCAACGCGTTTAATTCGATAGCGTCCGATTTTAATAGTTGTCGGATATGTACGTTCTATACCCGGATCGAATATCAAACCGGCGATTTGTCTACTTTCCTGAACCTCAGGATTGTATGACGGTGTATTATGAATTGCATATACCGACAGGTGTTGCGGTGATGAAGTATCGGTTGTTTCACGAACCCAATCCGGAAGACCTTTCATCTTTTCGATGTCGTGCGGATATCTTGGGAATTGGTCCATATAGTTCTTTGACGAACCAAACCGCATACCAGCGTAACCGACATCAGTAGTTGTATCAGTGAATGGGATCGACTGATCGAGTTGGGCTCTGAATACAGGAATCAACGGATCTTGTTCCTCAACACCTTCAACCAATGCATTCGAATTGAACGCTGACAGTGGAATGCGATATTGTTCGAGGGATTGATTATACACCCATGCGTCATTCTGGACCATTTTCAGAATATTGACACCATGTTGCGTATTGTCAACTGTAAGCAACGCTGTAGCCTGATCATCAGAAGGAGCATATATCACTTTGATATCAGTAATCGGGATATTGAAATCGGCTTCAGTTCCGGTAAATGCAGCACCATCAGCCGAGCAAGCGATGTAGTAATCATCATTTGATTCAACACCTTGGTCGATTGATACCGGGACATTGAGATATAAAGGTCCAACACACGGATACACATATTGTTCATATTTCGAACCATTGTTGTCATATCCCATTGTGAGAACTTTTCCGTATGATGAAGTCTCATTTGGGGTAATGATACATTTTGCACCACGATTGGTTTGATCACAATTAAACCAAATCAACGGGAGTCCGATCATTTCTGGATCATTGATCAGATCTGTAACAAATTCAGATGCAGTCGGATCATCGTCCGGAGTAATGTGAAATGGCTGCAGGACTTCATCCAGTGGATAGAAATAAACCGGGTTGGTAACATTCATTGCAGTCGGATCATCATCTGATGTCTTGAATCCGATCGATACAGAATTCTCATAAGTTTGTGTATTTGGATTATATATCTCAAGAACAGGCGGTACAAGCGTACAGAGCCATCTGTATGTAAACAAATCACCCTCATCAGTCGAGATCGGGACTGCCATAATGAAGCAGTCCCGAATTCTCATACGGTAATTGAGGTGTGGTGTATCGGCTGTGGAGTCCGTGTTAATCGATTTCACACGAATCATTTCAAGCCCATTCATCTCGGGGATAAACGGGAATACTGAAGTACCGAGTTCCAAAGCATTTGTCAAAGCATCATCGTTGAACTTTGCTTTATTCACCAACTGATCAATCATGGGGAGTTTCTCAGTTTCGATGATAATGTCAGATCCAAGGTTGTCGATACGTCCCTGGAAGATATCACCCGTGACTTTGTCTTGAACTTGCTTTGATTTATCGGTTTTCTTCAACCAATGTTTGCGTTCCTGATCCATTGTCATAGCCAATGTGCATGAACCAAGATACCACTTGATTTTATTTGGTTTCAAAATATCTCACACCTTTCTCATGTATGATAGTTCCATTCCCATTTATTGTCACGGAATACATATTGTCGTCCATTAATAATCAACAATGTCATTTCAGAAATGTCCATAGTACCATCATACATTCTGAATCCATCGAGTGTATTATAATTGAAAGCAGCATTATCGATTCTAAATACATACAATGGGTTGTTTTCATATGATTCCATACCAACGTGTGCAGTATCATCATATGTGTCTTTCAGCGGAATAAAGCCACCATATTCAGTGTTTTTATTCAGCTCGTTATAATTGTGACCGGAAACATTGTCACGATTGGAATAGTACACGAGTTTACCGCTGGCAACATCAGATTCAAATGTTGTTGAAGTAAATGGTTCCGAAACTCGGTATACTTCAGGATCATCGTCATGATATACAAGCTGTCCTGAAGTATATGCGGTATTGATGAAATACTGTAAGATCTGAATGTCGGTTATATCGATTTCCGATATCTGTTCAACATCAGTTATGTGGTATGGTGCCGTAGGATCTATTATACGAGGTATCTGTGTTATCCGATACATCGGATAATTCATGAACTGTGCTCCGTACAATAGATTTGCATCTGATGGATAATCGTCGATCACGCTAATCATGTCACTGAAATTCAGATCAGATCCATAATCACGTGTAATGAATCCACCAAAGTCAGTATATTGATGATTGGACCGAGAATGAATATCATACATAAATGGGAATCTGTACTGTTGAGACATCAACAGTGACGCTGTATAGATATTGAATGATGATACATTGAGATTCGTATACGATGGGAATTTGGATGTATCGAGCATATCCAATGCAAACTTATATGACAACAAATACGCCTTTGTTGAATCAATTGATACACCGTCTTGTTTCTCAACAAGACCAAAGAACGCACCAAATTGATTCAACCCCTGATTTGACACAAGTTTACTGAAATCAACTCCTTGACGCAAACCCTCGTAAGTGAATCCAGCTGATGGATCATAATCGATCGTTCGATATGTCATTTTAACGTATTTGGCAGGATGATTTACAACGTCCATCATGTCAACATTTACAAACTTCCCATCACTGAGCATATGATACATCATTGACGAGAATGCTTTCCGCTTATAAGCAGTATCGGAATCGTCATATACTGGATTCATTTCACCCATGAAGCCTGTTAGTTGAATTCGATGATCAACGTCCCACACATCATTTTCATCTGTAATCTCAGATTTGACTTCATTGATGTGTACAGAGTTTGACCAACTGTCACATGAGATTGCATATTGTCCTTCACGCAGCACATCAGCATATGGAGGTTGTGATTCAGGATTATATGGCATACGTCCATATTGCCAATCATACTGCGGTGGTTTATAATGACTCATGATCGTATCAGACAATACAAATGTGAATGTCGCACCAGATCCTGAACCAGAAATTGTGTGGGTTGTAAAGGTCGTAGTCTGTCCATCAAAATTCGATAACGGAATATCTGGAATCACATCCGTCAGTGTACCATAATCATCATAATTCATTCCGGGATATTTCGTATCCATATGGAATTGATAATCTGTGATCTTACCGTCATTCACATCAATGACATCGATTTTCAGATACACACCACCAATGTTGAAACCGATTTTGTCACCGATCGAATATCCTGATCCACCATTATCGAGATAATACTTGCATGATGCATTGTACGGCATTGGTGCCTGTTTTGCAACACGCATAATTTCAGAACTCGGGACTTTGAATACCTGGAAATCCTTATGCTTCCAAAGGAATCCACCATTGTTACCACGAACATCCGATAGACTAGAGAATGGCATTTGTTTAAGACGATTTACATCTGGATTTCTATTGACAATCAGGTTCTGAACATACGGGGTATAACCTTCAAGTCCAGTGAATCGAAGTGATGGATTGACATTCCATAGCCGATGAATATCATTCTCGATGATGATATGTTTCTCACCTTGTACATCTTCCGCAACGATTGCGCGGTTCAGCATAACAGGTGCACCCATACGGATATATTGTGAATCCATCAACAATGTTGGTGATTTACCCTTGACACTCAGTAGTTGTGTGAATGATGTCGGGATATCACAAATACGAGCTGCCGTTCTTTCGGCTTTTGGATTTCTGGAAGTCTCGTTATTTATGTATGCTGCTGGGTCGTTTGTGATTAGATAACCTCGACCGGTTTCCAACACTGGATCAAAATCAATATAACCAAGTGAGAAATAACCATTTCCATGATATATGAATCTTGGACACTCTTCACGCTCTTCAGACGTACATATCTGATCATCAAGGAATCTGTCATTTGAAAGAAATCTGATATCACTAGGATAATTGTTTACTGATACAATCGCGTCCTCGTTTGTCACATACTTTGGCTGAATAATGGAATCATTACTTCCTTCAGCGGCATATGTAATAACAATACCCATTCCAGTCAGTTCTTTGATTTCATTTTGTGGAACCGCGGAATCAAGAATGATTGCAGCAGTTTGTTTGTCCATCGGCTTTTGATTGCGATTATTCGCATCATCACGAATTGCATACATCTCAACATGCGCTCGATGAATAGTTCTTTCTAAATAGCGTTTGAAGTACTCTGGTAATCCATCGAACTCACCGAGACTGTGGATGACACCGAACTTCTTCGGGACAGAATTATCTGAATAATCTGTCGTGTAATCCAGATGAACACCTGATACAAAATGATTCAGATCAGCCTCACGCTTAAAGAAGAATTCTTCAGCAAACTTGATTCGGAGAACTGGTAGGATTGCTCCAAGTTGTGATGTACTGAACGACTTATCGAATTTGAAGTATGTGAAATAGCCCTGATTCAGAAGGTTTGGATCATATCCATGAACACCGTCTTTGATCTTCTGGAATTTATATGGACCCTGATAATAGATGTTATCAACATCTAGCAGACAGATGTGGATGATCTTATCATCCACATCAAATGTGATGGTGTGAGATTCAAGTACATCGATACCATCCCATCCATTTGATGGATCTGCATCTTCTGGGATCAATACATATTCAATCTTTGTAATACGAACGCCTGTGTTGTAGATATATGCTGATTCTTTGTCCTGACAGTCAATGAAACCGCCGTAGATCAGAATATACCAAGTGCCCGAATATTCTGTGGCAGGAAGATTCGTTTCGCCATAAGCTCCAGCATAAATGAATGAAGAAGCCTGTCCATTTGTTCCGATTGATACAAGTGGATTTCCGTTACGGTCAACATTATCTGTCATTTTGACTTCTGGAAGCGTAATCAATTCATTTGATGTGAAATACAACCAGGCTAATTCAGGATACGATACCATGTCTTCCGTCAGGAATACGTCTGTGTCTGTGAATGTAATCAGCTTCTCAGTGATATCATTCTTCGGAAAATAATACTTTGTTGAACCATCTGATCCAGCAATCAGATCTTCTTCAATGAACGGCTCCTCACCACCGTCATAATATTTGAGTTTTGGTGGCGTTGTGGTAACATAGAACGTTGTTGGATATACACCGGTATCATAGTCCCATGGTTCTTCTTCTTCAACACCATCACCATATCCGTCATGTATCGCACGTGGTATGACAACTTCAGTTACGTCAGAAAACTCGATCTTGTATTGCCAAGCAGGATTTAACACGTTTGGTTTCGGTGTACACATCCGCATTCCAGTTTGCAAATATGAATCCATATAGTCAGCTGCTTCAACCCTGAAAAGTGATATCAGTGGTCGACTCATATTTACAAATGTGCTTGGTAATTTATACATCTTCAATTTCTTTGATTCAAGGAACAATTCTGAACCGAAGTTTTCAGATGTACCAACATATTGCAGAGCATCTGCATCCGAATAACCAAATTGTCTGGGTGTATGCAGATTGTAGAATCTCTTTGATAGTTGGAGGAACGCACGAAGTGTATCAGGTGAACCCAAAGGAGAATGTGTAACCAAACGATCTGCCATATTTCCTCATCTCCTCTTTTTTAATTTTGCATATAGGTATTATTTTTTCGGCGGGGATAGAAACACTTTATTACTATCCATTACATCATGCCAAAAGAAAGGAATGATTTAAGTTGACTGAGTACGTGATCAAAAACATCAAGAATCCTCTTTCGGGGATAAAGGTAAACCTCGGTACCGATCAGCCGTTGCATATCTATGCAAAGAAGGGCATTCAGGATATCGAAGTTTTGAACATCTTAGGGTTGTATCGTTGCGACAACACGCCTGCACCATATATTCATGTCATCAACTGGAAATGGAATCCGCACCCGCGAGCTGAAGAAATTCAGTATCGCCGGCGTGAAACCGGCGACAAATTATCAACAAAAATTATTGGTGATACGCGTATCGGTATTCTGGAATTCGATATTCTTTGTGGTAGCCGTGACAAGAATAGGTGTATCATTTCCGAGGTCGTTCACAATAAGTTGTATGTTCCGATTGCAGATGAGCATGGAAACTACCTGATCGAAAACAAACTGTATTCGGAATATCAAATGGTTGATAAACTCCTTTATCCGTCTGGTAAAGATGCTTTCACTGTTAAATCACTCCTTCCTGTTGTGATTCAATATGATGATTCCACAGAGACGTCAGTGGATGGTTATGTCATTCAGGCTAAAATCGGTATGGTGAAAATTTTCACAACGATGGAACCGATTTTGGCATGCTTTATGCACATTCCTTCACCGCTGATATACCTCGGCGTGTACCCAATCTTACAGTTCAGTGACCATATCATCCAGGCAGAAAAGGACCGTTATGAGTATTTCCAGCCCATCGAAGGGCGTGAAATTTACATCAAAGCATACCGTAAGGGTCTTGAACAATTCCGGTTTGTTCGGTCAATTGTTGTCATGGCAATGTCACTGATCCGAAAGTATTCTCCGGAAGATATTGATCAGCTTCGTAATCCGGCATGGTGGATTTACCAGTTGTCATACTATGATAATATCATTGAGCATCGTGGTGCATGTTATGAAATGCATGTTGCCAGAATGCTTGATACGATTTCGGCGAATATTCTTCCGATTTATGAAATCGACAAATATACAATGATCGCACTGTTGAGATACGTCCTTCAGACAGACTTTGAAAACGTGAACATCTACTCATATGAGAATAAACGTCTTCGCCTGAATGAGGTTATCTCAACAATCGTGACAGCTGATGTATCCAGTAAGCTGAAGAGAATGTTCCGTTATGGAAAGCTTCTGAAAATGTCAGATCAGCAACCGTCTGTGAAGTTCCGTCCCGAAATGATTCTGAAGAATCTGTACAAGACTGGAACGATCCATGTGACTGATTTTACGAATGATCTTGATTATCCACAACAGCTACGCTGGACTAAGAAAGGGCCGAATTCGCTTGGTCGTGTGGATACACACAAGATCAACTTCATGCATCGTCAACTGCATCCGTCTGTTATCGGAAAGATTGATCTATTGGATTCATCCAAGGATGTTGGTCAATCCGGCATGATTTCTCCTTGGGCAGATGTATCGACAATCTATAATATCAATGAAGCCGATCTCAGTAAATACACGAACATCCGTTATGATCTGTTTGATTTCATTCGTAAAGAGTTCCCAGAGCCTGATTTGATTTTCAATGTACATTCTGCAAAGGAATATAATCAGTTGCTCGACAGACTTGTTATTAGCACATATATGCGGCTTGACTTTGGTCATCATGATACGTCGGAGGCATAATGAATGAAGATAAATTATTCACTCTTTCGAGGGAGTGTTAACAAGAATCTGAGTATACTATATGTATATCGATTCGAACCCGCCGGTGATTTTGCCACAATAAAAGAACGTCCAAATGGCAGTGTTTCAATCTATCCAGCATTCGGCATATCTGTATCAAATGGATATGAGCGTGACAGTGTCTACATCACGTCAAGTCAGTACTTTGCTTTCACATCATTGCTTGAGAAAAGCGTTAAGTTGATTTCTGAACATTTGTATGAGTTGTTTCCAAATGTTGATCGTGCTGAATTTGAAATCGACGGAAAAATGCTTGACCGTTTTCAGACAGAAAAAGCGGTTTCGAGTGATGGAATCACAATGATCCCTGCAGTATGGGTAAACTCTGAAACAAACCAATGTCATCCCGGATTGAAGATAGAGACTTTGAAATACGGCAGCATTTGTATCCCGTTACAGGATGCTATTCCGGCAGCAAAGATGTTTGAAACATTTGATCCACATTTGTTTGGCGTTTCAATGCTGCGGGTGTGTGGAAGAATTCAATAATGGAAATATGGAGGCGCATGTGCGCCTCCATATTTTTTCTATTATTTTAAATCTCTATCTATATATTATTAATGTGAATAAGGAATAAGCATCACCCCTGTTGAAACTTATTCCGGGTAGTAAATTTTCTATGCCGCCCTGACATCGATGGTTCCTGTAGCCGATAAGTACAGGAGAAAACGGAGGCTATTATGAAAAACACAACATCTACAATCACGAGAGCTGAGAAAAAGTTCCAGAGAGCTCTTGCAAGAGCTGAGAGAGCTGAAGCTCGTTATGAGCGCAGAATCGAGCGCAAAGCTGAAAGAGCTGTGGCGAAAGCTGAGAGAGCATACCAGCGACTCGCCAAGAAAGCTTTCAAGGAATCCGAGACCATTGAGGATTATGCAACGATCCTCCTTCAGAATTTCTGAAGCCTGAACTATTCTGTACGACTAATCATAATGAGGAGGTTATTACAATGATGAACAATGCTAACGAGCTGCTGCTTGAGCTCAAAGACACATGCCCTGTCAACACCACTAATACCGCTGATAAAAAAGAGGATCGCGCAGCAAAAAGATATCAGCGTGCAAAAACACGGGCACTCAACAAAGTTGCTCGCAAAGAGCGGCGTGCTAACAGAAAAATTGCGCGGGTTGAAGCTCGATACGAAAAACAGCTTCAGCGCACGCTGGAGAAATTTGCGAGCTGAATGATGCTAAAAGAAGGGTGGCCAACACGGCCACCCTTCTTTCTTCTTTTTTTTTACATTAATTCGGTTCCGAGGAATCTGTTGGCAACACGATAGAAATCGGATGTAACTGCGTCACCGATATTCTTCAACAGGTTCTTGCCGGATGACGCTGCCAGGATACGTTTTGTCATCAATCTCATAGATGCATTTGGTTTATATTTATCAACACCACAGCACTGTGCGATATAATCAAACATCGTATGATTATTCAGCATCAGTGATGGTTTGTCCATAGGTGTTGTAACCATAACATGCATTAGATCCTTAACTGATATCTGAACATCAACAGACATAGGATACCCATAAACAGAAATATCATTTCCATCAACGTTCTTTGTGATTGACAGAGAATCAACGATACCAAGGCGTGTTCCCCATAAACCAGGAACGTTACATTGTACAAGTGGTGGATATGTATATGCTGCACCGGAGTTCTTCGACATCTGTGGCAATGCCAATCCGAGAGCAAAGAACATCGGTACAAGTATCTCGGTAAAGTATGAATAAGGATCTCCCCCGGATGCACGAAGCTTCACGGTGAATGATAATGACGAACTGTTCGATTGGTGATCAGAGAATATCTCTGGATAGATCGTGTGGTCACCAATAAAAGAACGTGACATACTAGATGCAACAGCTGCTGTGAAGCGACCAATACCACCAGTCAAAGCTGTCATAACTTTTTCGGCAGCATTGATCGCATCTCCAGCAATGTTTACAACCAGGTCGTCAACTTGATTTTGAGATGAGGATGTGATGAACGCAATTTCTTTACCAATTGCATCGCCTGCATTAATAACGGATGAATATATCTGTGATTGTGTCGTATTGTTTGTGTAGCTCTCCGTCACACTCTTAGGATCCGTCATGAATGTAACATAGTTATCTGTCTCACCGTTCTGTTCGACTTTTTCGTTTGACATTGCAGAATCTGTTGTGATCCATTTGTATTTGTTCCAAATGTCATATTCATTGATCTTCGGATATGTATCACCGATTCGGACAGATGCGTTTGTGAGACCGAGCATAACTGCCGCAGCACTACACATCATTGTGACATTATTGATATAAGAATGCCAGTCACTTTCAAATGTGTAGAATGGTTGCTGAACAGATAATGATGTCAAGAGATACGCTGATATATCCCCAAGCATACTCGTATAATTCTTCAAACTATCGTCTTTCAGAACAAGTGTATCAGGATCGATATCAGCGAAGTCAGTTCCCATTGTAGATGCTTTTGCAGTTTCATATTTACCATCATCATTTGTCAAAGCTTCTTCATAAGCTTTCATAAGTGCTGCAGTGTTTGCCTGTGTTGCAGCATTTCCTCCAGTACCAACTGATGAGTCACCGTATTTACTCATTGCAGTTGTATATTGCATGACAACACGGATTGCATTCCACAATGATGACATACCACCGGTAAACATTGCATGGCCAACACAAAAGTTTACGACCTGTGCATCACGAAGAACGTGTCGTAAATAAAAGTCACCAACGGCACCATCACCGCCTTTTATGTCAGATTCACTTTTGTCCGAGATCCATCTCATATCATTCAATGTTGTCAATTGAGGTGGTGAACCAAACAACCTTGGTGAGTAGGTTGATAGCAGGGGACTGCGCTGTGAAATATCATTCGTGCTTCCATCATCAGAAGTTTTTTCTGAAATACCTGGAATCAGATAACTGCTCATTAGTATCCCTCCTTAAGGATTGTATTAATTTTGGGTATGAAAGGATGTTACATATGAAAGTTAAAGACATTATTCCTCCAAGTCGTTCAGAAGAAACCATGCTTGCTACAATGTTGATGCAGCAACATCGATTCAATGATCCGTTGTTTGAATCAATTGCGTTCAAAATCACTGTCGAGATTGATCATCCATCATATGCATTTCATCGGTTATACTGGGAAACCTGTTGTACAAAAACGGACTTTGCTGATGCACCACTGAGCGTCGATGGTAAGATTCTCGTAATGCGGTGTTCGTTATCTGAGTGCATCCAGCTGATTCAGAAATGCACACCACCGCGTTTCCAAACGAGACTGACTCAAGAGATGGTGACGATCGAAGATGTCACTGATCTTCTGAAGATGTATTTGACGGATCCGCAGACAGGATATCTGGAATATTATAATAGTATCTTCAGTAAAGTGATGCATCTTGAGTATACCGATACCGGATTCAGACCAAACCTAGAAAAGATATCAGTGATGATGCATTATCACAAACATGACAACGAATTCACATTAATTGTTGATGCATCAACTGTGTCTCTTGACGAGATTATGACACATAGCGTTATCGATCATGGTGCAATCCAACTTACATTGCAAGCATACCATGAGAAAGAATGTGTCGATATGTATCATTTTATTGCAAAAACACCTCTGTTGATTGATAAGGTTTATACTGACACAAAATACGGTATTTGTGTTAGCTGTTATGCGACTGAAATCACTGAAGAAATGATCAGAAAGATCAGAGCTTGTTACAAGCCGATCATGAAATAAAATATAAGGTGGGGGATTATCCCCCACCGAATTTATTTTTTCTTGAAACACATATATGATTAACTTGAAATGGGGAGATCATAATCCGCAGATCTTACTATTTTAATATCCATGAAAGGAGATATGCTGTTATGACATTAACAACGTTAGGTTTCGTCGTTGGTATTGCTGGTTCGCTGTTGGCCGCATTCTTTGCGTTCATCAATCGTTTCGGTATGAATCAGCCGAGATACATGATCCCGATGCAGGGTCAGTATCAGACCACATATCAGTACGAAGCACCGGCATGGGGTGTCCCGGCTTATAATCAGCCTATGTACAATCAACCCATGTACAACCAGCCGGTATACAATCAGCCGATGCCGCAGCAGATGCCTGTTCAGGCTCCTGTTGCAGATCCTGTTATGCAGAACACCATTAGCCCTTGGGCAAGAATGGCATATGTTACTGCACTTGCTAATGCACCCATCGTCAATAGCCAGACATATTCGAATGCTCCGGTTTATTCGACTAATAACATGGGTTGCAGCATGGGTGGTCCCAAGTGGGATCCGCCTATGATCAACTATTTCGGAGTGGGGAATGATATCAGACCTAGTCCGACGGGTAGTCCGCCAGGGTGGAAACCACCGCAGTTTGTTCCACCCAGTGCATATTGGTGATATAATTACATCACCGAAATACCATTAAATACCATATTAATTAAGGAGGAACACGAACCATGGCACAGCCCAATGATCTTGTGGAAGCCGTATTTACCGGACAGAAGCTCGGTAACGCCATGACAAATGGTGCAATCGATCTGATCAACAGTGTCTCGAATTCGATTTCCAATGTGCAGAATCAGCTTGCAAATCCTGGTGCTCCTGTGATGCAACCCCAACCTGAATTCGATCAGTTCAGTAGACGTAACTGGGGTGGTGGTGGATTTAATCCGCAACCTCAGCCGCAGCCGGGAATGCCGATGATGCAGCCTCAACAGAACACATATACGCCCGCCACGTATGTGTGGGGTACCCCGAATCAGGGTCACGGCGTTTCATCGTCTGATTATCCTGGAATCTCGAATCCCTCATATGGGAAAACTGGATATGTCGGTGCAACATTCCAGAATTTCGGGAATAGCAGTTCTCCGTGGGGTACATGGTAATGACCTTTATTGAGTTCTGCGAAAAGTTAACCATTCAATTGGAGATCACACTTCCGGATGCACCGACCGGAAGTGATCTCGCTCCTGAGCTGGAGAGTCGTGTTAATGGCTTGGTTGCGTCGATTCGTAATCAGAAGAATCGTCTCGACAGAGTACCGCTCGCATTTGTTCAGCATGCGCTTGAAGATACGGATATTGTCAGCAGTTGTCTTGAACAATTTGATGACGGTAATATCCCGGATGCTTTGTTCGAAACGCTTGCGATGAAGTTGTACGAAACCAAGTTCAACGATCTCGATATACAGCATCAGAATATAATTGAAATCCTGTCAGTGTACATTATCGTATCCACCGTACAGGATTCCAATTAAATAATCAAGGAGGAACACACAATGAATTTCAAAGGTAATGTCAGCGCAAATGAAGTTCCGGTAAAGTTCTATCGGTTCTCCGCATCGGATGTCGTCAGACATCTCCAGGATCAGCTCGGTTTCCAGATCAAGGCGGATTTTCGCGTATGGGACAATCGTGCTGAATGGGAAAAGCCCGGCACTGTCGGTAAGTGCTACGTGATCATGCGTGCAATCTTCCGTCCTGAGGACGTGACGATTCCGCAGAACGCTGCAACTTATGCCGAGCGTCAGATCATGGCAATGGGTGCAGGTGTCCAGATGCAGAAGGATGTTATGGATACCCTGAAGCCGTTCATGTTCCCGCAGAATATGCCGAATATCCAGTGGCAGCCGGATGAGCTTGCACGTTTTGCAACAATGGGTATTCATGGCAATCGTCTGCAGGAGCTGATTAATCGCCCGGGCATTTTCTATGATCGCGAGAATAATCACTACGGCGTCTATCTGCGTCCTGAGCGTATCCTGAATGATATCTTCATCGATACTGCAACTGGTCAACCGGCAGGTCTTGTTGACATCATCAATGTTCGTGATTCTGAACAGGCTGAGGCTATCCAGTGGGATATGCTTCTCTGGACGAACAAGGCTTCTGGCACATCCGGTTATGGTGTTACCATCGACGACGTGTTCGGTCAGCAGATTCCGCAGTAATAAAATCCCAGTGATAAGTGAGTGGCGGGTTAAACCCGCCACTTGCTTTATCATTATGAAAGGAGGGAGAGTATGGAACTCGATATTTCAGCAATGATCGATAAAGTCGAGACCTTTATCGAAGGTGGATGGAGAACTGATACATGTCTGACTGTTGGCGGAATGGCAGGCACATTGACGTTCAAAAATGTTCTGAATGCAATCGTCAAAACTGTAGACTTCAACAAGATCATGATTGTTGATGGGTGTAGAGACTATATCGGTCTAGCAAGAAGATCGGTACCAAACTACCTCTTCTACCAAGATCTGTTTCGTCACATGCCTTCTCCTGATTTGATTGATCTGGTGGATCCTATGCGTGTTCGGGTTGTATTCCCGAAAGAGGGTCATATCCTGTACTTCAATATGAATATGGTGAAAAACTTCGACGTGATGTTGGTCAACAACGCACAGCTGATACCGTATGAGTATATGAAAATGATCAAGACACAATTCTGTGGAAAGCTGGTTCTGATTGTGGATCCATTTGAGATTCATGCAGAGAATTATGCTAGAGAAGATTATGTGACTGACGTATTGTCAAAACAATCAATGAACATTGCATTTGCCAGAAGTCTGTTTGATGTTGAAACACGAGCTATTGATCGTAAGGTTCGTTGCAGCTGTGAACAGATCAAAATGGCTAGACGTTCCATAGGTAAAGCTGATACGAAGCAGTACATCACAAATTCAGATGCGGTGCTGAATGAAGTGCGTGAAAAGCAATATCGTATCGGTGCAGCCAGACGGAATATGAGATTCGTTCTAAAGGAGGATTACATCACGTTCTTACCGGACCAGGATGAACGTTTGATTACTCTCGGTCCACAGACGATGTTTTCTGTCATGTCTGTTACAAAGACTCTGTTGAAGTTGCGGATTCATTCAACGCAGTCTCAGATTTGGTCTTCGATTTCATATAAACCGAAGACTGGTGGTTTGTATGTCGAACCAGCAAATATCATATCATTAGATCAAGCAGTACATCACCGATTTAAAGACGTGGTAATGGTATTGGGCGAAGAGCCCATGACAAAACGACAGTGGTATACACTGTTGAAAATCGCCAACAATATTTCTATTGTAAATTTCTGAGGTGTAGTTGATATGAGACGGAAAATGCTAAAGAACGAATGCAATGTCTTCCGAAAAACTGTTCCACGGTTGTTTGAAATGATCTGCTCAATGGACAAAATGATGACAAAAATCATTGGACGTGAAAGTTATTCATTTGATCAAGTCACTGTTATTGAAAAGATGACTTATGACGTAATCGCAGTGTCTTGCGTGTATCGTGATAATTTCTTCTTTAATAAGGTCAAACTGGGATCGTTAAATGCATCACTTTCAGGATTATCTGATATCGTTGGTGATCTGGAAAAAGTTGCCAGAGAAGCTGATGGACTGGCAGTCACGATTCGTGATTCCATAAAACTCTATCAGCAAAACGAAGATCATATTGAAAAACCTGATAATTTTGAGTTTAAACTCCTACAGCTCGATATGCAATTAGGCGAGAAGTTTTTTGAAATTCGAAGAGCTTACTTGATGATTCGCTCATTATTAATGGATTTAAGATTCATTGTCATGCGGGATTACACCAGGATCCTAATGGGCGTTGATCTGATTCAGGAATATAAGCGTTCTCAAAAAGGGGCTCGACGAATTGTAATAAAAGCTTTACCGCTTGAAGAATTTGCAAAATTGAACCATAAAGGAGGAGATTCTGATGAATGATGATCAGTTGGCTTTGGCTGCTGGTTACGAGCGTGTATATGATTATACGCAGTACAGTCATGAGAATCATGTAAACGTCATCCCGGAAGAAGCATTTGACCGACTCGTCAAAGACACATTCTCAACAATCGCCGATACTCTTCGCAAAACGTATGGTCCGTATGCATCAACGGTTCTGATCTCTGAAATGAATGAGATGAGTGCAACCAAAGACGGATACAACGTGTTTAGCGCAATATCATTCAGTCAGCCGTACAAGCAGATGGTTTACCGCACCATCAAAAAGATCATCGACGACGTGAATGAAAATGTCGGTGATGGCACAACTTCGTGTATCCTGCTGGCTGAAAAGATGTACGGCGAGATCAAGAAGACTCTGACCACGGTTGAACACAAGATGCAGATTCTTTCTGTTCTTACAAACATTGAGAACTATCTCAAGGATCGGACGTTCGTGGAAAAAGACACTGAAGCCGGAATTATTAAGCCGCTGACTCGGAAAGCACTGGATCGATTGATCAATGTTGCTGACAACTACGACTCGGAACTCGCGCAAATTGTCTATGATGCATTGAATCCAAAGTTCGATAACGACACGGATGAAGATGCAGCGGTTACAGACATCAACAATGTTGTTGTTAAGAGTTTCATAACACGTGATATTTCATGTGCTTCTACAACATACAAAGTTGATCATTTGCCGGGTGATTACCGCATTAACTGCTATATCGAAAATGAGGATATGCGTTGGTGGTATTCTGAGGGTCGTGATGTAAATGTCGCGATTTACGATCACAAGTTCGGTGATTCCGATTGGGATTTCTTCATGAACAAATACGATCTCGTCACACCGACGTTGATTATCGCCAGAGACTTCAACAAGGAATTCCTTGAGACGACATTCGTGAGATGGCATCGTCAACGGGCTATCGCAGATAAGGATCATGGAGCACCGATGACATTCTGTATCATTAAGAGTGATACGCTAAAGGATGATATCGCTGACTTGGCTGCTGCACTTGGAACATCTCCGATCGGAATGAAGTCTGTTGCACTGGATCATAGTCTGCTTCCGAAAGTTCATGCTCAGCTGTATGATCACACGATCATGTGCTTTAACATGAATGCTATTCCAACGGAATATATTCGGGCGCTGAAATATGAAATGGATGCGGATACACGAAACAGTATGGTTATCAACAAACTGTATCGTGCACGTATTCGTGCGTTGGAGAACACTGCAAATGACACCCTGGTCACAATCACATCAGCATCATCTCTTGAATCCAAGATGATTGGTGATAAGGTTGAAGACTGTTTGGCAATAGCTTCTTCAGCAATGGAATATGGCATCGTTCCAAATCTGTTTGCGTACGGCTATCATCGTATTGATCAGTATCAGTCCATGCATGAAGATGATCCGATTGTTGAGTCTGTAACACATGCGATTCTAATTTCTATCCATGGTTTGTTTGAAGAAATTTTCAGGTCAAAACACGGTGATAATTATCAGGAACGCTGCAGGGCGATTCAAGATGAGATCTATAAGGATCCGTCATGCTCATTTGATATCAAACGTGAAGCATATACTGAAATCGAGGAATTCCCGACATCTGCACAGTATGACCTTGAGGTGATCTCGGCAACCATCGAGATTGTGAAGTATCTGCTGACATCTCGTGCATGTGTATTTGACGGAAATCTTCTGAAACCTACAGACGACACAGGGCGATATGTACCAATCGGAATGTAAAGGAATGGGCGGCTTCGGCCGCCCAATTCTAATTTCAATTTCCGATGAACAGAATAATACAATTTTTAGATTCGGTGGTGAAAATTATGCCTCGTAAAACATTGAAAGCAAATATTTGGAGAAATATTGCTTCTGTGCTGTCTTCCGATAATACCCAATGGAAATCCGCAAAGAATATCGTGCTGTTTGCGCGTGTTATATCGGTATATCCATCTAAGAACCCGTTGTATTCTGTATGTGAAAGATTGATTCATTTCACAGAACAGAATATTCGTTCGGTGTCACTCGTGATTGAAACAATGCGTGAAGAAGGAGAAGACCCTGAAATCATATCGCTGATTGAATCATTGCGAGAGAAGCCGACGATCACAACTTCTGCAGAAGTATTGCGGTTGTGTACGGTTCTTGCTGATTATGTAAAGTATGCAAAGGTACTGAAAGTCAAGGATTCGTTCTTGGGGTCTCTTGATCTGATTGATGAAGACGATGCGAACATCAAGGAATCTGTTGATAAAGTCTATAAGCTTGCAGTCGAGATTGTGAATGCTTATGATTCTGCTGCGTATCATGAGGTCGCACATTCATTCGACACGAATAATCTGGAGCAGATGCGTAATGTTATGGCAGATGCAAAGGATTCTCGTTCAGCAGATAAGACAATCATTACCGGTATTCGAGGATTGAACAATCTCTTGTCACCCGGGTACTTGTCAGGATGCTTGTATATTTATGCAGCATTACCTGGGTGCTACAAGAGTGGTATCCTACTTGAGTCACATGTTGACACTTGTAAGTACAATGAGCATATCAAGAATACGACAAACGGAAAGACACCAATATCAATGTATATCTCTATGGAGAATACAATGACACAGACGGTTCGTCGTCTATGGGCAATCCTATTTCCAAATGCTGACTTGTCAATGTTTACAGTTGATGAGACAATTGAAATGATCGAACGCGAATTGACATCTAAGGGATTTCGATCTGTGATTCTGTATTACGGATACAGAGAGAAATCGACAGCAGACCTGTATGAGATCATCCGTGGTTATAACGACGATAAGCACGTTGTCGTCGCATTGTATCTCGATTATATCAAGCGAATTCGTTCTGCACGTACAGATGCTGCAGCAATGCAGTCTGAGAAGTCTGAGCTGCACGCAATTATGAACGAATTGAAAACCATTGCATCTCAATTTGATATTCCTGTCGTGTCAGGACACCAGTTGAATAGAGCAGCTGCTCAAGCGATTGATGATATCCGTAGACAAGGTGGATTCAATAAAGCTTCTGAAGCTCTTGGCAGATCCCATATCGGAACTGCGTAAAATCTTGCGCCTTGATGTAGTAATACATCTCGAAAAACCTTTTTAATTGCTGGGAACTCGTAACGAAATGTCGGGATGACAATGTCAGAGAATCAGCAGCCAAGTTACCATCAAGACCCCTACAATGAAAGGGGTTGATATGTTATGACTGATTGAATTTCATGTTACTGAAAACACTTTGCGCAATATTATATCAAAGCGAACTTATCGATCCATATCTGATAAATACTTTGATAAAAACACAATTCGGTCTTGATGGTAAAAGGTTCAACGACTATCGAAACTAACGGTGTTAATCACCAAATAAGTCAATACATTCGTATTGACGAAAGGAGTAGAGTAGCGCCAAGTGGTTCGGGTGTAGAGTAATCATCTAGTAATTCCCGATTAAAGCGAAATGGAAGGGGTCTCACAAGAGATCGTGATATAGTCTGACCATCCATTGTAATGATGGAGAAGTTCATAAGAGAACTGCATGGATTAACGACCCATGTGAACATAGTGGGGAGATTATGGAAGTTGCAGACTGGTTGGCAGAAATGAATATTGAGAATAATGGTGAAACAAAGATGTTGTATATCGATGCGGTGAAGCAAAGAGATGTTGACTCGAATGGTACCGATGTTCGTATCACTACGATTCGTCATCCGTTCTTGTCACCTGAATCATTTGCGTTGCGCACAGATATCAATGAGAATTGCTCGATATCTATCCCAGTCTATCACGGACAACAACAGATCAATTACATGGCGAATATTTGATTCACAAACGTGTATATTATTAATTTGACAAAAGGCCACAATGTGGTATCTGGCGTCGAATATTTTAAGAGGAGGAACATCCAATGATTGAGACCTATCAGAGGAATGTGCTCAGTCCGAATGCAACGGTCGACTATGCATCAGAGATGATGCAGCGTTACAGACCGGAAAACCTGCAGTGCGAACCCATGATTGGGTTGCGGGTTTTGCTGAAGGATCTCAATGCACGCGTGACAGATCCGAAGACCAGACTGTCACAGATCGATGCCTACATGGGCGTCAATGCGAATTGCGGAGGTGTGCTCCGTGGCACAGGCTGTATTCTCAGAGAGACGATGCCTAATGAGATGCAGGATGGGCTGTGGCTGATCACCTTCCCGGTTCCTACATCGGTTCTGATGCAGATTCTCTCGAACATGTCAAATGTACTGACATTCATGCGTGAAAATCTCGGTATCGAATCAACCGAGGTGATTGAGATTAATGCATCTGGCAGGTGTCCTGTCGCGGAAGAAAGCAATCGTCTCGGTATGGTACAGATTGTGCCGCCGTATAACATGGTGCTTGCTCCGCCGAACAACAGCCCGTATAAAATTGGGCATATCACCAGAATCAACGACATGTTTGCTCTGTTGCGAACACGTTGGGATTGGTCTAAATTCCGTGTACCGGGAAAGATCGATTACCACGTAAACGACATCATGTTGCTTTCTCAGCTGATGGTAAACATGTTCGTCAGATAAAAACAAGGAGGAACACACAATGAACATTTACAACACAAATCCAGAGTGGAATCCGGACTATCCGGTTCCGAACGGGTATGGCTTCGAGCAGTATTGCTATCAGCAGGCCGCTCCGTCAATGGAGTATTATTATACCGGCCAGAGCATCTATCCGGTTAATAATGATCCGTATTCCCGCCGTAATCAGCCGACTTCAGCACAGCAGCCGGCACCGTTTGCTCAGTCGAATGGTATTCCGCAGGCTCCGGCGGCAGGCTGGGGTTTCAATCAGCTTGCTGAAGCACGTCGCATGCAGCAGCCGATGGCACCTGCACCTGGATTCGCTGCACCGCAACCGCAACAGTATCAGAATCCGTGGGGAGCACCGGCTCAGGTCAACTTCGCTGCAAGTCCTTGGGATGCTGCTCCACAGATCGGTTATTCGTCTCCGGCTCCGTACATTGATCCGGCTTATGTGAATGCGGCGATGGCTCATCAGAATGCATTCTCTGTTCAGCCGATGTTCAATGCACCTGTGGCTCCGGCGATTGACTGGACTAACAAGAATTCTTACGCTGTTGACACGGCTAAGTATGAACCGGTTCAGTTTCAGCAGGTAGCTCAGATTCCTGTTCAGCAGAATCTGCTTGATCAGGTAAAGATGAACTTTGCTGATCACAAGTAATTGAAAAGGAGGGTTCCGTATGCAAGTGAACTTTCGTTCCAGACTTGCGGAACTTCCTACAGAAGTGCGAGAGGGTTTGGCAGAGGTGTCATATCAGATCGGTATGACACCTACTGCTAGACGTAATCGGTGTATTGACGTACTCAAGAAATGGGACATTCCGTTCAAAGACATTGGGACTGGAACCAATCGATTTATTATCAGATATTCTGGATTCGCGGTTAAAATCGCACTTGACAGAGAGGGTGTCGCGGATAATAAACAAGAGATGGTAATGTCTCCAGCACTGTCACCACATGTGGCAACAGCTCATGAGATTACGAAAGGCGGCCACCTATTGGTGGCCGACTATGCACCGGCTTTTACCTCTTATTCGGAATTCATTATGTATCGAAGCAAGATCGCAAGAATTCTCGAAAGCTGGGGTGGAAGATTCCTCTTGGGTGATGTAGGAATCACCAGTGTCAACTACGCAAACTGGGGAATATTTCATGGAGAACCTGTATGCATTGATTATGCGTACATCTTTCCCGCATCCATGGATCTATTCACTTGTGTTTGTGGATGCAAACATATGACATTTACAGATACGACATTCACACAATATCAGTGTGGTAACCCGAATTGCAAGATGCAGTATACAGATAGAGAGCTTCGCAATCGTATCTCTCAGGATGAGAGACTGAAGCTGTTCGCGAATGTATCTCAGAATGCAATTGAAATGACGAGTCCGAATAAACTTGTTGAGGTCGAGGATTATCTGGTGCATCAAGATGTAGATCCTGATATGCCTGATCCGTATGAGACAATGGATGCTATGATCCAGATGTTTGGATATCCGAGCGACATTCATAATATCGAAGGAGGCAAATGGTAATGCATTATAAAAAATTTATGAAATGTGCAACAACCGGCGGTAAGCCGGTTGACACGTCAGCTTATGACGAAGCCATTCGTGAACTGAAAAACGAGAATGCAAAGCTTCAGGCTGAACTCTCTGCAAAGCCAAAGGAAGTTGAAGTTCCAACTCAGACATACCTGCGTGATGAAACTGAAGTCAATGAGATCGTTACGATTCTTGATGATTTCGGTGAGAAGTATTTCTCTGATATTCCGATTGGAGATATACCCGGCCCAATGCTGTTCAACATTCCGAACACACTTCTGAAGAGTATCAGATTTGTTTGGGAACGTAGAGATGTATATCCGGATATCCTTAATCCCGCAATGATGCTTTATCTGCTTTGCACTCCTGATCCTGCAGCCGCTATCGGAAGATATCTTCAGCTCATCAAAAAGCAGATGGATGACAATGCGCAAGCCATCCAGGAAGACGCTGCGATCTATCTGGAGTCTTTGACTGAGGAACCTGCTTTTCAAAATGGCAGTGATGAAGACAATGAGGACGAAGCCGGTAATGTTGCATCTCCCGGTGAATATCTTGAACAAGATCGTGAGTTCGACAGAGCCTTGATCGAGGGTGTTCCTGTCGATGAGGACGATGATCGTGATGTCCCGGACGAAGCAGACTTCCCAACCGTCAATCCGGACGAGGTTGATGTAATCGTGGAGGGAGACTACGAAGTTGTTGCGATTAACCCTGCTCAGGAGAATGGAGAGATACCTTATGATGAATAACAATAATGACAATAAGAATATTAAGTTCACTGGAGACCCCGTCGCATTTGACGGGGTCGAAGGCAAACGTGATCCGAAGACCGGAAAAGGCCGCTTTGATCTGATTCCGGAAGAAGTATACTATCCGCTGTTCTCGAAAGCGGATCATGATTGGTTGCTCGACTGCCATCCCGCATCCATTCTGATGTCAATCGCGGATGAAAAATTCGTTGAAGCAATCATCAAAATGACTATCTATTCATATGCTGAACATAATGAAGATTATGCTGCTTCGAGTTCGGAGTTCTGGAATGGTGTATGGCCGATGCTTCAGGATCTAGCTATTCACTTCCAGAAGGGGGCCGAACACTACGGTGAGAGAAACTGTCAGAAGGGCATCCCGCTCTGGAGCTTCAAAGATTCTGCAATGCGTCATGCCTCACAGGTATTCGAAGGTAAGAAAGATGAGCCACATGCGATCTCTGTTATCTGGAACTGCTGGATGGCAGAGTGGACCGTACTTCATGAGAAGACTAAGGAAAAGATCGGTCCTTATACCGTTAAAGTTCTGAAGGCTCGAACTCCGGAAGAGATCGAAGCAGCCAAATCAGCAGCATCTACACCGGAACTCAAGGCAATGAAACTGCAGTCGGCGCTGAAAGAAGTCCGAGAAGCTGGTTATCTTGTCATACAACCGACGGCGGACCTTGATACCAATGATCTGATCAATTATGTTTCAGAGCTTCTTACAAAGAAACGCAGGGAACTCAAAAAGCGGATGTTCACTTGCGTTCCTACGACGCCGGAATATCGGGCATACAATAATGAGCAGCAGAAACTGAAACGGGTCAACAATGCGATTTATACAGCTTTCGTTTCCACATCATCAGATACTGATGACAAACCCGAGATTACAAAAGAGCATGTAGAGAACAATATCGATGAAATGCGACAGATAATGGCTGATCTGATGAAAATCGCAGAGGAAAATGAAGTTCCGATCATCACAGCCATTCAGCATTTCTATACTCGTGAGGAAGCCATCGAAGATTCCCTGACGAAAAGGGAGAATATCAAAACGATCATCCAGACCATCGTCAAGAAATTCGGCGCCCCCGGCGTCTGTGACATCATCGGAGCACTGGATGAATTTGACTGGTGTAAGGGTGGCGTATTCAGCAATTGGTTTTCTAAATTCATGGACACACAAGAAGGAAAAGAACGTGCGATGGTATGGTATTCTCCGATATATCTGTTCAATGAGTTAATTGAACGAGTGACGGAACAACAGGGCCAACATGACTACCATGATTTTGTTCCGTTGCTGCTACAGCTTAACTCAGCATACACTGAGTTCCTGGATAATAATGACAAGTCATAAATATATCATTATTCAGAAAGGAGTGATCGTATGATATTATGTTCAAAGCGCGTCTTTCTGAATGTGCTCACACAACTTATGGATCTTGAGACATTGCTGAATGCAAACTATTACATCCTGGATTCTAGACCTGCAGTTGGAACGAACGCTGTCCCATGGGAAGAACAAAACTTTCCTAAATTAAATGAACATGGTGAACTCTGTTATGACTCATCACCATCATTGGATTTCTCAAAACCCTCATCGATGACAAAATATTTCATCAAGTATGAGAATGTATTGAATCCAGCACCGTTCCTCACAATTCTCCAAGCAGGTGTCCAGAATGATTATACGTCTCCGATGGAGAGATTCACAAGTTATCTTCGTGAAACGGATACCCAGATTTCAGTATATCAGTTTCTGTTTATGTCAAAGCTTCAGGGTAATGGTTTACAGATTCTGATAATGACAGACGATCAATCGACAGAAGATTATGGCGCGACAATTGCATCGTATCTGTCCGAAGTATTTGGCGCAGATATAACGTTTGTTGATCCACAATATCGTCCGAACACGATAGGTCAGGTTGAGTATAAGGGAAACAAGGTGTTTGCACAGAAACATATCTCCGAGCTACGTGATGTCATGCTATTAACGAACTTCCAGAATGCTGTGACGCAATCAGCGTTTGGTGGTGGAGAGAATAACATCATGCAATTCCTGAATCCGATGGATTTTGAACAGCTGATGTATCTGTATCAAAAGCTATTCCCGAATGCTCCATTGAAACCCGGTCGATATACGACAGATCATATCAAGCGAATCATCATAGGTCGTGTGATGCAGAGCCTCGGAATTCAATCCGGTGAAAGTTTGATGGACAAAATGGATATTCCGTGGACAGCATTCGACGAGCTTGCTGGACTATATTCACCGGAAGCAGACTTCTCTGACATATCATAAGTGATGGGGCGCATATGCGCCCCAATCTCTTTTTTTTTTTGATTCGATTATGGCAAAACGAAAACGTAACAATTTCTAGGAAAGGAAGGTTTCTATGCTAACTTTTCAATCTCAAAAGTCACGTTCAAAGAATCCAATGTCGGAATATCTGTTGAAGCTGCAATTGATCGTCAGCAATACAGAATTCAAGAATGCCGAAGAAGCTCGCAAATATGAGACACTTGAATCAAAGCTGGATGGTGAGAAGTATTGCAGAGCAAAAAATAAAACCGATATATTTGAATCATATGAGTATGATGGAAGAGCGGTTTACTCACTTTTGATCGATCTGGGATATTCTTCCGATGCAGCATACAAAATGATCCAAAATCAGCAGGTTATCCCGCAGCCAATTAAAGATAAACTGAAAGAGAATCGGCGAGAAGCATACATCACACAATACGTAGAACCAAATCCATATTACGTTGAGCTATCCGGTGTACCGTTTCCAGGATCTCTAAAGTATCCACCCGATAAAATCGTATCAATTCCAGCCGGCTTTTACAATGATTACAAATCTGAAGGCATCATTACCGAGAGCATGCCGGTTCACGAGATGCCAAAGAAATATCAAGATCTTCTGATAAACAGTCCATATTATGATGATCTATTGAAGGATCATCCGGATGCAGTATATCTCAAATACATCGGATCAAAGGCTATTCCGATTGAAACCTCACGTATGGCAAAAGATGGCGATATCATGCGAATTGATACAAACCATCTTACAACAAATCACGGTGTATTCGGTACTGTTACAGTTGAACCCGACATCATTCATCTGTTCACGAATGTGTATGGAGAAACACGTCGATATGTATATGACACTTTACGAGGTGACTTCTCCGATATCTATCCAAACTACAATGACTTTATCCGGTTCTTGACAATCTATATGTCGATCGGTGGTTGTTTGAATGAATTGATGCGGAAGTCGGTATCAATGATTCATATGAATACATCTACCGCAAATGATTTCTTTATGCTGTACGGACTTCCATCAGTGATCATGGAAGGTCCATCAATGATTTCATTCTTGAAACAATTCAGATTGATCCTGATGGACAAAGGTACAAACATTGTCTATCGTGTGAAAGATCTGATTGGATATGAATACACCGATATCTACACATTGGTCATGGTCAAACAACAAGTATTTGATGACTATGGTAATCCTGTGTATAAAGATGGTAAGCCTGTACAGAATATCGTATTTAGAAGACTCGGAACCACTGATGACAATACGTCGTACTTCAAGTACAAAGATTCAAAAGAAACTTATACGCTTGAAGAGATCACATCCGGAGATCCAAGATGGTGGAACACAGAAGAAGTAGAACATATGTTGAATGATATGAACTACACACTTTCGAATTCCAAATACATTCAGCTCTCAACGCATATGTCAATGACTGACATCTATTGGCAGTGCATTATTTTGATTCGTGGATTGCTGGACAATCGTTTTGAAACTCAGTACATCAATTTGAATGTTGGTGTGAATCTGAAAAACGACAATAAGGTTTCTGTGTTTGAAGCGGTTCTCATTCTAGAGATCCTTATGAACTGGCACTTCAATACAGCTGCAGGCAGAACGCTCCGTGGAGATATGTATCGTCCGAGCACACGTATCGACGGTGTTGGTGTATGTCTGGATATGTTATTTGATGGATTGAATGAAGATGGTTCGCCGAAACCTTTAGTCGAAGGGCACCCATTCAAGATCAGTTCATTTAACTTCAATCTGAAACGTCTGAATCCTGAATTTTACGAATCCATTCAGAAAATGGATTATCTTGAACCGAATGTATTGCTTCCGATGCTTGATGCAGTTATGGATCGTGAAGACCTGAATATCGGTGAAATCATCATGACCCAATGCCGTGAGATTTATGATTATCTGGTATTGAAGCTTAGAGACACTCGTACAATACAAGAATTCCGTCAAGTAACCGATCTATTCAAAGAGCTGTTCCTTGTGGATCCAATCAGAGACACATGGTTCGATGATGGAGATCCAACAATGAACATTCAAGATTATCTGATGAACGAGTACAATGTCACCGGATATGATTTAAATGTTCTTCATGATCTCACCAAAGGTCCTGAAGGTGATATCTCTTTCCCATATATTATTGATTCCGAGATCTATGATCCAGATACAGGTATGGTTACCGTCAATGTCGGTAAAATTCTGAGCTATGACGCATATGAGGAATTTTCTGATCCAAACTTCGTATCAGCATTCGAGCAAGCGTTATTTGCCAGAGATGATACTGGGGAAGAAAAATGGAAATATGATTTCTCCGGAAAGATTGTATCGCGTAATATCAAAGCAAACTACAAGAACATCATTCGCGATACGGTTGAACTGGAATCCGGTAATGACATTGCTGGGCCTAAGACATTTGAAGTGCTTCTGTTCCGCGAAGATCCTGAGATGTATCAATACATGCGGTCGTTAAAAGAAAACGGTGATTCGTTGTTGATTGTCATGCGTTCAATCATCAAAGCTCTAGAACAATACACGCAGTCGACACTGCATGCGCTTGAATTCTCAGCACTTGGAAGAGAGGATTATTTCAAGATCCTGAAGGAAGTCATTACATACTTCAAATCATACATGGTTGAATTTTCAAAGGATGAATTTGTGTTCATCTTTGACGGTTTCTTTGATCAGGGTGGTAATTCAAATATGCTGAAACTGTACGATGAAAACACCAAGATCAAACTCAAAATGAGACCAGTGGATTCTTTGACATTACATGATGCATCATATGCAAAGGTTCATGAGCATTATGCTGACAAAGGATTGATGACAATGTATGATGAGATTCTGGTTCGTCATCGTCTACCATATCGCGGTATCAAACAACTGGGATATCCGATTCTGTTTGATACAGGTGGAAGAATCAGTCACGATGAACCAAGACCAATTTCGAATGATGAAAAACTACCATTCTCGATATACGAAAAACAATTCGGTGATTCAACACTTCGAGAAATCACAGTTTATCTTCCTGATTAAAAAAAAAAAGAATAATAGAGGGGACGCGCAATGCGCGTCCCCATCATATCACGGATTCATGGGCGGATTCTGCGCCTGCTGCTGAGCGATGACCGCATTGATCGCGGTTTGCATCTGATTCAGTGCAACATAGCCGGGAGCCTGAGGTGTCTGTGAATTGGGTGTCACAGCTGCACCACAGACTGAGCAGAATTTTGAATTTGCATTTTTAAGCAGTGCCCCGCAGCTGGTGCATGTGCCAGGCATGTTCGCCTTAATCTGACCGGCCATGAGTTTTACAACTTCATTGAATGCTGCAGTGTAAGTGATCAGATCTTCACCGCAGTTCGGGCAGAACTTCTCAGTGGTGTCAACTGCAGCGTTGCACGACGGGCAGCTGAAGCGAAGCCCAGCGTTCTGCTGATGATTACCGCAATTGCAGCGGTTGAAGCCACCGTTCTTTTTGATGTTGTGGTCTACAGCCACAAATGCACCGGATGTACCAGCGCCAAGGAATGCTGCAATCAGTGCAGACAGTGTGATCGGATCCATAGGGACCCTCCTTTCATAAATAAGCCCTTACGGGCAAAGCATTGTGGCTCATCTAAACGCGATGAGCCACTCTTCAAGAAGTGATACAATTTCGATGAAAAGCATGTTATCACTCCTCATCTCATTGTGTCCGGCAGCGGGCTGTAATCCATGCCCAGCCCTGCAAGTGACGTGCTGTTGTCAGCATCACAATCAGCATCACGGTTGCTCGTGATCAGGTAGGTGACACCGACTGCCACGCCTGCTGCCAGAAGTGCGGATCCCAATACGATACCTGTGATCTTAAGGGCCTCTTTAGTCTGATCGCTCATGATTTTCTCCTTCCCGCACCACCGCATTGATTTGCGGTATCATGATGGTGCATTAAAATATTATAGGAACACACAACGAATTCAGACCCACAGCCAAAGCTTTTGCTAAGGATTCTCGGATCTTTATTCACATTAATAATATATAGATAGATATAAAAAATAATAGGAAAATAAGGGGTGGGGCAAAAGCCCCACCACACATTATTGTTGATTTTTAATGATTTCTGATATATCTACCGTGGATACAATATGACTTAATTGGTCTTTATGAAGGTTATGTGAGATAATGAACATCTGCTCCATTCCGAGAGATGCCATCATGTTTGATAACATCAAAATGAAATCATCTCGGAATGATGAATCCAGATATGCGTCAATTTCATCAACCAGTGGCACATTGTACTGTGTCAACGATGATGCAAGTGACAATGACAAAGCCAACGATAATAATGTCGATTCTGACTGAGAACCATACTTGATATCAGCAGAGTGATTTCCACCACATCTGAATGGCAACGTGAACTGTGTCTCATCTATAACGGGACGTAATAGTTCGATCTCGTCGTCATACATTACATTCAACAGTCTATTTGCTGTACTGATAGCGCGATCAACTGTATCTCTGATCGCAAGTACCGGAATGCCTTTTGTCGATGAAGTGGCTTCAGCAATCACTTTGTAACGTTCATCATTTGCCGTATGTGTCTCAATCTCTGCAGACGTCTTGACATATTGATCAAACGCCTTTTCCAATCGATCAAGTTCTTCCTGTAAGACATTTGCTGTACGGGTTGTTTGTTGATACTTTTCGTAGAGCTGATTATACTCACCGATAGCAACATTATGTTTATCAACAAGCTTTGACAGCTGTGAAATCTTTGTCTCAATACTGTTGATATCAATCTTTTGAATAGACGCAATCACCATCCGTTTCCTGTCACTCTCTGATATCGTATCGGACATCTGGGCTATTTCTCGTTCTAATTGAAGTTTGCTGTCTTCTTTAATACGAATTAATTGTTTAACAGCATCAACATCATCGTCAGTATCAATCGTCAATGACACATTTTTCTTCATGACTTCCAGTGTATGTTGAGAATCTGTGTACTGTTTGATGTACTGATTGAGTTGCTCTTGTTTTGTAGCTTCTTCAATCATATACTTCAAATAGTCAACGTCGATACCAAGCTTTCCATCAAGAAGATTTGTCATAATGGTTTTGATGTTGAACATTCCACACAGATCATCCGGTAAATCCATACCAATCAGACGCTTGATTGTAAGCACGTTCTTATATGCATGATCCATCTGTTCCAGATCATATCTGGTAAACTTACCTTTGGATGTCGCATGGAATGCTTTGAAATACGTCTGCAATGAATCAGCCTGTTTCCGATACAGACATTTCGGATAGTGACAATCCGTAGGGATATCACCTTCAACGGATTGTAGCATTGAATGAATGTATGATATGATAGACTTCTCTTTTTCGGAATCCATCAAAGAAGCACCTTCCGTCATCAGTACTGCTGATACATCTACATTCTCCAGAATCATCTTCACCAGAAGCTCCAGGTGTTCATGCGTCAACGATGACACGATCTCCTGACAAGATGTGTTCACAGACTGCGCAACTGACATCATTCCAAACATGAACTGAGACGATGCGCTCACATGAAGTTCAATATGAATTGAGTCAATCTTGTTCTTTAGATCTGCAACAAATCGCTCCATATCTTCATAGTCTGATTTGGATTTCTGAATTTGCTGAATGATAGATTCAATGTTGTGTTGTTTCTCATACAAGCCATCGATTTCATTCATTAATATAGAACGATCTGCTTTCATTTGAGATAACTGTTGATTGAGCTGAATCTGTTCATCAACCAGCTTATCATACATCGATGGATCATATGTTCCACCCATTTCAGCGACGGCATTTTTGTATGATGCACGCTGATTATTGAGCTGATACATCTCGCCTTCTGGATTCTGTTGTTCGATGGTTTGAATCGTTCCAAATAATGCATCCATTCGGGATTTCATCTGCTGTAGTTCATACAGCATTTTGTCGTATTCAGCACGTTTCGTATCCAGTGTTGCAAACAGTGTTTCATATGATCCATATGTCTGCAAGAGATATTCCTTTGTATGGTTGAGTGACGTGATGAGTTTATTCGTGAACCGATAATCCTCGGTGGCAAGCTTATGGATCTTATCATAGATATCAATACCCATAGCTTTGTTCAACAGATTCTTACGTTGGGTCATTCCCATACCGGCGAACGACGTCAAATTCGTTCCATTAATAATGAATTGGAATATATACTTATTTATACCCATGATCTTCTCTATTAATGAATTGAAGGACGTTACACCACCACTTGGATTTAACTCTTCACCGTTATACATGATTGATGAAGATACAGTATGTGATTTTCCAGTCGGACGATATGTGTGCGTAATCACATACACTTTTCCGTTGATTTCGTAGATGATTTTCTTACATCCGATTTCTCCCGGAAGAATCAACGATAGATCACTACGTTCATCACCAGTCAGATTAATGGATGAGAACGGATGATGTTGCTGTATCATGACAGTCTTTCCACATCTGTTCTTACCGTATATTTGTATGATAGGTTGCTTCATCTGGTCATATTTGAACTCAATCTCATTCAGACCTGTTGCAGCCTTGACTCCGATGAAGTTCACCAATTTCAGATAAACAATTTTCAAGTTCTTCAGTCCTTTCATTCATTGATCATAAAAACAATATATACCTGAAATATTGTTTTACAGAACACATATATTGTTTTTGTGGATAGGGAGCGTATGGCTTGTCATATGGTTCTGAAAATCCAATACAATAACAAGGAGGAGCTTTTAAATGAGCGAAGAAAACAAGGTAAATTATTCTGAACGTCGCAAGCGTTTCATGGAGACGTTCAAGGATGACCCGATCCTCACTGAAACACTGCCAAAGCTTGCTGCTGAACTGTTCTATGATGAGTTTGGTGCAAGTCTTCCGGACATTACAGGTATTCCGGTTGTATGGACAACGTTCTGGCAGCATCTCATGAGTTTCGTACATTCTCAGGAGACTGAGGAGTTCGCAGTATCTGTCTGCGGTTTCACCGTTCAGTATGTGACTGAGTATTCGGAATCGGATAAAGCGCGTAATATCGTGCCGGAACTCTATCATGAGTATATCCCGATTTTCCGCAAGAAAGATCACACAGTTGTTCCCGGTTCAAATTATAATGCTGAGTTGTCAGCAAAGTATAACGACTGGAGAACTGTCAACCTCACAGAAATCATTGACAAGGTTTCGCGTGATGTATTCGAGGAATGTATGAACCGGTGGGGTCTGTATCTCATGATCTCTGCGACAATCTTCCCGTTGGTTGCAGCAATCTATGCGGCGGGTGTTCACATTGCGTTGGAAACGAAGAAGCCTGTCAACATGTACAACTGGTTCACAATCACTCCGCGTCAGGATGACAAGATTATCCTGACACCGCTTGCGTCTATTAAGCAGGGTCTGAAAGACGACAACAAAAGAGGTTAATGCATGAGGCGCTTCGGCGCCTCATTCATAAATTCTTAAAGGAGGTATGAAAATGATTCTCTCTATCAATTTGCAATCTTCATCGTTCTCGAATCCACCTGGAAAACATGCGGACACGATGGAGGAAGCGATCGCAACAGCATTCCATGATAAGTTCAAGGGTTACAAAGACTACAAGGACAACAACGTTCTGGTGAACTTTGAACATGCCGAGGGTGATCAGCCAGCATCAGTATCCGTGTTCATTGATATCGATGGTTGTACAGAACTGAAAAGTGTCTTCATGCGATTCCAGCAGGCGTTTGTGGATTATATGCATCGGACATATATGAGCAAATTCCAGTCAGAAGCAGAAGCAATCATGCCGGTTGATCCAGAATCTGGTTCGGTGGGATGAATGGTTCCAGATGGGCCGTCTCGATAATGGATGACGATTGTGAAGACTTGATCATCAAAATGTTTGATACATTCAAAGAAGCCTTTGCATATCTACGTATCAGATATCCATATATGTATTCGGTCGAAACAAACAAGTACCGATATATCTATCAGACAGACCGCGGATCTAATATCTATGTCTCTATATGGGACAGAAAGGAGCTACCCTATGTATATCGTCGTCGGACTCGGAAACTGCGGCAGCCAAATCGTTAAGGCGGCAGCTCTTTCCGAAAAACTTGCAGCCGACTCCAAGTTCTATGCAATCGATTCAGTCACATCATCGTTTGACATGAAGTCTTTGAGTAACGTGACACCGCTTCCGATTATCTCGGATGAAAATACCGGTTCTGGTCGTTCACGTGAACGTGGTTCTGAAATGATGCAGATGCATCTGTCTACTCCGGAATTCACAACGCTCATACGTGATTGCGGTGAAAGCAAATCCCCTGTTATTCTCATTTCATCAACTGCTGGAGGCACCGGTTCTGGTGCAATTGTTCCTCTATGCAAAAAGATCATCGATGAGAATCCGGATATCACATTGATTCCGATTCTCGTTGTTCCCGCAATGGACGATCCGATTGCATATCACATGAATACCGCTGACCTGATGGCTGAGATGGGTGAAATCGGTATCAAGACATATTGCGTGTTCCGTAATAAGTCTAAAACGAGCAACTACACTGAAATCAATCAGGAGGTTGTCACTGCAATCGAAATCCTTCATGGCAAATGGTATGGTGCAACAGATGTTGATTCCGTTGATGATACCGACATGATCAGAGTTTGTTCAGTTCCTGGTCGCTTGATCATTGTTAAAACTGAGGCAACGAATACGCAGTATCTGAAACGGCTCATCACCGAAAAGGTTTTGAACGGCAATCAACCATGGTCTGACCCGTCGAACAACTTTTCAATGCTGGCTATCTCTCTGAAGAGTGGCTTTGCGAATGGTGACATTGATGATGTATTCGATGATATCAAATCACGGTGTCTTGGATGCCTTGATACATTCAAGAATCCGATTCAAACAGACGACTCGACAATGGTTGCAACATGCATCATCTCTGGACTTCCGAATGTGAAACTCAGAGAGATTGATTTGAATGATTATCAGGTTGCATCCGGCATTTCTGATGGAGTTAAGAAATCGACAAGACCCGACTTCATGAAGAAGAATACTTCTGTTAAGAAGTCTACACTCGGATCGATTCGCGGTCATAAGATTTCTAACGAATAAGATTTCTTTGTGAAGATATATACATAATTTGTGTGATATCTGATACACAAGGATATCTAAAAAATCATAAGGAGGAACATCCAAATGTACGTACAAAACTTTCGCGAGGACCAGATCAGTTTTCTCGATAGTGTCGAACGCTATCTTGAAAAGGCTGGTATCAAGGTCCAAGCGATGGCACCTCAGCAGCGTCTGGCAGTTATGACCAATGCTCGCAACACATTGTATTCATACGATGCCCAGATCATCGGTGACGTCGCTCGTCGTATCCTCAGATCCAATCTCGACAATGATACGGATGCACAGGCATTTATGCTGGCATTCTACTATCATGCTCAGGATCCTGCATTCATCACAATCGTGATGAAGTATCTCGAGCAGAGAAATGATCCGAGTCTGAATGGTGTGGTCGGTGCAGTTCTTCTGAAGGTGAGTGCGCAGTATATTGCGGAGCATAAGCCGAAGGATAAGAAGGACAAAAAGGACGACGAAACCACCGATGAGATCAAGGAGATTCGTCATATCCAGGCTGCAATCGAGCGTCTGCTCGGTACTGTTGCTGACACAGTTGTTCTGACATGCGGAAACATGGCACATCACGAAGCACTCTTTGTCGCGGCATGCCTCGCGATTAACAGTGAGCAGACCATTATCGAGTTGGTGAAGGCTGACCTTCCGGTAACAGCTGTCATCTTCGATAAGATCATCACTGATCCGAGTTGCATCATCAAGGGTGCACTGCTTCTGAAGAAGAGCGATCTTCCCACGAAGCTCAGCGCAAACCAGACTGCATTCCTCAACTCTATCAAGAACTGGTTGTTCAAGAAGTTGAATGATACAGTCGAAGACGCTGTACTGCTTTATACCTATTTGGTCGGAGTATACGGTTCTGTGAAGCCCGATTTGTCTCCGCTGTATATCCAGATCAAGGATTGCGGAACAAGCTATCCGAATCTGCTTACTGTGGCCAAGCAAATTACAAATTAAGGAGGAACTCGAACCATGGCACAAATTCAAAAGAATCCTATTAAGGAGATCAATCCCGATGTTATCAATCTGATCAAGCCGATCGTTGAAACCATGACCCGTAATTACATGGTTGAGCAGCAGATGAAAGGTCAGGTTGGTCCGAATCAGCCGGAGATGCACAAAGCTGAGAAGCTGCGCTGCGTTCACCTGATCTGGAAGGGTCTTGAGCCTGAGCCGGCAATGTACATCACAACCGATGATAAGGGCGAGCGCCACATGAAGTGCTATCTCTGCCAGCGTGAAATCGGTATGAACTTCGATGACACTGCTATCAAGAAGCTTCTGGATGCACGTACTGTCATCGAGCAGGTGATGTTCTATGGCATGATCAATCACATGCAGGCTGACAAAGTCGAGATGCTGATTCAGATGAAGTCCATCATTCCGTATATCGCACAGATGGCACAGAACCTGAATAAGTTTGTTGCGAAGGATGACAGCTATCAGGATTCCATCGGCAACGTCGGTCGTGAGTATCGGAATTCCATCACTAGCGGCGGATTCTAATTGCGATTCTGAGCATTCGAATGTTGAGAAAGTGGAATACGGGGGCAGAAGCCCCCGTATTCCATTTGTTTTTTTTTTTAGTTTGTACACAACTGCATTGTCGTGGTGGCGGTCATCAGATCACCAGTTGTATTGGAGAACATATTAATGATGTACTTTGCGCGATATGCATCATTGATACTCATACCACGGATTGGTGATTCAAATACCAGATTGAATCGAGAGTTTGGATGGAACAATCCGACATCAAAACCAGAACCCGACAAGTCAACTCGAGTAATCTGTTCGTTCAATCTAGCAGCCTGTTGAATCGATACATTACTTCTGTCCATTTTATGAAGGATATTCGTTTGTTCGATCTTGTTCTCAACGGAATTGATATCAGTTGTCTCGAATAATCTCGTCAATGGTGTATGATTTGTTTTCAACGTCATAATGTTTGTGTCAGACATAATCTCAGGATTTAGGATTCGTTCTATATCCGTTTCAGAAATGACAGATACTGACGTCGCAATTGTTTGCATTTTGTATCCACCGTCTGTATTGAACATACCACTGATATCTGTGTTCTGCTTTGCAGCCTTTACGTAAATTGGTATTGTGGTGGTTCCGTTGGATGACACGGTTGAACACAGATACATTTTGTCTATGTCGCCATAAAGTATGCCGCCGTATTGATAGATACCGTAATATCTATCAAAATACGAAAATGCATCGATTGCCGATAGATTTGGTATCAATATCTGGTCATAACGGTTCTGGTTCTCAATGGGATCCATCTGAACATTTGAAATACCGCAACGTCTGAAAATATCTTGAATGACCGTTTCTAATGAAACATCCCGGTATATAGATTGGGCTCGTTGTTTCATCTGATGAATCTGCGTATCGTTATATCCATATATTTCGAACTTAACTTTTTTTGATGCGTTCAAGAGCGGTTCTCCTGAATTGGATGTATCAATCTGATATTCATCAATTTTCGATGTCGGGATATTCTTGTTTTCAATATATCCCTTCAGCTGTAATGAAATACTGGTTGCTGGAGCAACAAGTGTTGTTTCTTTTGTATCCGTATTCATCTTGTATACACCTGCATCCAAGTTTCCTCTGATCTGGAGATTATCAGGAGATTCATTGATTTCTTGAATCACAGATAGATCTGCTTGGAGACGGAATCTGATGATTGGATATGTTGCGGTATCATATCGGTGAATCATCGCAATTGATATGATATCTGAAGCCGGAAGCTCAACAACATTGTCGTTTATGATCAACGCGGCAGTCAATTTGTACATTGTGCTATAGACATCTGCCATTAAAAATCACCTCTTTGATTTTAGTCGCCGACCCTTTTATAAGCCCGTATGTCGTGTCGGGAATTTCAAAATATGAAAGGAATGAACATTATGATCGTTTTCCAAGAAAGTGCTTTTGATCTTCCAAAACTGTCACAATCTTCGTTGTTCATAAAGTTTGATGAACAAAGTCAGCTGTCACAAAAGATGCGTGAAGCGATTGCAAATCCGGAAGCTTACGTGAAACCGGAAACCATGAAAGAGATCATGGCATTGGTTCGGCTAAACGGTTCCAAGTTTGCAAAACTCGCAGCTGATAAATTCGAGAATGGCAAACTGAAGATCATTTATGAGAAGGATAATCCACGTGTGTCATCCGTACTCCCGTTCCTCGTTCGAGGCATGAAAGACGGTTCTGTCGTACCGTATGTATTCGCTGATAAGCTTGTGTCAAACATACAATCTACAAGCGAATACTATAACCTGATGGCTGTGATGGAAGCTGCTTTCTTTGCGGCTTCTATGACGAAGAGTCCTTCTCAGATCCTGCTCAACAGACAGGTCGTATTAAACTTGTGTGAATTGTACATCTATCTGTGGTTGATGCCGCTTGAACAGAGATTGTACATGAAAGGTGACAATCTCACCAAGGCGGAAATATACATCATCTCGTATTTCTATCGCATGATCGATGGTGATCGTGCATCGGCTGAATCGATTCCGTTCAATCGTTTTCTGCGTGATCGCGTTCCGGAATCTGTATTGAAAGCAATGGTTGCTGAAGTGCAGGGATTGGAATCTATGGCGATCGAGAATCTGATCGGTCTTATTCAAAATTTGAATCCTGTTCGTTACAAAGATTTGAAGTCAACATTCATGTCTCATTTCCAAGCTTCATGCGGTGTTCCGCTTATCTTCGCTCTTGAGAATCCACAGTATCTGTTCTTGCTGCTGACATCGTCTTATTACAAGACAAAGATTACTGCATATGCATTGAACAAGACTGCGTTGGAAACTTCCAGAAAGTGTATGAAGAGTCTCAGTGGAATTGACCTGAACTATTAATCACTGAGGAGGTGAAATAAATGCCTCAAAAGAATGATATTGTCCAAACAAACAATGGAATGAACGTTGTCAATCCGGGTGCAACTACGACAACTACCACAACTACTACGACTACCACACCAACAAAACCAAAGGTTGACATTGTTCAAACAAATGATGGAACGAATGTCATCAATCCCGGAACAAACACACAGTCTACTACGACAACTACTACCACAAACCCACTACCGACGTATACACACAGCGGTGGAGGTGGATCTTGGGAACCGGCTGATACATCGTTGGTGATGACAGGTTCTCCTGGAACAGGGGCAAAGCATCATGCTGCTGCAACAACAAGTCTTTCGTATAGTTCTCGTGTACTGACACCTGCAGATCATTTGCCAAAGAAAGTATTATTTTGGGATATCTCAAAACATGGGACACCGACAAATGATGCTCAATTTGAGCACGCGATTGAAACATATATAAACCCATGGGACTTTGTTGCAGCACAAGGTGAAACTATCAACAAAGTGAAATATGATGCTAGCAGAAATGTATACATCGTTCCGTTTGATCCTGCTATTGCGCATTTCATTCAAACAGATGTTCCAATCCAGGCTCACGGTAATGGTGAATATGATCAATATCGTCTATCACCTAGCAACAAACCAACTGATACCAATTTACCACCGACAATATTCGGAAACAAATTGAACCTGAGAATCCCTCAACAGATTCTTGGGGATAATACTGTGGCCCGTGAAATAACATTCCGTGGAAGTTCAACAGATATCACGGATAATATTGCTGGTGGAAACTTTATCCGACTTGTGAAAGGTACTGCGAGCCTTGAGAATATCATTGTTCCAAAGCATCGTAATTTCCAACCATATGCTTGGGCACACGAACGAGTTCGTGCAAAGTTCCTGAATGGTAGCATGAATGATGGTGATACGGATGTTAGTGAAAGCTACATTACACCCGAAGATGAATTTGGTGCGAGTGCAGATCAAGCGTCGCCAAAACAAACATTATCGCCATTGCATCCTTTCACTCGAATATATCCGGAGATAGCGCATCGAGCGATCTGGACATCGTATAATCGTACGAAATTACCAATTGCTGATATTGAGCACCGGAAAGCATTTCGTCACATATTCATCTCCAGACCGGAATGTTACATTTGTTGCACGAAAGGTAGTGGTGAGGCTGGTGACAATCGGCTTTCCCAACAAGCCTTCTTTGATGAAGAATTCCATTCATCGTATATGAGATATCCACATGTATCAGAGATGTTATCTCCGGTGTATGTTTGTCAAGCACCCGGTGATGATCCATTTGCGAACTGGAATTATCTTCTGACAAACCGTGTTCAAGGTCTGAGTGTAGCAGCAACATCTCTCGGTGTTCGAGAATCTGTCACTGCAGCAACAAGAGGAGTTCAGATCACACCTGGTACGATTATCACATCAAACAACGGTGGTACATTGGATCTTCAATTCCGTGATACAAAGTACATGGATGTATACGAAATGATTCGCATGTGGATGTGGTATATTCACAAACGTACCACGGGTGAATTCTTTCCACCATTCAATGGATATCGTTTCCAGAATAACTGGGGACAAATGTCTGCAGGTAGTGCTTTCGTGAACGGATACAGAGTGTCTCACCCGTTAGATCGAGCGCTTGAATATTGTGCGTCATTGTACGATATTGTCGTTGACGAAACTGGTACGAACATTCTGTATTGGTGTAAATATTACGGGATCTTCCCAGTATCAGTATCGAATGCAATGTTGACAAACGACAAGAACAGTGCGCTTGCATCGGAAGCAACAATCACAACAACGTTCCGGTACCAGTATAAACTCGAGAATATCTATCGTACATTATGTGAGTTTAACTATAATGCTGGAATGGATGACGCATTGATTCGTGATGGATTTGAAGACTCCGGTTCATTCATTAGTCGTAGATGTTATTTCGGCGCTGGTGGAATGTTTACTGGAACACCGTTTATCGTTCAACAGAAAGTTGGAAAACGGAATCCGTTGAATCCGTCTCAACGAGCAACCTATCAACCAAGACTGTGTTTCCGTCTACCGAAGGGTCAAAGCAGTGTTGACTTTATGAACGTCGGTTTGACCAGAAACAATGAATCTGCTGATGGAATCTATTAAAATATGAAAGGAGGTAGATTCAATTGCCGACACAAGAAGAACGTAATCAGGAAATTTTGATTCATGGCCTGATGAATGATGTCGTTGGATCCGACATACAAATTTCCGCCGAAGATCTCGGTAATACGATTCAAGAAATCTTGAAACAGTATAACCTGTCGACAGATCTGTCATTCATCGAACGCGTTGCAAAATTGAAGTTCCCTGATAAGGATGACAATCTCTCTTGGGAAGAAATCCCGAAAGAGCTGCAGGACGCGGCGTTTCTACCTGTAACGACAATTGCTGATATCGCACTCAGACAGGATATTGATATGGTTGTATCTCAGATCCCTGAGTGGTATAATGCATTGATTGTTACCCGTGACGCAATCTGTGAAGCTGATGTTGTTGATGGCAAACTTGCCAGAAACATCGTGTTTGATAAGACGAAATTAACTGATCTCGAGCAACAGAACGTCATATCCAAGATCGAAAATCTGGAAGAGAAATACGGTCTACATAAATTGATCAAGAACCACATCGTGTACAATACGTTGATGTACGGCGAAGGATATTTGTATATTATTCCATATGCAAAGGTCTTCGAGGATTTGTATAAGTACCGTCTTAATTCATCCAGTAAGAACAACGGAAGAAACTCCGTTGCAAACATGTTCGATACTTCTTCTGCTTTACGAGGATATGGCTATGGTGAATCTGCCGTTGAGAAAACCCTGAAGGATGTCATCGTTCAAGAATCTACTGAACCAACATCCAAAAAGGACAAGGAAGCCGGTGGAAAGAAACCGAAGCCAAACGCAATCTTCACTGAAGCTGAGATCATGGATATTATTCCGGGATATCATGCAAAACAATCTGATCAGAAGAATGTTAAGGTTGATCAAAAACGTGATGCTGAATTCGATCAGTATTCCGAATATGTCGCACGTAACGTCAGATATATCGGCGATGATATTGCGGTTCCGGTTATTGAGGAATCTGCACATGATCTTCGCGCTGTTTATGATGTCAAATACGGTGATACGAATCCGGGATATGTTCAAGAGGCGCATGATGTATTTGAAAGAGTCATGGAGTCTGGTGGTAGCAATATCTACACAGCTCAGCTCGATAATGAGTTTAGGGGTATCAAGGGCGTATACATGAAGATACTCCCGGCAACGAAGATGATTCCGATTCGTATCGACAGAACCGTTGTTGGATACTATTATATCTCAGACCTCACCAGACCTGATCAAACCGGTGATCGTCGAAACTCAGGTCTTTCTGGATATACACTACGATCTCCATCTGTTGGATTCGACACATTCTCCCCCGACAGAGCATTTTGCGAGAAGCTTGCATCCAAGATCATCAGTAACTTCGATTTGAAGTTCATGCGTGATAATACCGCACTTCACCAGCAAATCGTTGCGATTCTGGAAGCGCATAAGTTCAATGAATCCATGATGCGGTTTATTTTTATTCCTGCAGAACATGTGTGCCAATGCACAATCAATGAAGACGGCGCTGGTAAAGGTCACTCCATGCTTGAAGGTGGTTTGATCAATGCGAGAATGTACATGTTCCTGAAACTGTACTCCATTCTGTTCCAAATCAATAACTCCGGTGTTCGTGTGTATAATCTACACTCATCTGGTATTGATAAGAACTACAAAGCTGCGGTTCAGGAGATCATGCGTAAGTTTGCTGCAAGACGCATTTCGGTTAATGACATCTTCAATTACAGAAACTCCGTTACAAAGGTTTCTGGTGGATCAGAACTGGTTATGCCTGTTGGTCCTGATGGCAAACCGCCATTGACATTCGAAACGATCAATGCTTCCGAAGCTCCGATCAATACAGATCTTCTTGATAATCAGCGTGCTGAAGCTTTGAATTCCACACCTGTTCCTGCGATCATGGTGCAGAACGGTGGTGTGACCGAGATCGAGTTCTCGAAGGAAACTGAACTCGCAAATACACGTTTCGACAGTTTTGTTTCTTCTACCAAACTCGATATGAACCCGGATGTCACGAAGATCTATAAGAAACTCGCAATTTGGGATTCTGATATCGATCCTGAAATTATCCATGATATGAAGTTTATGTTCCGTATGGCGACATCCAAGAAAATGGGTATCACTGCAAACAAGCTGAACGATTTCGAGAAGCTTGCAGATGTTGCTGTATCAATCTTCTTGACACAAAAGGAACAGACTGATGCGAAGGGTAATAAGGAAGATATGAACAACGTCGTTCGTGAATTCAAGAAACAGCTTCTCGGTAAGTATGTTCCGGACATCGATATCGAAGATATGGAGAAGATGGCAAATGCTGCGCGTAATGAAGCAAACAAGAAAACTTTGAATGACGCAAACACGAAAGAAAACATGCTGAATGATGCAGAATCCGAGGAGGTGTAATAACGTATGAAGATTGAGAAAACAACTACAGGTGTTATTATACGCGAACCATCGGATGAAATCAAACGGAAGTGTCTGCAATACTTTTCGTTACCGAATCCAGTACGAGAATTCTTCGTCTATTGTAAGAAGGATCCTGATTACGAGAAACTTGTATCATTCATGCGTGATCATGACATCATCTATATCACATCAGGTTTTCTAAATATCAAGGACAAGGTTATTGAGTCATTGAATGTTTCGTCCGAAAAGCCGATTCAAACACCACGACTCATAACACTTGACATGAATCGTGAACCCCGTTCTCAACTGCAAAGAGACTGTATCGAACTGCTGACTACAGCAAAAGAGAATAAGATCACAGTCGAGCTGAAACCTGGAACTGGAAAAGCAGAGCCGTATTCCAGAAAGATCCCGACACCAACAAAAGCCGGTTTTACGTTGATGGGTGATCTGAAGATTGGTGATTACGTCTTTGCTCAAGATGGTACACCGACAAAAGTAACGGGTATCTTTGAACAAGGTGAACAAGACATTTATAAAGTGACATTCCAGGATGGTCGTGTAGCATACTGTCATGAAGAACATCTGTGGACTGTGAGACGAAATGATTGTTCAACTTGGGAAACGGTCATGACAAATAAGATGGATCTATCTGTGGATAATTTCGCTATTCCCTTATGCGAACCAGTTCAATATAATGACAAACCATTTGTCGGGTATGAATGCGGATCTGTGAATGAAACGATATATCATTCAATGAAAGATTCATATGTATGTTCACCACCCAGTCGTATTCAGTATCTATTTCAGAGCAGAGGGATTGGAACGGAAGGTGAGTTCCAGTGTGATGAATTGTACGCATACAATATATGGCTTCCAATGTTTTATCAGATGGGATATTCGGCGTACTATTTGGAGAATACCATCCATTATTCAAAACCGGAATCGTTAAAAATCAAATCTATTGAATTCTCACATCGAGAAAAATGCAGATGTATTATGGTTGACAATCCTGAACATCTGTATCTGACTGAAGATTTCATTGTAACTCACAACACGTTCATCGCATGTTACTCTGCTGCAAAGCTTGGTCTGAAGCCTCTGATCGTTGCTCCGACATCTCTATTGAAGAATCAATGGATTGACAATATCGTAGAACTCGGTATTGACAAATCCGATATTGCAACAAAGATCTGGGATGCTCCTGACAAGAAGGTTTGTGTTGTTACAATATCCTCCCTGGAAGGAGCAATCCGTGATGACTGGAATGGTCTTCTGAAGACACTGGATGCTTCCGGTTTCGGTATCAAGGTTATCGATGAAGCACATCTCCATTTGAAGGGAATGCTGAAGTTCGATGCATTGTGTAACATCAAACACAACTGGTACATGTCAGCAACACTCGGACGTTCATCAGCAGATGAAGACAGGATCCTGAACCGTGCTCTTGGAGATGCCAAACGGTTTGTTGGTAATGCTGCATATGAAGAATATCAGAAAGAGTACGTGAATGTCTATCTTCAGGACATCTACTACTACCCATCCAATAAATTATGTGAAGCATGTTTCAAATACGGCTCCAAAGGTTTGATCCGTTCATCATACTACAACATGTTGATGACATACCATAATGGTGTTCCGTTTATCAAAAACATCATCACAATGTTGAAGCGTGCGAAATCGATCATTGATTATGATGGAAAGATTCTACTGTTGGTACCATTGTTATCGATCATTGAACAAGTCGTGAAAGCAATGGATCAAGATCCTTTCTTCAAGCAGTATTCGTATTCTGCAGTCGATGGTTCAATGCCATTGTCTCAACGTCGCGAAGCGATGGAATCTGATTTCATTCTATCAACATCTCTTTCCATGGGAACTGGTGTTGATGTATCGAATCTAGGGGTGGTTGTCAACTTTGACCAATACTCTTCTTCGATCATCGGTGAACAGATCTTCGGACGTCTTCGCGACCGTGGTAAAGAGACATACTACATCGACGTATGTGATGTTGTTAAACAGGCCAGAATGTTAACACGATGGGGACAAAAACGTCGTATCTTGATTCCATATTATCCTGGAGCAAAACGTGATATGAAACGGTTCCCTGCTATACATTCATGAAAGCAAATACATAATGATAATCCCTGCAGGAATGAGGGTACAGGTGTAGGCCACCACCTTCATCTTCCAATGGAATCACTGGTATTGAGCTCACCGTGAGATCCATTGGAGGATATGACTCATTCCACATGGATTGCTCTCCCGTCCTTCTGGCTTTTCAAGAGTCATTTTCAAGATTCCTTTCGGTTTGTGCGGTGGGGCTTTCGCCCCACCAATCAAATTCTTCTTTAACGGTTTAATAATCCGGGGTGTTCTGGTCAACTATGTTGACACCTCTCTCGTTCAGGGAGTACGTGCCTCCCTGTGCCGCGTGCGGGCGCGGCGGCCTCCGCTTTAACGCCATGTGTGATGTTCCTCCTAAACATACGCGCATAATACACCATTCGGCACCCCGGATTTCATATATACAGTGTGGGGCTTCGGCCCCACACTGTGTCTTTGATTGCCGAAAAGCACCCCTACTCAGAATTATTTTTTTTTTAGAATGAACCATTAATATCTACAAACCACGATGGAGAGAATCCTTCCTGAGCAGTCAATGAGACTGGTGCACGTTCCTGTTGAGTACGATATTGTTTGTTATAGTCCATTGGAGAATAACCATATTCATCAACACCGTGTTCTCTGAAATATCCCATCGGATCTTGTGAGATCGTGTCATGTAGGAGCTGCTCTTCATATGGTGCAGGTACATCTGGAAGGACCATGTTGTTTACAACAGCTTCAGTGATGTCATCCACGTATTTCTCAATAGCAGCTGTCGCACCTTGGAATGTACTTTTTTCTTTAATGATTCCAAAACGCTCAATATGATCACCATAGTACCAAACAAAGATAGCATGATTGTATGCCATGACCATGTCATCATGGAAACCCTCTGCAGCCTCAATCTTACCAGTCTTTGAGCGTACAAGATTCGTGATATCCTTGGACAAATACTTCGATGTTAGTAAATGTCTATAGTCCTTCACATGAACCTTCAACAGATCGAACATGCTGGTTCTGACAGACGGTGTGACATATGTGCCGATATATCCTTTTTCTTTTGAACGACGCTTCATAACTTCTTCTGGAGTTTCCTTCATGATTGCGTTCTTAGAAATATCCAATCTCGGATCATGATAGAATCTATATTCAATCTGGGTTTCCTGGATTAGATCGACGATTGCCTTACCGATAGAATTTGTTTCAACACAGAAGATACCCTTTGGGCACAACTTTGCAATCTCTAGAATAATCCGCATCAGATCAGTTGGTCCGATGAATGGGGAGATTAGCTCACCGACAACCTGCATTGTATATGGATGAACGATGCAAATCGCTGTATTGTCTCCATTACCACCGGCAGCAACGTCAATACCAATCAGATATGGGATTGTTGTGTCGAAATACGGTGTAGATGAGTTGATGTCCGGAATCAGGATATCATGTTTATAGACATATAGATGAACCTTCTTCAGCAGAAAGATATCGTAGTCTGGTTCTCTGACATTCTGAACAATGTAGTCAATATCTTCCTGACGGAACAGTACTGACTTCGAACCACGGTATCTCTGAAGAAGAACACCTCGACGATACTCATCCAGTTTATCAAGACGCACTGCTTCATTATATTGTGCTCTTAACCAAGCTTCGTCTTTTCGTAATTGCTTGTAATTGAATTCAATGTAGAGTGACGTAACAGGTTGTGGATTACCATTCTCATCAATTGTATGCATACCTGCAAAATACTCTTTGAGCTCCTGCTCCGTGAAGTCATACAATTGTTCTGAGAATACTGGTGTCATATCGATCATGTGCTGTGCCGTTCTACCAGTTTCTGTTTCCAAGTCACCAGGAGTCGAAAGCAGCATAACACATGTACGTCCACCTGTCTTCGCCGCGATTTCACGTCCAGAGATGATAGCAGGCATCGCACCTTCCATAACGGATGCTTGATACGGAATGTACTCCCACTCTTCAAGCATTGCTGCAAATACAGTGAAACCACGCATCTTGTCCTTCGCTTTGACAACAGAGTCTGCTTGAGATAGGATTGTGATGGATGTACCGTGTTCATCATATTTCAAAGACTTTGTTCCAGGAAGCTTCTGTCGACCATACCATGGATTCATATATGGTGGTAGTGCACAAATATAATCACGCAACATTTCAGCAGATTCCAAGCAACGGTCTTGTCGAATATGCATCATTGGAATTTCGATATTTTGATATTCAAATACAAACATGTACTCGAGTAATAGTGTACACCAGGTAGACTTATGCGTCTGACGAGGCTGACATAAGATGACATCGATACTATGGATGAAACACCATATGAGTGCTAGCGATGCACGTGATAGAATTGGTGGTAGTTTACCAGCACCACGAACAGGAACTTTCGCAACTTCTCGGAAGAAATACCAAGGGTTCTGTTTACATTCAATACAGACACGGGCAATGTCTTCTTGTGAAATATTTTCATCATATGCATCAATATCTTGAACACCGAGTTCCGGATGTTTTACTTCTAGCATGAAATACCAGTTCTTGATACCGAGAACTTTCAACTCTTGTGCGGTTAACAAGAACGATTTGTTTCTTGTACCAAAATCATAGTACCGATTTCCGATTCGTCGGATATCGCTCATAACAAAGCTCCTTTCTGTCGAGATTGTTATATGATCTGTCCGTATATAATATTACGAAAAAAAAATAATATACACGGGGGCCACGTGGCCCCCGTATACAAATTCTGTTTATCCGAGCCTGATTAGGCATATTGCTTGAGTTGTTGCAGAATTGGTAAGATGCGTGTGAACTTCTCATACATGGACTCAACATATTCACGTTTACATCCTTGGAATAGATCGGTTTCATCAATCATTGAGAAGAATTCAGTCATATCAACAAACTGATGTGTTTTCTGATACTGCATGAAGTATGAGAACATAATCAGATGGAAGCGTAGTTCAGGAATAGAAACTTCGACTTCCACGTTGTTGATCAAGACTTTATGAATCTCATCAATGAATCCAATCGTAGAATAGTTAAAGATGTCAGGTTTCAACTTGATGCCCATGAATTTGAGTGTGTTCTTCAGATTATCAAGTTGTGGGAACTGGTTGTACTTGGTCAGATCAAGACCCATATCATTCAGCTGGGACATCAGCATCGAATTCTCCATGTACTGGGAACCACGATAATATGTCGTCAGCTTCGAGAACTCTTTGACACCAACACCCGCCAGGAAGTTTAGGCTATCGTATTCACCATACTTCACCGGATTGTCGGAATAGTGTCTCAGATTCTTTGTGAACTGATGCGTCTTAACAGGCTGATCGTACAATGTCGTTCTTCCTGTGGAAATGGCAGACAGCGCTTTTGACGGTTCTTGTTTCAAGACCCATGTGTACTGGAATCCAACAGGATATTCACCATCGATCTTTACCCAACGATGATGGAGCTTCGTAAAGATCTTATACGGCTTCATGATATCAGGATATTTATCGTATGCTTCAAGCAACGCGTCGCGCACACATACTTTGTTGAACGGTTCAATCTGAATGAAGATTCCGTGATCCATAATATCCTGGAACACGGTGTTCGGCATTTCCTTGTACACGCGCATAATTTCAGATCCTTCATCCGGTGCAAAGATTGAAACGAAATCGCATACACACGTCATAATTTCGTCTTTCGTTGCGAGTTTCTCTTTCCACAGATGTTGGATGTGTTGATACATACGATCCTGCATGAATGTCATGGATCCTTCATATGTAGCAAATGCAATGATTCTGTTCGGCACTGCCAAAGCATTTGCCAACATGTGAATCGGGCGGCCATCGTCAGTCTTTGGCATTTCATCAGTCGGAATGATTTTCGAAATAACGGACTTGTTTCCGTAACGTCCAACCACCTTCTGACCAACTGCGATGCGCATAGGTTGTAACATTGTGAACTTGATGATGGTATCGACGATGTATTCCTTTGTAACCCATGCTGAACCGTTCAGATACTTTTCAGCCTGATGATAAATATCCAGCAGAGATGTATCATCTTGGTTCGGGTCCGTAATGATCGTCGAAATGTAAGAGAAGATATCCGTATACCACTGACGAATTTGTGTTAGATATCGATTGAACTGTGCATCCTCCACCTCAACGTTTGTAAAGATATCGATGTCCACAACAGTACCATGTGAGAAATACTTTGTATCGTTCACATGTGGAATCGATGCTTCAGCAAATGTCGAAACATAAGAATTCTCACGAATCGAACACAGCACGTCATTCTGAACGTCCTCACCAATATCGGGGAAAGGCTTGTATTCACCGTTCTTGCCGTATCGGTTTAACAGATATGACTTCTTGGATACATTGACGGTTACGATGTCGACCATGTCATATTCCAAAGCCTTGGCAGCGTCTTCTGATATCACAAGAGAGTCTTCGGTCAGATCAGGATGTACAGCATATGCCATACGGATATTGCATCCAGCGCAATAGTTGTCATCGACATATGAAGACGACTGTGCAATCGAAGAACCCTTCGGAAGCACATCACCTTCTTTGATTCCACGGATGTTGTCCTTCATCCGAAAACCATATCGTTCAACAAGATTGACAGCTGGCTTGTAAATCTTGCACAAGTATTTCCCAGTCTCCAGATTCTTGAAGATATACGCAATCGGAGAATATGGGGAATCTTTAAACTTCACGAATTTCTTCATGAGTTTATAATCCGCTGTTGCACGGACGTCCCAAGATGAACGTTTACCGAATTCATTTTCAGCACCGGTAAACATCATCGGGAATTCAGGATTCCGGACAACGACACGTTGGGATGTATGTTTTACCATCATTCCGCCACGTGTCGTTGATATCTTTTCCGGAAAACCGAGTGCGGACATACCAGTCAATGATAACGGGTTTACTTCCGCACAACGCCGTTCAATATCAGCGGCATTGTTCATGATTTGTCTGGGCATAGCTGTAGACCACCTTTCACGAAATTGTCTTATCAGATAACTGATAGTACCTCACATACATATTTTGTACATTCGGATTCTATACCGCGTTTGAAATCTGAGATTGCAAATGACAAGACGAGGTATATCGCCAAAATGATGTATATGTCAGTTTTTAAAACAATATTCGTGATCAATCGATTGATGAGATTATCAACATCGATATTACAAGGGCTTTCATCTGACATGTAGAATTTGCAAACGCCATTGTAGTCCTGCTCAAAGAACATTCCGGCATCGTACTTTTCAACTTTATCCGGATCAATCTTGTTGCGTGACAAGAATGTTCGGATATCATTGATCGTGATGTTGTTTACAACGTACTCAATAGCAGGAGTCATGTTCGAGAACATCTGGAGCCGACATGTTGTAATCTCGTCGATGTATTTGAATAGACAGAAATAGATGTAGATATCATCAACAACATCCGCGAGTGTCACCTTGTTCTGATCAAGTGCCATGATGACTGGATGTGTTGGGTTCAGCGTGTTTCGAAGTTCATCCATTGTGACACGCTTTGCGATGCGTTCATAATCCGGAAGCTCATCGCGGTTCACAATGAATTCTCTTGTACGCTTTTTGTCAGTTTCATTGATTCTGATCGGAATTCTCTCTGGGACAGGAATGAAAGCATCGAGCGGGTTTGATTTCAATTCGATGTCCCATGTGAAATTCTTATAGTATTGCACATAATCATCACGGGAAAGAATTATGTGTTTACCATTGATCAGACCTGCAGCTTCAATGTATCCCTGGCATTGTGCCACGAGATACGTATGAATCTTTGATCGTTTGGAATTGATCTCATTGACCATTCCCTGCGGTAGTTTGAACATCAGAACTCTCCTTCCGGTATGTTTTCTTGTTGTCTGTTTTTGTTTTTCTCATTATAGTATTTCTCACGTAGTGGGCAATAATTGTCCACTACGTAAGGAAAGCCGTTTCTTTGTATATGAACAAAAATGAAGTCATTCAATCGAATGATCGTCGATTGAACTGAGATTGAAGATGATTGTATCATAATTGTATTTCCTTTCAAATAGGATTACCCATTAAGAAAGTTCATCAACCATCTCATCAATTGCCGTGCTATCAAATGCTTGGCGTGCTTGTGCAATCGGATTCGAAGGTCCGTTGCTACTTGCAGCTGCCAATTGTTGTTGTTGCTGTTGATGTTCTTGCTTCTTCTGAAGCTTTCGGATTTCTCGAAGACGGTTTACGAATTTACGAGGCATTCGTAAGAGCATATCAATTGGGAGACATCTATTGAAGAGGTCTCCCAACTCGATCAGATCGACTCCATCTCTGTCAAGTTTATTTCGGTAGATGACAGCCTCCGAGAAAGCTGGAAAATCAGTGTTCCACCGATATCCGGAATCGGAATACGCTTCTCTTCACGACCACAAGCATCGCACTTGAAGTTCTCCAGATAGAAGTCCATCGGAGAGATGTTTTCAGCAGCAAGCTTGTTAACCAGTTGGAGGAGGATTGCAGCATCTCTCATGTCGAGGGATGTTGTAATGATCTTCTCAATATCATCCCAGTTGTCATAGCGATATTCAATGCCGTCGACAATCTTGGAGATTGCGGTAACGAACATCGCGTGTGCAAGCAGGTAAGAATATTCCGGATTGTTGTTGAGATAATCATCAATCTCTTCTTCACCGTTGAACATGTCACGATCTTCAGGCATGAATCTCTCACGCAACCGATCCATCAGCGGATAACGTCTGTTGATGAAATCATATGCTGACGGACGGTCATCGATCTCAACGATGTATCCGGTGTTCGGAAGCTTATAACGACGAATCGGGGAATTGAGCTTATTGAAGTGCTCAACTGCAGCCGTTCCAGGAGCGACAGCACCGGTCTTTTCCCATTCATACTTACCGATCAGCTCATCGTTAACGTGAATCAGTGTACGTGGATTGTACTTGATCTGATGTCTCTTTTCACACTTCGGGTTACCACACTTGATCGTGATGGTTTCCTCTTCCTCAGAAGATGCAATCAGGATACCCCACATCAGCAGTTCACGGTCCATATACTTCGTCTTCTTCATGAAGTCTTCGAAGTCTTTGAAGTCACCGATAGAAACATTGGAAATGTGATCATAGATGATGCTCCACTGCTTCTTATCAGCATCAACACGACTTCCAGATGCAGGAGACGAACCGAGCTGAATGAACTCGTAGTAGTTCAGCGGTTTCAACACGAGTCTGTATGCGGACAGCGGAAGTGTCAACGGCGTATCGAATACATCAGACTTGAACGGAGTGATGATACCATCACGTTGTGAGTTATTCACGATACGAGAACCTTGCAGTTCTTCACGTGTCACCTCAGTCACATAGATGTCAACACGATTGGTATGTGTCATTTCATTGACGACATTTTCATCAACATTAACCGTTACAGGAGTGCCACTTTCAACGTTGATATTGATTGTTGCCGGTTGATCCTTCGGATTGGCCGGTTCTTCTTCCTGAGTAACTTCAGTTGCAGCCTGTGTAGCAGTGTCATTACTTGTATCCGGAGCAGTGTGACGCCAGCTCTTCAGAACAATATCCTCGAAATTCTGAGACGGTTCATCACCGCAGTAATAGTACTCCGACATCAGTTCGCCCATGACATGCATTCTGAAATCAGGGTCTTCATCTGTCGCGACCGGAATTTCACCAGATGTGATATGATTTTTCTGAAGGACTTTGTTGATCATGTTGGTAACGATCATCATGTTATTGCCCTGGAAGGCAATGTCCTGAGCTTGTGCTTCACGGTCATGCGGTTGCGGCGGCATGATCACACTCTTTGAAGCATTCTTCTTCTGAGCGAGCAATGCCTCATATTGTTGCTGACGCAGTTCTGCTTCCATACGCTCTTCTTCAGCCATCTCAAGTGCGAGATCATTTGTGCCATATTCATCTTCACCTTCAGTAGCAGCTTCCGGCGCTTCGGTGACGGTTTCTGCTTCAGGTTCTGAGAGAGGAGTGGGTTCCTCAGGTGTAACAATGTTTCCTTCACGACGAGAAATCAGAGCGTCGATCGGATCTACGAACTTGTCACTCATATTACTTTCTCCTTTATCATGTTATTATTTCAAACAGAAACATATATCATTCAAATGATATCCACCAGGTGTTCCGTATTGAAATTATAAGGGGTGTTTAAACAATGATTAATTTTAATCGAGAAAAATGCGAAAATCCGATGTTCGGAAAAACGCTGTGGTATAATCAGGATATTGAATTTTGTTTCAACAAAGAAATTGTTGAATACGATATGCAGCAGGCTTCGTTGTCAGTTAGTAGACGATTTCATCTTCTAGACGATGATCTCCTTGATGAACTTGAACGTATGCCAAAGAATATCCGAACCAAAGAAGTTGGTTTGATCCAACGCAAAGACAAAGAGTTCTCTGACAATATGATCAATGGTGTACTTCAGACAAGAAAAGAATTCATTGAAGAAAATCAATTATCAGAAGAAGATATCATTACTTTGCATTCAGACGCGTTGATGTTTATCAAAAAGAAGTCAATAAAAGATAAGATCAACGGCGTCCAGTTTGTACACAAACACACATGGAACTCATACATCCGATATGGTAAAGTCGAGATGTTCTATGTCGATGGAACGATCGATTATAAAGGTATCCCGAAAGACATGCTTCAACAGCACACCATGGGCTTGAATCTTCATATATTACGGATCTTCGAAATGATGGAGAACTATGACGATGGGCTGATTCCATATCTGAGGAAATTCCAGAAACGATATCTGATGAATCAACTTCCAGATTACTATTATATTCCATTTGGACATACTGGTGAATTCAGATCATCAAATCTGAAGCTACTATCATATTTGGCGAAAATTGCAATTCACGAAATGAGGTGAATTTATGGTCTATGGATTTAATCTGTATCCATTGAATATCACAATTCGAACAAAGCCCGTATATGTCTGGACTGAAGATCCTAATATGATGCGATTGTTTATGTTACAACATGGCATTGATCCAAAACTTGCACATGTTAGTATGTCTGATATGACAGAAGAATACAGACGTCCAGTTCAAAATATGGGAATATATGAATTGACGATGTGGAAGTTTGGTTCCCGAGATGATAAGACGATCCACAACGTTGTTACAACCCAGGACATCATGAATACAATCGTGACAAATGTTGCGATTGATCTATCCGGCGTGATGACACTCGGTGCTGCTGCACTCAGAGGAGATATACAAATCTTTGAGCATATCGCAAAACTTGTTGAAAGCTTGGATTTCGTATATATCAAAGATGCATTGACTGCAGATGCCGGCGGATGTGACGATGATTATTGGCTGGAAGCAAAAGCAGATCGTGCGAAAGAGTATCCTTTCTATGAATCTACTGCCGTCAACCAAGATGATTCATTCCTATATGAACGACTGTATGATACGATTTATCCGGGTATGATTCAAGCTGTAACACTGGAATCGTATGTAAACATTTTTACCAAAATCTATATTATTGGCAATTCGGATTATGATTGCCCACAAGGAGATGAATTTGATGTCTAAACCGAGTCTAAATGTACGTGAGATTGTGGAATCTCATACACCAAAGAACTACAAGTACTACATCAATATCAAGAGCGATGACACGCTAAAAGAACTTGAAACTTTGGGATATGATGTTTCCAATCTCGATACAATCAACCGTCCTGAGCTGATCAGACTTGCAATCAATGCGAATTACAAATATTATGGGCGTGAAGTGGTTGCTAGAGCAAAGGAACCGACAATCATGGAACGTGGTGTGATTCTGAATAAGAAGATGGCAACAAAAACCGACAAGAAACTGGAACAGGTTGGATTGGCGTTCTTCGATGAATCCGATGTTTCATATGTCGCAATTAAGCTATGCTATGCTTTATTCGACATATATGAAATCTTTATATTGACATAAAGAGATTGGTGGGGGCGTTTGCCCCCACCAATTCTTTTTTCTTAGCGTTGATCCCATGCAGGAGGTGCTGCATACGGATTTGTGATATCCGTAGAGGTTCCATTTGCATCGGTATAGATCTTGGAGTGATCGCTTGCAGACAGCGTGTGAGATGCCATCTGATCGCGACGCACTGCCTGACCCTGTGCCTGGAAGATCGGAGCATTGCCGACAGCAGACTGAACTGCATCGAGGTTCGGGCGATTTCCACCATTGAACATAGCAGTATCGATTTTGGTCGAGTTGGCGTCGGTGAAGAATGCATCGCCAGCACCCGGGTTGAGGTTGAGCGAGTTGCCGAAGATGGCGAACTGCTGAACGTATCTGGATGCGAGGTCGTTGACATATGCCGACTGGATGAATTGGCAGCTGAAGGACAGAGTAACACTCTGAATCTGTGAACCACCAGTTGGGTTAGAGTTGAAGATCTCGTAACCGATCTTGTTCTGCGGGATGCAGCCGAGAGCCATTGCAGCAGCCTCAACACGTGCACCAGAACGATCCAGTGCAATGACGAGGAATTCTGCAACTTCCCATGCAGGAGACGGTTCGAGTGCTGCGTCGAATGCGACACCTGTCGGTGGCAGGAAGATACGACGTGCAACATTGTTCTCATCAATGCTACCAGCCACAAGACCCTGATAGTGTGTCAAACCGGTGATCTCATCAGAGATACCATCAATCCACATGTTGTGGAAGTTGGCGATTGGACGGCCGACAAGTTCAGGAACTGTGATCTGAATTGACTGAGAATTGTTGGTATTCTGCACTGTCGGAATGTTGATACTTCTTGCAGCGAAACCACCCTGAAGCGGTTGTGATGCAAGCGAGTGATCGCCGAACTGGCACTGAATACCCGTGTTGTAGTATTCGATGACCTTCTTATACGTTGCGAACTCACGGTTCGTATACGCATCATTTCCATCACCACCGAAGTAGTGCATCAGGAAATACGGTCCGCGATACATAACACAGATAACACGGTTTGTTGTCTCGGGGTTGAGACTCCGGAGTGTGTGAATATCCGGAGTCAGTCCGCCGAGCATACCAGTGTATTGTCTCAAGTCGCCGTTGTATTCACGGAGACCAGTTTGCAGACTAATTGCCATAGCTATTTCTCTCCTTTCTTAAAAAATTAAGATTCCGTACGTCTGTTGACGTTGACGATGATCGGAACACGGAGGATGAGGCCGCGGAATGTGACGTTCACGATACAGATGACAATGTCACCGCCATCGATGTTGATGTCACGCTTGAACTCGAAGGTGAGTGTAGAAACGAGGTTGCCGACCCAGTTACCGAACATGGTGGTGACTTCGTCCTGAATCGTCTTGAGAACAGCGTCGTCGTCATACTCAAACAGCTTTTCATCCAGCTTGTTCTGCAGGAGATATACGAGCTGTGACAGCGTACGCATATTGGATTCCTGGAGCAGATCGGAAGTCGAGGACTCACGATACAGTGTTCTCTGAGAACGACGAGTGAGGTTGCCGTTGACATCGATAACCCATGCATTACCACCGGAGTTGTAGAGCAGCTCGCGGAGATCCCAGTCGGTTGCATCGATATCCGGGAAGTAAGACACGAACTCGTCGGAACGAATTGTGGTGTACTTGCCAGTGAACGGCTTGTTGACAGATGTGGACTTGCAGTGACCAATCAGATAGTCAACCAGACGCTTTGCATAGGTGTATGCGATACCATCTGCAGAAGATACATAGCCACCGATATCCCAAGATGCGTTCGGGTTGTCGAAACGCTTCTCGAAAGAGGTGTTAATGAGCTTTGCTGTGACAGCATCTGTGACACCAGCATCCAGGTGCAGAGACAGACCGGAGCCAGGACCGATCGGACGATGGTCTTCCGGAATACCCTGATAGATGCGGTGAATCATCAGATCATACATCGCCTGCTTGACGTCGATATCGTCATCAGCTCTCAGGTTTGCAGTCAAGGACTGATCATACATGACGGATTCCTTTTCATCCTCAGTGAAGATGGTGGAAGCCTGGATCTTATCCTGAACGCTGTATGTCAGATATGGCAGAATTGTCTGTCCAACGATGGTGTTTGTACCGCCGTCAAAGAGATACTTTGCAGGCACACGGTTCGGTGAAAGAATACGAGGATCAATCTCGCCTCTGTATGCCTTGACAAGCAGTGCAGAGTAGAGCCACTTGAACTCGACATCTGACAAACTCTTGTCATCGAAGAAGCCGGTGCTACCATCTTCCAGCTTAATACCGCCACCCTTTGAAGTCATCTCATTGGTGCCGTATACAGCGGAGTAGTAGTTTGCCGGAACTTGGATGTACTCTTCCTTGGTGATTCTCCAGAAGGAACCCTGAGTTGAAGAGATGATATAACGATCAATGCTTTCCGGTGTCGCAGTCTCATCCTGTGCAGGAACGAGGCTGTGCGCCTTGATGCAGAGTGTCAAAGCAGCACCAGATGCAAGCGTAACAGGAACCGGCTTATGGACAACCTTTGCAAGCGGTTCACCGGAAGAACCGGTACCCTTGTCATAGTATGTCTTGCCAGCAGTGAAGGTTTCATCTGCAGTCAGGCTGTACACATGCGTTGAAGCATTGAGTTCATACAGACCGAGCTCATGAGGATTCGTTTCACCAGCCTGCTTGTTGTGAGCGGTGTACTTTGCAGTCGTGTTGGAGTACACATCTGCGCCGTTACCGATCAGAACGAATCTGAACTGTCCACCCGTCTGAGGAATGATGTCATCACCAGCATCGAGTGTGAGCGTGATACCATCCAGATAGCCGTTGGTACCATCGGAAGTAGCATCCTCATATGTGAAGCTGTCATGAACACCGCCAGGAACAACTGCTGTGAGGACGTTGCTACCTGCGGTGGTGGTGAACACAGTTTCAGCACCGTTTGAAGAAACGTATGCGAGGCCGATTGTTGCACCATTCGGGTAGTCAGCTTCCGGAACATTGACCTGATACTTGCCGATTTCCTGGTTATTGCTGTTCTTGATGCTGATGTCCTGCTTCTTATGAACATTAGCTCCGGAGCCAGTTGTTGTAACAGGGCCGAAGACAATTGTCTTAGCAGTATTGAGGTTGAATACCTGATTATCAGTATCGAACTTGTAACCAGCGATAGCAGACTCATCAAGAGTGATGATGTCATACTCAGTTCCCATCAGATCAGACTTTTCACTGTCGAGAATCATGACAGGAGGCTTGCCGATCGCAGTCTTGTTACCAACAACTGCAGTACGACCGGTTGTTCCGACATTGTCAGAAGTGATGTCGTAGTTGTTGACACGTACTGCATTATTGAAGTCATTGTCCTTCAGAATGACAGTAGCACCCGGCTGCAGCCATGCGAAGTCAGTTGCCTCAGTTGCAATCACATTACCGGAACCGGCAGAAGGCGGTGCCCAGTTAAGATATGCATAGAGATCATTCTTCGGATACTTCCAGACATAGAATGTCCAGTAGGTAGCCCAGATGTCATCAGACTGCTTTGCAAGATCCTTGATACCAGTAGTGATGCTTGCCGCAGAGATCGGATTATTCGAAACATAGAAGATGTCGAAGTCGCCGGTCTGGATGCCGCCCTCATCAACTTGCATAACAGCGACGGTTTCACCAGGGTTGACCTTGCCGTCTCTGAGAGCCTTACGAAGCAGCGTACCGAATTCAGTCGGTGCATTTGTCGACGGAACAAAGATCGTTGCGATCGTAGAAGTTGATGTACTCGCATTGGTTGTTGAGCCATCATCCGGCCACGATTTTGTCTGCGAATCGTAGGTGATCAGGCCAGACAAGCTCGTGAGGGAGTTCATCTTGATCGTTGACACAGCGCCCGTATACTGGTTCACAGAAGCAACGACGTAGAAGTACGGGTTCATGTTGCTTGCAAGGCCGGAATACAGATAGACATCACCGAGATGAACAGTATCGCCTTCGTCGGTAATACCTGCGGTGGATGTCTCAAGCAGTTGCTTGTTGATCGTCTGATATGCCTTGGCCTTAGCCTGCTCAGGAGTCAGAGACTCATCGTCTTCCGTCTTCAGAACATAAATTCTGTTGGTCTGCGGGAGCTCCTCGATATCAGAAGATCTCATGTCGACCTGGAAGAATGGCAGCTTATAGCCGTCATCAGTACCGTTGTAGATGTAATTACCGAAGATCACATCAAATGTATTGATGTTGAGCATGATGTTGACCTTGTTAATGTAGTCCGGTGTCATGACTCTGTTGTTCGGAATTGTCACACCTTCCTCGATCATCTCACTGAGGTGCTGACGGTAGTCGTTGTAGAGCTCTTCGATTGCAGGCTCGTTCACATATGGAACAACAATCGAGGAACCTTCAACACGGCGCTTAATCTGTACGTTAACAGATTCGATTGCGTCCGGACGAGAAGCATTCTCAGAGTTGATCAGAGAAGCCGAGAACTGTTCGATTGTCGCATCGGTCGTTGTATCGATCGTAGAGAACATGTAACGAACGTTCGGCGGGTTCTTGCCCTGATTGGTCTTATCGATGACAGTTGCAAACTTGTTGTAGACTGCACCGCGGCCAGCAGAGATATTGACGATGAATGCACGCTTCTTCCATCTTTCACCATTCGGATCGGTGGAAGGCGGATCGGATGAAGCATTCGCATACGACTTGACAATTGCAGCATACAGCCGATCACGGTTCGCATAGTTCGCCAGTGCACGATCCTGTGCAAAGCGATCTGTGTTGTAGCGGACGTGGATCATGTTATCAGTGCTATCTTTACGCCATTCAATGGTGATGATAGAATAAGCATAGGTTGCATCATCCGGTGTCACACGCAGAAGCTTTACAGGGCCACCCTGGCTGATCAATGATACCGGATAAGTCGCTGACTGACCGAACTTCTTGATGTCGCCAGAGCTCAGAGCTCTCAGGCCGTACGCAACGTTCAGAACATCCGAACGCTTGACATCGATCACGCGTCTGTCTTCACCCATCGGGAGACCTGTTACGACGATCGCGCCGTACATAGACGGTTCATCAGCAATGACGACCGGGAGATCACCAGTATACGAAGAATTGTCCACAATGTGCACGAGCGTATGCGGAAATGGGTACTTCAGACCAAACTTCGTCTCAATCATTGGATATACTCTCCTTTTCTATAGATTTTTGGTTTGGTTCCTTATGAGATAAAACGGGCATGATGAATCGCAAATCATGTGGTTAAACCTCACAATTATCTTTTTGTGTGAAGCTCGATTAAACCGGCGAAATTGGGTATGTGGGGGCCGAAGCCCCCACACAATCACACTGAATCATTTACCGAATCGGTATCTGTATTAATCTCAGATTTGTAGATGACCGGATACTTGTTTTCAAGCTCATCTAGAGCAACTTTCGACTCAAGATCAACTTCTTTGATTGCGGCGTTTGGTGGTGGATAATCCGGCATTATCTCATTATTTCCATTGAGCGTAACGTATTCTCTGTCGTTGGGATCATCACCAATCATGACATGAATTTTCGGATTGTCCTTTTCAAATTTGACGGTTTCAGGGACTTCGTCAACTGATACGACATTTTCCAGCATATTGGAAGCATCAGCAATACTCGTTTCTGGGTATTGAGAGAGCGGCGGTGACGGGACACTCGAGGGATTTGGCATGTTAAAGATATTATCCACGATTGACTTTCCAACATCGAATGCGGATGCACTTCTTCCAGGTGTTGCCGTTGCAGGACCACCACCAGCAACAGTTTGTTGTTGTTTGATGCGAAGCTCGGTGATGTTCTTCTTGATAGCCGCCTGCTCCTTTATAATAGAAAGCATTGCACTTCTAGCACTGGTTGCAGCTTGCATGGCAGCAATCGCATCTTCGTTCAGTCCGTAAGCACCTTTGTCAGTGTACATCTCCATGGCTTTTCTTTCAAAGACTTTGATCAATTTGGCCTGATCAGCAGCAAGTGTTTTCAGAGAAGCGATGTCAGACGAGAATATACGGTTCGGATCGATCTTTTCAGGACCGAACATTTCCTGGTTGTAGGTGACATCCAGTGTCGTTGTCGGTGTGTTCCACAGACCACCGACAAACGGGTTGATGAATCCGTCCATCGGAATATACTGTGGTATTGCGGAAAACTCATGGAATCTTTCCATGAATGTATTCGGGCTGTATGGTTCATCAGTCCAATTACTCGTCTGCTGAGGTTCAACACCGTATGCTGAGGAATCCAGACTTTCGAATGGGCAACTGTTATTCATTATTCCAATTGCATCAAACATTGAAGAACTCATTTCAGCATCTCCTTTCAAAAAAAATAATTTGAATGTTTCCATCCATACTTAAATGTCATTTGCTTCTGATCTTATTATGGTATCATTCCATTTTTGTCAGACCGTATAGACCATTCAAACATTCAATTTCAATCGGAAATGCTGCATCCATATTTGGTTTTACGCAATATGCTTTTGAATACATCAGCTTCTCAGCTTGTGCATTTGCTTCTTCGGACCAGATACCTGTGCTCTTGACAGTATCACCGTCATAGTCACCACCAATGTTCTGTAGACGAGAATTTGCCATATTGATGACATCAACAAATGACGTGGAAACTTTCATATGTGATGCTTCGGGATTGATGTCAGGATATGTCCGATACACTTCACCCTGAAACTGCACTGGAATTGTGGTGTTTGTTGATAACACATGAATCTTAGAGAAAAATGCACCAAGATGGTGACCGATCGGATAACGAACTGTGTACATATGTCTGTCAGCAGCGACTGTAGAACGATATCCACATAGATAGATCACATCCGTCAACGTTAGTGGACGTGAGATTGTCTCATTCGTTTTCATGTTTAATGCACTGAAAATAATCGGTTTCTTATTTTCCGGATCCAGATATAGGATGCGGAATCTGGATCCAGGGTTTCTCATGAAGATCTGAATCAGATCCGAGATCATCTTGTCATCGTAGATATTTTCGATATCAGTGCGGTTTACTTCATCCGGATTTGGATGAATGGATACGATGTTATCATATGACAAAAATTGCTTCATGTGGAATTTCACAAATGGTTGGAATGCAGAGACGATTGTCATCAGCGGATAACCTGTACGAAAAATACCAACCTCTGGAGTATTGGATCTGTATGATGGAGCTGATATAACATTTCTGACAGTTCCAACAGTATTCTTTGCCAACAGATTCTTCTGGAAGTAACCATTCTTTGTGCCAACAAATTTGTTGATGTAAGAGTATAGTTCGATCAACGTATCTTGAATTTGGTTGTTGACACGATGAACTGATGCCGTTGTGTGTGATGTAACACTCTTGAATCCAAGCAGTTTCATGTACAAAGAATTCAGCTCGGACTTTACCTGCTTACCATTCTTCATACCACTTGGACGAAATGCCGGTGGTAGCACAAGAACTTTGTCAACAAACAACAACCGTCTTGGACACTTGATCAAAATATCGAGGGACGCATCATTACGTGTATTTAGATTTTTCTTAATGTCGATTTCTTCCCAGATATTGTATAGATCACGGAACCCGCTGTATTTGCCGTCTTCAGCTTCAATCAGTTTTCCATCAATCAGATTGCATCTGATTTCACCATATGCCAACTTACGGATGATACCACCTGACCTGGTGATGATGTTTTTGGCAACATCAGGATTGAACACATGAATCGGAAGTTTGATATAACCGCAGCGATACTTCTGCTCTTCTTCAGTCTGACCAAAGATTTCTTCGGAAAAAAGACCATTCGGGTTATATTGATTCGGCGTTGAAAACATGACGGCCGATGTGACTTCCTTCAGATTGTTAACCCTGATATCTTGATCGATATCATATAGACCAACAATACGCATATTTCATACCTCCTTAAGTGTATAAAGTTACAGAACCGTTTGATCGATGGTGGGGATTTACCCCACCATCGTATCACTTATGGCGCTCGCGCCACCGATCAATGTATTCAGAAATATCCATATCATTTCTCAGGGAGTACCAGCTAATCAAAAGCATACCAATAAGGCCCGGCCAAATGCCGAATGAATCAATGATATGGTTATTTGTAAATAGAACAATGAACAGATCTGCGATGATGTAAGCTATCGATATAATTGCGCCGAACCAGCTTACAACGAATCCTACATTCTTCCAGTCGATATGTCGTTTTGTCTTCATGTAAAACACTCCTTGCTCTGTAAATCATAAACTTGTATTTCAATCGATTTACATATTCACCCATTGAGTACCACCTTCTTTCAATGCACGGGTTCATTGAAAAATTGGAATATTCAGGCCCAACCCCTTCATATTCAAAATAATGATATACATTCATAAATATAAAAAAAAATATGTGCGGGCCGAAGCCCGCACGCAAAAGAATTCTTGGAGGCGTCACATTTCTGTGACAACCCATGGACAACGGAAAACGTAGAAAACATACGTTGGGAATTCTTCACACGGCAAGTGAAGAAAGGTTCATTTCATGAACTTACAAATTTGTCGTCATCGTATGTATATTATTAAATCGGATAGGGAAGGTGTATAACTTCTAACCGCCTGAACTAACTTTTACAAACCATCTATAGGAGGATACAGCAATGCCGAAAATCAAAAACGGTCCAATGAAAGATGATAAGATTACCATTGTTGATTCCGATGTCGAAAAGATGCGACATCGTCCAACAATGTATATCGCAGCTCTCGGTGAGATGGGTGTACTGCACCTATGTAAAGAGATCATCGATAATAACCGAGATGAATGTTTGAAGCCGGAATCTCCTGGAGATACTATTAATATTGAGATCACAGATAAGCAGCTTCGTACACGGGATAATGGTCGCGGTATTCCGACGAAGCTGCTCCGGGTAGTTCATGAGACAAACCAGGCTGGTTCCAATATGACAAGAGCTCACGGTACAACTGCCGGTGAGAATGGAACTGGTACAACTGCAGCACTCGCGATGAGTGACTATTATGAGGTCACAACACTTCGTCCTCAGGAAAAGAAGAAGCTGACACTGGAATATGTTGACTCGAAGTTGACTGTAGAAGCGCTGGAGGATTATAAGGAGAAAGATCATGGTCTGATCACGACTTATCGTCCGTCCAAGAAGATTCTCGGTTATGACAAGATTCCTGTGGATATGCTTGTGAAGTGGATAGAGGACTTCAAGTTTACATTACCAGCAGACATCAAACTGTTCTACTCCGTTCGTGGTGAACAATTCCAGATCAATCATCGGGCGTTGAATACATACTTTGATGATTTCATCCCTGAAGATCAGCGTATGACATCGGCTCTATCATTTACGACGTCTGGAGAATTGAAGGAAGTCTTTGATGATGAAGAGTTCCAGCGTTCATTCTCATTGGAAGCTGCTATCGTATATTCATCGCCGGATTACCATGGAGAAGACATTCGTAAGAGTTGGATGAATATGATCCACACTTCTCAGAATGGATCACATGTCAATGGTGTTGTGAATGGTCTGATCAAATATCTGTCTGAACGTGTGATCAAACGCAACAAGAAGCTGGAAGAAGATGAATCTCTGAAGAGAGACATTTTGTCACATCTGCATGTGGTTGTCAATGCGAAGTGTGACTTTGCTCACATGTTTGCCTCACAGGCGAAGAGCACTGTCTTCCCGAGATCATTGACGATTGCCATTGCGGATGCAACATATAAGACGTTGTGTGAAATGAACCAGAATCGTCTTGCAGAATATGTTGAGATCGTTCTGCAGAACAACCGTGTTCGCCGTGAAGGTGAGCGTGTTCGCAATGTGACATCTGAGACAAAGAAGAAGCAATGGAGTAAGAGCGATGCCTATCTCCCGTGTTCTTCGGTAAAGACAGCACAACCGAAAGAGATCTTCTTCGTTGAGGGTGACTCGGCATCCGGAAGTATCAATGCAGCACGTGATGCAAAGTATCAGGCCATTCTCAAGTTCAGAGGTAAGAGTCTGAATGTATGGGATCTGACACTTGATGAGGCTTTGAAGAGTGCTGTATGGTTTGAAGTTGTCAAAGTTCTCGGGTGCGGTGTTGGTGCATCGTTCGACATTAAAAAGCTGAACTTTGATAAGATCATTATTGCAACGGATGCTGACGTTGATGGATATCATATCCGTGTTGGTATCTGTGCATTCTTCCTCAAGTTCATGCCGCAGTTGTTTGAACAAGGAAAGATCTACATTGCAGAACCACCACTCTATCAGCTGGCATCTGGTAAGCAAATCTCTTATGTCACATCACAGACGGAGTATATCGATGTTTGTGTCAAGAGTGTTGGTAACATTGTTCTGAATTTCCCGAACATGCAATTCTCATGCAAAGCAAGAAAGTTCATCACATCTGCATTTGAATATCTGACACGTTTGAGTGATGTTTCAGCAAAGTTATCTGCGAACAGATATCTGCTGGAGTACGTAGCACATGGCTTCGTCGTTTGGGGTACCGTTGAGAGATTCATCGAAAACATTGATCAGTGGGTTCGGGATACTTGTAAAGTATTTCCAGAGCTGGGATTTGATCACAAGGCGCAACAAATCTATGCTACAGTGGATCTTGTGGACCAGGTTATTGTCCTGGACAATAATCTCATGAATGCACTTTCATATGTCATCAATGTCCAGCAAGAATACGGTATGTTCGTTGAGTTTGATGGAACACGTCTTCCGTTGGCAAAGTTCTTTGAGGTGATCGAACGTAAGTATCCTGTTATCAAAGACAGATACAAGGGCCTTGGTTCCTCGGATGCGGATGTCCTGGAGGAGATTGTTATGAATCCAAAGACACGTCACATCTTCCAGCTGGATGCTTCTGATGCAAAGACCATGCAGGTATATGATATGCTTGTTGGTAAGTCAAAAGATGCAATGAGAGCACGTAAACAAATGATGCTTGACTTTGAATGGCAGCCGTCTGATATTGATACATAAAAAGAAATGGAGGAACTCATATGGGCGAACGGTTTGATTGGATGGTGGATCCCAAGTATTCACTGTTCGAAGATCTTAATGACATCGCAAATACTGATAAGGAAATCACAACGGCAAAACAAATTCATCAGTTGATCGGAGATCCGATTATCATCGACCGATACAAAGGTCATTTCGATAGTTTGTTTGACAGGTTAGTTGGTATTGCCGAGTTGTGTTGGGGTCTAATTGATCCCGATACAAACGACAAACTTCAGCGTACACCGATTAAAATCAAACATTCCGTTGATAATAATGATACGACCGATGTGCATGTGATTCCGCTGAATAGACTGTTGTTCTCGTTATCATTCTTACGTCCGCTGATGCCGTATATCGAAGAAATCAATCTGGATGACTTCCTGCTCAGACGATTTCTGTCACAGAAAGATCGTCAGGTCTACCAAGATATGATTGTCCGAATACTACAGAAACACGGTGTCGCAATCACGGATATTCAGGAGAAAATGGCCCGGATGTCTCTGGATTGGAAGATGCTGTTGAAGGATTTTGCTCAAGCGGATGTTGCAATCTTCACAGCAGAGAATCTGTTCCTGGATCACTATCGTGAGGATGAGACGATTCGCGAGATCAACAACACGGAATATCCATCTGACATGCAGACTGCTGATATCGTTGAAGAAAATGCGAAACGTTGGAAAGTACTGGAAGGCATCATGACATTGCGAGGAAATCCGTTCTTCCTCTGTAATAAGTATGTCAAAGTGTTGAAACCGAAGCAAGGTGAAGAGTTGTACATCAACTTCTCTCAGATTCCTGACGGCAGAAACATCATTCCGGTTATCATGAACGGAAATGGATTCCGTGCAGGTTATGACAAGCTTCCGGTGTTCTACACAGGTGCGATTGCGTCTCGTGTTCCCGACATTATGAACAAAGACTACATGGGTATTGCTGGATATTTCAACAGAAATTTGATGATTCTCTCATATGGAACAATTTCTCCGACAGTCTGGGATTGCGGTTCTCAGAATCCTATTCCGATTGAAATCGATGAAACCATGCTTGAAATGATGGACGGTCGATATTATTATAATCAAAAAGGTGATGGCATTCTGCATATTCTCAAGAAAACCGATAGAGATAAACTCGGAAAGAAGTTGTGGTTCCGTTCTCCATGTACATGTAATCTGAATGAAGACTGCTGTCACATCTGCTACGGAACACGTGCCCTAAAGGTTGGTGACTTGAAGGGTGGATTCGTGTACACAACGGAGCAACTGACAAACCCCGTTCAACAGAATATTCTGTCGGCAAAACATCTGTTGAAATCAAATGCTGAGAAAATCGTATTCTCAACAAACTTCGATAAGTATTTCGTCATGGACATGTCTATCATTATGCCGAAAGACGATAAGAAGTTTGACATCTATATTCGTGAGGATTATCTGGACAATATCTCTGAACAGTTTACATGCTATATCGGAAAAGATCTGGAACCAGTTACAATTTCCAATTACGCTTCTATCAATATTCCGGAAGCCGTGTTGGATAAATGTAAAGAAGTTACGATTGATGATGTGTCCTATTATAAGATCACATCGTACAAGATACTTGAATCCGGTGGTCAGTTCTGTATGATCATTCCGATCAATATCATGATGACACAGCGTTACATGGATATCATGAGACTGTTTGAACTCGACATTACAAAGTTTGAGAAGGTGGAAGACATTGTTACACGTCTTGCACATATGACACATAACCTAATTCCGATTCTGTCAACACACGGTGAGATTCTGATTGGACATCATCTGCGTGCAATTGATAACAAGCTTCTTCGACCGAACTGGCTTGTTCCGGATCAGAAGTATCAGATCATGAGACTGAAGACAGTCCTTCAGAATACGGAATCGTTTACCACAGCACTTGCATTCGAGCAAACAAAACACCATCTGCTACATACGATCTTCGACGAGAGAAATGCTGTTAAGCGTGTTGGTGTTCGTTCGTTCCATGACTACATGTTTGGAGAGGAGTATGCAATTTGAATAAAGTATCAGTGGGTCCGATCAGTGGCATGCTCAAACCCAGATACAAAGTGATCTCTACACATTTGGGTGAAATATATAATCCGCTGCACGGGCTGGATGTATTCATCGATTTCAATTCATTCGTTCATAGCATATCCCGATATCAGAAGTATCTTAACTATCTTCCGTTCTCAGGTCCGGAGGTTGAGGTTGATCTGATTTCGGCATTTCTGACGACGTTAAATCATTGGAAAAACTTCGTGAAGAAATGGGACAATATTCGTGTCATCGGATTTCTGAATAAGTTCGAAATGGGACGTCTTTGTGAGGCGTCCCAAATCAAATCGTATTTGGTTCCATACATGAATGCGTTCAAAGCAGATAGAATGCAGCAGATTGTTTATTATGTGACAGAGGCTGTTCAGAAGGTACAAACAATTCTGAAGTATGTACCGAATATGTATCTGATCACATGTGATCAATTTGATTCAATGATGATTCCGAATATTCTGGATGACTACGAGAAGTCCGGTCGACGTCGTATCATCATTTCCGGTAATCAGTTGCTCACTGGTTATTGTCTACAACCGAACACACATGTTTTGTATTCAAGATATGGCAAACAGGGTATGCACCAGCTGTCAGATCTCGTGATGATTGCAAAGTCAATCACGAAGGTTGAAGATGATATCGTCGCGGAGTTCACAAAGAACAAAGTCTTCTATAATCTTCTGCTTGTGATTGTTGGTGATTTCGAACGAGGTATCGTTGGTTTGACACAAATGGGAATCACGACATTTGCGTATAATCTGTTGAGAGGTATCGAACAAGGTACCATCACAGCAAATCCCAAATCAGTTGAATCATGCCTGCCGATCATTGACAAAGTATACCATAAGTATGTATTGGATTCATATCCGTTGGTGGATATTGATTCACATACGAAGCTGATTAAACAATCTGCAATAGAAGAAGTCAAAACGAGCATGATTGACTTTGTCGATATTGATGGATTGAGAAGTTTATCGATTGATGGATTGAATCTGTTGGAACTGCTATAACGGACGGGGGCCTCGTGCCCCCGTTTTGTTTTTCTTATCGATATATTATTATATTGGCAATACCCAAATACTATACAAAGGAGAACAAATATATGGAAGAAAAAATCATGCCCTTTGTCAATCCATTAATTATCAGAGGGATTGACGGAGTTGTATCACTCATCAGAGGTAAGGCCCTGAAAACATTTGACATTTCTCCGCTGCTGTATAAGGATTCGGCACCGGAAGTTATGTCAAAATATTTCAAAAGCATACCAACAAGTCTCGTGATCGATCACAGATCAAGCTTCGAAGTTGATCAGAACGAGATTAAGTATGTGCAGCGTGCAGCCATACTGTCGAAATCTAATGTTGTAGATTTCACATTTTACAGACACACATTGATTATCCTTTCAATGACATCAATGAGGAGTAACGATGGTACCTATTATGAGGATTGGATGATTCAATGTCTGAGCAACAAACACGACATCGCGATGACAATCGACTTTATGAAAAAGCTTAACAGGGAAATCAGATACGTTGGTGACCAAACTGCTAACGAACGATTCTCGATCGTTAAGAGCACGAACAGCATCATCACACAACATAACAGACCAATACGGTCATGGGATAATGTGTTCATCCCAATTGAAACCGAAACACTGATTCGTGAATCTCTGCATAAGTTCGCGAATTCTGTGAACTGGTATCGGGAACACAAAATCCCGTATCATTTCGGAATTCTGTTACATGGCAATCCCGGAACGGGAAAGTCATCTGTTGTGCAGGCGATTACACAGGAGATTCCATGTGATGTATGTGTGATCCCGCCTGGTGAATTATGGAATGCACTTGAGGAAGGCATCTTCACAAATTACAGAGATCTTTATCGGCATCAGGTTATTATCATCGAAGATGTCGACACAAATTGCTTTGGAAGGGAATCAGATGACAATTTTGCTATGAAGACGCAGGACATCGGTATGAGTCCGGAACTGCTCGGAAAGCTTCTGAATTATATGGACGGATATGGCTCACCGGATGGCACAATCTGGATCTTGACAACGAATCACATTGACAAGTTGGATCCGGCATTGGTTCGTCCTGGACGCATTGATCTCAACATCGAGATTGGTCCTGCAACTGACGAAACATTTAAGAAGTTTATGAAGTTCCATTACGGATACGAAGTTCCTGACACATATCATATCAGAGATGGAATGTTGTTTGGTGATCTTCAGACGAAAGTTATGCTCGGCTGGACACCTGAACAGATCCTCGATTATTCCAGAATCTGATCTATATATTATTAATGTGCAATATCCGGAATGCAAATTTCTGGATAAATAAAAACGAAAGGAAAATTACTATGGCAAACAAAAAATCGCAACCAAAGAACTTTGTAGAGGAAGTATTCAACGGGGGTATTAGCGAGGCTGCGAATGCGACTGCCAAAAGTCAACCGCAACACACTCAACCCATCACACCTGCTGTATCTACTGGTGGATTCGGCACACCGATGATGGTTCCTCAGCCGACATTCCCGAATCCACAAGCCGCAGCAGCTGTCTTCCAGCAGTACAATGACTGCTGTAAGTCGCTCATTCCTGGGACAACGATCGGAACATATATCCGCTGTACAGGAGCGGAATTTGTTATCGATAATTGGAAACTGGGTGGTCTGTACCGTATTGAGACAACAGACCACCATTGTGTCGCGTTTCTGACAAAGAAAACACCGGAGTCTCTGGAGTTTTCATCCGTTGACGACAATGGTGACAATGTTGTCTTTGAGATCAAAGCCAATGATTTGTGCTGTGATTTCCAAGAGAAGACTGAGGGATACCCATTTACAAGGATGATTCAAATTCCAACAAACCCTATAGTCATTTACCCGCTCAGATAAATAATGCTATTGTAAAGGAGAACATCAAAAATGAAAGAGAAAAAAATGAACTGGTTTACCAGCCAAAAATTGGCGGCGTGGGGTATCTCCGTGATCCCCCGCCCCGATTATTGGGACAACAAGAACCGAAAGATGACGATAGTCATTGATGAGTCGCTCGATGACGACACAATGGTTATTGAGGACGGCATCACCTTCCGGATGTCCGTCTGGGCTGCGGATGAATTTGTTGCAACGTTAACTGGAAACATTTGTGACAAATTCATGGAAACATTTGTTTCCGCAATCAACTCCTATGCAAAATGGAATATGGTGTTGATTAAAAAGGCTTCTGGCACATCGTTCCTGGAGCAGGCCTTTGAAAGAATTCAGTTCGTTCTCGATATATATCACGTCGGAATCAAACGGTTCACCGAGCTTGATTATATCAAGTGCGTTCGTCACTTCGGTGGTGAGCGCAACTTCCGCCAAATCGTTTGTGACGCAATAAACTATAATCTCGCAGACGAAATGACGATGTGCTTAATCTGCAAGAACTGCAGATGCAAGCGCAACGGTGAACGCGTTTGCCGGAAAGTATTTGTTCCTGTAGATGAGGGTAATGGCGTTCGTACACTGCGTGTGTCGGCCGATTATCCTATCAGCAATAAGTTGAAGGATATCATTCCGACGTTCGAGCAGCGTGAAGAATGCAGCTGTTTCGAACCGAACGGAACAGCAATTATCGACTGGGCAGTCCGGTTCCGGAACGCCCATTTTTGAAGGGAGGTTTGATGATCAATGGGAATTTTGTCAGATTTATTGACCGGGGCCGTTACCCGTCCCGGCATCAAAGTGATTGACAATAAGTTGGTTACTTTCGAGGGTTTTGATGCGATGCGTCAGAACTCAGATGTTGTTCACGAGATTGTTCCGGACAACAAGAATCAGCCCGGTCCCACGAACTTTGCAAACTGGGGACTGGACGAAAATGGTCAACCGGTTTGCATTGATTATCCGGAAGGAGTTGACGAATAATGAGGATTCTCATCAAGGCATTTTTGTATGCTGCATTCGGCTGGTTGGTTCTCAAGAACTATCAGCCGAACGTGGTGTACGAGCAGACTGTTCATATCAATCGATAAGAAGAGGGGCGCTTCGGCGCCCCTACTTTTCTTTTTTCTTTCTTATAAGGAGTAAAAACGACTTCATAATACTTTGGAAAGGAGCTGATCGTATGGCCGACAGTCGTATTGATCCGAAAACACCTTTGATATTTGAAGTTCCTGACGGACAAATTGTTGTCTGTACATGGGCTTATATCGTGAGTCGTATCACACCAATGTTCGATTCAATCACACAGTCACTCAATAACTCGAATGGTTCACTCCGAATCATTGAGAGCAAGCTCGCTGAGTGGGCTGAAGACCAGGACAATGCTTGAAAGGAGTGAGATAAAATGGCTGAACAGCAAGAGCAAATCTTTACCGCGTTGATCAATGTTATACAAGAACATGAAAGACTGCTTGCATCAATTGCGGATAAGCTAAGTCGTATTGAGTCTATTGGTGGAGGTGGTGGATCCGCTTCTATCGAAGATTATGAACCTGGTAAGGTGTACAAGAGAAACACATTACTTGTTGATCGTAATACGGAGACTGTGTATCGTTCTCTCGCAGAACCGAGCTACACATCAGTATCTGTAGAAACTGATCTCCAGAATCGTAACCTCAAACTTGTTGGTTTCGAATCTCAGATTGTTTCGTTCGATCACAACCCGTCTCAGAGCGAAATCGATACACTGCCTGATGAGACATTTGTTGCTGTTTATTCCTCTATGGATAAACCGTACAATCCTGACATAATCACACCGACATCAAATAACAATTCCTAATTATGTGAGGTGAATTATTTTGAGCACGTTATATGGATATAACAATTCTTTGTGGAAAGAAATACACCGATTCACATACACCGGAGCACCAGAGAAATTCACCTTGCAACCTGGAACATATCTTTTCCAGTGTCATGGTGCTCATGGTGGACAAAATGTGCCAATAGCTTCCGACGTAAAACATTCATACCAATATGGCGGTCTCTCAATTGGTATATTAACTCTAGATGAAGAGACTGATTTCTATGCCGTTGTCGGTGGTGATGGAACCGATGGCTCTAAATCAAACGTCGGTGCCGGTGGATATAATGGCGGCGGTTTTGGCGGATTCAGTTACAGTTCAACTTACTGCAATGGCAGCGGTGGTGGTGGTGCAACTGATATTCGGTTAAATGTTCCAGAAGACTTTGAACCTGAGGAACCTATTCCAACACCAGGTATCCCCGGATGGTTTAAAGAATATGAATATATATCAAACCATGTGTCCAAGCAGGGTTATTTCAATACAGGATATATTGCAAAAGAAAACACTGTGATTGAAGTCAAAGTGTCTACAACTTCACCAATCGCTGACGGTTTTGTATTTGGCGCCAGAAATGGTGCTACCAATAGAGAATTCTGCTTACTTCTGAATGAAGGTCCATATTCTGACAAACCAGAAATGTCATCATATGTTCATGGTCAGTATATGTCATATGGTTGGTCGACTGGATGGGCCGCGGACCCTCCGACAATATTTGCAGTCGATAATTTGTTTGACGAACACGTATACAGAATGTCGAAAGACGGTGTTTGGGTTGATGGTGAGCTCAAACAAACAATCCCACCTCAAACTTACACTGCATCAACCCGACCAATCTTTCTGTTCGGATGTAATAATGATGGATATTTTGGAAAACAATTCCAAGGTGATCTGTATTACTGTAAAATCTGGGAAGGTGACACATTAGTCCATCATTATGTGCCGGGAATTGACATGCCTCGTGGTGTCAATTGTCTATATGATTTGTGTACTGGTGGTGCATTGGATCCTTCAGATGTTAGTAAATTTACAGTTGGACCATTTCCAGTTGAGGACACTCGGCTTCAAAAATCATTGCTTACCAGAATTATGGTTGCTGGCGGCGGCGGCGGTGGAACCATGATGGCACAGCAGACATCAATTGATAATTCATTCAACTGTGCAGTTGGTGGTGGTATTGTCGGAGGACCGATCCAAATAAATAAATCGTTATTTGATAATGGAAGGTATGCTTCACAGACAAATGGCTATTCATTTGGAATTGGTCAAACACCAGCAAAATCAATAACAACTGGAAATTGTGATGCCGAAGGGCGCAGTGGCGGAGGTGGTGGTTGGTACGGCGGCTGGGCTTGTACAACCTATAGTGGCAACTATACTTCCGGAAATGGTGCTGGTGGTTCTGGATACGTTTTAACAGAATCATCATATAAACCCGAAGGTTATGAAGTTCCAGAGAAGTTTTACATGAGAAACTGGTATATGAAAGCTGGTGCCGCTGAAACTGCATGTGTTATCATCAGTCAGTTGACTGATGATGTTGTCGCAGGTGACGTGATTAAATATTACCCTATTGGAAAAGGTTGTCGCACATCATTACCAGCCGGAACATATATATTCAAATGCTGGGGTGCAGATGGCGGAACTCGATACTCCAGAGCATCTGATGGTTCGTATGCTTGTGGAGGTTATTCACAAGGAACATACATAACACCCAATAGTTTTAATGCGTATATTCACGTCGGTGGATCTGGTATGAATGATTCACAAATCTCATCCGAATTTGTGAATCAGCTTTGTCCCGATATCAGATACAACGGCGGTGGTGCTCCGGCGGCATACGGCACAAAGATGACTGGACACTCCGGTGGAGGTGCAACCGATATCAGAATCAATTTTGATTCGTTGTATGCTAGAGTCATTGTTGCAGGTGGTGCAGGTGGTACTAGTTATGACGGATATGAAGCCGGTAACGGTGGTGGTGAAATCGGTGGTTCACCAAAATCTGGAGGCGGTACATGCCCGGGCCCTGGAACACAAACGTCATCACCAATGTCATTAGATTATCCCACGATAAATGGTGGATTCGGTTACGGCGGAAATGCTGGATATAGAAACACATCATACATCGGTGGTGCTGGTGGTGGAGGCTGGTATGGCGGATCTGGAACAATGCCAATACAAAACTCGAGCAATGCCCGAGGTGGAGCCGGTGGATCCGGATTTGTATTGACATCAGCATCGATCGAAAATGTGCCACAAGACTATCTATTGGATGAGACACATTGTTTATCGGAAGCCACAACAACTGTTGGTGGTAATAGATTACCTGCAGGATTTTCAAAAGCTGAAATTGAGGTTGTACAATCATACCAACAAAAAGTGTTGTGCCGTGATTCAGATGGTATCAAATATCTGGATCAAAATGATCAAACCTGGAAGCTTCTTCAAACACAAGAACTGACGGTCGCTACATTTTCAGCATATGGTGTTGGAATAATATCATCTGATATTGGTCTTCAGGAAGAATTTGAGATTCTCACTTGGGATCCGACAGACTCTGTTACACATATCGACATCAATGTTACTCCAAACAAACAAACAGTTCAACAGATTACAGTATCATCACTTCCAATCAAGAAAACATATTTTGATTTGGATTATGATAAAACAAAGTTTGACGTAGATCTGAAGGTTGTAAGACACCAAGCAGGTCCAAATACCGAACTCATCACAAATGTGACGATTGATAAGCTTGTTCCAACCAATGAAGATACGAAGATATACTATGCGACATATCTGACAAAATAATCGAAGAAAGGAGATAAACGTGTATGAGTGAACATCTGTTACCCGTAAAAACAGGACGTGAATCGTTTCCTGTTAAATACAGAAAAATGCACCCGTATAGTTTGGACTGGCGTACGGCTTTGACATGTGAACATAATAAGGGTTTGTATATCGCAGTGCAAGCGTTGCGTAGCGCTAATACAAGTCCGTCAACCGGTACAAACGATGGCAGAATGTATGTGTATTATCAGAATTTGATCACAAATGATTTTGTTGATATGGGTGTTATTACATGGGAGCAGCTACAAAGCGTACAAGTATTATGGATGCTTGTCGATGACGATTACTTGTATTTCTCAGTGAATAGTGGCTCAACCATCCTGATATTCAGTAGACGTGCTTTAGCAATTGTCGGTAAATTCAAATATGACACAAACGCATTTGGTGCGTTTGGTAAAATGGTATGGTTTAACAAACATACCATTGTTATGGCACATCAAGCTGGAATTCTTTTCTTCGATACAATTGCACGAACGTTTCGTTATGTTGGACGACCGACTGGTGGTAATTTCACATCATCAGATATTTCTGTTGGTGATAAATTTATCATGATGACATCTGGGTCAAGTTCAGTCAATGCAGTTTTGATGTTCCGGCTGTCCGACGAATCCTTTTCGACATTTTCATTACAAACATCAAATGTTGCGATGTGTTGTCATGACGGAGTTCGTTTCTATATAGGAAATACACAAGCATTATATGTGTATAACGAATATAGTGAAGAAATGGAATCTATTGTTGCAGCACCATGGACGAATGTCCGTTCGTTAAACTATACGAACAGCACATTCTTTGCGACGACGAAGAATTCCAATCGTGTCTATATTTATGGATTTGATTTCCAATTTGTCATGACAACCAGTCGTCCATCCGACTGGGGTTCCACCTACATGGATTATTATATTCTGGATGAAAACCATCAACCGATTCATGTACCATCTGAAGGTGGTGTTATTCCAGAATGGGTGGAGAACACATACTACCAAAAAGAATACACATTACAAGACCACAGGTTTATCAATATGCCATGGTCGGTTGGTGATATGTCAGCATCATATCCACTTGAAGCAACGACATTTGAAGGATTCTTCTTTGTTGCAAAAGAGACGTTATGTAGCATCGACTATTCAGGAAACTCGAAATACAATTTTGGTGAAAAATACGATGTGATCAATCTTGTATTTAATCAAACTACAAAATCACAATTCATTTATGATCCGAGATTTATTGTGTTTACCGAGACATATATGACACTGCGTGACGGAGATATCCGATATGCATTTTCAAATTATGATGCTGGTGGCGGGTTGACCCTAAAACGAGCTGTTGTAAACAAATCGGATTATAAACATTTCAATTATGCTGTCATGAAGCACATAGAGAATGGAGGTTGATGAGATGGACATTGCAAAACCGATTGATCCCAAATTTAAACGGGCTATGCAATTCGCTCAAAACTTTATGCAAAAACATGGCAAACCGTCGATCTCGAATCTTTATGTGATTCAGAGAGTTGATATCGATGGAAATGTCATTGATGAAAAATATGGCATGAACCTGATGACAGACTATGGTCTGACGACATTCTTCGGAAATACCCTTCCAGCATTTCCGAAGAATCTGTATGTTGGTCAAGGTGGCGGTGGTACGATGTCATTTGATACTACCACAAACACATTGATCACGCCATTGACAACGACAGCTGCAACAAATTCTGACACGGCTATCTATTATAATTTCCCGATGTATTATGACAATACGACGGGCACTGTCACAACTGTCTGTCAATATCTAGTGTGCTATCTAGATTATAATTTCGACGATTGGTACCAGGACATGTCAATCTATGAATATGGTATCGGTACCGCAAACAATGCTCTCTGGACACATTCATGGGTGTATGATAATTTCGGTGGTCTTGGTATGATTACAAAGAAACCAAATGAACGTCTGGTGTTCACCGTTTATCTTTGTATGTCGTATTCGACCAATCTGATCAATACTGAATGGAATAAGGGTAAATATGTTGTAATTACTTCACCACAACGATTTTTCGCAAATCATATGCGTGAAGATAATTTACAAACATACAAGCGTTACAGTGTTTACAAATCCCGCGGTAAAACAAATACCCAAACCGCATTTGATGATACTACAAAGAGTCTTGACATTGTATCGAATCTATCAGAAATGACAATCATTGCCGGTGACACTGATGAAACTGGTTATGTTGATGGATTCCGTAATATTTCAAGCGGAATGGTTTCATTTGAACGAGCCATCATGAATCCAGTATGCACATTTGATACTGTCATGAAACCGGATACAGCATCTGCGGAAAAACCTGAAGGATTCTCTGATACATTTGGAAAAGCTAACTTTCTACCATTCACGAAACTCACGTTGTCAAAATCATACACGTATAATCCTTCGACAAATCTCTATGATCTAGAAGATACATACACGTATGACCCAAATCGTTGGTATAACGAAAACAGCATGGAACATGCCGCGGCAATTACGATGTACTACAGTTATCATGATACTGCCACACCGGTTTATGTGTATATTAACATGAAACCGGATGATCCTATTCTACGAGTTGAGGGCAATCTTTTAACTGTGTATGCAACCAATGAATACTGGGATCGGTCGAAATGGGTCTTCATCAACGATTTGTCAACAATTCCGGATACTTGTGATATTCTGGATGGTCAAGGACATCCATTGAATCCTAGATGTATGAAATATTGGATTACATCATCCAACATCGAAGATTTAAAACCGGTTCGTGCATCACAAAAATTCACATACACTGATGCAAATGGTGACTTCACCTTCCATCATTATTTTTCAACAGTGCCGAAAGGATTCTTTGATGCGGTTAGCTCAAAACAGTATCAATGGTTCATGGTCAACAACGTCATCTATACTTTGTCGGATTCAAGAACAACGACTGTGTCTACAAAGACTGGATATGATCAGATTCAATCGTACACATGTGACTCAACAATTCTAACATTTATATCAAGCTCAGATTCATTTATCATTTCTGATATGACACAATCAACAATATCACCTCAAACAATCCAAAACACCGCAGGTATTTCGAATTTGTGGGCGTGTTATCGAACTGATTCAAAGAATGGTCGAGCGATTGTATCTGATTATGCAAATTCAATTTTGCTGAAAATCGATTATCGCGATGGAAGTAATGTTGTCCAGACTGGAATCACAAACTGCCCGATCGGATGTGTAATTATCAATACTGAAAATTATGCAATGATTGATTCATCGAATCCAAAAACGATTCTTATCAAGAACTTTGATACCGATGCTTCAGTCACATCATTTACTGTGATTGGAAATAATCCAGTATTGTTGTTTGGATATGGAAATCAGTTGTATGTTTCCGACTGCTCAACATACATGATCATGTGTGATATTGACGCTGGTACAATGACAACATGTGGTGGAAATCTCAATAGTAATTTCAGTGGAACGAATCGTGCATTACTTCGTGTCGAAGCTTCAACTGATTTCATGATTTTGTATCGGTACGATCAAAGAGATACCAACACATATGCATATGCATTTGAGCACGACCGTCCACAGTTGTATCGCTCACTTGGCTTCAATCCAGGTGATTATCGGTCCCATGCACATATCACATTGCATGAACTGAACAAGACTGCAAATGGTGTAACAACCATTCTGATTATTACAAACAGCTATTGGACATCTTCAGCTGGAAATGGTTGCCAACAACGTGCTTTAGATTTTGGACGCTATATGAAATCTGACAAATCCGACACGAATGGTATGCTCGAATTCAACCGTACTGAAAAACGCCGTTGGATTCCGTATGGCGATCATGTTATATGTGAGCAGGACACATTTCCAATTGCAAATCTAATTCCACACAGAATTGTTGGAACGACCGATACTGTTTCGACAATCGATAACATAAAGAATATTCGTGACAAACGTTGGACAACAACGGTTTCGAATATTTCTGAATGGCAAGGTAAACCGCCAGGAAATCAAATGTGATGGTGGTGAAAACGTATGTCAGATTTCCATAAATCAAAAGAAGTATACCGGTATACACCAACAGCGAACGGGGACAAGTTAGTCCCCGTTCGTGGTTTGTATGTATCCGGTTTACACAAAGAACCGTGGTATATTGATCATGCGGTTACAGTTACGGGTTTTACTTCAAACGACGGTACAATTGTTCATTATACCCAGCTAAACACATCCGTCTATGATGATTCCGCATTGGCTTTCACCGGACTGGCAATCGGTGATATATCAGTTGTGAACTATTATCATTCCAGCGCTTCAGCATATGATGATTCTGCGTTAGCTTTCACTGGGTTTGAGATTAGTTTACCAGATATGACATCATATGAAACATCAAAAGTATCAGCGTATGATGATTCAGTTTTATCGTTTACAGCCCTATCTGTTGATTCATCGTTAACGAGCATGACATATAAGATTATCAGATCGCCACAGAATCCACAACCTACGATCACGTTGAGACAATTCACGTCAACCGATAGCACGATTTCGAGAAATTAAAGAAGGAGGGATAACATGATTAATGTACATGATGATGCTGATCTCCAAAAGCTAAATCGTTTTGTGAAAAATATATCTGATAAGAATGACGTTAATGCAAACTATCATAATCTATATTTGATCAGAAAATATGATATGTCCGGTCATGTTATTGATGAAAAATATGGAATGAATCTATGGACTGATCATGGTTTATTCCGTGTCAATAATACCGGATCATCATCGAAAACCCAATTTTATTTGATATTTGGCACGGGTGATGTGACACCCGATTTCGCTGATATCACGATGACAAATCTGGCGTTCAGTGTATATCCAAATATCACGTTATCGATTACCAGATATCCCATGAAATATGATTCTGAAACAGATCTGATATCAGAAGTTTGTACATTTGGATCTGGAACGCTTGATTACAATCTCAGCGGTGTATCATCTGACGTTGAAGTTACTCATTTCGGAATCTATACAAATGCTGAATCTGGCCAAAAACTCATAGTTCATTCAAAAGTATATGATGCCAATGGTATGGAGTCTTCGTTCACGAAACATCCAAATGAAAAAGTTGTAATCACTGTGTATCTGAAAGGATGCTTGTTATCAAAATTGATAACAGACGCCTATAACAACGGCATCTATGCATCATTTGTCGGATTTCATTCCACATTGTTAACATTGTATGATTCATCGTATATCCGTATGATGTATGATAACGAGCAAACAGCTGTCGGATCTTATTTTTATGGATATATACCTTCTGGTAGCAGTTATAAAATTCCATTTGGTAACGGTGAAACAGTTGATGCATCAACCCATGAACGCACCTCGGTCCGTTCACGACAAAGCGGCACCAGTACATTGATTACACATAATGCTCAATATGTATCATCGCTTGCCGTGAACTGGTATGGTGGATTGCTGCTACATGCGGATGTCAAAATGTCACAACCTGAAGAAATCACATGTGATTGTGTGTATACTGAAGGAAATCAATCATTTGAGTTCATGCGTCCATTCGGATATCCAGCACGTCGAAACAACGCACAATACAATTTTGATTCGTCAAATAGAATGGATGGTTGTATACCTGTTAATGATTTCGTCATTACATCGTCATATATGTGGGATTATTCAACAAAAGATTGGACAATACAAGAACAGTTCAGCAATCCCGATCCCGGAAAATATGTATTTGTACCATTCTTCAAATCTGATAACGATCTAAACGGTGATACCAGGTACACAACATTTTCAAACAATTCATGGCAAGGTGCTTCTAGTCTTTGGATTAACGATGCTGATGGAATTGGTGTTGCCGTATTTATCAGAACAAACAAGCACACTAATATTCCGATTAAAAAGTTCATGACCGATGGGACTGCCATGACAGTTTATGGAACGAACAAATACTGGGATGGATCGACATATGTAAAGATCCCAACATATGCAAGTGATATTCCCTCAGAATGTCGGAACTTCAAGTATTATTTATTTACACAAGACATCAGTGCTCGTGCAGAATACATCTATTCTGATCCAGATGATGTTCCGCACATTGTACCAACACGACAGCCGTTCGATATTGACATTCCGGAACTGGAAAGTGAATCCAGTAGTTTTAACGGGGGACTTAATCTACTAGCATCAACAACAAACGGATGGATTGCGACATTTGATCATGTTGTATATCCGTATGCCCAAGGTGGACCTGTTGTGTATTCACTGATACCGTATGAATTAAATGGGCCTATGAAGAATCATGTGTTGATTGATGTTGAAAACAATATCAATGAAGTCACTTGGCAATCTGGTAGATTTGATTCAACCGGAGCGCTCGTTGCAGATTCGTATGCCTGGTATACTGATCAAATTTTCGATATCACTGGATATCAACATCTTTGTTGGCAAGGCACATTCACCCCAACACAGAATCGCGGTGACAGAATCATCTACTATCTATATGATGCAGATGAGAATTTTATCTCACTTATAAATTCAACCGACACGACAAATAGTGTTGGAAATCTGAAAAACGGCATATTTGATAATCTTCCTGATAATGTGAAATATGTCCGCTTTGGATTTTGGAGAAAATATGGATATGGTGATCCAGAATCACCAAGTGTCATACAGAAACTATCGTACTGCGAACTATTCCTATTTAAACCGGCACTGAACAAACGTTATGCTACAAAAGATCGGATTTTAATGACAAATGTTTATCTATGCCATGGTTCGGAGACAGCATATCGACCGGATTCCGGTCATTCCAATTATCCGGGGAAATATTCGCACTGTAATATTCTCATTGCAAAGGTCGGTTCAGATCCAACAGTACCACCTGAATTCCAACTTATAAATTTCCCATACCATGTACCGTATAGGCACCTGACAAGTAGTCTCATGCACAGTTTTGACGAATATACCGGATTCTATGTTATATCAAGACCAAATACTCAGCGGGGCTCTGATGTTCCAATGAAAGTATTTGGTCTTGATTTATATGCAATCGATAATGGTACATCAAATCCGTCTGATAATGATGCTGAGATGTTCTATATTGGTGATGGATATGGCTGTAAACTGTGTAAAAAATACAAGTGGTGCTCATATTTTGATGCAACGAATGCACATATAATCCACGCATATGATCTCGAAAATCGTACAGAAATTTGTACATTCACAATTGACAATACCTATACAATCGACGTGTATTCTCAGGTATATAATATCGGACACTACATCTATGTGCCATGTAAAAATGGAAGCAAAGAAACTGTGATATTATGTGATATTGAATCACAACGCTGGGAAGAAGTTGACACATTTACATCACCAACATTGTATAACATTTCATATCGAAATTTCAATTCCATAAATAACGGCTATTATTGGAATGATGATAGTGTTTTGTCATTGAATTTTGATCCATGCTGGGCTGGATTTGCAACAACTGGATTCACGGATGGTGATATGATTTCATTAACAGGTTATTATTATTATGATGGATCTGTTGTTTATAATGGAACAATTACTTCCGATGAACCTCGTAAATGGAATAAGAGTATTCGAACAACCACTTACGTATCTAAAAGTCAAACATATGTGGCGGCACCGTGTGGTGTATACAATGATAATACAATAACAGCAGGTGTGACTCGGTTGATTCTAACGGACGACGGGAAACATTTGCTTGGTATTGGACGAATATCGAATCCATGGTTATCAGATTCTTACGCAGTATTTGATGTTGGAATGTATATGAATAATGGTCAGTCATATCGATATGGTGACGAGACAGAACCATATTATTACATTCAACAACCAGTATTTAGAACTGCACCGTTAGAAAACTCTGTAATCACATATTTCGATGACGGCATCATTGCATATGCTCCCGGAAAAATCAGATGGTCTCCATTGTCATGCTGGTTACCTCATAAGGTGACAGGTACCACATATACCATTCAGGCATACAATAATCCAAAGAATATTTCAGGTGGTTCAATTACAATGAAAATCAGTAATCGGATACCAACACTTCCGATTTAACTGATTTCCTATCTATATATTATTAAGGTGAATACTGACAGAACTGCGCGGTTCCGGATAAAACAGGTTAGAGTCTAACCAGCCTGCCGGGTGTTCTCCGCCTCTATGAGGTTTATGCCGCGAGATTGCAACTGTCAGTTTTCATATTTAAAGACGCATGGGGTGCAAGCATTTTCATAAGTATCCACAATGTACACGGTTGTGGTATGGAGAATATGCGGTATGGGAAAATATGTGTTCGTGCCTAGACTGGGGTACAGCATATGGAACCATATTGACAGCCTCATGTGTCTTCATTTTTTTTTGTAACGATAATGAGATTATGGGGGCCGATGGCCCCCATAATCCATTTGTTTTTTTTTTAGATTGCGTTGAGCACGATACTTGCGTCATCCAGGACAAACATTTCAGGAACATATCGTTCAAGCTCTTTTGTTGGGAAGTCTTCGATGGTATCCCACATTTGAACAATACACTGATAATCAGCATTCATGTAGTTTCCATGCGGGTCTCCCTTTTCGTCAGTGTACCATCCTTTGAACTTCAGATATGCAACGTTTGGATGTGACTCCAATTGCTGAATCAGTTGAGAGATGTAGATATTGTTATCCATCGAAATCATATCAACCGGTGTATGAATTGAAGTCAAACGGTTAAAGTACGACTTAATGATATTTCTGATTTCCTTGAATGTGATTGTTTCCATAGCAGGATTAAACAGATGAACATCGAACTCAAGCTGTACATCCAACGATGGCCAGAATAATTCATTCGTATCCGCAGTTTCTGTATCTGTACGAGATTCATAGATCTTTTTACTCACATCAGATGCATACGAGTGAGGATATCCGTATGTCGCAATTAGTTTGCAATCCAGATAGTTGTTACCCTCAAGACGTTTGAAGATAACCGGCTCAATCGCTTTGTGAATCTGTGTGAATGAGGCAACAAACTCATCGAACTTTTCAGAATTCATCAGAGTATGCTGGACGAATGGGACCAACTGAATTTCAATTGCTGAATCAACCGATGTACCAGCATATGCTTCGGATATCATCGTCGGATAATTTCCAATCTCCCAAGCGAGTTCAGACCATTCACCTTCAGTCAGATCAGTTGTTGTGAACACACTCTTCAGTTTCACAAGCAGTAATTCCAGTTTGATATAATGCTCTTGATTTTGAACAGGTGGAATACTTGTTTCAACACTAACATCAGACTGATTGATGGATACTTTCAGACCAGTTCCATCACTACCTGAAATACGTTCGGTCATAAGTTGTGTGGTATCACTACCGCCCATCATTTCAGACCAATCATAATCTTCATAATCGACAGTGATTGCAGCTGTTCCAGTATCCCATTCAATATTGTCACCAACATTTGTCAAAGGTGTGATACTCCATACTGGTCCAGTTTTATCATCAGATGCACTGTTATATCCATCAACGATAAATGCACCTTTTGATGTAGCACCATTGGCAAATATAATGCGTACAATATCACGGCTGTATCCTGTACCACCGGCTTCGATATTCACTTTTCCGATCTTATACTTAATATTGTATGTACGACGAATGTCATCCAATTTGTTCAACATATCGCCAGCAATCTTTTGTATTCTCGGGAAGTCTGATGTGCTGGAATGATTCAACGCATATGCCTGAATGTCAACCAAATTTTCAGCATCATTATCACTGCTGCACAGTTCCATGAATGCATTATAAGAATCGATTTCGTTTTGAGACGGAACATGATTCTCACCAAACTTCACGACACTTCGCATTTCTTTGAGTTCCTGCAGCAGCGACATATTGTCGACCTTCCATCGATCCATCAATCGATATCCAGTATAGTCAGTGTTATCAAGGAATTCAGTTGGATGTAACGGATCGCTTGATTCAAACAATATGGATATTTGAATCTCTGGATTGATTGCATTGATAACGATCTCACCGTTGTATGATGTGGGATGCCATGCACCACCGCCGTGATCAACAGATGCAATTTGAATACGATTGTCAGATCCTATAAGCTTATTCAACGGATTTAGAATCGCCTCGAATTCAACACTTCCGTCAGAATCAACATTCTTCGGAATCATCTCCAACCAGCCATTTGTATTTCCATTGATACGAGTCTCCAACATAACACGCATCTTGTTCTGATTCAGTGGAATCTGTGTGTTTACCATCGTGAACATTGGGATGTCAGGTGTGCTCGCAAATGTCGAGAATGGAACACGTGTATACAAGACGGATGCCTCACTTGGAACAGGTTTCATCTGCGCATACAATATGATTCCAGGTTCTTCATCTGATGCAATCGTATTGGTCAGATCGAATACCATCACACCCGTCTGAGGATCTTCAAAAGGTGTAATGGGAATATCAACATACATTGCGTTATCGATCGTTACAATAACACCGTCGGGATGGCCAGCATCAACCAGCGTAAAGCTGACGCTTCTGTTTTGAATACCGATTCGGTACAAGTCTTGTTCATTGAATGTCTGATACTTTTCTTTGGTGACATAGTTTGCGTCAACTTTGATTGCCGTTACATAACCATTTTGAGATGTTTTCAGACGAAGATCATAATGTTGTGAATGTTCAGCTTGTTCAAATACATATGGGTCTGTTCCCGCACCATTGACGCTAATACCACTGATTGTGATAGTAGTGTCATCACGTTGGTAGACTTTATTACCATCTTGCATACAGACACCATTGTCACCCCACAATTCAGCCGAACCGATATATTTATCGTATCCCTGAATGCGCATTGCGGTCAGCTTCTTTGCATTAGTAACAGGATCAACTTCCTCGATCCAGAAATCTGACAGAATGATTTTATTTGGATCATTTGTATCAACGACTCTGTCACGGACGCACATATATGTGTTCTCTGGATCGAACAAAATGTATTTATCCTTTGGATTCTGAACAAGAACCGGAACATTGACTTCATATAACTCAGAAGGACGTTCGAAGTAATTCCACAGTTCTTGATTGAACTGCGGTGTACTGATCATGGTCTTCGTGACTGTAACAAATTTCTCTCCATTGATAGTTCCGCCTGTTGATGGTGACACAACAATCTTCAGTCTGTAGTAGTCTTCCATGAAGTTTCTTGTTACTTGGACGAGTGTTGGTGTTGCGTGATAGATTAGCGCCGTATCATCTTCATCTTGGACATATTCATGATTGGTTGGGACATTTGTTGCAGTTACAACAGAATTGATCCATGGATTGAAATATCCAATCGCAAATGGATCTTTCTGAATACGGATCCCAAATGGATTCGCAAAGATGAATTTAGATCCGATTGCGAATGATGTCTTAGCTGTTTCGAATTTACCATTCGATCCAAGCAGTGGCTCAACAGTATACTTTCTAGCGTCGCCGCTTGTATACAACCACACAAGTCCTGGTGGAATGATAATTTCATTGGTGGCATACATGTCACCTTTTCCGTCATCATTCATGTAGAGATACTGATACGGAATCTTTGCATGTAGCGTATTCGTACGGAACACGTTGTCCTCAGCATCTTTCAATGCGATGTATCCACTCCAGATGCGACCCCATGGATCATCACGGCGTTTGAAGAAGAACGGATATAGTACATTCTTAAAGTGGAATGTGTTGAACCATTCTTCTATATCATGATCCGATGAGATCACATTTGCAGTATTATATGCCTCAATAGTTTCACGACGCGTTGTTTCAATCGTGCCAATATTTGTACCCGCTTTACTTGCCGAAATAACAAACACAGCTTTCATGACATTTCCATTGTTTGAATACTTGCTCGATGATGTGATAACACCCGGTTGTTCATCAGTCTTAAATGATGAGAAGTTTGCTGCTTCACCGTGGCATGTGTATACAGTGATCTCATATGATGAATTCAACTTCGGTACAAAGTAACGGGTACCGTTCAGCTGGAACATGAATCGGATTGTCTTTGGTGAATCCATGATATAATGAACATATGGTTTCTGATCATTAACATCCGAATGAATTGGGAGAATGTGATCATGTGGGATGTATTCTTCTTTACCAGATCCATCAATATACTTGATGTCAAATCCAGCAATATGATTTGTACATGTGATCAAAGCATCCTCGTTTGGAATTCCGTTCGTCATGTTGTTCACGACGACATGTGTCTCGCGTTCATACTCTGACGCTTTGACGAATAGACACAACCATGTTTCAGATACACGATACAAGATGTATGGATCTTTGTTTACAGCAACAGAATTCATCTGATCCATATTGATGTATTGCACATTCCACGCCGGAGCGGACGATTGAATGGTTGCTGTTGCCTCACTCTTGTACTGAATTAGAATGTCATAGTCCAATGAGTACACACTGCCGTTGGATAGATTGAACTTCGTGTTCTTGTCAAGAATGAACTCATACAATCCATTGTCAGAATTGAATGTTGCATTCGCCATCAAATCTTTGATGCGGAGTTCCAACATGAAATTGCAGCATGACGGAGTTGCATATGAATAACCGATATTGAAGATTGCTGCCTCTGAGTAAATGGAATCAGCCAACATCGCTTTCGTAATGAATGATTCATTATGATAGAATGACGCAGTAAATGCCATGTTCTCAATTGCTTGTGACATATACTCATTAATGATCGAGAACGAGCCTGTATTCAGAATATTCAATGGAATATCTTTGAACACACGTGGCATCAATACGTCTGAAATGTATCGTTTGATTTGAGCATCATCCGAATAGTTATTCAGCGTAACTGTATCAGCCATTAGAAACCCTCCTTGGTTGTTTTGTTTGTGGGTTCGAAAACCCAAATGTAATGTTTAACACCTAACAATATGGTGTTCGAACAACATTACATCAACGTTTTGATGTAATCCTATACTATTATACATGAAATCTATATGAAAGGAGTTTCGAACATGAGTATGGATAAAGTCCAGTTGAAACAGGAAGAACTGTTAGACGGTCAAGTTGTGCTCTCTGACATTAATCCTGTTACAAACACGAAATCCATCGAAGACTCTGCGAACGGGTTACCCATGACAGAGACAATCTCGAGAATGTGGTCAGCGATCAATAACAAACTTTCTCGACATGTTAACTCTGTGAATGGTCGAACCGGTGTCGTCGTTCTGACTTCGGAAGACGTTGGTCTTGGAAATGTTGACAACGTATCATATGAAGAGATCAAACAATGGGTTCTCGATACGTTCGATGAGTTGTTCGGAGAAGGTCATTTTCGACTGTATGCATCTATCACGGAGGCGAAGGTTGATGCAGCTGCACATGGGAAAGAATACAACAATGTTCCGTTCTATGCAAAGTCTGGTGAACCGATCACCAAAGATATTGATGGTGTTACTCAGTTAATCCAGGATTATCGTGCATATATCGGTTATTTCGTGTGGAATGCTTCGACCGGTCATGTTGATATCGGAGATATGAAGGCAATCAACGTTGTCGGTTGGTCGGATAATTCTATTGTCTATGTGAAAGACGAAGATGAAACATTCCGTGGTAACACGACAACTCTTCCAATTGGTGGTATCGGCGTAAACATCCATGTGCAAGAAGATGCTTTGTTCGTTCGTAATCCAGATGGAATCAAGAGTGAATCCGGTTTGGCCATCGATAAATCTAAAGTCGTTCCGAGAGTCTATTATTTCAGTCAAATATACAGAGGACATGATACAACATACACGAATCCAGAGCATCCGGATAATGTGTATATTAATAGCGCACATAATGGATTTCTGTGGGACGAGGGTCAAGGTGCTTCGTACAAAGGTCCTGAAATATCTATTATGATCGACGGTGTGACTGCCAGCGGTACACATTATCTTCAATTAGATTCAGCATATCATGTTGCCGACTACCGCGTTGGTGACCTGATTATATGTAATTTCAATGGTGAATTCAGTGATCGTGGTACTGAATCAGATGTGCGGTTAGTACCGGAACAAAGCGACAAACAATTTGTGTTCAGAAACACGAGCATTGGTGTTATCACATCAGCGCCGTCACTCGATCATCCAGACGATCCATACAGCGTGTCCTTCAACGCAATTTTACCACGTGTTGGTTATGGATTGCGTTTGATCGATACACACCAAGACGATGTTGTGCAAGATAAAGAAATTGCGTTGTATATCGCCAACAGTGGTAATTCAACTCCTGTGTTTAACGCAACTCCGTTCAATACTCGAAAAGACATGAATACTGAACAGAATCCATCTGGAGTAAAAGACCCACTCAGTATTAGCTGGGGTCCACATATCACTGTTCCATGGGATTTTGACGAAGGTGGAAGCTCAGGCAGACGAGTGACGATAAAAGGTGGTCTGCTCATGGAAATGGACAGAACATTGTGTATTATGCCAATGAATATGGTCCGCGCCGGCAACCGAGCCACCGATGACGACGGTCCAATGGGTGCTGAATACACTTTCATGTTTGATGGTGACCCAGGCGAACGCACGACACGTCCGTACGGATCCCGTATTGCTGGAAACTGGCATCACCCTTATATCTATCATGATGATGATGATCCCACCGAAGCTTACAGTAATAACAAAACATTGCTCAGTGTGAATTTAACAAAAATCATACGAGAAGATACAGTCACATCACACGGTTCATATCGTTCGTTCTATAATATGTCAGGTCTTCGCGTTGACTGGGGTACTGATGTTGCATATAATGGTGGAGATGAAACGCACAACAATACAATTGTTGAAGGTTTACACAATATCACCAATGCATTTAGTACAGAAAATGGACGAAATTATTTCGGTTTGGTTGACGGATATGATAGTGCTGGAAGTCCATATAAAACTTTAGTACCAGATTTTCTGGGTAAAGAGAATGGTACTAATTATATGAGATTCAGTGGTGGTATATCTGTAAATATCGGTCGATTTTTGGAGATAAGGCCTGCAGTCACATATAACTCACAAGAATATTACGACTGCGGTAAAGTTCAACTTCGTGCTGGTCATGGTACTGAGGAGACAACGTGGTATCGAATCATGCTAAGACCCGGCGATAGATGGAATGTCAACATATTTATTGATAGACCTTACACCGATTGGAGCAGTTTTATGAAGATTTGGGATGCTGATCCTGAAAATACTGATCCAGATTATCAATTCTTCTGTGTTCCAAAATTCGTTGCGAATTTCCTTCTCCAACCCGGTACCAAACACCCAATTGGCTACGATGACTGGTTGTGTGACGAGGAACCTTTCCTCAGAAACAATATCATCGATGTTCCGACAGTATCGGAATTCGAACTTATCGAAGACAGTTATTTCCCATTGACAGATGAGGAACCACCAGTGAACTGGTTCGCTGGTACATACACTTCATATTTTGCGAAAGATGCGTCGACTGACACATTCTCTCGTATTGAAGGTATACCGGATCCAAGATACACTCCAAGTGGATTGAGAGGTCCGGATTATCACGCAAATAAATATTACAGATTCGCCCCACCTGAATGGCCAGTATCTATTCCAGTTAGTTCATCTGATGAGAGCTTCGATGCCTACAACGTTACATTCCCGGATGATACGACACAGTCTCCGTTTGATGTTGTTGTTACTGCAAAATACGCTGGTGGCACAAGAGAATATCATGAGATATTCTTCACGAAACAAGGTGACAAATATGTTCCAGTCAATTTCACAGTAACAGATGTAATTGATGAATATCCGACTCCTGACAGACAATTCTCTGGTTATGTGTGGCATAAAACATCACCGGAATTTCAACCTGGAACATTCTATCGGCTGAAACGGAAGCGTGTTGATCCAGAGATTCTTGCCGCAGACTACGCAATTGTATGGAAACAGCCGACAAACCGTCTCGGATTTAAACCAGACCGTGAAACGCTTAAGATCAACCCGGATGGATCGGTTGGTGTTCTAACTGCTGTGACGCAATACAAAAAGGGATCTGTATATCACAAGAATCAGATGGTTGAATCTGGTGGTAAGGTCTATATCTGTATCAAGGACTATTTGTCGTCAACATATGACAAAAATGTTCATGACACTGTCATTGCGGAAAACATGCCATCCATGTACACAGATACACCGACATATGTATCACCCGACATGTATGGTGCGACAGATGATATCTATTATGCGGAGTCAGTTCAAAGGGATATGGAGCTTGGTTATCTGAGCAACAGATTCTCAATGGAAGCTGTTGTAGAATGGGAAGCGGGTCAATCATATGCATATGGACAACTGGTTCAATACATGGGTTACCTGTATCTTGTCATCAAGAGCTACGGTGATTACAAGTCAATCTCGATCGAAGATGACATCGATAACGGCTATCTGAGCGATGCGTTCAATACTGGTAAACGTAAGATCATGTATTTCCGTGATGTACGTGGAAGAACGTTTGAATTTGACCCAATGGGTACAATCAAACAGCGCAACAACGAAGAGAAGTATGCGAATGATCCTGCAAAACTGAAACGCATTCGCGAATACGAATACGTGAAGCTTGGCCCTGGTCTACGTATCACCGGTGGTTCACTCCCGCCCGAGGTTGAATGCAATAGAACAGAACTTAGAGCTTCGCTTCTTGAAGAAGTTGAACGTATTTCCGTTGCAGAAGAAATCATGTATGCTCGGACACTGGATCCAACATTCGGCTGCTCCTCCAAGTTTGAATATCAAGATAATGCTGTGATGAATGCTGATCCATTTGTACCTGGTCAACAATATCATCTCGGAAAACTGCTGAGATTCGGTTCATATGTTTATATGTGTATCAAGAACTATGATGCGGATCCTGACAATCAGTATTATGCATCAGATTCGGCGGTTACTGACATGGAAAATGGTTATCTGACAACATATGACAAGATCTATGATAATGCCGGAACAATTGAAGGACTCACTTCAATTGAAGATGTTATTAACATGGATGAATCGTTCCTTGCAACAATCGAAACCGTTGGTGAGAATGTTGATGAAGCTATTATCAAGAATACTATTTTGAGCAAAGATAGTACCTTGGTTGAGCTCCGTACTTTCAAGGCAACACTCGATACAATTCGGATGCAACTTGAAGATCCAAATGTATTCTTCCCGATGAACAAAGAATTCTTGTTGGATGACTGGAGAACTCTGCAAAATCGTGTTCGTGCGATGGTTCTCACAGCAAACAACAAAAAAGATTCGACAGAGTTGTATCAAGAGCTGGTCCAGAAATGGTTTGGTAATGGTTCAACTGTTCAGCCAACATTCAAAGCAATTCAAGCTGCAACCAGTGACTTCATCAAGGTCGAGATTCGTACGCTCGAGTGGTTGTTTACCACATGGGCTACGAAAGTCAGAAACTCTTCCGAACTTGCTGCTACATTCATCGACGATCAGAACAACAATAAGTGTGACTATTGTGCATGTGGTGATTCCGATGTTATCTGCAACCACGAGTGTGCACACTGCACTAAGAATCCTGAGAACAATGAAAACGCTTACTGGGCATATGTCCAAGTTGACGTTGGTGATACACATGACGCTGTTGTTTACGATAGCCTCAACACTGAGACACATCGTGAACTCTTCAGAATTCCATATGGTACTCGTACAGTCTGTATTCCACTCAATGCTTCTGCTGACTGGGTTAAGGTTGCACTCAACGGACAGGTTGGATATGCTCTCAAGTCTAGCTTCAAATTGGCTCAAGTGTTTAGTCAGGTTCCTGAGACAGTCATCACAGCATCTGTCAATATCTTTGACACATATGACGCAACAGGCCGTGGTATCACGCTTTATAATGACAACATGACTGTATCTGATGAGACAAAGATTGGTGTATTCCATACCTATGTGACAAACATCCCGAGAAGCACGGTACAACCTGATGAACGTGGATGGGAGATTCTGAATAGCGATTGGACGCAGATCACTCTCATGAATGATGACGGTAATGGATATACAACTGGCTACGTTGAGACAGCTAGAATGATTTTCACGTAATGAGTTTAGGAGGGACATTGTAACATGATACAATTCACAATTAAACTCAGACCGGACTTGTATGTGAAATCTGAGAATAACAAGATTACTGTTAAGATTTCGCCAAAAGCGTATAATGGTCTGAAAATTGAAGGTGATGGATTGTTCATGGAAGATCAATGTGGGTTCAATGATGATGGATTCATCGACCAATCCGGAGATGGACTCCGGATTGGTTTCGATGGTCCTTATTCTGAATTGAAAGAAGACGGTAGCTATCCCAAACCGGGAATGATTGCTGCAGATACGGTCGTTCATCACATTTATACCATGAACAGTGACCTGAAAACACTGGATGGATATCGGAGCGTGGATTGCATTCTTCCCGGAGATATCATCCGTGTTCCGAAAGCCGCGCTTGTTGAACAGGCTGCACAAGAAGAGCTTGATGGTATTGGTGCTGTTGAAGAAGCGAATGAACTAGCTGAGGAAACCACCTCACGCGGTGTTTCATTGACTACAGGATTCAAACCTCGACTCGAAATCCCCGCAAACACAAATAAGTTCTACATTCTAAAAGGTAATGGAGGATATTCACCATGTATTCCAGGTAGTCCGTTACATCCAAAACTGACTGCTCTGAACAACTGTGTCGGTTATGCCTGCGGACGTTTCCATGAAATCGATAATCGTACGCAGATGGACTATTATGTTCCACGAAATCCACCGCCAACATTCAGAGATGTCAAAGCTGCTGGAAAACTGGAGACTGGAACAGAACCAAAAGTTGGAGCAGCTGTATGTTGGACTCACGGTGGCGATAGTGGTCATATCGCCATTGTTGAAAAAGTTACCAGAGATTCCAATGGAAAAGCTACCACAATTGTCACATCCGAATCTGGATACGGTTGTCAGAATTCATTCTGGACAACAAATCGTGAACGTGGTAATGGTGGTTGGGGAAGCACGCTCGTTGGTTTCTTTTATCATCCAAATGTGAATGCTGATGGATATGATGAAGAGACTGGTGAAGATGATGCTAAGACACACTATGTTCCAATCAATGCTGTCAAATACAGTGTTAAGGAAGAAAATGGTGCATACTACATCTATGACGGTAGTACGAACACTGGTATTGTCATTGTCAATAAGAGCTACAAGCATTCTAAGAATTTCGCAAATGGTGTCAATTCTGAAGCACAAAAAGCACTCAGCGAAATGCAAGCTGCTGCGAAAAGCGCTGGAATTAGCCTTCCGGTTGCATCTGGTTACAGAAGTTATTCTTCACAGAAATCCATATTCGAGAATTATGCCAAAAGCGAAGGCGGCGGTTCACAAGGTTATACAAAAGCTGAAGCATATTCAGCAAGACCTGGTCACTCCGAACATTCTACTGGATTGGCATTTGACCTTGTGAAAGCTAGCAGAAGTATCAATGGCTCCAAAGAAATGAAATGGATTCTTGAGAATTGTTGGAAGTATGGCTTCATAAATAGATATCCAGCTGGTAAGCAGGATATTACTGGATATGATCGTGAAGACTGGCATGTCCGCTATGTCGGAAAAGAATGGTCCAAGAAGATCTATGATTCTGGTCTGTGTTTGGAGGAATACTTTGGTCTTCCTTCCATGTATACATCAGACTATGATTCATCCAAGTATTGAGGTGAATGTCTATGACTGAATATGAATTTCGCCTTGTCACACAAGTAACACGTGGAGAAGAAGGTTCAGGGTTCATGGGCAACATGGTACTGGACTATGTCGTACTTGGATCATGGACCGATACGGATACAGATACTTCAGATACAACCGGTGAATTAAACCTTGAAGTTATGAATTCAGATCTCGCACGTGAAGCTATGGCAAAAGCCAACACTAGACACGTCAAAGTTATCATACCTGGCGGCATCAATCTTCGCAGCTCACCAAATGATGAGACTGCTGATAATATTATTGGAACGATTCCTCTTGATACTGAACTCGATGTTGTATTGTTGAACGAATCCGAGGTATGGGTATCAACAACTTACGATAATAAATCAGGCTATATCAAGATTCGTTCCGGAAATATCCCATTCGTTCAGGAGGTTGAAAAGACCAAGGAGATTTCATATTATGAACTCCTGTTGTCAAAACCTGCTGATTGGGAAACGAATTATACATCATATTTCACGAGAAACATAGATGGCACATTCTCTCCTGTTGAAGGGGTACCTGATCCAGATACACCAGTTACACCAGAAACCCCGGCGGAAACTCCATCCGAAGATACACCGAGTGATGATCAAAGTGAAACTCCGTCCGAAAATAGCGATGAGACTCCTGCTGAAAATCCTCCTAGCACAGCTGGAACAGTTGCACCTCCTTGGAAGGAAAACAAATACTATCGTTACATTCAAAATCAGCAGACTGATGGTGAGATCACAACTGGTGCATTGATCAAGATCAAACAATCTGCTGAGAATTATTATAACTTACAAGTTGCAATTCCACAGTGGGTCAAAGAACAGAACTGGTATGTTTTGTGTATAACGAACAGCGAGCGTGTTGTTATTGATGCTTCCGAAGACGGTAAAAATCATATCATGTCACCGGTTCATATCAAAGACTGTGAGCTTATCCGGGCTCCAGGTACATCTACGAACGAAGGAGGTTGATGACTGTGTTTAAGATTGTGCTCGACTTGGATCCGGCTGTATTCAACACAGTCACAGCCGATATCAAGATTTCGTCTAAAGCAAACAATGCAATTCAATTAGATGAGTCAGGTTCATTGAAACTTGTTTCTGCACAGATTGAACCCGGTAACAAACGTAATGTTCCTGGTAATTCAATTGCAGGTGCACCCGATGCGTCAATCGACACAATCCGTCTGAATCGAAATGTATCCAGAAAGATTGATGGTGATCCGACACAAGGTAATGAAGGACCCAGCGTCGCATCATTCATGGCCGGTCTAATGAGTTATCTCATGATGGGTACAACGTATGTCACCAGTATTCTTGAATATGTCCTCGTTGGTCCGGGCCAACCCGCTGATTGGGACGAGCAGTATATGAGATACTACACCAAAAGTGATACAGGTGAATATCAACAGGTTCAAACTGTTACTGATGAGAATGATCCATCACGTGTCATTTCAATCACCTGGGAAGAGAACAAATTCTATGAGCAGAAGTATGTCAATTATGGCTATCGGTTGACAATTGTGCAACCGAATGACTGGTCAACAAATTACAAAGATTACTTTGTGAAAGATGATCAAAACAACTTTACCAATGTAATCGGAGTCATTGACAATACTTCTGAACAGGATCCAAAGCCTGAAGTTGCACCAGAATGGAAACCTGAAACGTACTATGAAAAACATCGAATGGAAACATGAGGAGGTGACACAATGAGTGGAATGATCAACTTAGAACCTGGTGCTGGCATGATGCTTGCAAAAGAAGGTCTAACAACAAGATGGGTCAATGATCCAAGTGTTGAAAAGACCGATGACGGACTGTACATCGATGAACTCCGTGTCGCCCAAAACATCAGAGGAAAAATCGACGGACATACGATTATTCTAACAGGCCTTGATGAAAATCGTCAGGGTCTGTTGGGAATCAATCATGGTGTTGTGTCATGTTGCTATTCATTATGCGCATACAAAATGACCGAGGTTGAATACTTTGACGAAACGGGTAGACTGATCAGCGTCATGCAAAACACCGATGGTACATCGAAAGCAGTTCAATATCAACCACAAACCGATACCGTTAAAGACATTAATGATATTCGGGATGCACTGAATCTCGTGACAGACACATATAATCATTTCGGCACCGGTATACCAATGGGGATGCCTGTCGTACAATACAAACCACAGGCAGGTGATTTCATCACATTGCGAAGAGCACATCATGAGTATATCTATAAGATGCCAACATTCAGAGATCACGGTGATGGATGGAAAGTTTGGCCAACATTCACTGAAGATCTGAATCGATATATGACTGATGTGATCTATGCGATGTTCTACATTGAAGATGCTACTTGGACAGAGAATGATTATCTGACTAAACTGGTGCTTCGATGTGTCTGGAGTTCACTTGATACATTTGTTGCTGGATACAAATACGGTTCGCCTGATCAGATTACCGATCAGGAAATCGTTATTCCGGTCCCACCTGTTACAAGTCCAACGTTCACAGAGTATCTTATCGATCTCGAGAAAGGTCGTAAGACTTATACAATTAGCGGTAGCACAGTTACTCCGTTGGGTGAAATACCAGCTGACGGTAAATACACAGTCATTGACGAAACGACGATTAATGATACACGGTATTATCGTCTTAAATCTGATGAACTTGGATGGGTTGACCGTACGAAAGAGACTGTTCAAGATACACTCAAAGGTGGTGGCTATCAAACTGGTAGTCTCATTGAGATACTTGAAGGTGCAACATACTCTGATGGTTCTGTTGTGCCACCAAGTGTTCGTTCTCAGAAATGGTGGGTTGAAAGTGTTCTGAAATCCAATGGACAAGACTGTGTCCATATTAATTTCAACGAAACCAAGTCTGGTGGATGGGCAATCAACTCGAATGTCCCGATTAAGTACGTAAAAATCGTATCCCCGTCGACATAATGACAAATCATTTATAAGAAAGGAATGATCATTTTGTCTGAACAGAAAGTTTTGAACTTGGATGACGCCATGACATTCAAGGATGAACATTCAGAAGAAAAACATGGGCTTCATGGACATGTTTCCATTTACCGCAGAAACAAAGAAACCGGAGAAACTTCATTCTGGTATGAAGCTGACAACATTATTCCGATCTCCGGTTATCAGTGGATTCTGATGAAGATGTTCGGTTTACATCTTGATTCTGAACACAATAACACCACAAGCGGATATGAAAAACTCGACCAGAATACAAATCTCGTTATCCCGGATCTCAATGAAGATACCAAACTCCGCATTGGTACCAAACCGAGTGATTACTCTGTTATGAGACAGAATATTTCCGATACACATATCGTGCAAGGATTTATGATCGGTAACGGTGGCGCTGGTGAAGATCAGATGACTGCCAAGAATACAGACTATTCGTTCATGTGTCTGCGTAATCCAATCCCATTCCAACAAGTTCTTGCATCTGAAGGACTCGAACCGGATATGGTTGGAAAATACTGCGGTAAATATCGTCTCGACAATCAGGGTGTAAACTCATATTACATCAAACGATTCGATGCGATTCCACACATCACTCACAGCTGGTGGGCTGATGGTCAACGCTGGGATTATGTCGATCCAGTAACACAAGATGATCTGGGTCCGAATTCTGTCAATGGTAGCGGTAAAACAAATCGTATCGAGACCTATGTTGAGTGTCAGCTCGCGTTGGATGACACTGATTGCACAGCGTTCTTCAATACAGACGGAAACACCCAAACACCGGCGATCAATGAACTCGGTCTCGTTGCATTTGATACAACCGGTGATGGCACACGAACAATCATGGAGAATCTCTATGAAACACACGTAAAACCGATCATTGATGTAATCTTTGATCCATCAAAGCGTTCGTCCAATGATATCAAATACATGGAAGATTTGGTGGATGAGGCCGTTTCACAAATGGAGCCGATCCTTGAAGTTGTTTCAGACACTCGAATCAATAACATGTATTCTCTGTTCAAGGATATCGCCGATGGTAAGTACAAACGGACGGTTTATCGCATCACGAATCTATCTCTTGCTGACGAGGGTGGTACCCCGATTACCGGAGATGGTTTCATTGACGGATGGAAATACAATCTCTTCCGTATTAAGTGGAATAGCACCACACTGTCTGCGGGTGTTTTTGCAGTAAGATCTGAACCAGCGTCTTCCAGTGTCAGAGGATCTGCAGCACCCACAAATACATTCTTGACATGGAATAAGACTGCATTCAAAGCAGAATATCCTGTCACGAACGGCTACATTTTATGGTGGGACAATTCAACATTGTCTGTTGATAATGAACCGCTTGCTGAAGGTGCAGATCCATCCATGTTTGTCGGAGACTTCGATGTTGAAATGATTACACCTCTGAAGACATTGGATGGAGAAATCGAAATTGATCCGGTCCCGCCTCAGGGTCTAAAGGTTCGCATTTCAGCAGATGATATTGAAGAGGTTGAAATCTCTCATCCGTGGGAAGTCTATCAGGAAATTCTTTCAGCGGGTGCTGATGCCCCTGAACCGAATATCGGTGTTGAAGCATTGTACGATCGTTATCACAATTACAGACGTGAAACAGACGATTATCTCGACATCATCAAGTCTGATGCATTCTCCGCACTGACAGTTGATGAAGCTCAGCGTATCAAACTGATTACCTACTACACATTCAAAGCGATCCCGATCCAAACAAACTGGGAGATTCTGATCAACTACAGAATCTATGCAAACTAAGCGAGGTGTAATATGAATCAGGGCCAAAAATCACCAGCTGAATTGCTGAGTTCTGTTTCAAATCGTGTGAGACTGATGGTCGCTGATTGTATCGACGTATACAAATCTATCAAGTGGAAGACTGTGACGTTCCGGATTCCGATCGCTCCGGAACCGTCACATCGTCCACGATTATCCGGTTATCGTGTCTATGTGCCTGGTGCTGCAAAGAATCAATCATTCTTCAATCGGAATGTCACTCCAACATTGAATGGATTGTTTATCACTACCCCATGTCGAATCAAAGCAGATATCTTTGTACAAACTCCAAAGTCTTTCACAGACTGTCAAAAGATACTTGCTGAGATGCGTATTCTACGTCCTTGGGGAAACATTGGTGATGTTGATAATTTCGAAAAAGCAATCTATGACATGATGCAACCAAATGAGAAGCGACATCATCGTGGTATTATGGCAAACGACAGCTTGATAATCGATGCTCATACGAATAAATACTATTCTGAAGATCCTCGGTATGAGATTACTATTTCATATATGACAAAAATCCCGGATCGGCTTAAGCGGATTCTTCGTATCAGAGATGATTATGATCTTCCGAAAGATCTTCAATGAGACCGATAATATTATGAAATAAGGAGTGATATTCCATGCCTAGCAAAAAACAGGCTTTGCGGGATGCGTTGCGGGAAATTGACAATACCTACGACGATCAAACCGGTCGAAAGATACCAATTGAAGAACGCATGAAACGAGCTGATGCCGCACTGAATGCTGGCTCGGGTAGAGGTGCTAGTACCAGAGCTGAGAATGATGCTGCAAAAGTCAACACCATTCTGAAGGCAAACCAGTCAACACTCGAGCCCATCAGAGACGACATTGCATCAATCTCAAATGCGGCTACTCAAGCTGGTGACGCCGTTCGGTCTGCAAAGAATGCATACAACGCCCTCAAGCCGAAGTTCACCGCAAATGCTGGAAACTATGGTTCCAAATCGTTGATTGGTCAAGCCGCTCGAAATCTGTTCGAGTTTCCGGTATTCATATCAACGTCAGTTCCACTGGACTATGCTACAGCGATCAATTCTTTGCTTGAGCAAATGTATGCGTCATATCTGCAAATGACCATTTCCTATAACCCTGTCATCACTGCAAAAGAACTTGCAAAGGGTAAAGTCTTCCAGAACTTAAAAACTGACATCACGAAATATGTCGAATACACAGACACTTTCTGGCAGCATGACGCATGTCATAACCGTATCATCAATGATGAATATGGTGCCATCTTTGAGTTTGATATGGTTAACATCTCTGCGATGGACACTGCTGTCATTCTCGAATCAGCCAATTATATTCCGCTTCAGGAGTTTGACCATTTCTTCATGGAAGCAAAACGTCATAAGAGAAAGAAAGGTCATCAGTCCAGAGCAGATCAGTGGAGAAACGGCAGTGAACCGGACGACATGTCCGTTGAACCGGATGACGATGATGATACCGTCGTGACGTCCGCTACCAAACCGGTATCAAAACCTGCGAAACCCGATGCTCTTCCGACAGGTTCAAATGATACCAATGATGGTGGAAAGAATTCCAAGCCCAATGGTAACAAGACGACTCCTGCACAACACAAGAGTCGGTATGATCAACATGTCAAGAATGAGACCAAAGACGATGAAGAACGGAAGAAGAAGCGGGAGCTCTGGAATACTCTTCGTAGCAAGGATCAGCATCGAAAAGCTGAAGATGAACATGCTGCTGCTGAGTACGAAAAAGAGCAACGCGGTAAGCGTTTTATATTTACCGATGCTCGCGGTACTGAACACGAATTCACAGATGCTGATTTCAAACGATTCACCGATATGCAGAATGAAATCCGTAAGGAACTGGAGAGCGGTGATAAATACACCGTATTACCATGGACTGACAAAGATGGCAACAGAATCGCAATCACCAAGGCTCAATTCGACTATATTGCCGCACAGAACGAAGAGACACGTCGTCAGAAGCGACATGAAGAGGACGAGGTCGATCGTGAAAGACGTCGCAAGCAGGAAAATCTCGCGGAGAAAATGGCTGCACAAAAGTTCAGAGTTGACACCAAGGTCAAGGCTTCTCAAATCATGGATGAATCAAAGATCCAGAAACTGAACACCATGAAGCCGCTCATGATGACTGTCGGTCTCAAAGTCATGTCTGATGAAGGTCTGATCTCCAATATGGTTGACTATGTTGTCGGCGTCAGAACACACTGCCGTCTCGTCAAAGCCGATGTTCTTCCGGATGTTGCTGAGTTTCCGCTTAAGGAAATGAACCTGCTAACACGTAGAGCAAAATGGCGTGCTGGTGAGATCAAGTTCATGGACTTCCTGTTTGCACGTAAGGAAAAGAAGCAGTCTGCATATGATTCCAGAGATGTCAACCGCAAGTGGTATCATCGTCTGTATACTTTGGCTCACTCCAAAGGTTCAAGATCCATTGCCGGTAAGATCACCGGAACATCTGCTGATAATGGTCTGATTCCAAATGCAACGATCATTATGACAAAATCCGATGTTGATATGATCAATGCTGAGAAAAATATCAATCTACTGAAGGCTTCCAATGCACGTGCATTCTGCAGAGAGCTGTTCCTCATGGCATTCATCGTCGTTGATATTGATGCACAATCCATCAAGATTCTCCTTCCGGATATCAACAATGATTTCGAGGTTCAGTCTCTTGCATCCGTTCAGAAGCAGCTTGCCACACTCGATACATCCGGTACTGTTTCTCGTGAAGTATCGAAGTTGATGAGTGGAAGATAAGGAGGGATATTATGAACTTGAAGAAAATCGATCCAAATCGAAAGAAATTGGATGCTTCGATGATGAATATCACCAAAATCTTGCACGACATCTACAAGAACAAGTCTTCCGATGAGTACAAGATGATGGGTGACATTACAAAGTCATCGTCATATGACAAAATCGAAAAGTCTGTAGCTGATCTCAGCGTGCTGAAAGGTTTTCCGAAATCCGATGCATCGGATCTAAATCAGGTGTTCAATGCACTCCACCGTCCGTTTTTCAAGAACATGGTGAAAGCATACGTTTCTGAACCGAACGAGAAGAACACCGTGTTCTGTGCATTGTTCACACTCGGATACCGCATGCTTGTCGGTGAGCTTTCTCGCATCTTTGCTTCAACAGAAGCAACTCAGACTGGTATTGTCTACAAGCCTACCAAAGTTTCCCGCAAGAATGATATCTCGAAGGTCATTGCTCTGTATAAGGGAGATATGGAAGCGAAGATCAATGCTGCGATTCGTGCATCTCATGCTTCGTCTAATACTGTAAACGAAGCTATGATCGAGACTGTTATCGAACAGCTCTATGTCGAGGAGTATCTCGACGAGAAGTTTGATGATATCTATGATGAAAGCGTTCAGGCTGAGAAACGGAAATCTCGTGAAGCAATCTTTGATATTCTGCACGGACCCGTTGTCATGGAGAGTACTTCTGATGACGGAGATGATGTTGAACCTGTCGAAGAAAGCAGCGATTTACAAAAAGAGCTTGAAAAAATCAGAGAATTCAAGGCTAAGCATCCTGGTGTAAGTCCGCGCAAACCGGTTGACAGAGAAACTGAGATAAAAGATGCTCTTGCGGATATTCAAGATTTCAAAGCCAAGCATCCTGGTATTAAACCACGTCCACCGATGGACAATGAAACCAGAACGAGAGAAATGCTTGCAGATATTCAAGATTTCAAAGCTAAGCATCCTGGTGTCGGTCCTGTCAAAGAGGATATCTCTACAGCGGTTGATCCTTCTTACGGATCCGCTCCAACTGGCGCTGATACGCCTGTTGATACTTCCGATGATGGTTCCACGGTTGATACCACTTCTGAGTGCGGACAATGCAACAGCTATACTGCTACACCGAAATCCATTCAGGAAGGTGTTACTGACCGTCTACTCAGGACGTCCGATAAGCTGAATGATTTCGCTGACAAGATTGGCCCGAAGCTCGGAAATATTGCAGCATGGGTCACTCCAATTTCAACTGGAATCGGTATTCTTGCCGGACTTCTGGGAAGAGTTACATCTTTTGCATCTGGTCGTAATCCGATCGCAGAAATCAATTTCTTCTTCACGGATTCTTATGACAAGAAGATCAGAAAGCTTGATGATGTCACTGATCTGTATCTCTCAACAAAGGAAGCCTACAATCAATATATGAGACTTCCGTCTGAGAAGAGAAATCGTCAGATCATCGACAAGTATAAGCAGAACATGGAGAAGTACAACATCAAAATGCAGAATCTTGCTGCCGAGATTGAACACTACAATTCTCGTGCAAAGCAGGAAGCGGATGATGCTGACGACGATGTTGAAGAGAAGATTCCTTCCACAACATCCACTCCTTCAAAGCCGGAGACGGACAAGAAACCGCCACAGCAGGATGATGACTTCCAGTTCTAAGTATGAAACATGCGGGGGCAAACGCCCCCGCATCGTTTTATGTTTTTCTTGCACAAATATTTATATTATTATCGCGGAAAGGAGGGGTATCATGAAGTTGAAATATATCGTCAATGATTTAGCCGACGTGTTAACAGAATATTATATTTCTTTACGTGGTATTCAAGTAACTGATACAAAAAGAGCAATCATGAAACTCCATCTAAAACAAGCGATAGAAGACACCTTCAAGTACAGGTTCGATCCAGTTGATGACGTTTGCAGTATTGATGTATGGGATTGGCCGATGTATCACAAATATGAACTTGGGTATGATATAATATATGATAGAAAGATTGCTACAGAAATGGTATATGATATAAGGCAGAGATTACAGGTGTCTCTTTTACGAAAAGATCGTACTATTGGTAATGACGATGATGTTATCAATATTCATGATGTTCCATTTGAGGGATTTGGTATAACCAAAAATGATATACTTCATCTATTAGATCTGGACTGTAAGTAATGTTACTGTGTGCAGATGTCATATGAAGCTCATTGTCATTTAAACATACAATCACACTAAATAGGAGGTGAGATATATGGAACAAAGATCCATTAAGATACTTGATCAACAGCATCAACCAATTGGTGAGTTGATGACTGCGACAAATACTGACATACTTGCATATCTCGCAAAAGGGTTCATTGTGGAAGACCGTAGGACTGGTCAGCCGATCACTGAAGCTGATGTAAGTTCGTGTCTAGGTGTTTCCGATGGGGAACTAATCATGGGATAATCAAATCGACCAATAACGTGACATGTGCATGCGGTAACAGCTAATATTTTATGTTTATAGGCATACATAATTATGATGTATAAGCGGGACAAGTCACCATGTTCCGGTTTACATATATCAAACTTATAAGGAGGAACACACAATGGCAACCGATAAGTCTTTCAGCATGGGCGAGTGGCTTGCATACTGTAATGGTCGTGCAGCAACTCTTCAGGCTGGCGCAAAAGTCGATTTCAAGAAGAACTACCTCAAGATGAGCTGTCCCAATAAGGACGAACTTGATGGTGCTCTCGCAGAAACCACCCTCGATCTGAGCCATACGATGCAGGCAATTCCGGAAACGATCTCCGGTTTCATGGCAAACGAACATCGTAAGTTCGATCTCCCGGCCGTTGACAAGAAAACGGCTCCCGCAACGATCCGTGTTGACGCAGTTCCTGAGAAGGTGACTGAGGGAATTAATCAGCTGGGTCCGAACAAGGGTAAGCCGTACAAGTCCGTGACCAAGGCTCACGATGAAGTCAAGGTCAAGTCCCACAACAAGGACTTCAAGAAGTAATTGACGAGTTTTGGGTTCCTCGTCGATTCAAAGATCTGACATGATATTGTGGCGGGGCTTCGGCCCCGCTGCAATTATCAATATTTTGTGAAAGGAAGAATAATCATGAAAGATATAATGTACGAAAAGATCAGTCCGCGTTACCTTGAAAAGAGTCTCACCAGACGTCCGATGTTCCAGTTTGCCGTGGACGAGTTCCTCAGTAAATACAAAGACAGACTGAGTGATCCGGAGACGTTCTGTAAAGAAGAGCACTATGTGTTCGGCGCAGTTCTGTCAAAGGGTGAACTTAAAGGTGAGTCTGCTGCAGAGGACTTTGAGTTGCTCATGACTCTCATCCTTAAGGACAAAAAGATTGACATCGTTGTCTTTGACATCAATGATCTCGATCATGTCGAGTGTGACTATCTCCAGAATGTCGCATTTATGCAATGGACTGGTGATGCTGATGAGTTCGTTGAGCTCAAAGATGTCTATGAACGACGTCTTGTATTTGCACGAGTTCCCAAGGAGAAGCTGTCTCTCAGTTCTATGATTGCATGCTGAAAGGAGACACCATGGAACTCGAAATCGTATATCCAAAATATGATCAACTTCCATTCTCAGCTAAAGACTATTTCATTGACAAATGGATGAAAGTGGCGAAAGAACATAACTGCGACAAAGTGTCATTTGTTCTCGCTGAGAAAAAGATCGAAAATGCTGAGATCATTCGCTCCGAGTCAGTCTTTCTGAATCCGCTGGAACGGGTTCTCATGGACTACATGAAGAGAACCTTCCCTGAAAACGATCAGAAAGAAATGCTCGTCCAAAATGAAGATGGTCTTATTGATCTTGCACATACAATAACAGACGATAAGCACTCAATCAAGGTATCGCTTAGCGTACAAGCAACAAGGATCATCTATATGGTTGACAACAAAGTTGTTCACATAGACGAGTATCCGACAGCAGGTCTTATGGCATTGGCATTAGACGGCGTTGAGTTTGACGATCTTATTCATGACGCGGAAGTGTGGTGGTTGACCACACAGCCTGCTAAGATTGCCGACAAGAAATAATAAGAAGATGGGTGGGGGTAATACCCCCACCCTTTCTTTTTTTTATAGAAACGCTGACGCCAATTGTTGAATAAATAAATCATCTTCTTCTGTGAAATCATCATCGTCATCTTCAAGATACTCTGGGAGTTCCTCAAAGATTTCATTAACAAGTTCATTGATTCGCGGTGCTTCAACATTATAGTCATTCACCAGAACTTCGTCAATGTACTCCGATAGATCAAATCCACTTGTAGAAAAACGATTTATGATCAACGCACTGGATTGCGGTTGTGATGTAAAGTTTGATGGTAATGCTGGAATCTGGAAATTATCATCCATGCCAAAATTGCTATCGAATAATGTTGGTATTAGAACATCATCGCCTACCGGTAGTTCAATGTCTGCATCGTCCAGACCATCATAGATGTAATCTTGTTGATCTGATAGAGACATTAACTCATCCTGTATCGATTCCACATACGATGGATCCTCAATAGCATCATCATATGTCATATAGTCTTCATCATCCATGCCACTTCCGAACATATCATAGTATTGTTCAGCAGCAGTATGACGATTGTTAATTCCAGTCATGCCCATCCATGGATATGCTTTTGCAACAGCAGCATCAGAATTGTAACTGGTACCTGCTTCATATCTCCACAAGAACCATTTGTTTGCTTCTGTTGGAGATGATGCACGTTTAATCTTATCAAACAACGTCGTACCATTTACCTTTGAATTCTTCTTGATATGATACAAAATTGAATCCAACTGCGAACTCGTATCAGAAATAGATTTACCCTTCTTGACAGTTCTGTTATACAAATCTTGTTTCAGATTGGATGACGTGAATTGTGGGATACCATAACCACATGTACCAGTACCTCTACTTGTAACGAACTGCTTTTCTGATTCACGTTTGCTATCAACATCTGATGTATATTGCTTGTCACCAGCGTCACCCGCAGGATATCCCCACTTAGCTTGATATGAGTTCTCCAGATTATTTGATTGGAAATTTGATTCATACTTGAAACATCCCATCATACCTGCAGCGCCAATTCCGGACATACCCTTCGATGTCAGATACTTGTAAACTTTCTCTTCTGTCGAGTTTCCTGTCAACTTGGTAGTCTTCTTTTTCTTGCTGGTAGTAGTGGTCTCTTCATAATCGTCGTCATCAGATCCACCAACATAACGAATGACAACACCTGTCTTTCCACCGTAGTTTTGTAAATAACCGCTGCTGTTATACTTTGAAATGTCGATATCATCACCGTCTCGCGGCATTCTTCCATGTGACAGATAGAACTTTGCGATATTTTGACCCTTGACGGATTCAGAGTTATTTGTTGGATCTCCACCGTTGAATCCATACCATTTACCACCATATTGGAATGCAGCCATATGAGCATGCCACATTGTCTGACTTTTGTCACCCCATGTGGTACCAGGTAATGTGATATCACCGGCTTGATACGAACCATCATTCGTAACGATCCAGTCTTTTGATTTCTTACCATTCTTTTCGTAAATATTCGGGTGACCATCGGAATTGTTCACACCCCAGCCCGATGGTGTTCCATTTGCCCAACCCATAGCATAGTCACCTTGATATGTTGATGTATATGACTTTCCGCTTGCAGCCGGAAGGTAATAACCCATGCGTTTCACGATCGCAGCCTGTGTTCCAGTACACATTGCCGACATCATATCGATTGTTTGGCCATCGTCGAATTTGATGTTTTTTATGTATGCTCCATGACCATATGGACCATGATCCCGATCTTGAGCTTCTTTTGCAGCCAAGAACAATTCGGATGCAGCTCTTAATACACGATCTTTACCATTACCCTTCTTCCGACTTGATGACGTTCCTTCATCATCATCCTCATAATACTCTTCATCATAATCACCGACATCAATGTATCCTTGATCGATCAACCAGTTATATACACCTGCAGCAGTACCAATATACTTACGTGGACCTTCAGCTGTATGGATACATGCTGGAACAAGCGCTGTTCTGAAGAAGTGTTCGGAACCTTCAACCAGATCAGATTCCATCGGAGGACCATACCGCTCTCCGTCCTGGAGTTTGAATCCGCTTCTAGCTGTAGCTTTCTTATATCCAGCTTCATCCTGATCCCAGTAGCTGTTCTTATGAACTTTTGCGCGAGAATCATTCGTTGATGATGAGAAATATGTGCGTTGGATGTACTGGAGTTGCTCTTCAACAGTATCACCATAATCAACATTTTTGTCAACCCAGTTCATGATACCTTGTGCACGTTGTCCATTCACGTCATATGTGGTTGCAGTCAGAGACTTGGATCCCCAAAGCTTTTCACCACCGTCTTCCCAGATACCTGTTGATGTGATCGTAGCAACCTGTGCTCCAGTAAGACCAGCACTGAATGCAGTCTTCATAAATTTATCAACGCCAGCTTTATTCTTATGGCTATCCCAGATGTTTCCTTGTGCTAACTGTCCCGTGAATTCAATGTAATCCTGATTGGATCCAGAACGACGTTTCTTTCGTCTTGTACCACTGCTTTCACCGTCTTCACGGTTAGCGGCCCACTCAGAAACCATCTCTCCAAACTGACCAGATTGCACTGAATTATCCACAGATTCCATACCAGACTGGAATGATGAAATCATACCGTCGTCACCTGATGTTGAATTGATGATAGACATTGCTCCACCATCTTCACCATTCAGAGCTTTGTCTTGTTTCTCCTTCAGGTATTCGGCCGTTGCAGCATCTACATACTTCTGTTTATAAGATTCATAACGTTTCTTATATTCTTCATTTGTTTCCGTTGAACGTTGTGGGAAATCTTTCTGGAAGTTCTCAAATGCCTTTGCTTCAATTTGTGCCTTTTCTTCATCAGTCAGATCAGCAGCAGTGTATTTCAACTGTTCGGATGACTCAGCTTTGGAAGCTTTGTCAAGTTTTTCACTCACAGTATCATCGTCTTCACCAGTGAATACATTCACCACTTTATTAGCCAACTTTTGAAGTTCTTTGAATGCACCATTTGTGAAATCATCATCATCGTCTTCCGGTGTAAATGCTGTCAGGAACTTTTGACCGGTTCCCTTCATGGTTTTAATTGCGTCTTTTAGACCATCTCCGAGTGAATACAGAGCGTCTTCATCACCAGAACCATAGGTTCCTTCAAGAGCTGAACCACGAAGTTTAGTGTTCTTTGATCTGGTTGATTTAGATTCATCTTCGTCATCGTCGTCCAAACCAGCATTCGCCTGACCAAAGGTTATAGCATTCAAAGCTGTATCTTTAATCATGACAAGTTCACTCTTGATACCCTTTACAACGGACTGTGCACCAGATGTGACCATCTGTTTACCCATGTTGAACAACTGTGTTCCAGTTTCCTTCATACTGTCACCAGCAAATCCTGCAGTGATAAACTTCAGAATCATGCCAGTTGCAGCAAGCCATCCACCAAGAGCTGTCAAGATGATGCCGAAACCAACTTGGACAATACCGAGCATAATCTGTAATGAATTACCGATATGCTGGAGTAGAGGTATCAGGGTGACTTTGATCAATGCTGTCATCGGAACGATTAATATGTTGACAAGATCGGTTACCATCTCCAGGATTGGCATAAGTGTTTCGAGTAATGATGATATGATCGGCTCAATCGCGTCAAGAATCGGCTGTAAAACTTTAATCAAAGAGTCAACAATCTTGACAATTGCCTCAGCAACTGCCTTCAGAATCTTTGTAACAAGTTTCACAATTGGCTTCAGAAGATTGTAGATTTGGAAGAACACCTTGTTCAAAGGTTTCAAAGCCTTCTTTAAGATTTGATCACCAAGTTCAAGAATCGCCATCAATCCAGTCATTGACTTGACAATAGTAGACACAGATTTCATGATACCTTGAAGGATCTTTGTCATACCACCAACCATCTTACCTAGATCGAATCCAATCGGACTCTTAGCGGAAGCCTTCTTTGCAGCAGCTTCTTCAGCTTCTTTTTTCTTGCGTTCCTCTTCTTCCTTTTTCTTTTTCTCTTCTTCTTCCTTCTTTTTCTTTTCAGCTTCAGCACGTTCTTGTTGTTTCTTTTTGACATTTTCTTTTGCATTGTCAGTATCACTATCTGTGATCATGTCAACAAAGTCAACCATTGACTCTGTATATTTCTTAACAGCTGATACCAATGTAGCGAATAGAGAACCCGTCGGTGACTCTTTCACAATGTCAGAAATGTCAGCAGCACGTTTGTCAAACAATGATGTTGATGTGATCTCAGGTTTTTCATCTTCGAAAACGGAAGCAAAACCTTTTCCGAATGAAGAATTTGCAACCTTATCTTTTGCTATTAAAGCCACCCCACCGATTTTACCAGCAATATTGATTGCACCTTTACCGGCTTTTTCTGCATAAGGTTTCACTTTATCAGCAACCTTACTGGCAGCGTCTTTGGCTTTATCAGCAGCAAGCCCGCCAAGTGTTTTTACTGTGTCGACAGCATATCCTCCAGCTTCTCGAAGATTCTTTACAGAAGTACTGTTCCAGATATCAGAAGCCTTTTGTTTACCCATCCCAACCAGTGTCTTTGCTGTATCAGCAAGATATCCACCGGTATCACGAATATTTTGTGCGGCTTGGCTATTCTTAATATCGGAAATTTTCTTTTTACCCCAAGCGATGGAATCTCTGATGATGCCTTTCTGTTCACCATCTTTCTTCCCAACGAATCCTTCTTTGATAGATTTTGCTCCGGATATGATGTTTTTTCCCGCAGACTTAAACATCTTGGTTACCCATTTAACATATTTGCCAAGAAGGGAACCTAGCACGGATGTAACTTTCTTCGTTGCAGTTTTGAAAGCACCAAACACCAATAGGAAAGCTTTTCCCAAGAACGATTTTGCTTTCTTCGGTTTACCAACACTCTCGGAAGTACGTTGAATGATAGACTCAATACGCTTCTTGGCTTCAGGATCTTCGATTTCAGAAGCCATATCGCGGAGAGAACCTATATCACCTTTGACATCACCATCTTCAGCAGATGTTTGAAGACCCGCCATAACAGCTTTGATTGTTGTGACATCCTTGCCATCTTGATCTTTATCAGATTCAGACAATCTGCGGATGTCATCATTCAACAGAGTTCTGTCAAAAGAATCTCCTATGGAATCTACAGCTTGGTCTCTAATCATAGTTGCATCCGATTTCATCTTCGACCATTCATTCATTGCTGCGGATTTTATAGGATTAAACAGTCCAGCGCCTTTGCTCTTAACCGTATTTACGAGTTTCTTAGCACTGTTCGCAAGCTTATCAGTCGGGGTTTCCGGTTTGTCACCAGGCTTCGGTGGATCTGGTAATGTTACGTCAATCGTAACTTTGTCAGTTGATGTCGGGTATGGAATTGCTATCGCGTTTATGTTGATCGCAATTTCTGTCGTTTCAGTATAATTCGGCGGAACAACATAAACGTTTATACCTTTATTCAATCGCTCAAAGATAGAATTCAATAAGCTGTATTTTCGCAATAATGTATCCGACAACAGATTTCCAGCGCTGTCATAACCAGACTTACGAACTTCATTATGAAAATCGGCCAATGAGTCAATCTTCTTAAATAAATTCTTTCGATATTTTTCTGGTAACTCGTCTTCGGTTATCAACCCTTGACGAATCAATTCGAATGGAGTCTTTCCTTCGAACTCAGCAAATCTATTATCGTATCCGATCAAGTCTGCAGCATGTTTGTCAAATGCTTCTCGTGTGAATTGTGTATTTTGAACAGCTCGTTCGTTGACAACTTGTTTGGCTGCTTCGTTCAATCGATTAAATCCTGAATTGACAGAACGAACGAATGATTGTCTATATGTCTTATCAGCAACGAGTTTCGCTTCAATAAAGCTGATCAGTTTCAGCCAGTAAGAATATTTGTGTTTGGTATGATTTGAGAATATATTTGCAACATGTGTGTGAATACTATGAATGCCACCATTTGTCAGTTCACGTTCATTCAATACACGAATTCCATTCTTATAAATGTAATAGATGTATTGTGACACAAGCACTGATTGCAGTGTCGAAATCTCAGCTGTATCGACATCGTCACTACCAACAGATTGTGCAATTGATTCTGAATGACGTCGGTTTAGATCTGTGTGGAATGTTGTATCAATTGTCAGATTAAAATCGTCAATAGGTTTCTCAGTAGTCAATGTACCGTATCCAGAAATATGGTACGCTGTCCCAGTCAATGATTGCGTGATTGCTTTCAGATATCCAGGAATTATATCAACAATCGTTTTACGAACCATTCCGTCAAATATTGCAGGCTGTCGTGTGTATTGGCCTTCAATATATGCCGAATAATCTTTCCGTGCGGGCATGCGACTTCTGTCGCCAAAGAGCTTCTTGAAGAATGGTAAATTGATCATTCTCGACAATAGTGTGTTCTGTACGTTTGTGATCCAAGAATGTGCCTTCTTATCAATCTCGCCTAATCCACTTTTATCGATGACAGTTTTCAACAAACTTTGTCTCGTTGAAGTGAATTGATGTATAACCACATCGAATATAGTTCGAAGTGTAATATTTCCAGCTGCATCAAATATGGAACCCATTCTGTCACGTTTTGCAAGTTTGGATTCTTCCAAACCAGCAATTCGATCTGTAATTTTCACCATACGTTGCAGCGTTGTTTGCGTTGTTTTCAAACTTGATAGAACTTCAGCTGACCGTTGGTCAATTGAGTTCAATATTTCAGCCGTTGTATGAAGATGTGCGTTATACGTTTGATTTGCAACACGATACATCTCTCGTGTTTGACCAACACCTATATCGCGCATCTCTTTCGAGTCCAATGCTTTGGTATGCTTATCATCTTCATCTTTCGATGCATTAAAACCAGCATCGAAATCATCGTCGTCTTCCGCAAAAGAGGAATTTTCACCAAACGATTCTTTTTGGTTGAACCAATTTGTGACAGAACGCATCATTTCACCGGTTTTGAAATACCGTATGATGTCACGTGTTGTCTTCACACCACCCATGACGGTACTACGGACTTCAATTGCAGTGGATGCTATGTCAGCAATGTCTCTAGCGGTTGATGAAACTTTTGTGATGTCATTCAAAAATCCAACCATTAAGTTCGGCATACTTATTCACTCCTTTCGTTTAAAATGATAGAATGGATTGGGCTCGAATGAGCCCAATCTCATCCCATCTCTATCGTTATTACCCTACAGACAATCTTTCGACTGAGTGCGGGATATCATCAGTGGAGAAGTTGCTAGCATCTGCAGAAGGATTCGATAATCCCAATGAGCTAGCTGATTGTTGATTACGTTTTCGTTGATTCCTCTCCTTCATCAACGTTAGCATGTTTTCGAGTATTGATTCGATTTTCTCAGAGCGTACATTATACGTGTTCGTCAAAATAGCCATGACCGGATCATCACCATCTACAGGCTGTTGTGCAGCGTACTGATTTACGATGATTGGTGCACCATTTGATGTATCAGCAGACTCTGTCATCGCAGTAATCTGATCCATAATGGTACCACCAAGATCCATATCTGGTATAATCGTTGAGCTATCAATATCACCGTTTCCAACTATTCTAACACCGCTCAGATACTCATCGCCGGATTTATCGATATCTTTGTAGTATTTGTCGAAAGATTTGCCCTTATTTACTTTCCATAAATACTTATTATCATTATTGGTCCAAGAATCGATAATGGATGGCCATCCTTTAACTTTTCGCATAGCAGTTGTAGTATCCGGATATCCTCTTAGATTACTCCAGAATGTTCTGGCTCTTTTATCAAATAACCAATGGAATCGTTTATTATCTCTGGGATCACTCGTGCCTCTCATGATATGTCCGAGTTTATCCTGCATCGTTCTATCAGACCAATTTCCGGCATTTGAAAAACCGTGCTTTTTCCAGAATGTATTAGCCCAACCACGCGATGCATAATATCTTTCGAAAAACGCATTCGGATCTTCCCAACCGTTGTAATATGTCTTACCGTTCTTTGTTGTGACAGGCCAATTTAAACCTTTGCCTTTAGCTGCAGCTTCCATAAGAGCGGCATTCGAATCAACAACAGCTGTAGTCCCACCATCATTTTTCTTTCCACCAGACGAAGTGTTAGGTGGTGGATTTGCTTTAACGTAGCGCTTACATTTCTTTCCGGACGAATACTCGTTAAAATTGTACATCCATACGATTGTACCCTTTTTCCCAGGAATATTCGCGGTGTAATATGGTAAATAATCAGAGTGGTTCCTCTTCCAAGCCTCGTCAGCCGAAGTGTTGCCACTTGGTATATACCAGTTTGCAAGTTTCGTTCCAGCTTTGTTGGTGACATGACCAGAAGTGCTTGTCGACTTTTTCCAGTAATAAGGAACGCCATCTCCGTCGTCGTTGGCTTTAGCAGACGATGTAGCTGCATCAACACCAGCTGCAGTCATGGCTTCAGCATCTTCATCACTGAATAGAGGTTCCTCATCATCATACCAGTCATCATCTTCATCCCAATCTTCATCGTCACCGCCCATGAATGTGACAGGATCACCAACGTATCTGACATAATACTGTAACGGTCCCGCAATTGCACCGATCTGATCAGATACATTATGATCATGACAACCATCTTTGTCGACATTCAGAGTAGATGTTTCATTGTAAGCAACATCATCAGGTATCTTACCATTTTCAAGGTAATATTGTGCGAGTTTGATTGAGTTTGCAGATGAGTCGTCAGCACCGCCGTTGAAACCAAGTATTGTTCCATTTGTCGCCTTGAATACAGGCATGTGCGCGTGTGCGTTTCCTGTACCCGTAAACATGATGTCACCTGGTTTCCACGAAGAAACAGGACCTGTTTCCCAGTCATCCGAGATTGAACCATCCTTGTTGTAGATCTTAGCCTTTCCGGTTGTACCAGATACACCCCATTTTTGAGCAACGTTTCCACCCATCTGGTCTTCACCTTGATAGGTTTCTGTAAATCCAGTACCAGGATATGTATAGTATCCCATACGTTTTACAACAGCACCCATCATGGAAGTGCAATGTGTAGGCGCAATTTTGTCAATCACAAAGCCGTCATCAAATGTGATGTTCTTTGCAGATGTCACGTTGTGATACAGATGACCTGGGTCGCTGGAGGCTTCTGCAGCTTTCACGAAGACTTCAGATGCTGCACGAATCATTGCTTCTTCTGGATCCAATGTGATAGAGCCATTCTTACCACCACCACGTTTATATTTGAAGAACGTGAATGGGTTCTGAATCTCGTTATTCTCATCACGAATTTCATAGTGCAGTCTATCACCGGATTGAACAAGTGATGTGTCACCATGTGATTTGTCACTCTGCTTCAAGATGGTTTGAGATGAACCAGAATTACCCATCGTGCCGATGACGTCACCGCCTTCAATCTCGTCACCCTTAGATACTTTGATGTCTTTCAGATGTGCATAGATATGATAGTCTCCACCAATATCCTGGATCTTTACGTAGTTACCGAAGTGGTCATTTCCTTTGACAACTTCAACAACACGTCCACCAGTTGTTGCGTGAATTTCTGGGTTTCCACCGATTGTGAAATCTGCACCAGAGTGTTCTTCACCACGAGTACCGACCATGTCGTCATTAACAGGATCAAGATACTTCTTGAAGGCACCTGTGATTTTGATCGTTGGTGCAACCGTATTTCTGAAGAACTCATCGAGAATAAGTTTATAAGAAGTCTGAGGAGCATTACGCGACCATCCTGAACCTTTGTTCTTACGAACTTCAGGCTCATACATATCGGTCCAAAGAATTGCACCATTGTCGGATTCGTAACGTGCAGCACCCTTTTCCTTCTTAGATTTACTAGAAGAAGACTCGAGCAACGACTGAAGACCACCGGCCTGAACAGAATCATCGACTGCAGAAATTGCACTAGAGAAGCTGTCGATCATACCAGGATTGTTCTCATCACCGAGCGTAGAATTGATCAACGACATAGCGCCTTCATCAGATCCATCAGCAGAAGCTTTTACCTTCTCTTTGACCTTTTCAGCAGCTGCCATTGCCCAATACTTTTGCTTGTATTTCTGATAACGTTTCTCGAAATCGGCGTCAGATTCACCCTCGTATCGTCCATGTTCTTTCTCGAACAATTCACGAGCACGCTTATCAATTTCAGCTTGTTCTTCTTCCGTCATATCAGCCGTCTCATATTGCATACGATCGTACTCGTTCTTTTCCTCTTCCTTTGCAAGAGCATCTTCGACAGAAGATTCGCTGGAGAATATATCAATAATAGATTTTGCGATCGACTTGAGAGATCCTAATGCTTCCTGGACTTCATCACTGAATGCATACGGTGCATTCTCATCACCAGAACCATACAGACCCATGACAGAACTTGTTGCAAGAGAATTGATGTTCTTGCGTTCAATCTTTCCACTCATCGGATTGGATACATAAGCTGTACCATGAGAATCGGATCCAATGACGTTCATGTAGTGGTTATTTCCATTACGAGTTGTGAACGAAGGACCAGATCCAACAATCGTGATTGGATTACTTGGAGACGCATGTCTGAGTGAAGTAGAAGTAACACCACCAGGTGTCAGATTCATACCAAGTGCTCGTGAAGTCTTGATATAACCACTGACGGAAGTTCCTGCATTCTGTGAGTATGTGCCTGCAGAATTCATTGTAGCAGCCAACTGAGCAGCATCAACACTACGACCGGTACGACGTGCATAAGCATCAGCAATTGCAACAGGACCACAACCACGTTTTGCCATGTTGAGGTACGTACCATACTTGCGTTGACTTGCACCGGCTCCACCAAATGTTTCATCGAGACTCTCATCACCAGAACCATAGGTTCCTTCAAGTGCAGAACCACGAAGTTCAGTGTTCTTCTTTTTCTTGGTTTTCTTTTCTTCTTCCTTGTCTTCTTCTTTACCAGTATTCATGACATCTTTGATCGTCTCACCAAACAGTGAGATGCTCTTCTTCATACCAGATACAACGGATTGTGCACCTGATTTCACCATGCTAGTACCAGTATCGAAGAGTTGTTTACCTGTATCCTTAATGCCTTCCGAACCAGTCAGGAATTTAACGATTGAACCAACCGCAATCAAGATACCACCCAACGCAGTGAGGATAATACCCATGCCAACTTGGACAATACCAAGAAGGATTTCAAGCGTATTACCGATCATTTTCAATGTCGGTATAACTGTAACTTTTAGCATTGCAGTCAAAGGAACAATCAATACATTCACCAATCCAGTTACCATATCAAGCAATGGCATCAAAGTTTCAAGCAATGAGGCAATGATAGGTTCGATTGCCTCGAGAATCGGTTGAATAAACTTGATGACAGATTGTACGATTTCAACAACATAACCGACAATCTCTTTCAAAAGACGTGTGACGGTCTTGACGATCGGTTGGAGTGCTTTGTAGATTGCTTGGAAAGCTTTGTTCAACGGTTTCAATGATTTCTTCAGAATATCCATTCCGAGATTCATGATTGCCTTGGCACCTTCCATAGACATGATAACAGTCAAAACTGCTTGGCCGATACCGAAGAGGATCTTCGACATACCGCCTAACATTTTACCGATATCAAATCCCATACCACCAGCATTACCACCGCCAAGCAAGCCTTTGATCTTTCCGCCGAGTCCACCACCGCCTTGCTGAGCGCCTCCTGCAGAAGCTCCACCACCAGCTGCTCCTCCACCGCCGGAAGATTCAGCAGCAGGAGCAGCTGCTTCGCCGCCTCCGCCACTACCACTACCAAGTTCAACAGTTGATGATCCCTCTGAAGATCCCGAAGACTCAGAAGATGAAGATTCGTCACTGGAAGATTCACCTTCGTTCTCATTGACAACCGTAGAGCTGTTGTCTTCAGATTCTTCTTTTTTCTCATCTTCGTTGATCTTGTTGTTGATGGTTTCGAATGTGTCGCTCAAAACAGTGATGATATTCGAAATAGCAGTCTCAGCTCCACCTTCACCCTTACCATCAACATCCTTCAATATTTCGGCAATGGTTTTGGTAGCGACGTCTGCTGCAGTTTTTGGTTCAGGATTCTTTTTCTTTTCTTCCTCAGCAGGATCCTTCCATGCTTCCATGAATCCTTTACCAAAGTTACTGTTTTCGAATTTTGTCTTCAGATTGCCCATCTTCTCAGAGATGTTATCTTTCGCAATCAATGCAGCACCACCGACTTTTCCAGCAGTATCGATGGCCTTATCTTTGACCGCTTTGGTGATATCCGAGATGATTCCGGGTTGTTTCCACCATTCAACGAACTTACCTGCAGCATCCTTGGCTTTGTCTACACCAAGTCCACCGAGAGTCTTAGCAGCATCAAGCGCATCACTTCCAGCACTCCGGAGATTCTTCATCGAAGTACTATTCCAGATTTGACCTGCTTTTTGTTTACCCCATGCGATTGAGTCTTGGAGTAATCCCGTGGTACCAGCCTTAGCAACAATACGATTCCCGTTTTCATCGACGGCATATCCTTCAGAATCGGCGGGTTCTCCTTCTTGAGCTTTACGGTATTGCGTCTTGGATCCGATAAAGCCTTCTTTTACAGCTTTTGCACCAGTTGTGATTTTCTTAAAGCTGGACTTCAAACTATTGATGATCGGTGTTACGATGCTTTTGCCAAATTTACCTAAGAAGGTTTTTGCTTTGGTGAAAACACCGCCCAAGAATTTCTTGGCAATGCCAAAGGCCCACATCAAGATTCCGCCAATCTTTGATTTGGCAGGTTTCTTGTTTTCAGAACGTTTGAGAGTTGATGTAACAACTCTTTCCAAACGTGCTTTCAATTTTGGATCTTTGATTTCAGAAATCTGTGCAGAGATAGCAGCCAGATCTTCCTGGGTATCACCATCAGATGCAGCTGTTTGCATTGCCGCAAGGATTTCATTTGCCTTTTCCTTGTCACCATTGGCATCATCCATGTCATTGACGTCACTTTGAATAAGTGTTCTGTCAGACCAGTCGGCTGCTTTACCAAGAGCATTGTCTGTCCAGTTCGAAGCATCTTCCTTGAGATTCTCGAATTCTGTCGCGATGGCATTTTTCGCTGTACTAACAATACTACCCGGATTCTTAACAGCATTGACAACATTTGTTGCAAGATTCTTAGCATTTGCAGCAAGCTTATCCGTTGCAGTACCAATCTTATCTTGTTCTTGATTCTGCTCAGCAGGTTGTTGATCATCTTTCGGTTGGTCATTTTCACTGCCTTCAGCACCAGTTTCTACGTGAGATGGTGATGCTTGTTCTGGAGTCTGTTTTGGTGGTGCATTATTGTTATCAACGATATCAACGTCTGGTACCGGAGCACTCACTGATGGCGTACCCATGGCAGCCTTCTGAAGTTTCATCTTTTCAAACGGCTTTTTCTGTTTGACTGCGAATACATTTACACCACGATTCAAGATTTCAAAGATGGATGCCAGATAATCAGCAGTGCTTTCAGCAGCAGTTCTGATAGAAGGTTGACCACTTGACACGATTTCTGATTGGCGAGCTCGTTTCAGCTTTGCCTGACGAATTGCTTCATCAGAAACACGATCTGAACGTTTTGCACCAGGTGGCATATCAGCTTCAGTGATTTCTTTCGCACGAATGAGATCATCATACGTTCGTGTATCACCGCCGGTATCGGAAACATTCTGAATATGTTCTTCCAATGCATCGACGATCATATCATGTGACAGTGAACCTATATCATCGATGAATGTTGCAGTCTGGGCATATTCTTCACCAGCAATATCAGTTTGACGTACCGTCTGATTGATTGCACGAACAAACGATTCACGTATTTGTGAGTTTGAATCAAATGATGCATTGATCAGCGTGATAACCTTCATCCAGTATGATGCTGGTTTATTTGTTTTCCGCCCCAGCATCTTAGCAGCTTCAGCATTGATCACGTCGTCTCCGCCATTCTTCAAA